GTATTTTGGTAAGTTTATTAGGTTTGAAAGTTATGTTTAGTAGGTCTTGTTCTATATGAAATTTACGGTTAGCTTTTACACTAGGGTTAGATTTTTCTCCTATTGAGTAGAGAGGGCTAAGTTTTAGTATTTTGTATTCGTCTTTTGTTATTTTGTTATTTAGTCTGTTGAAAAAATTCTTTTTTCCACCAAATATTACTTTAGTATTTTTATTTGCAGTAGTAATTTGAGTAGCCTCTTTCACACAAGACTGTTTAAACCAGCTATCTAAGAGCGATATATTATTGATTGGTAGGTGTTTGATAGTAGTTTCAGAAAGGTTGTCATTTGTACGATTGAACATAAAGTGTAGGCAGTTCGAATATTGCTTAAGGTATGACAGTATAGTCGATTTGTCAGAGTTAGAGGACGTATAGTATGGTAGTTTAATAGTTTGCATGAGTTAGGACGTAATCGTTGTGTTAATATTATTTATTTAAAAATTAAGAAAAAATTAAAAATATTAAGTTTTTCTTTTTATTTAAACATTTTTATATTTTTTTATATAAAACCTTACTTATATTAGAAATAGATAAAAAGTTTTAAATAAATAAAAATAAATACTTCTATATCTATTGAAATTCTATTCATATAATGAATTTAAGTTATTCGAAGCTGTAAATTTATCAAATGCTCCATTAATTGGAATTATTGCTGTTAGAAAAATTGGAACGCAATATAATAGGTACTTTGAGCAAGAGAAGTATTTTAGAAAATTGGTTAAGATAGGCCAGCAGAATAGTCTTAACGTGTGTGTATTTTCACATAATGATTTAAATGAAGATTTTTCTAAGATTAACAGAGCATCATTTTTAATTAATGATAAATGGGTAGATATGGAAACTAAATTACCAGCTGTTATTTATAATAGGTCTAAAGTTACTCCATTATCTTTTCTTACAAAACTGGAAAATGCAGGAGTTAAGTTATTCACAGAGGTTAATGTTATTAAATTAGCTAATGATAAATTAAAATCTCAAAAGTTTTTAGTATCTAAAGGAATAAAAATGCCAATTGCTGATATTTATAGTTCTAATAATTTACTTAAAATGTTAAATTATAATGAATCTTGTATTTTAAAACCAATTTTTGGAAGTCAAGGAGCTGGAATAATTTATATAAAATATAATGCACCGGGTTATACTCTTAAATATGAAGATAAAGAAATAAGCATTAGTGATAATGAATTAGAAAATAAAGTTAATGATATAATACTAAAATATTATAAATTAGATCCTGCTAAATATTTAATACAGCAATATATTAATTTACAAAAATATAATGATTCAGTATTTGATATAAGAGTTCTTATGCAAAAAGATGGCGATAATAATATTAAAAGAACGGGTATGGGAGTAAGAATAGGCGGGGCTAATCGAATTACTGCGAATTTGCATACGGGCGGAAATAAATTAGAGTTAAGTGTATTATTAAAAGAATTATTTAATGAAGATTTAGATGGACCTATTTCTAATACTATACGAAATACAAGTGAAAAAATATGTAAAGAAATTGAAAAAGAAATAGGTAGTTTAGGAGAATTAGCATTAGATTATTTAATTGGTGAAACTGGTAATATTTATTTAATAGAAATTAATGCTAGGCCTGGAAGAACCCTATTTGAAATAATGCCAGAAATACATGAAAAAAGCATAGAACGCCCAATTCTATATATGAAATACCTAGTTAAACATCTTTAATCTTTGTACACATGTTTTGAATTTTAGTATTAAAAAAATTCATAATTGTATTTAAAACATCATGAATATATGCTAATATAAACGTAGGTATTGCAATTCCTAAGAATACTAAAAACAAAATAATAATATAAAGCAATAGTATTATTGATTTAATAAATCTTTTCATATTGTAGTAATTTTTATGTCTGCTCTTTTATTTAAAATGTCATTAAACAAATTTTCAGAGTCAAGTAGGGTATAATCAAATTTTATATTTTTATAAGTTGCTTCAATAAATGTAATCATATTTAGTATTGACGAAATTGTCATATTATCATTTACATATATTAAGTTATCATATTTTCCGTTTTTAAGATTAATACTACGATCTATACATTTTTTTATTTCTATATTAAGAATAAAACTCTGTATATTATTCATAATAAAAAATTCAGTATTAAGTTTTTCTCTAATTAAAAGATTAATATTTAATACATAGTTGTTAGTTTTTTGAAGATCTAACTTATTAAAATGCTTATGTTTTTTAGTAAAGAATACAGAAATACATCTATTTTCTGTCATATATAGCTTACGATTTTATTGTTATATTAAAAAATATATTTTTTGTTTTAAAACAAAAGGTGGAGTTTATTATATTAAAAATAAAAAGTATTTATGCCTAACTTAAAAACTTTAGAAGAACCTACTAAATATAGACTATTTATAGGTCTTAACGTATCTAAAACATTACATAACGCAATTAATTTCGAAAATGAAGATGCATATGACAATTTCGTAAATGAATTATCGAATTTAATTAGTAAACCAACTTATGATGTTGGAATTAAACAGATTGATGGTACAATTACTACAGAAACATTTAAAGATTTTAAATTAAGATTTTTTCAAAAATAAAATACAATTATGCTTTTAAATAAAGAACAACGTAAAAATGTACTTAAAGATTACGAAAAGAAATTTAAGAAGGGGCTAATTAATAAGTCCGAGCTTGATGATATGAAAAATAAAATTAAGCAAATGGGAAAAGATTTTGCAGCGGAACACCTACGAAATATTGAGCTGATTGATATTGAACATATAAATAAAAGTAGAGAATCTAAATATAAAATGTATTTGGAATTATATAGTAATGACGAGGAAAAAGCTAAAAATGCTTTAGTTGAGTCAGAGCGTCAAGAGAGTATAAAAAACGATAAAAAACTTTTTAGATAACTTTTTTTAAATAAGAAAAATCATAGACTAGCTGCAATTACAAATTGGTTGATAGTACTGTCTTATTATTTTACATTTACTGCATTCATATCCTTGTGCCACCACTATATTTCCTGTCATTATAACTTTATATTCATCAAACTTTCTCAAGCTTTCATCTTGATATGTCAACTTTTTATTTTTAGAAGTAACGAGTGCAATGATAGATTTAACAGATAAAGTTTTCTGGCGAAACCCGCCTATAATTCTTTTAATTAGTTTTATCATATTTTGATTTATTAGTACTTAAAATTTAAAATTTCTGCATTTTAAGAGTTCTAGTATTACATTTCAATTAAAAGACAACTCCCATTAAAACATTATTTCCTTGATTTAACAATTCGTTAAACCCAAATTTTTTATAAAAATTAACTAAATTTGGTGTATTTAATCCTTTAAATCCCATAGGTGAAGCATTTAAATAGAATTGATTGTACCCATCTTTTTTCATTAATGACATTCCATATTCCATTAATTTATAGCCAATCCCAGAATTTTTATAATTATCATCTACTTCAATATGTTCAATTTTAACAATTTTATTGCCTGGATAAATTTTATTAAATGTATCTTCATCAAATACATCACTAAATTCATAGTCATATGACTCAAATAGAACTTCCATTGAAAGTGTACCAACTTTTCTATTATCTATGAATGCTGTTATTTTTACTCTGTCAGTATCAACTGATTTTTTATATGTTAGTCTATTTAAACTTTCATTTATAAATTGTTTAAAACTCTTAACTTTACCAGTCGATTTTTGTATTTCTTTACTCATAATTATTTAAGATATTTTTTCAACATCTGCTAATATTTCAAGAATGGGTTTCCATGGTTTTGGTTCAGTAGTAGCATTATGATAGATCTTAGTTATTCTTCCAGTATTATTAGATTGATTATACTCAAAGTAATATACTCCAGCTTTACCATTCTGCTTATCTTGTATTTGAAAAATATGAACATTTTCTTGGTCATGGAAAGAATTAAGAGTCTTATAATGTTTACAAATATCTTTAATTCTATCTTCAGCAAATTTATCTGGTACTTTAAAAAATACTTTTCCAATTACTAAGCATGACTGATTTGTAAATTTCCAGAATTTTTCTATAATAAATCCAAATTTGCCAAACAAAATACTTTTTTTAAATTCATGTTTAATACCACTTCTATCGTCAATTTGCCCTTCTGACATTATCCACTCCCAGTCCTCATTTGTAAAATTAGTATAGTCTATATCTTTTAAAGTATCAACTTTTCGCTGAGCTACCCAATCTATCGTTTTTTCTAATAACTTAGCTTTTTCAATAACTACATCTTGTCTTTCTTTTATTTCTTTTTGAATTTCTTCAATTTCGCTTAAAAGACTTTTACGATCAACTAATGATAAATCAACGTCTTCAGATATTTTTTTAGTTTGTACTATTTCCATTTTATAGTTTTTTAATAATTTATATTTATGAAGGATTAAAATGTTTTATTTAAAATAAGAATAAAGAAGAAAACAACTTGATAAAATTAAGGTATCCTGAATATTACCTTTAAGTATTTCATTAATTTTTAGTTTTACTATTTCTTGAGTTGATTCTAATGTATCACTAGTTGGGGCGGCTCTTAATGGAATATTAATACCAGTAACGTCAACTGCATAAATTGGTATAGTTTTATTAATAAACTTATTAATTTTTATATGGCCTAATAAATACCATTTATTAATATCTAGAATTTGTAAAGTGGTTTCTTCAAATAGACCGCGTTGAGCAGTAGATAAGTCATCATTATCTAAGTCTTCTTGTGTTTCAGTAAGAAGAGCATATTCTAATTCAGTATTATAAAAATTAGGTATTTTTGAAACAATAACCTCATTAATAATTCCTTCATTATTTTTTAAGAAAGGCAAAAACCCAACTGTTGAAAATGTATTTTTTAAAATTTCAAGTTTAGAGTTGTCGTATCCAACTTCTGAAATTTCATAAGAATCACTTGTATATTTAGTAGTTAAAACGGCTTTATTAAAATCAAATATTTCCATATAGTTATTTATTTTATCTTATTGTAAAAATGCCCTTTTAAATGTTAAATTAGATATTTCGTCTGGTGTTAATTTAATATAAGTAATATCAATAAATTCTTCAGTTATTATATAAGAGGTATTCTCGGATAGTCCTTTAATTTTAAAATAGAAATCTTTATTAATCCAGCCATCCCAGTATACAACTTTATTATTTATAATTTTATATATATATGGTCCGAAATCGTCTAGCCCAGTATTATTATTTAAAGGCAATCCATCTGTTATAATAAAAGTTTCTATTGTATTTTCTATTACTTTTTTATAACCGAATAGTATATTATACATTAATTCTTCTATAATTAGACCACCTGATATATTATTAATAAGTATTAACTTAGTTCCGTCAGCATTATCATTAAATATATCTGAATCTCCAATTTCACTATATAATTCGTCTAAATATAATACATGGTTATCACTAGGTGTATAACTATAAAAATATTTTTGAAAAGCCTCACTTTTACTTCCTATAAGTGAAATTATTTCAGATTTAGAAGACTCCACCTCATCAACTTCTATTTTTATAATAGAGGTATCATCAAATACAATATCATATGAGTTTTCATATTTTGAAACTGATAGTGGATTAAATGCTGATATTATGTGCTTAATAAAGTTCATTTTTGAAGTAGGATTTCTATTTTTTTATGAGTTAATTCATTTGTTGTATAATATTTAAAAAAAATTACTCTATTAGTTTGTAATGGGTCATCTACATATTGTATCAGTGTATTGGAGTCTTTAATATAATCTGATGTGGAAAATACTTCATAAAAATTTTTAAAAGTATCAAGCTTAGTATTTTTAAATACAAGCATTGCTGTATTTTTACCTTTAATTTTAGTTACTTTATTTTTATTTTTAGAAAAATCTATACTAACACTAGTATGATTAATTTCACTAAATGTGTTTATTAAAGATTGAATTTTATATATTATTTCCAATGCGTCCGGAGTTGAAGAATTTGTACTAATAGATACTGCAAACATATACTATTATTTATTGAGTAATGCCAAACATATTAATTAATATTTTCAAGTTTTTCAAGTGTTACGTTTATTTGGCAGTTAAGTAGTTCTTCTGCTATCATTTTTAAGTTTTTATATTCTCCTACTTTTACTGAGCACTTTCCATTATTATGGACGATTGATGCGCACTGCCGAGCTTGGCCTAATTCATGATTACAATATACTACTAAACAATACTCTATCCATTCAAACGAATTAAAGTCGTCATTCCATAATATTATATGGTGTGTATTCGTTTTTTTATTTAATTTAGCTGGTTTTATTAATACACTTGTACTTTTTTTTATCATATAATTTTAAATATTTAAGTTTATTCTAATTTTTTACTATAAAAATAAAATGAAGTGTAGTCAAACGTACAGTCAGATACTCCACTTAAATCTAATAATTCACGCCTTACTTTTTTAAATAAGAAATGATTTTTTTTACGTACAATCTTAAGTATTTTATTTCTTAATTTTTTCAATTCACAAATAGACGATGCGAATTCAGATTCATTTTCTAATATCAGTGCTATCAAACAAGATTTAGAAATAGTAGTTCTTCCTTTAGGATAATTACACATAGTTTTTAGTTTTAAGTATTAATAAAAAAATTATAACTCAATTAAAAGATTCCTTTTAATATTTAATACAAAAATAAGAAAATAATTTGATATATTAAAATATTTAATACTTTATTTTTTAACTAAAATATATAAGTAAACATAATTAATTGATAATCAATCTAATAAATTATATGAGATACTCTATATTATAATACGTCGGTATTATTATTTTTTTGCACTATTTTTTTAGTATTAATTTTTAAAATAAATAAAAATATATTATTTTTGTAAAATGTAGAAACCCTTAATTAAGTAAATACTATTTAAATTAAATAAAAAAGATGGAGCACAACGATAATATTTTTGTAGATTTTTTAATAAGCGCCGTTTATATATTTAGCGGAGAACAAATAACCTTATTAAATATTTTAACAGGGCTAGACGATGAGGATGACGTATTTATGAAATTTGAAACTACTAAACAAAAAGAAGGAAAAGTTCATAAGATAGGAGATATTTATTATTTATATCTTGATGGAATCTGTATAAAACAATTTACTGAAAATGAATGGAAAGTAGTAAAGCCCTTTATATTCACGTCATGGGATGATATGATAGTATATTATAGTAGAATCGAAAAATTATATTTTAATAATACTTTTAATAAAGACTTTAAGAAATTTGTAAAAGATATTTTAGTAAGATTTAGAAAGTTTATTGAAAACAGGATACTAGATTTTACATTATGTAATATGGATAAAAATAGTTATTATTTAAAATTTAGTAATACATTTTTATATGGAAAAACTAAAGAAGAAATTGCATTAAGCAAAACTCATAAATTTGAAAGTCTTTTACTACAAAATAAAAATATTTCAGGCTATCCCATAGAAAACTCCGTATTTGGATTTAATTATTACTTAAATTAATGAGGCTATACTGATTTTTAGGTAAATTTAGTAGACTGACTATCAATTAATTATATTATGTGTTATATTTAGTTTAAAAATAAAGTACTTAAAAATTTTAATATATCAAAACTATTTCTTATTTTTGTATTAAATATAGCAATATGTGTAATTGTCAAGAACTAAACTTAATTAAATACCTAAATAAACTATGGAAAACGAAACTAAATTAACAGGCGAATCTGCCAATAACGCCAAAGTAAATGTTAGTGGTAGTAATTTTAGTATGTGGACTATGTAGAGTGTTGATAATAAGAACAGTGGGTATAAGCACATTATAGAAGATAAAACACTATACATTACTAAAGATGGTGTTACAATGAAATTGATAGATGATGAGGTAATGCAAGTGCTTAAAGCAATAGGAATAGACACATCATATTTTAGACGCGGATTTAAGTGGGAAGTATGAAAAGTCATATGACACTAAACTTTAAAAAATGAAAAATAGTAAAATTCATTCAGGATTAGAAAATTCAAATTTGAGAGATTTTCTTTCTCTTTCACTCGTGAAAAATTACGAATATGGATTTGAAAACAAGAAACAAACAACACCGTGTAACACAAAAACTCAAAACTTTAATGAATGGGCAATTAAAGATTGTGAAAATGAAATAACTTTTAATTTAAGACGGCTAGAATTATTAAACGAAAACGGGCAATTGTTACTTTGATAACAATGCAAGAGTGGAATATATTTGATGTGTCAGATGAAACAGAGCAAGACTTAGAATTTAGATTAAAAATGAATTTTATTGGAACTCAATTAGAATATGATATGTTAATTAAGTCGTTAGCAAATGAGTACTAACTACTACAGTTATAAGTTATTGAATTAACTTAAATAGAAGTAAATATCTTAAATAATTTTAAACACTATAATTAAAAAATATGGAAAAAGACGATTTGAAAAACAAAAGACCCGGCACTATATGTAAGGATAGTTGCACTGAGTTTTGGAATGACGATAAGGTAATTGATTTTGTGAATTGGTATATACAATTGCACAAACTTGATTTCAGATATACTCTTGAAAACAGAACTATAATTGATAGTTTCAAAAATGGTGATGACGCTTCTAACTGGCATTGCTAATAAAGTCTAGTCATTACTTAATGCTGAATGTATCATTTTTACTTCAATATACCAGCAAAATCAAACTATAAATGTTATAAAATTTTTATATGAAAACTAAAATTTGTGCTGAGATAGGAATTAATTATGCATTTGGGGATAGTAAATCCAATTTTTTAAATAATGCATTAACTTTAATTGATGCAGCGTATATATCTGGGTGTGACTATGTTAAATTTCAAAAAAGAGATCCTTTATTGTGTGTACCTGAACATCAAAAAAATATATTAAAAACGGTTCCTTGGCATAATAATCAAATTACGTATTTACAATATAAAAAAGAAATAGAATTTAATAAGTTTGAATATGATATTATAAACACGTATTGTAAAAATAAAGAAATAAAGTGGTTTGCATCAGTTTGGGATGAGCCGTCTGTTGATTTTATTAGTCAATATACTGATATAATAAAAATACCTAGCGCACTAATAACTAATACTAATTTAATTAAATACGCCAGAAAAAAATCTAAATTATTATTATTAAGTACTGGGATGTCTACAGAAGACGAAATATCTAATGCTATTAAAGAATCAAATCCTAATGTTATATTTCATACAAATAGTTCTTACCCATGCGAGCCTATTAATTTGAAATTTGGATATATTAAGTGGCTTAAAGAAAAATATCCAGATAAACAAATTGGATATAGCGGGCATGAAAGTAAAATTTTTACAACACTAGCAACAATTCCATTAGGAGTATCATGGATAGAACGACATATTACTTTAGATAAAAATAAATGGGGGTCTGACCAATCATCAGCTGTTGAAATACGAGATTTTATACAATTAGTTAAAGGAATTAGAGATATAGAATCCGCAATATCGTCAGGATATGGGTATCGCGAGGTTGGTCAAGAAGAATTAAATAAAAGATTAACTTTAAGAGGAATTTAAAGGATTAGTTTAGCATATAGAAAGAGCAAGAGAGTATAATAAATGGCTTAAATATCAAACCTAATTGACTACACCGGGCATAAATAATAATGTTTATAAAAACTAAATTAAAATGGGAGTACTGAGCTGTTCAAGAAATGCATGTAATAGCATAATGTGTGATACGTATGTTAGCGGTATTGGCTATGTATGTAATGAATGTCAATTAGAGTTCAAAGACTATTTGAGCAGCAAAGACATAAAAGCAGAAACAGAAGGAGACATTTATAGAGTATTAAAGGAATTTATGAAAACCCAAAAAGGCTACTATACACAAGGAAACGAAATGAGCGTTGATGAGTTTTTTAAATCTTATACACCGGATTAACTACGTGATTGTAAAAATTAATTTAAAATATTTGATGTTATATACTAGTGTGGCGAACATCTAAATGGATGGAGAAGTATCAAAGTAAAGCCTCTTGCGTAGCAACGTAACGGGAACTTCTGTTGAGTCACACTTGGATATAACGTTGTATGAATGTGACACTTTAAATTTGTAGTGAAACTTATACTGGCGCTACTGGATGTTAGCAAACCTATTTTATTAATACCTAAATAATTATCAAAATGAAAAAAACTTTAAGAGATGAATTAGCGATGAGTTTAGAACCATTACTTATTCCAACATTGCAAAATGAAACTACAATAAAAGTAGTAGCTGCAAAACTCGGGTTAGACTATGATTTACAAGACCCATTAAAAATGATTGACTTTGAATTTAAATATCAATCTATAATGAGGTATCAATTTGCAGACGAAATGTTAAAAGCGAGGGGTCTTTAATATGTTTTTTTATTATGAAGAAAATGGACTTTATAGAATGATGCAATTAGACTACAATTTAGTTCAAAAATAAAGTACTAAACGTGTTAATATATCAAAAATATTTCTTATTTTTGTATTAAATATAACGGTTTGCAGCTTGTAGCCGTTTCTTCAATGGCTTACAAGGTGCTGTTATAGGTATGTGTTTTTTGCGTAGGAATTATTAAAAATAAATATAAAATGGAAGAAAAATTAAAAGAGATACTTGAAAGCAATTTAATCCGAGTAGATGGATATGCTAAAGAAGAAGAAAAATTGATTTCACAAATTGATTTTTATAGTAGCCACAATTTGAACGAGGAAAAAAGAATTGCTTTGATAAAGTATGAAGCATTATCAAAAGTTCTTTACAGATACAAGGCTATAGTAGAAGAAGTAAAGGACTTACTGAATGCTTGGAACTCGTAATTGTGCGGTGGGTAAAAATATTACCTATAACGTTCTGTAAATATGATTAGTTGAAGAGTACTGTCATTTATAATTTAGTAGATTGATTATCAATTAATTATATTTACTTGTTATATTTAGTTCAAAAATAAAGTACTAAATATTTTAATATATCAAAACTTTTTATTATTTTTGTATTGAATATAACGGCTGATGATAAACGTGGTTTAACGATAACTTAATAAAAAGATACAACATGAAAACATTAGAAGAATTTGATAAAGAACAAGAAAAATTGCGTTTATCATTTGTTAGCAGTTCGGTTTGCAAATGCAAGAAGCCGAAACATTACATATATGGAATTAGACAGTGTGATAAATGTTTTAAAGAATTACCGAAAGAAAACTGACTGCTAACGGTTTGCAGGTTTATTTAGTTGCGACTTTAAAAACGAAAAATTATGATAACCGAAAAACAATACTTAAAAGCGAAAAAGTTAATTGCAGACTACGAAAGCCAGCAATTGAATAAACATGTTGTTATAAGCAGTAAGCCGACCTCAAAAAAGAAGAAGGTGATTATAGATGCAGATAAATTTTCAAAGATGTGTGATGTTATTAAACGGATATAGGCTTATTGCTGCTAACAAGTATATATAAAACATGTTTATAATTAATTAATTATTAATAACTTACGACATGAATATTTTAAAGTATGCGAACCAATTTAAAAAAGACTTAATTCTTAAAAATTATTCTAAGTCAAGTATTAATAACTATTATTCCCAAATAGTATTATTCATGACATATTTTGAAAAAGAATACAATACGCCATCACATATTCCACAAGAGAGAATTAAAGATTATTTAATTTCGGCTAATTGCATAAATAGCCAAAAACACAAACATAGTGCTATTAAACTTTTCTACAAATTAACAATTCATCAAAAATTCAAATTTAGATTTATTGAATATGCTAAAAATGAAAAGAGATTACCTCAAGTGATAGATAAAGACTTTATTTTAAGTCAACTTTCAAAAATTGAGAACCTAAAGCACAGAACAATACTAACTCTAGCGTACTCAATAGGGCTAAGGGTATCTGAAGTTGTGAATTTAAAAATAGAAGACATTGATAGTAAACGAATGATAATTCACATAAAAAATGCTAAAGGGCGAAAGGACAGAATAGTACCCTTATCGCAAATTGTTCTTGATTTGTTAAGAAACTATTACATACAGTATAAACCAAAAGAACATCTATTTAATGGCCAATTCTCTAATCTATATTCAGTCAGGTCATGCCAACAAATATTTAAAAAATACATAGATTCAAATCATCATTTCCATATCTTAAGACACTCTTCCGCTACTGCATTATTAGAGTCAGGAGTAGATTTACGAATTATTCAAAGAATTTTAGGGCACTCCTCAGTAAAAACCACGGAAATTTATACACATGTATCAAATCAATTATTAAACAAAATTCAACTACCAATCTAGTGTAAGTAAAAACTGTTTTTTATGACAACACTTAAAGAATTACTATATATACTACACGATGATTATGAAATAAATATTTATCCCAATGTAATTAAATAAAAAATTACAATTTAGTAGATTGACTATCAATTAATTGTATTTACTTATTATATTTAGTTCAAAAATAAAGTATTAAATGCTTTAATATATCAAAATTATTTCTTATTTTTATATTAAATAGTATAAGTGTTAAATAATAGGCAAGATGACTAAACATGTAAAAATGCCAAATGAAACCCATAATCTCTCGGTTAATTCTAACATTATACTTGGTTATAAAAATGGAGTAGAGTGGTTTGAAAAGGTATCGTCATACCACCGAGATAAGGTTAGGAGAAATATAGTCTTAAATCCTCAACATTAAAAATAACTAATGAAATGTTTAGCTATATTTATAAAAAAGAATTATTACTTGTCAAAATGGCAAAGACTTGGCGATTTAAACTATTTTTTATAATAACTTAAAAATGAATATTTTTATATTAGATTCTGACCCTGTTAAAGCTACTCAATATCATTCAGATAAGCATTGTATTAAAATGATATTAGAAACGGCTCAACTTTTATGTGGAGTGCATTGGATAAGTGGGTCTAACACTCCATTTAAATTAACTCATAAAAATCATCCATGTTCAGTATGGGCAAGAGAGTGCCTTGAGAATTATATATGGCTAAGTGAATTAGGAATTTCACTTTGTAATGAGTATACATATAGGTATAATAAAATTCATAAATCACAGTCTATTATAGAATTGTGCATAAATAATACTCCAAATATTAAAATAAATGGAAATATGACACCCTTTATAAAAGCAATGCCAAATGAATGCAAAATAGGAAATACTATTAATTCATATAGAATATACTATATGACACACAAGCGTAAGTTTGCATCATGGAAAAATAGAGAAATACCAGAATGGTTTAAATAAAAATAGCTTTATAAAAATGAAAAAACTAGCGTTAGGAGTATTTGTATTATTAGGTTTAACTTCTTTTAATTTAAAACAAACTCATAATGAATTAAACTTAATAGCAGATACAATTATTAAAAATAATGTCTATACAAGCTATTATTCATTTAATGTTAGAAATCCGTTATACGTAACTTACAAATTGTATAAAGGGGGCGGTGACTGTAATAGAAGTAAGTATTCATTTAAAAATGAAAAAGATAAACATTTTTCTACAAAGCAAGACTATATAACCAATGAGTTTGATGAGGGTCATTTAGTTAATGCAGAAGATTTTGCGTATGACTGCTCTAAAATGGAATTAACTTTTAAATTTTATAATTGTTTGCCACAGTATCCAAATTTAAATAGAGGAATATGGAAGTCATATGAAAATAAAATCTGCAAATTAAGCCAAACAGATAGTCTATTAATCATATGCGGAGGTATATACATAGATGATACACGTATTGAAAAAAGTCAAACTCTAATACCAAAATATTGCTTTAAAATAGTAAAATCGTTGTCTACTAATGAAGTCATCTATTCATTACTATTTACTAATGAAAAAGAGAAAAATAGTATTAAAAGTATTCCAATTGGTGATCTTAAAAGAAAATTAAAATATGACTTAAAATTAAACTAATACAACAATGAAAACTTGTACTATTAATTGTGATAAAATTAAGACAATTTGCGTTTTTTATTCATCAATACGCGAATTAGAGTATATGATTTGGTTTTATGAAAATTTCACTAAACATAAAAAGTTAAATAAATCAATTAAATTTAATTAATACTTAAAACTATGGAAGATAAACGAATCTTATTTCTTTTGGAATTAGGCTATACAAAAGACCAAGCTAAAAAAATGCTTGAGACGGAAATTATAATTACGATTAATGATTTACAGTCTGATAAATTTATTGAAGAACGTGAGTACAAACTATAAAAGAGGATAAATAAAAATAAATCATTTTATAATGAAAGACAAATTAATTTTTTGGTTTTTGCAGTTATTTACTACAAAAATAGGATGGCTAGTGGTATCTTTAGTATTAGCTTTAATTTTTAGTATTTTATCTAATTTTTATGAATGGGCTAGTATACTACTATTAATTAGTTTAGTATGGCCCGTTGTATTTACTATAGTTTCTATAATATACGCTTGGATAATTAACCCTATTAGAGACCATAAAAACAATAAGAAAAAATGATACTAAGTTTTATTTTCATATTTTTAGCAGCAATCTGTAATTCTATAATGGACATTACAAATCACCATTTTTCAGATAGTATTTTTAGTAAACTAAACCATACGTGGTGGAACGGGGAAATTTCTTGGAAAAATAAGTATATTAATAGAGAATATAAGTGGGGCAGACGAAAATTATTTAATACTAAAATTAATTTTCCTGTTCAACTAACTGATGCTTTTCATTTTTTTAAAACACTAATGATAGTTTTCATATGTTTATCTATTATTACATTTGATAAATGCCATTTTTATAAATACTGCAACATTACTGCAATTAATTATTTAATGGGTCTTATAATATACGGAACCCTTTGGAATTTAACGTTTAGCTTATTTTATAACAGCCTCTTAAAAAAATAATACTATCCTTCTATTGTTGCGGTTACAGTTTTAGTAGATCCACTAGCCTGTATAGTTATAGTATTTAGTGTAGCGTGTATTACATCACACTCATATTCTACGAAAGTCGTCTCATCAATTATACTAACAACAACAGACCTAGTGTTTAAATTATGAGTTATTGTTTGTAATCCAGGAGTAGTACCAATAGATACTCCAGTTGCAGTATATTTCTTAGTAAATGCCCCAGGCACAACTCTTAACTGATTACTATTAATATCTATTGTAGTATTATCTGTATTAATTAAAATACCGTTAGAATCAATTCCTATTGCGCCAGTTGAATTTCTTTTTACTACTATATTATCACTATTAACCGTAATAGAATTATCTCCGGCGTTAATATCTAATATATTATCATTAGTTTTAGTTAATCCTGCTCCGGCTGTTATTTGGCCTAATTGGGTAAATTGAGTAAAAGTTAAAGAGGTACTTTCTAAAATAATTGGATTATCTGTAGTTAATACCCATGCGGTGTCTATATTTAAAGTTCCTTCATTAATAAAGCAAAACATACCAGACTTAACTTTATCTGATGTATTTGCGTCATCTGATCTAGTAAAAGTATTTGGGCTTCCACCATCATAGACATATATACCATTTTCAGATAAGGTACTTTGATTCTTAATAAGAACTCTATCTCCAGCATTTACTGTATATCCGTCAAGGGTTCCTCCAAATGTCATTCCAATTAAATCAATATCTCCATCAACTGGAGTAGTCGCTAATCTAACTGATTCTTTAATTTCTAATCCATGTATAATAGAATCAACATATGCTTTATTAGTTGCGTCAGTTGAATTTAGTGGAGTATTTAATATTGTTATATCATTTGCCGTTATAATGTTTGATGAAAAATTTCCAGAAGAATCTCTAATAACTAAAGTTGATGGAGTATTTAAATTAGTTGAATTATCTAATTTATTTTTATCAGTAATACTCATACTACCAGCAGTTGATCCTGACGCAGGTAGTATACTTACTGTTGCATTTCCGCTAACTACTGAAACATTAATTGGTGAAGTCCCTATAACATCTCTAATATCTCCAGTGTTATCTAGCCATGTTGTGCCGTCATAAATATATACTCTATTGGTAGAAGTATCATAATAAATTTGACCTGGAGTAGGCGAAAGTGGTGCAGAACTTAAATTGTGAATTACAGCATTTTGTAATTCATTTTTATTTAAATTTATAGATGTATAAAATTTACGAGCCACTCATATAATAATATTTTTAAGTTAAATAGGCTTTACCATCAATTGCAGTTGAAAATTGTACTATAATATTATTAGAATCAGTATAAGTAACATCTCCTTCTATTAATTCATTTATTGTATTAACCATAGATACTCCTGGAAATTTACCTAAAGCATGGGCAATTGACCAAGTAGCAGATGGAGTACCTTGAGTAAAAATATATCCACTTGCATAACCAGAATAACCAGAATATCCACTTAATCCAACTGCTCCAACTGCTCCAGTTGGTCCACTATATCCGGAATATCCACTACCTCCACTAAATCCTGATTTTCCACTCCACCCTGAATATCCACTTGTACCAGCTTGTCCACTATACCCCGAATATCCTGAATATCCAGAAGTTCCAGCCGACCCAGGTAATCCGTTTGGTCCAGGCTTTCCACTATACCCACTTATTCCACTAAATCCAGAATAGCCAGACTTACCACTATACCCACTAAATCCACTAAAACCTGAATATCCAGTTTCTCCAGAATGACCACTAAATCCAGATGTTCCAATTGCTCCATTTAAATTAAGCTCTAAATATGCATCATATTCAACTACATCTATACCATACCCAGCTTTAATAGTTTTAAGCTCAATTAATGAGTCTATTGTTGCTTTATATATTCCTCGCCCTAATCCAACGTTTTGTACATTACGTATAAATGACATTTAATATAAAATATATTTATTTTATTTATTTATTTTTAAAAATAAAAAAGGCTATCTGAAAAGATAGCCTTTAGAAAAAGTTTATTTAATTTTTAAATTAAACCGCAGTTAATTGATGCTGATTAGACTCTGGGTTTTCTTCTTTTTTCATAAAAGAATCTGGCAATTTAATAAAAAACTCAACTGGAAATGCTTGATACATTTGCTTAAGTTGGGCAACATCTGCAACAAATACAGGTGCCACATGAATTGACTCTAAAATAATATTAATTTCAGATGTCATTTCATTAGAAATAGAAATTTCAAATTGCTTAATTTCAGATAATGCATTAGCCTCATCTTTAGCATTAGACCTTATTTCTTTTCTTTTTGTTTCTAATAAAGAATTATATTTATTTTCTAATTCTTTAATTTTACTTTTTAAAGTATTTTCTAAGTCTTCAGTCGATTTATAGAAATGCCCAACTTCTACTGATAGATCAAATGGTAAATTAATTTTACCTTCACGTAAAACATCTACTGCTCTACGAACATTTAGAATTTCATTTAGTTTTAAATTTTCAGTCATATCTTTTAATATATTATTTTTATAATTCTATTAAAAAAATAATAATTTGTTTTAAAAAAATAAATTAAATTGCAAAATCTATATGCACAATTTTACCTGTGCCAATTATATTTTCTAAATATGAAACTAGCCAGCCTTCAACTATTGCAAAAGCATTTGTTCCTGATAAACTTATATATTCCTCTAAAGTAAGATTTTTTTCATAACTTAACTTAAATTCTTTAACTCCTGTATTAATTGAGGATTCACCAGTTTCATAGGCTGACTTACTATAATATACTGTCATATTATAATGGATTTGTTGCTGAAGACTATATGTATCATCTTCATTTTTAAGTCTAACTGGATAAAATGTTGTAGAATAAGAAATAACAGACCCAGATGGAATAATCGCAGATGTTGCAAAAGTTGGAGTTAATACTTCATTTATTTGTAATCCCATTTATAGGTATTATTATTTTTTACTCATTTAATTTTTAGGATGATAATACTCAGGTTTGTCTTGTCCTGTAGCAGCTCTATCTAAATAACTAATCTGCCTAGTTGTTGCTTTATTACCTTGTTTTTTAATACTATTTAAAACTTTAAGTGCAAAGACATTTCCTGCAATTCGTTCTTCCCAATACTTAATTTTTTTAGATACATCAGTTTTAACATTTGAAAATATATTTTGTTTATTTTCAATTATAAAATCACTAAATGACTTAATAAAGTTTTTCATTTTTATTTTTTATTTATTTATTTTAAAATCATCTAAAATTAAAGTAAATTCATTTTCATTATAATATCTTTTATGATCTTCTGGGGTTATCCATCCTTGTTTCTCTATTATATCTTTAAATGAAGTTGCCTCTAATAACTTTGTAGCAAATCTTACTCCAGTTGTTTCACTACAAACATCTAAATTATTAGAACCTAATTTTTCTAGGTCAATACCAAATTTTCTATATGCAGCAATTCTAAGTAATAAAAGATTATCATATTTTATAGTTGATTCAGCAGTAGTTAATAATTTAGTAATAGCATTTTCTTTTAACTCTGTAGAAAAACCAGTTGACTTTAATACACAAAAATTTACATTTTTACTTAATCTATAACTTAAAAATTCAGGGTGTACCCCTTTAGCCACACTTTCTATTGCTATTAATTTACCATGCATATATCCAACTAATAATGCATGATTATATATTTCGTTTTCTCCAGATAATCTATCAAAATATTGAATAGATTTAGATAGTAGTGATGAACCTTGAGTTAATATAATATCGCCAGGTTCTATATCATTTCTATTTTTATAATACTTTTCTAATATTGGTTTCATCAAACTGTTTTTAATTTTGAGTAAAATAAATTAAATTTAGCAATCCTACCATCTAATCCAATTGTTCCGCCATTAATAACTTTAGTAACTTTCGTAACAACATCATCAGTCGCTCCTAAATCAGCTTTTGTATTAAGATTGTTTCTATTCCAAAACCAAGCCGCAGATAATAATGGATATTTAGTTGCAACTAAGTCTGGATTAGCGATTATATTTTCATTAACTATTTTATCGAATTCCATATAATTAGATTTACCAGTTAATTGTATACTACCTCTGCCTCTGAAATTATATCCATCACCACTCGTTTCATCTCCGTTTCCAATTCTATTAGAATATACTTTATTAGCTATTTTTTGAGGATTCCTTGCGTAAGGAGTAGCAACATCAATACTAGGAAAATATTTTTTAAATACTTTAGTAAGTCCTTCAGCAGAATAATTTAGATTCTCTGAAAATACTTTGAAATTACCAGATTCGTGAGAAGTTTGACCCAAAAAATGAGCAAGTCTTAATGGAGTATTTATCGAAAATTTTTCCATAATAGATGGTATCTCATTTAATATACTATCAGGAATAGAACCCTTTAATTTTTGTATGTCCATTTAAATATCATTTTTTTTAAATACTAAAATCAATATGCTCAACATTACCCAAACTTAAATTCATTAAGGTAATAAGCCAAGACTCTACTTTTGCTCCAGCATTTCCATTTACAAAAATGTCATAATACTCAGCGTCCGTTATGAATCTTCCATAATTGTTTTGAATTTCTTTTACAGGAATCAATACACTTTCTCCGCTCTCAAATGCTGTTTGAGAAAGGTAATGATTAATATCAAACATTATCTTTGTTCTTAAATAATACCCTGTTATTTCGCTAGTTTCAGGATTTACTGTTTCAAATCTAATTGTTTCGAATCGTGTATCAAAACTGATAACAGAATTTGCAGGAATTACCGCAGAGGTCATGCCTTGCGGGGTTAATGCTATGTTTATTTTTAGTCCCATGTTTTTATTTTTATTTTTTTATATTAATGATTCTAAGATTCCAAGTTCTTCTTCTGTAAAATTCAGTGTTCCAGAAAATCTATACTGCTTGTGATTTATAGATACTCTAGTATTATGTATTCCGGTATATTTTCCATTGAGATAATATATGTCAAAACTAATATTCTCACAATTATCCTGATACTCTAATGTTTTTATAGCTTCCAATTTTGGAAGTATTTCTAAAGGAACCTCAAATGTTTGTGTTGTTATTTCTTCTTCTATTTCTGACGGAAATATTTTTAATACTTTCCACTGGTCATTTTTAAATATAAATGTTAATCTCATGTTTTACTTTTTTTATTTTAAATTAAAGCATCGATTATATTATAGTTTGTCGATAGCCCATCTGTAACATTTGCTCCATACGCTGAATTAAATCGGCTATAGGCGATAGCTGGAGTCTGTCCAGCCAATGATGAGTTTAAAGATTTACCAGTACCATTACTTTTAATAGTACAATTAAAAATTCGTGCTGAAGTTCTTATATTGGTTATACCATCATAGTTAGTTCCAAGAGCAGTTATCTCTGAATCTCTTAATGTTCCAGTGAATATAGTATTTAATCTTCCGGTTTTTTTAATGTTAAAAAAAGTGCCTGAGCATGTTCCATTATCATTATTTGAGCTCCCAAAAGATTCGTCTTCTGAGTTACTGATAGATATACAATTAGTAAATGTACCTGAAGCTACCCCTGCATTAGCAGCTCCGAAAGAATTATTAGCTCCAGCTGTAGATGTAACAATACAATTATTAAAAGTTCCAGAAGCAGTAACATAACCAAATGAACCAGAATTTTGTGTTGAATTTGTTATACAGTTGGTAAAAGTACCAGAAGCTGTATCATTACCAAATGAATATGTGGTATATGACGAATTAACAGTACATTTAGTAAAAGTGCCAGAAGCAATACTTGCAAATGAGCGGTTGGCATTCGTAGATGTTCCAACCATCGTGGTGGTACAATCATTAAATATACCTGTCGCCGATCCTCCTGCTGTATAACCACCAAATGCGAACAACCCACCTGTACCACTTCCGTCAAAATACACTGTACAACCTGTAAAAGTACCAGAAGCTATTCCAGCATCACCTCCTCCAAAAGAAAAATTATTGTTAGGTGAAGAATTCAGGATATGTGTTTTACAATTAATAAATATTCCAGATGCTACTCCACCCGTACCGCCAGAGAATGCCGATATATTTCCAGTATTTGTATAAGCCATACAGTTAGTAAATGTACCTGAAGCTACTCCACTTGTTCCTCCTCCAAATGATGCATTATTCCCAGTTCCTGTATTGTAGGAATCGCAATCTATAAAAGTTCCTGACGCAGTACTACCTCCTCCGAATAACCTGGCATTTCCTCCAGTCACATTTGCTTTAATCTTTTTATAAATTCCAGAGTACTCGTAAGTAGACCCAGCTTGCATAAATTTTCCATTATCAGATGTTTGATAAAATATGACATTCTCCATTAATTGATTATTATAAGACGTAGAAGCAGGAATAGTATAAGCGAAATCTCCACTTATACTTGTAGTAGTTATATAACAATTTTTAATCCAAACATTATCTGCATTCTGCAGTACCGTATTTCCAGTACTTGTTAATATAGTACTTTCAGCGTTATCACTAATTCCAACAATATCAATATATTGAGTATTTAGGTTTAGAGCATTAGTCGCCAATTGATACATTGAAGGCATTAATAATATTGTAAACCTATTAGTTGAAGATAAGGATAGACCATTTGCAGAATTTAAAGCAACTGCCGCAGCATAAGCATTAACTAAATTAGTTCCGTTAGTAGTTGGATTGTCCGTAGTAACATCTGGAATAATATAATTAGAACCTTCTCCTATTAGAATTGAAGTATTACTATTTACACTTTTTATTTTTGTCATTTTTACTTAAATTTTATTTTATGCAGAAATAAATCCATTTAATTTGTGCACTTCTTCTATTAATGTTCCGACTAAATCTCCCAATTCTTGAAGCGTAAAACTTGATAAATCAATAGTTTTTCTTTGTGTGTAATTTGTAGCAGCCCAACCTGTACCTGTTTTATACAACTTTATAATGTCTCCATTCTCTGTTCTAAAATGAGGTGCTGAATTTCCTCCAACTATGTCTGCTGCATATAACTGATATTGGTCAACTATATCTGTAGAAGGTGAAGTTCCGTTCTTTTGTGCGAAGACTCCTACTGCTGATGTTCCGAAGGTGGATGTGTTAATTCCCACATTGTTACCGTTTACATTAAAACCTTTATAAATAATCTTATATGTCTGACTACCAATAGTTCCAGATTCTGCAACGGTTAATGAAGTGGGCGAGATATATGATGTTATGTTTTTAATCGTTCCATCGGAGAAAATAATTATATTGCCAACCATATTAGTTGTGAAAGATGTTCCAACTCCTGTAACGGATGTTCCTGAAATACTAAGAGTTCCATCAGAACTTATGGTTTGACTTACTTGAAAAAAAGATTGTGGGTAAGCTATACCAAAACCAAAATTTCCAACATTTGTTATCCTAAATCGTTCAGTCTTCCATTCCAAGTGGTTATTGTGTAATGTATTAAACCTTATAGGATGGTCTGTTTCAGTAATAATTTCCAATCCTCTAAATGAGGACAGTCTTGTATTCCTAAATGCCGATGTTATTACTCCTGAGGTATTTGATAATGAAAATCTACTCCCAATTATGCCAACATTTCCTGTACAATCACCCTCTGTCAAAGTGCCTCTTGTAATTGTGTCTGAAAACACTCCCTCATTTATACTTAATTTAACAGTAGTTGGTGCTGTTCCTATCCCAACATTCCCAGCATTACCAACCACTAAACTATTATTAGTCCCACTCGAATTATGCACCTTCAACGCATAAGTAGCATTTGTATCTCCTTCACCAACTATCTCTAAAGAAGCGGTTGGAACTGTCTTATTAATTCCAACTCTTCCCCCAAAATAACTCTTAGTAGTTCCTGCTGTGTAAACTGCCCAGTTGTTTGTTGCAGTTGTTAAATTTGAAACGTAGAATCCGTACAGATTGGTAATAGTTCCACCTGCTGTAAGGTTATCCGCTTTAAATTGATACCAATTAGGGCAATTCCCAGTATCTGTAAAAACCCCTCCGCTTGCTAAGAAGTTAGTAAAAGGCACATTTGCAGAGGAACTATTACCTGTTGTTCCATAAGACATTACTGAACTTATCCCAACTAAGCCCTGTGAATTAGAAATATTATCGGCAAGTACTGTTTCTTGGTAAAGTCCATATTTTACAAAGTTTTCACTTGCATTATATGTAGTAGAGTTTTTAATTCCATAAGACCCTGCACCTGTTACTGAAGAATATGTTTTTGATAACTTTAATAAAATGTTTGTGTCTGGCACAACTCCTATACTAGCATGTCCTGTTACTTTTTGTATTACGAAAGCATTCGTGACTCCTGAAACTGACAACCTTAAATCCCAATTTACTGATGATGTTAATATTTCAAACGCACTTGAAATTCCATTCGCATTTATACTACCATAAGTAATTCCACTTCTACTGAAGATAGTATTAATAGTATCAACAAGAGTCCCTACTTTATCAATATTTAATTGTGTTCCTAATGATGTTTGAGCGTGAGTTGTTGTTCCTAATGTTAATCCTGCACCGTTATTTATATAGTTAGCACTTGTCGAATTAGAATAAAATTGAGTTTTAATTATACCTCCACTAATAAGTTTAAGACCAGCACTTGTACTTGATTCGTTGCCTATAAATAAGCTATTTTCATCTGAGGAATTATAAAATCTCAAAGAGTTATTAGATGTATCTCCTTTTATTCTCATTGATATTGATGAAGTAGATGTACTTGGATAACCGATATTTATGCTTCCGACCCCAACCGCACCACCAAAATAACTCTTAGTAGTTCCTGCTGTGTAAACAGCCCAGTTGTTTGTTGCTGCAGATTGTAATTCTACATAAACCCCATAGTTATTAGTAACTCCAACTCCGTCAAGAATAGCTAAACTTTTAGCTAAAAAACCATATGTATTAGTAATAGTTCCTCCTTCAGGTGAAAAACTAAATAAATTTTGAAATCCAACTAAACTAGTAATTGGGCCACTATCATTTGCATCAAATTGTGAGTGGTAACCAACATGTATTGCATTAGTAAAAACATTATTTGACCCGTACACAATAGATTGGTATGTTCCGTACTTCGCACTCGTGTCCGTTAAAGAATTGCCGAAATTAATAAAATTCTTTTGACCATATTTTATTCCAGTTGTAGTATGTGTTCGTTGTAATTCTAACCCAGTAGATGTATTAAGAGAAGTTACTCCAAATCCTGCTTGTCCAGACGCTCTTAATGTTGAAAAATTAACATTTCCAGTTGCATCCCACTTATAAGTCGTAGTAGCAATTGTTTTAATATAGTCTTCAGTTGGAGGAGTAACTAAACTTGCATTTGTTCTTTTTATGCGAATCCAATATCTTCCTGGAGGCAAAGAGTTATCATGTGGTCCAGAAACCCATCCAGGTACAGACGAAGACCCAAATGTTATGCTTCCATTATTTCTTGCGCCATTAGTTCCATCTGACGGAGTAAAAGAGGCCCATAGTGGATCTCCTCCACCATCAATAGAATATTGAAACGTTGGTAAAATACCATTACCATCTGCAAATACTTGCCAATATAAATTTATTATATAAAATGGAGAAGTATGTCCAACATAAAGCCAGCTATTATTAGTAGTCCATATTTGAACATCTACTGCTGGATTAGTTGCTTCTGAAGTTATATCAGTAAAACTTATCTCATTTGCAGTAGTAAACACTTGTATAGGATTTGCTTCTGTTCCTGATTTCGCTTCGACTGGAATAACCCCTGGGTATGTTTCTATACCTACTACTCCAACTGAGCCTGAACCTATTTTACTTACAGCATATCCAACAACTTCTCCTCCAGTAGATCCAGTCGAATCAACTAAAATATCATTAATATGGGCGTCTTTCGTTCCTATAAAACCCGATGGTTTATAATTTATAAAAGATGCGTGAGTATCACCATAACTGCCTGCTGAAATATCTATATGAATAGCTCGTGTTCCAGTAGCAGAAGGAGTAAAATTTATTCTAAATGCTCCATTTGTTAATGTTCTAGGATTAGTAGTAGCATCAATAAGAAATTGTTCAGTCGATCCAAGCTTTATATTAACTTTACCGTCTATTATATTAGCTATTACTAAGTCATCAAGTATTCTCATCTATATTATTTATATATTTTATCCAATTACAACAATTCGAACATCTCCTGCTGGATTTGTTGTAAATGTTATATCAACATTAGAAGTTGTTCTATTATCTACCTTTGCATAAACTATTTCTCCTGTAGTTACATCCCATAAAGTTACTGAAAAATCAGTTGTTCCTAAACTATGAACAATAGTATTTGGTACAGTAACTGTACCTGGAGTAAATGTAGTTGCATATTTTTGGGTTCCACCACTTGCTGCAGTTTGCCAAGTAGCAACTCCATTAGCGTCACTAGTTAAAACTTTTCCGGCCCCTTGGTTACCATCATCATAAATTATACGTTTATCATCTCTTATATAAAATATATCTCCTAATCCACTACTTGCTTTAAATACATATTGAGCTGGACTAGATAATCCAGTTGTTATATGTAAAGTAGCAGTTGGATTATTTAATCCTATACCTACATTACCATTAAAATAATTAATATCGTCTATACCTTCTTGATATATACCATAGGTTTGGCCCCAAGGTTCAATTGTACCTATTCTTTGGTCTTCAATTTTAATACCATATATGTATTCAAATATACCACTTGGGTTACTTGGAGATTGAACTCTTATTCCATGTCCATTTACAATTTTACCAATACTATAATTAATAAGTTGAAAATCACCACAATATCCATTTGTTATTATTCCAGCAGCATTTGTTGTTACACTAAACCTACCTCCGTATGCATCAGTAACTGTTCCAGTGAAATTATTACGAGCTTCACTAGATACTCCATGAATAGTTGGAGTAGTACTACTTACACTAGCATAACACCGTGTTCCAGTTACATTCAATAATGTAATAGCTGATTGAACATCTACTTCAAATCTTCCACCTACTAAAGATGTAGTAGATCCTCCACTACCTGTAATTGGGTCTACTACTAAAGCTGATCTAATACCATAATATGTTTTAGTTCCACTTATGGTTGGAGTATATATTAATGTTGAAAATAAATTGCTTACAAGGCTAGATGTAGTTGGAACACTTGTAATAGTCTGTTCAGATAATATATTTGTTATAGTTTGAGAAGTTCCTGTAATAGGTGTATATATGGATCCACTATCAGTTCTATATGCATGTAAAGCTGTTACTGGGTATGATGGAGTACTTATTCCAATATTACCATTAAAATAGCTATTTGTATTACCTGCTGTATAAATAGCCCAATTTAATATTCCTTTAGATAATTGCGAAATATATAATCCATATAAATTATCAATAAACCCTGCCCCTGTAACATTATTTGCTCTATATAAATACCAATTCGGAGATTGCCCACTATTTATTATACCAGTTGCTCTATAATTTGTAATAGGAGTAGTAACTGATGAACTATCATGGATTAAGTGAGAATTAATACCAATAATGCCAGACGTATTATCTACTCCACTACCAACTGAAGTTTCTTGGTATAACCCATATTTTATAAAATTCTCAGAAGCATTATAGTTTGTTCTATTTCTTATGCCATAATCTATTGCTCCAGTAGTTATAGTTACTGTTTTTAATATATCAAGCGCTCCAATTGGTGTAGTTAATCCTACTCCAACTCTATTATTAGTATCATCCCAAAATAGTTTAGTATTATCTTCACTATAAACTCCAGATGCTCCTGCAAATATTATAGATCCTTGTGTAAATTGAGTAGCAGTTCCAGTACCTCCTTGACCAACTGTTAAAGGTGTAGTTAAACCTGATAAAGATGTTATATTTGAATTTGCTCCACTATTAGCAAAATCAGTATGTCCAGATGATGCGTAATCTAAATTAGATAAATTAGCGTGATTTGCAGTTGCAGTTGGTGTAAATGTTATAGTAAATACACTATCTATTTGAGAAGTAGTTACTGCAGATTTTTGAAATATAAATCTACCTATTAATTTTGCAGTTTTCAATAATCTTTCTGGAATAGTACCTGGGGTGGATTCAGTTTCAGCAGATGCTAATGAAGTATATTCGTCCCTACCATATACCATTACAAAGTCTCCATCGGTTTCAATATAACACCATAAAACGGCATATCTGTTATTAGTCATAGTAGCTAGTGTACCAGTTCCATTATCATATTGAGTATTTGGCCATTGTGTTTGTGCCGCAACTTTAGTAAATCCAGATCCGCTATCTCTATAGTATATATCAAAAGTACCGGATATTGACGTATTTATTACTGGAATATTAAATTCATTTAGTCTATCCCATAATATACCCGTTGAAACTGTAACATTTCTAGTTCCAGTTTCTCCTAGTATTAATCCTCCATCTCGTTCAGATCTAGTTAATGGAGAAGTTTTATATACACGTTTTATTGCATGCCCAGCAATATCTGGTATTATTCTGCCATTTTCAAAAATGTGTAAAGTTCCAGATTCATTAATAACAAGCCCTAATGGAAAATCAGTATGATAATTCCAGTTTTCCGTAGTTCTTACTGAAAGTTGGGGTGATCCACTATTATATTCTACTCCGATATATCTAGTAGTATTAGTTGGAATACTTATACCAAGTGAGGCTGACCAATTAAAAAATTTTATTGGTGATAAATGTGAATTAGATTCTCTAATTAATCCGTCTCCTGCTATAATATTAATAGTTCCTCCACCTGCATCAGTAATAAAAGGAGATAGAGTTAAACTCCCGGCTGTTCCGGCATAATTAACATAATCCTGTATACTATCATAAGTTGGACTTCCAATTGATTGAGTTTTAAGGATTAATTTATCAAATATTTCCATTTATCTTCTTCTTTTATTTATTTATCCAACTACTACAATTTCAACATCACCAACTGGATTTACTGTAAATGTTATATCTACACTATTAGTTGTCCTATTATTAATTGTTGAGTATATAACTTTTCCAGTAGCATCCCATAGCTCTATTGTAATTGCAGTAGTTCCCAAGTTATGTGTTATTGTATTAGGAACTCCAGCTGTACCTGGAGTAAACGTAGTTGTATATTTTTTAGGAAAAGTTTCCCATGATAGATTACCTATTCCTATATTATTTGTATAGCTTAACACTTGAGAAATATTACCTGAAATAGATCCTGTTAAATTTTCGCCTATTGTAAATGCTCCAGTTGAACCTGACACATCTAATGTTCCAGTAATGTCTTCTGAAACAACAACTGCAGTATTTCCAGAAATACTGCCTGTTACAGTTTCACCAACCTGGTATGGCGCATTCGTTTGGTTTAATGCATCAAACACGATAAATGTCTTATTTACTAAACTAGATGTAGTAAGAACTTGCCCAGTAGTAGGCGGAGTAGTTGGAACAATATATTGGACTCCTCCTAATCTATAGTTTGTTATACTATCAGTTATAACAAACTGATTATCCATATCAGCAGTAGTTAGTCCTCCGGTATATTCAGTTCCAAGAATAACGGTATAATTAAATTGGTTACTATCAACTTCATTTCCAAGTGAAACATTATAATTTCCTACAGTATTTATTGAAGAGGTTTGATTTCCAATAACAATATTATCATGCCCAACTATGTTACTATTACCAGCAGATTGCCCTAAAAATACATTATTATATCCATCTGTTGTATATTGTCCAGCTGAATTACCCATGAAAATATTAGTTGAGCCTGTGATTAAAGATACCCCTGTTAAACTTCCTGCACAGATATTGCCTTCACCTCCGATAGAGCCTGTGCCTGACTCATGACCAATGAATACATTATAACTTCCATTTATATTAGTATCTCCAGTATTAGTTCCTATAAATGTATTCCTATACCCCGTAGTTAATGCTTTTCCAGCCTCATGACCTATTAATACATTATTCTTTCCATTAGTAGAAATATTTCCAGTTAAACTATACCCTGCATAATACCCTATTAAAACGTTTTTTTCAACATATGTTGTACTTGTATTTCCACCAGCCTCACTCCCAATAAATACATTACGACTACTAGTAGATGCTGTAATTTTTGAACCTGAATTATATCCAACTGCTGTATTATTATTACCAGAGCTATTTCCTAAAAGAGCCTGATAACCAATTGCAGTATTATAGTTGCCGGCAATAACATTTAGAGCTTGATAGCCAATGGCAGTACTAAATCTAGTATTATTAAAATTAATTAGTCCAGAGACCTGTATTTTATTATTTGGAGTAGATACCCCAATTCCAACATTACCGTCATTTCTTATTACTAAGCTATTATTAGTTCCAGTAGAATTATGAAATTTAGCAGTAAAATCATTAGTCCCGCTTCCAGTGTTTGCTCCTAATACTTCAAACATTGCTATCATAGAAGTAGTATTGATTCCAAATTTATTATTTTGAAATCTAGCTCGTTCTGTTCCAGCTTCTTTAAATAATAAAGCGGATGAATAATCTATATTTGATCCTAAATATAGGTCTTTAAACCGTAAAATAGTTGAACCTAAATCGCATGCGTCATTGGCCGAAGGTAATATTTTCGGTGCAATTGTCGGTGATCCGTCAAAATCAATTGCTTGAATATCATTACCATTTTTTTGCCACAATTTATTACTTAATTCAGTAGATAATAAATTGCCTATATATACATATAAATTAATAGATCCTGGGGTATTTCCAACATTATCTTGCTGATAAAAAACTCCACTTTGATATTGAAATATCCAATCTCTCGCATCATTAATTGAAATTGGATTAGATAAAGAATCAAATGGTTTAGCCTCATATAAATCTCCGTATTGATAACTAATAATATTAGTTATTCTGTCTCCTGAAGAAATATTTTCTAAACTTCCTAATCCATAAGCAAAAGGATTTGATGTTTGTGGGTCTGTTCCAGAAGGAGGAGTTACTGGCCATTTTGCAAAATACGCATGTCCATTTGAAGTAGCATCTAGTATTAAATTAGATTCAACATAAACCGCAATTCCTGCAGATACTGCATTAGCTGGAGTAGAGTCTATAGTATCAATAAAAATAGTATTAGCATGAACATTAAAACTTATAGGAATAGCCTCATTTCCTAATTCTTTAGAGGAATCAGTTTGGGATTTTCCAAGTAGGTTTTTAAATGCAGTAGATGTTTTATTTGTAGTATCAAATGCCAATTATATAAACTTATTTTTCTATTTTTATTTATTTTAAACGTAATTAAAAGTTATACCAGAAAAATATCCAGCAAAAGAATTTCCAACTGTTATTCTTATTACAATATAGCCTGACGTGTTTGCCGTAGACAATGTTCCAGAGGTTAATCCCCATGTTGTTCCAAATGCTCTTCCTGCTCCTAATGTTGCATTCCTACAGCCGTCTCCATCATTAAATTGTCCTGTTACAAAATCATCATAAGCATCAAACCAGCCAGACTGAGTTGGCAATTTAATTTCAACATGAATATTATTTCCAGTTAATGAAGTAGTAGTTGGTACAAATGTACCAGTTGCTCCATTTATAGTCATTGTGAAATTAGAAGTTGTTGGAGAAACTTGTCTAAAATATCTAATAAATGTTCTACTTCCCGCTAACCCTGTATAATTTCTAGCAGATCCTCCTGTTCCTCCATCATTAAATACCGAACCATTTATAATATTAGTTGTTCTAAAATCTGATACATATCCATTTGTTCCAGAATAAAGTAATCGGCTATCTATAACCTGTAATCCATCAGTATGCCCAGATGACCCGTCGCTCAATGATTGAGTAGAATCCCATGGATTAGACGTAATATCAGATACTAAATTATAAGAAATTCCAGATTTTAATCTATAAGTCTCATCATCAAATCCTTCTACATATGCAGTAGATGACGCTGAAACATTATCTAATAAAATATTATTAATACTAGAAGCTCCACCACTAGTATTTCCTTGAATTGTACGCTTAACATTAGTAGTTACACTAATTAAATTATTTAGGATTCTTCGGCCTGAAGAAGTTAAAGTTGCAACTTTATTAACTATACTTACTTGTAAAGCTTCATTACCAGAACAATTTCCTAATGCCTGAGATGATGCTGATAATAATACTCCGTATGTATTACTATTTCCAGTAAAACTAATTGCGTCACTATCCTGGCTATATGTATTTCTATATGCATTATCTATATTAACATTATATTGGGCAGTTCCTCCTGTATGATAGTCTATTCCAGATATTTTTTTACTACCAGTCATAGATAATGTATGTAAGCTATTTCCAGAATATGAAGTTGAAGTAGCGTCATCATCTAATATAAATTCAAGGTTTCCTAATATTCTATTGAAGTTAGTACCGTCAATATGTTGTATATAAATATAATTATAGCCTTGACGAATTAGAGAATCATCCATTCTTACTAAGTATGTTCCAGTTCTATTATAGAAAAATACAAAAGGATCTCCTTGAGCAAAATATGATGGAGTTGCAACTGATATATTTATACCAGAAGATGCTCCACTTGAAGTTGAGTCTGTTGCAGATAAGATAGTTAAATCTATTGTTGCTGAAACTTTTTCAGTTCCATTAATATATAATTTTAAATACCCTTTATCTGCATCACTAAACATTTTTGCAGCATATGAAGGGGTAGGAGTTGCAGTATGAGCAATTACTTGATAGTTTAAATCTCCGGTAATATTTCCTGAAGCTAATGAGCAAATTCCAAATCTTTCGGCAATTTGAGAAGTTGGATGATCTAATATTGACCAAGTTCCATCGACTAAAATTGGAGAAGTTGATAGATCACCTCCAAAATAACTCTGAGCTGTAATAGGATTAGATGAATCAAAACTTAATTTACCATTAACATGAGTTCCTGATTTTGTTCCATCATAGTTTGATAATATTGGAGCGGGTGGTGGAACTAAAGATTTAAGTATTTCATTAAATCTGTCTACTGCTGTTCCAACTGGAGTAGTTGGAACAAAATCTGTAAATAATCCGTCTGTATAGTCAGTATCTTCAGCTTGGCCTATTTGTGCAGTTCCAGCACTTAGTAAGTCATATCTAGTACTACTTACTGTAAAAAATACACTATTTCCATCATATTCTAAAGTGCCTTCTTCTGGAGTTATAGCTAATGACGTATTTGATAATAATATTTTACCAATTTTATTAGTTGAAGTTCCTATATTATAAGTTGATGTGGGGTATAATTCTCCAGTTGGGTTAACATTCCATAAACTTCCAACTAAAGAATTATTTTGCCATACTGCAATATTATTATTACTTCCAGGAGTACCAACTGATCCTCCTCCACTACCGCCTAATGCTTGAATTAATAAGTATAAACTATCTAATGCGTCTTGTATATTTGTTCCTATACCAGGAGATCCTGTAATTAAATTATCATATTCTATATCATTTGCTCCAACTCCAGCAAATAAATCTGAAAATTCAGACTCTCCAAAGGTTAAGCTTTTCCAACCGAATGATTCACCCATATATCCAAAGAAGTCTACACCAGTGAATATAATATCACCAGGAACTCCAGCAACAGGTAATCCAGTTTCTAAATATAATTGTGATGGGGCTAATGATTTTAATCTAAGTCTCTCAACTTCACTTAATTCTCCAATGAAAGATTTTGCATATATTCTTCCTTGGTCATCTATACGTAAATCATTAGATAAGTCATTATCTCCAAATAAATCAATATGTAATAATTTATTTAAATGAATAGTGTCAACTGTTAATTCTTTAATACTAATAGAATTTGCAGTTTGATTAAAATTAATAAGAGTTAAATAATCGTCAAATGAATTAGAAAGTGTTTCAAAATTTATATTTACTTTACTAAGTATTCCTGAAAGACTTGAATTAGTAATATTTTTTATACTATTTACTCTCTTGAAAATGTCTTCCACTAAACAATAAATATTTTTTATTATTTATTTAAAAATAAAAATGCCAACTTATAAAAGTTGGCAGTAGTTTAAATACAAAAGAATTAAGTTTTTTTTTAAAAATAAGTTAAAGGGTTCGCCTCTATTAAATTTTTAAGTATCTGCTTAGCTCTAAACACATTAACTTTTGCAGTTCCATATGGTATATTTAATTTTTTAGATATTTCTTCATATGATAATTCGTCAAAGTATCTTAATTTTAGTGCAATTTTATATTTATCCTCTATAGTTTCTATAGTATTATTAAGAGATTCATGCAGTTGTTGTTTTATAAGTTTATCATCAGCTAATAGGTCAGGATCTATAATATCTATTGAGTGAGGATCATCATATGTATTTAAATATGTATCAAGTGATATTGTATTATTCGTAGCTTTATTTTTTCTTAACATGTCTATATAAGTATGATTTGCTATAGAGAATAACCATGTTGAGAATGCTGAAGTATAGTTATATTGATTTAATTTAAAAAAGGCTTTAGTGAATGCTACGTTTACAACGTCTTTAGTTAAATCAGAGTCTTTAGTTTTTTTATTAATGAAATTAGTAAGAGCAGTATTATATTTAGTTATTATTATTGCAAATAATTCAGAATTATTAGTCTCAATAATTTTATTAATTAATTCTGGATCTATTTTAATATTTTTTATTGAATTATTTTTTTTCATATCTTATTTAATTTAACAAAATCACTAAATTTAGAATATTCGAAATTTGTATTATTATAATTTGTTTTGTATTTATTAATTATTTTATCACTTATATAGTCAGGCATATTCCCTAAGTGTAATCTAATGAGTTTTTCATTAAGTTTTAGATTTGATTTAATTAAATTATAATTAGCAGTTAAATCGATAGTATATAATTCATTTATACTGTTTATTATAGACTCAACTATTAAGTCTATATTAGTATCAAAGTCTTGTATTATATCATCATGAAGTTTAACTAATTTATTTGTAATTCTTACAAAATCAACTTTACTTAAATCCTCTTGTATTTCATTAAATATATTAGGGATATTATCAGATTTATCTCCAGATAATATTTTTTCTATTAAAGATTTAAGTGGATTAATATCATATTGTTTATAATCTTTGTTTGTAATAAGATTCTTCATTATATCTTTTAAAGATCCTTCTGAATTTAAAGAAAAGTTAAAAATATCAGGAGTATATTCAATAAAAGTATCTATGAATTCTTTTGGAGCATATATTTTTTTATTTTTAGTTTGTCCCTTTGGAGTTAGCATAATATTCCAATTATTTTCATTTTTATAATGCAATAATTGTTGTAAATCAGTGTCTATGCTCCATATAATATTTTTAGTATTTTCAGGTTGGTCTATGATATATTTAAAGAAATCATCAGCTTCAATATTATTTCCTTCTAATATAGAGACTCCTGGAATATCTTGTAATTTATATTTAATAGTATCGGCGAAATAATTAAAATATAAAAACATTTTAGTATTATGCTCAGTTTTTCTTCCAGCTTTATACTCAAATTGTTTTTGAATACTATCTTTAAAATATTCTTCTAAATATAATTTTCTCCATGACCGGCCTTTATCAAAAATAAACGTTATATTGTCTAAACTTTTACGTAATGGATAAATTGTAGAGTTTAAATATTTTACTATAAAATCATTAAATAATTTACCAGGCTCATCCTTTAATATGTATCTCTCCTTTTCATCTGACCATGACGCGACTTCTTTTACATCAGCATTATTTAATTTATAATTAATCATATTTGATGAAAGAAATAAGATTACATTTGTGTCAAATAGTAGTTTCATTTAATATATACCCTTTTAACTTATACACAAAATACTAAAAAATGTTTTAAAATAAAAAAGGACCTATTTTTAATTAGGTCCTTTTAATAATTTATTTAATCATTTGTTTAGAGATACCCCTCTTCATTAAGAATATCTTTAATAATATTAAATTGGTCGTCTGAAAGATTTTCTACAAAGTCTTCAATATCCTCTGGTGGATTTACTGGAAAATCAGTAAGACCTAATTTAGTCCATAATGGATCATTTTCATCTAATGGTTCAAAGTCAACACCATCTCCTTGTAGTAAGGTAGTTAAACTTTGAGCTACACCAAATCTGTCATAATCTTCATTTTCATTAACTGTTCTTTTTGCGTTTTTTGGTAAAGACTTAGCTAAATCTTTAAGGTCTTCAATTGCATCACTATATTTTGACATATAGCCTTTTAAAGACTCTATTCCTTTAGATACAAAAGATATAAATTTATCCCATATTTGTTTTAAACCTTCATTTAATTCTTTTTTCTTTTTAATATCGATTGTCGCTTTAATTTCAGTAGTTCTAGTTTTTTCTTTTATAATTCTAGCAATAAAAGCTCGGAGAATACCATTAACTTTTTTCTCTATTATTTCTATAATTTCTTTATATGGAATAGTAGATCGAGTATATCCTCTAGTAAATGATACTATTAAATCTCCGACTTCATGTTTAGTTTTACCAAGAGTATCCATCATAGATAGAATATCACTTTTAACTTTAGATTCTTTTTCAGATACATCTTTAATTAAATCTTGATATTTTTTAAATTCAGTAGTTAATGTAGTATTTAATACTTTCCATTCCTTAACTGCTTTTTCTAAATCTTTTTTTAATTTAGTTTCTTCTTTAGAAGAAAGAGCTTCATTTATAAATTGCTCAAATAATTTTACCTTATACATTTCATTTTTTATTTTTTTTACTATTCTCATTTAATCCAATGGGTTTCTCAATTAATTCTCTAGTTGGGTCTGTATAAATTCTAGTATTTCTTTCAGCATCAAGTAAGTCCTGTATTTTTATAGCAGTATCTTTACTAATTGCAGCATAGTCTATTAATTTACCATTTTTAAATATTTTATTTTCATAGTTAGATGTACTAGTAAGCTCATCTATTTTATGAAATTTTTTATAAGATTTTATATAACTCATTTTTAATAATTATTATTTTTAAAAAAATAAACATCGCCTTTTACATTAACAAATTCTCTTACTGTATCTTCTGTAAATTTTGGGTCATTTTCTTCAATATAAAAATCTCCTTTAACCTCTACAGGCCCTCCTTCAAGACTAGTCAAATAATTATAAGAACAATGAAAATCTCCATTTATTATTTTAGGTACACCTTCCAAATTAGATAAATAGTTATTATTACACCAATATTCTCCTTTAACTATTTTTGGTGACCCATCTAAATTAGTTAAGTTATTATTAGAACAATAAAAATCTCCATTAATTTTTTCAGGGCAATCAATTAGACTAGTTAAATTATTAGCAGCACAATTAAAATCTCCATTAGATATTTTAGGTACTCCTTTTAAATTAGTTAAGTAATTACCAGAACAATTAAAATCTCCAGTAACTATATTAGGACCATCAACTAAACTAGTTAAATGACTACGATAGCAATAAAAATTTCCATTTATTATTTTAGGTACCCCTTTTAAATTAATTAGATCAGTAACAGCACAATCAAAATCTCCTGATATTTCTTCTATATTCAATATACTTAAATCACTTATTCTTTTTATTTCAATATTACCAATTATAACTTTAATATTCTTAAATTTCTCAATATTACCCATATTTATAATAAAAGTTTCATCAATTGGTTTCACTACAAATATTTGTTCTTTAGTATAACCTTTATTTAAGTAAGGAAGTAATAAGTCATCCCATCTTTCTTTAAGCCTTCTAGGTATAAATATATCTTTAGCGCTTGGCTTAGGAGTTTCTTCTTCAGATATAAATTGTTCAAATAATTTTATATAACTCATTCTTTATTTTTTTTAATTTTTTCTCGTCGTATATGTCATATATTGTATTATTTATCTCGTTTTTTATTTTTTGAAGTTTAATTAATTTATTTTTATTTATTTTACTATTTAATAAAATAATTTCAAATCTATCTCTAATTCCATTAAAAATGTTCAAAACTGCACTATACGATATTCGTATATCTGTTTTATTACGGTTATGTTTTTTCTTAAATTTTATTTTATTATGCCATTCTTTAAGTGATTCATTTAATAGAGTAGTTGAATCAATATGTTTAGTTTTAATAATATAAATAGTATTTCTTTTTTTATTAAACCAAACGGCAGAAAGAGAAAAAGTCCTATTAGATAGGACTCCGAGTTCTTTATTTAGAATATCTTTTATTTTGCAATAGTTTGAATCTGATTCAAATACAGTATAGTCATTTAATATTTTTAATATATTATTATTAATTGTATCTAAGCCATATGCAGCGTATATTAATGATGTAATTTTAGTAGAAGTAGTATTTAAAGTATTTTCTAAATTAGTAGAATTAATACTACTTTTTACACTAATAAATTCATTATTTCTTTTAATATCATAAAAAATAGTATTTCTATTTGTTATTTTAGCATTATATAAATTAGAAACTAGGGTCTCTGTAAAAATAGATAATTCACGAGAATCTTTTAATGTAAATATTAGAGATAATTTATTATTTAGGCTTTGTATTTTATTTTGACAAATATCTGTCCTATTTAAAAATGAATTTAAATCAATTATTGATCCATTTGATTTATTAGAAATTAATTGAAATAAATAATTCATTCATTTATCTTTCTCAGGGTATTCTTATAAAAGAATCGTTGGTCTTCTGTTAAATCTGAGTATTTAGTATTAATTAAATTTTTCCAAACTTCAATATTTTCAGTTTCGTTTAATAAATGAGTTAAGCTTTCCATTAAAATATTATATTTGGCTTCTATATTAGTTGATTCAAACATTCCTTGTTTAGGAGAAGCATTTTGAATTTCTCTGTATAAGTATGGAAATTCATTATGTAAAAATTCTGGCATTAACTTTTTATATTCAGTATAATTATTTTCCGTTATATATTGCCTAACTAAATTGCTTGATGTATACTTTGGTAATTTATATAATTTAAAATCTTTATTTAGGTTTAAGTCAATTTTTTTATTTTTAGCATATTCAACTTGTAATTTATATGATCCAATTTTATCTTCGCCTGACCCCCATAATATAGGTTCATAAGTTGGTCTTACTAATTTCAATAAGTCTTCAATCCATCCACGTTTAGTATATAAAACAGTTTCTATTAAATCTTTATGATTATCTTTTACTTTATTAAATATTTTTTCTTGAGCACTTTTATTAAAAGGAAATTTATCATTATTCTTATCTTGCTTAATACATATTATAATCGTAGGTAATCCATTTTTATTTTTTAAAAGTTCTAAACTTTTTAAATGACCAATATGAAATGGCTGAAATTTACCTACTAAAATATTTACATTTTTAGTTTCTACTGGATTAATTTCAATTGACTCTTCTATATAGTTATTTACTTTAATTAAATCATCATCTATCTCGCTAGTTACAAATTCGTTAAATAATGGAAAGTATCGTTCGTATAATTCGTTCTTTCTTAAGAAAATATTTATTTTGTCTATTAAGCTATTAAATTGTATTAATATGTTTTTATCAAAAATTTTACCACTGGTTTTTTTACGTTTTTTTCTAAAAAAATTTAATAATATTTTATATATCTCTTTATAATTGTCATTTTTATTTAAATTATTAATTACACCAATATCTCTAATATAGTTTATATTAATTTGGAAATTGTCGGTTCTTAAAAACTCTGGAACGTTTATTAAAATACTTGAATATTTTTCGCCATATTCATTTATAAATTCGTTAAATACATAATTACAGAATTCAATATATTTATCTTCAAATTTTTCTGAACCTAAAAATATTTTATTAAAATCTAAAGTTTCAATAAAATTTAATAAGTCTATAATAATTAAATATACATAGTCATCAGTACTTTCTTGTTGTACATTTTCTATTTTTCTTTGTTTAAATAATGGGTCAACTATTTTTGCTAAAATTGTATTTTCAGTATTATCACCAATAAATCTAAATATTAATTCATTAAATTTTCTAATATCTTTTATTTTTATCTCTTTACATAATAACTTTACTATAAATGTACTAAAATCCTGTAGTTTAAATTTATCTTTTAGTTGCTCAACTGGAGTCTGTATAAATTCTAAAATTTGATTCTTTTGTTTATCTGTTAGTTTTCCTTGAAATATAATACGAGGCTTGCTTATTCCTAAAGTATCTGACCAATAATCTAATTGTTTTTTATCATGAATAGTATAGTCTGCGTCATTCTGGTCGTTTAAAACATGAATATAATTTAATAGTAAGTTATTTGGTAAAATCGAAGAGTCTGGACTATATCCTGTCCCAAATATAAAATTATGAGGTAATTTGTTTTTTATTTCTACTGGTAAATTCTCAATATAATTAATAGGGGTTTCATAAAATTTACTAATAATTCTGTCTATATTAGTAATCTCTTTATCTTTTTTAAAAAATTTAAAAGTATTATCACTACATTTTCTAAATGAAAAACTAGAAAAATTATTTTTTTCATTTATAATTACCTCTTTATTAAAAAGTTCATAAATAAAGTCATTTCCTTTTTTTTCTAAAATATCTTGTAAATGTAAAATACTACTCATATTGTTATTTATTTATCCTACTTTTAAATAGGGCGAAACTTTTTTATTTTATTCCGCGACCTTTCACTAATAAAAGCCTAATAAATATTATAGAATATATTTAATATGTATTAGGCTTTATACAATTCTAATTATCTTAGAGCGAATCTAATAAGTCTTTATAACTATTTTCAGAAGGCTCATCAGCTTCAACAACTGGTTCTTTTTCTTTTTTAGTTTTTGTTTTTTCAGAAAGACTTTCATTTTCTTTTTTAATTGAATTTCCTAATTCTGTAGCAGTGACTACTTCTTTTTTAGATTCTGAAGGTACTGCCGCTAAATTATCATTTCCTTTCTTAAAAGAAGATGAAAATACTTCGTCTTTAATTTTTTGATATGGTATAATTGATTCTAAAAATTCTCTAGTCTTTTGGTCCATACCTTCTTCAAGTTGTTTAGGGTAATACTCCATTAAGTTTGGTGAATTATCTTTTAAATATGAAAATACATCTTTCATACCTTTTTCAGACATTTCAGTAGGATTACCATTAAACTTAAACGGAGTTAATTCATTAATAAATTTACTACCATCATAATTATTGTATTTTCCTTTTTTAGAAACTACCAAAAGAAAATCTTTACCTTTTAATAAATCATATGGATTTACACTTACGGTATCTAATAATCCGTCTGTTGCTGGATTAATTTCAGTTTCAATTAATTTATTAATATTAAAACCAAAATTAAATACTTTAATTTTTCCTTCTAAATCTGGACGATTTGGGTCCTTTACTATTTGTACTAATGAGAAAAACTTAGAAAAACGAGAAAAATTCTGTCTTAATTCATTTACTAAATTTGCATCATCTTTTGCTAATTTCTTAAGTATAATATCATATTTAAGAGTTAAACTAAACTGACCAAATGCAGATGGGTCTTCAATAATTAGTCTTTCATTAGAAATTGAGTTTTTCATAATACAGATGTCCTTCTGAAATTTACTTTTATCAGGATCTGCATAAAATGGTATAAACCGTATAACTGATTTATACACTTTTTTGTCTACTGACTGCTCTGGTTCTGGAGAATAAAGATTTTCATCTACTTTACGGTCATCTTTCTTTTTTTCACTGAACTGATTGCTGTTCAAATTAAATAATTTTTTGTAATCTTCCATTTTGTTTTAGTTTTTTTAAAGTTAAACAATGTTTTTAATTATCATCAATTAATATAACAAATTGATAAAAATGTTTTAAAATTAAACAAAAATAATTAATGGAATTTTACTTCAATTACTGACTTTTTTATCCTAAAGACTATAGGACAACCCTAGAAAGAAATATTTTTTATAAAACTGCATACCATGTCAAAATTCCAGACTTATAAATTTGCTTAACTTTAAAATATTGTTTTTACTATTTTTTATTTATTTTAAAAATATTTTTTCGAAAAAGATGAAAAAAACTAAAACAAATTCATTTTTTTTAATAGAAGTGATAGAGTGCTTGCTAAGTCTAATTAACTCTTAAGTTTCTAATTATAAAAATAATACTTAAAAAAATAAAGAATATATTTTTAATATTAAAACAAAAATTAAAAAAACTAAAAAAACAAATTATAAATTAAAAAATACTTTTAATATTAAAAAATAAAAATTAAAGATTAAAGAATATATTTTTAATATTAAAAAAATAAAAGATAAATTAAAATTTAGAACTTAAGTTTTAAATTAGCACTTCAAAAGCGTAAGCTATGTTTATTTTAAAGTAAAATAAACTTTTAATGACACCTATTGAAATTCCTCATATTTTTAATAAAACTGTAACTAAATACCTTTTATCATTAACTGATAAAATATATTTTGGTAAATATAAAAATTTAACTATAGAAGAAATTATTATTATAGATTACCAATATATAGACTTTTTAATTAAAAATTCAGGAAAAGTTTCTTTTACAAAAGAAGTTAAAGATAAAATAAAATTTAATATTTCTAGTAAAAAATCTTTAAAATCTTTATTTAAAAATAAATAAATGTAAATGGATGAAGAATTAAATAAACTTCTACAGGAACTACTTTTAGAACATTGTAAAATACAAGATAATACTTTAGCATCTAATGATATTTTAAATAAAGCTTTAACTGAATGCCAACTTAATGGTATACCTTTTTCTGAATTAAAAGAACCTATTGAACAATCTGAATTTACTAAACAAGACTCTACTCGTGAATCTTTAGAAAAAGAATTACAAGATAATATGAGTCAATTAGACTTATGTTTAAAGGATATTAATTCTAAAACTAAAGACCTTGCATCAAATATTAATAAAAATTTAATAGTTGATGCTACTTTATCTAAATTAAAAGAATATAAAGATTTATATGAACCGATATATCAATACCATTTTGAATTAAAAAACCAAGCAGATCTTCTTTTACAAAAAAGACAAACCTATTTAGATAGTATTAATGTAATAAGAACATCTATAACAAATATTTCTAATACTATAGATAATAAAACTCTTGAAAGAGATAAATATTCTACTACTGATAAAACTTTATCAGATAATATACAAAAAGAAATAAATTCATTAAATTTAAAAAAGAATGTATTAAAAACTAAATTAGAGTATTTAGTAAATAGAGAAAAAAATAAAATAAAGTTTGACTCTATTTTAAATACTGAATTTATTATAGATGACACTGCTATTGATAAAGATGCAGCTAAAAAAGAATTATTAAATAAACTTATTACAGGAGCTTTTCTAGAATCTAATATTTCAATATTTTCAAATGCTTATGCAAGTAATTTAACTATTAATGCAACAGATGTAGAAATAACAAAGGATTTAAATTTTAAAATACTATTTGATTTTATACATCAATCAATTGATTTAGATGATAATATTAAAAAAGAAAATATACTTAATATTTTACAAAAAAAATCATTTATTACTAATTTAACAAATTTTACAATAGAACAAATTCCTGATGAGTATAAATATTCAGGAATTTTATATGAACAATATTATAATCTTTTTCAAGACCCTATTAATAATTTCTTTTCTTTAGACGAAAGAGGTCTTACATCAGACCAATCTAAAATTGATATTGAATTAAAAAATGATATTGAAGTATCTAAGCAATCTGGAATAGATATTTCAAACAGTGTTAAGATTGATATTAATGGAATAACTTATTATATTAAAGATTTTAAGAAATTTCAAGAATTTAATAGTACTATACAAAGCCAATTAAATATTAGAATTAATGAAATAAAAGAATCTAAAATTAAACCTAGTTTAGATAAATTAATTTTTATGCTAAAGGAATTAGCTACTACCCAGATAAAATATATTTTAGCATACGGCGATTTATTTAGCAGTACATTAGTTAAAGATGATTTAATAATTGATTTAAATAATCCTAAACTTATCTTAAATATTAATAGCGATTTGAGTTCTATTATTAATACAATACATAATATATACAATTCATACAACTCTGGTTATAAAGATTTAACTACTGAAATACATAAGTTAGAATCAGAGCAATTACAGAATATATCAGTTATTAATAATTTTAAAAATGATTTATCTTCTGTACAATGTTCTAAAAAGACGGGTAGTCTTGACGAACTTACTGAACCAGAAGGGGCTGGTATTGATCCTTTAGGAAGACAAAGTTTAAAGAACGGTATAAGTATTTCTAATCCAAATATAACTAAGTGGTGTTATTGGGTAAAATTTGCTAAAATTGCAACTATGGCAGGATTACTCCCTATACCAGAAGCTCCATCATTTAGATATTGGCCATATGGATTAGTAGTTCCAACTCCGGCTGGTCCTAAAAAAATACAACTTCCTCCAGTTTTTATACCAATAACTGTTATTTCTTCTAATTTAGGAACAATTGTAATATTTGTAGTACAGTGTGGAATACTACCATGCCCTTTAGTTTTTTATATTTCTAAAAGTGGAGTCAAAAAATTTTTAATTACACTAAAAGGAGAATCTACTGAATTCGGTCAGCCTAACGATTCATCTAATATTAAAGATTTTTTACAAGCTAAACTTAATATACTTAAAAACTTCGGTCTAGACAAACTAAAATTATTTGGTATTTCAAAACCTGAATTAGATTTTTTAAAAAAAATAGGAATAGACCAAACATTTGACGAATTTACTGCAGAAATATATAGTGAATTAGCCCAAAAAATTGATGCTATTCAATTGCCTCCAATGACTAATTTTAATAAATTAAAAGATAAATTAGGAAAAAGCCTTAATGACTTATCAATTGATGAAAAAATTAATTTAATAAAACTAGATTTTTATGAATACATAGATAATATTGATTTTCCAACACTTGAATTACCTAAAGATAAAACTAAAATATACCCTAAAAAAAATAGTGGAAAAAGTATTAATGATTTATTTAAAGATTATAATACTAATAAATATAAAGATGATAATAAAGAAAAACGAAATTTAAAAACTAAAATTTTAAATGAAATTGATAAACTTGATATTTCTGATATAGTAGGAGATATTCCTGATATACCTATAAATGATGAGAATTTAGTTAAAATAAAAGATAAATGGAATAAGATTCTATCTAAGAGTTTTGATAAAATAAAAAATAATCCAGAATTAGCATTTTCATTATTAAATATACAACAATTAAATGAAATTACAATAGGCAATCCTTTTAATTGTAAAGATGAATTACCTCCTATTAATATAAAAATTCCAGGAGCGGCTCTGGAAATAATTATTATAGTTGAACAACTAATAGCCTCAACCTTAAATCTTTTAACTTCTGAAAATATTAAGGAAATACTATCGTTAGAATCTATATCTCCATCTAGAATGAAAGACAGTTTAAAAATAATAATTAAAAAAACGGTTCCTGATAAATTTTTGCCAGATTTCCTTTATGACTTTAGTATTATAAATATTATGAAAAATACATTAATTAATATTTATAAAACTCTTGAATTAAGCTTTAATTTAGATTTAATACAAGCAGGAATAAAAATTGATATGAATATCTTAAAAGAACCAATAAAAAAATCATTGGACGATTCTATTAAAAGTATTACAAAGTCATTTCATTTAAGTATTGATACTGATTTTATAAATTTTAGTCCAACTGATATGAAGGTTTTATTTAAAAAAACTATTAAAGATAGTATTGAAGTGTCTTCTGCTATTTTTGAAACACCGTTTAATACTATACCGGCATTAAAATCAATTAAAGATATAAATTTAATGGATGTTATGACAGGTCTTTTAAAGAATCCACTTATGCTTTTTGGAAAAAATGCAAATGACCAAATTAATCTTACTAATATTAAAGCTCTTAATGATGCGTATAAAGTATTAGAAAATGCCATACCTATACCATTCGTAGCGTCTTTATATTTAATTGCATCTGGAAATACTAAAGCCCTACAGACACTCCATCCAATTTTAGAATATGACGACTTACCACCATGGGAAAGGCTAAGTCTCGACAATTTTATATTTATGTTATTTATGGATAGCTTTTTACATACTACTAAACAACGTTCAGGCTTTTAAAATAAAAATTTAATAATTAAAAACAATTTAATATTTTTTTATATAAAACACATATTATTAATAATAGTACTAACCTTATTTAAATAAATTTTTATGAATACACAATTAATGGATTTTGAAACGGAAGTTGAACCTATAAATGAATTTGCTAAATATTTAAGTGAACATCCTGAATATTTAGAGTCATCTAAAGAATACAATATTGGACAAATTATTGAAGTTATACCTAGTAAAATTAATTTTTCTGATAAAACTTTAGAACTTTATGAGAAAAAATCTAAGACTAATGTTTATGTTAGTTTTAAAGACTTAACTACTGATATTAAAGAAATTGAAGATGGCAATATACCGTCATTAAAAGTAGCAGTTATTAAGGTATCTAAAGCTAATGAAGTTTTCGCGTCAGAAAAAAAATCGCAAGAAGCCTTATATTATACTGAATTATTTAATTTTAATAAAAATAATCAATTTTTTAAAGTTAAATATACTTCATTAGTTAATGGAGGTTACCTTGCTTTATATAAAGATATATATGAAGTATTTGTTCCAGGAAGTTTAGCCGGAGCAAATGTTATTTTAGATTTTAAAAAACATCTTAATAGTGAATACTATGTAATGGTTGATAACTATGACAAAGATAATAAACTATTTATAGTATCATATAAAAAATATTTAAATAAGGCTTTACCTTACAAAATTAAAAATGAGTTAGATATTACTAAAAAATATACAGCTCATTTGACAAATAATCCTTATCCTTTTGGTATGTTTGTTGAATTTGATGGAACATATACTGGATTATTACACTCAAGTGAGTTTACTGATTATAATGAAATAAAAAAATCATATAAAATTGGTGATACGATTGACGTATATGTTAAAGATATTGTTAAAAAAGATAAACAACTCCGAATTACCCTAACTATGGATTCTCTAAATACTAATAATAACTTACTTAAATGGTATGACTTAAGATTACTTTTACAAGATAAAAACTTTAATTATACTATAAATGGTGATGTTATTAATATAATAACTGGAGATACCCCAATTTCAATAACAGTGGATCCTGCTGAAATACGTAAAAATAGAGAATTCTCCAAAATTAGAATTAAATCAGTAAATATAATGGACCAACATATAGAATTTGATTTTACTAATTAAAAAAAATATAATGGAAACTAAACAAATTAATTTACCTAAAGATGAAGATGTGGATTTTCAATGCAGAAAATTAATGTTATCTATTTTTAGTGAATGTAATATAATTTTTAAAGAAACCCGAATAGGTAATCCAACAGAAATTAATTTTTTCTTAAATGAAAATCAAATTAAATATTTTAAAAAATATAACCATTTTTCTACATTTAAAACAACTTTTAATAAATCTAATGACTCGCATAAAGTTGTTCTAACTCTAGACCCTACTCATTATGGAAGTACTAATAATACAATAAGAAAAACTACACTAGAAATTAATTACATTTAATTTTAATGAGAAGACGAAAACCCTATACTACTGAAGAATTTTTTAAAAATCTAGAGAAATCTTTAAAAAAAGATAGTTTAGTAATTAACAAAACTTTAAAAACGCATTTGCAAAGTATTGTTAATACATCTATAACAGAAAAAGCACGGCCTGAAGCTATACGTATTCTTTTAAAATCAAATAAAACTGAAATTGGAGAATTTTTATATGCGCATTACTCGGATGGTAATGGAGTTGGGCTAAATTGTATAGCTCTAGACTTTATTAAATTAAGATTAATTAAAGATGGAAAACTTGGCAAAAATACTGGTAAACACTTTGGAAATATAGATTTAAATGACTTATAAATTTAAATACTCCATTATACTTCCTTTTTTAGATTCTTTAAAAACTACAGAATATTTAGAATCTCTTTTACAAAAAATACCATACGCTCTTGATATAGAAATTATATGTATAAATAATTGTACATATACTAATAATTCTACATTTGATAGACTTATTAATTTTTTAATTAAAGAAACTAACTGTATTTTTGAATTAATAAATTATGGAATTTCAAATAGTAATGGCGAATATATTATTCTTTTAAATGAAAATGTTATTATTAATGATAATAATTGGATTGAGAATTTATATTTAAATTTATATGATAATTCAGGAGTTGGCGTAAATATGATGGAAATACATAATGTTAATTTTATGTATTTATTTCCATCTTTAATTAAGAGAGACGTATTTTATAATTATGAATTTAATAATTATACAATACCTGAATTTGGCGTCATGGATTTTTGTGATTTGTTAATAACAAATAAACATCATTTTAATTTTATTAAAAATAATGTTTGTGAGTATATTGATGATGAAAAAGAAATATCTAACAGATTAATTAATGATGAATTAATTAAATATAAAAGGGAGTCATTTTTAAGAAAATCAAAACATAATATAGATGTTTTAGTTGAAGTTATTACTAGTAATAGGTCTACTACGACTTTACCAATTACTCTTACTTCTATTTTAAATCAAACTAAAACTCCTAGAGTATTACTATTAATGTGGAATGATATAGAAGAATACTCGGAGAATAATCCATTGTTTTTACTTATACAAAATATATTAAAAGGTATAGAGAGTAAAGGAACTGATGTTATTGTTATAAATTCAGATATAGACCATATATCTAAAAAACATCAATTTGCATTAGAAACTAATAGAACTAATATTAATTGTAAATACCACTACAGAATTGATGATGACTGTTTGGCAACTTATAATACTTTAGAAAACTTATATAATTTTTTAGAAGCTACTCTTAATTGTTATGCAGTTGGTCCATTAGTAGTAGATCCAGCTTTACCTATTAATACAAATGAAGTAGATATATCATCTAAAATAGAAGATATATTTTCATCTATGAATGAACAATGGCTAGATATTAATAGAGGTAAAAAAGAAGTGGACCATTTATATTCATCATTTATGTTTAGAACAAACGACTATAATATTAATTATGAATTAAATTTATCTCCAGTATCGCATAGAGAAGAAACTTTTTTTAGTTTAAAAATGAAATTAGCAGGGTATTCAGTATATGTGGATACTTCTACTAAAGTTTTACATTATCGAAATAATAATGGAGGAATTAGAAAATATAATGATATTGAGATTGAAGAATATTCTATGAGTGACGAGAAGATATTTCAAGAATTTTTAATTAAAAATAATTTATTAAAAAAAAAGTAATATCAGTAGTATGTAATGGTGGATTAGGAGATTGCTATATTTTAAAAAGATGGATTAGAGATAATATAGAAAAAAATAATGATATTCATTTTCAAATATTTACATATTATCCTTTCATTTTTAAGAACTTTTATAAAAATATAGCTATAAATAATATTACCTCTTTTAAGTCAAAGTTATATATTTATTATTTAGATAAATTAAGTATTAATACTGATATATATGAATTTTGTTCAAAAAGAAAAATAAATCAAAATTTTAGTAAAACAGTTTATGAATTCTTTGATAATAGATTATTAAAGATACAATAATAATTAATTAAAAATTAAATTAAAAATATGGAAGAAATTGTTGAAAAAGATACAGACCTAGTTATTACAGAATTAAAAACAATACCTAAAAATATAATTAAAGAAAAATGTTTGGAATATTTTAATGGTGATGACCTTGCAACAGAAGTTTGGATTTCTAAATATTGTTTAAAAGATTCTAAAGGCGATTTTTATGAAATGACTCCGGCTGACACTCATCGAAGAATGGCTAAGGAATTTGCAAGAATAGAATCTAAATATAAAACTAATTTAAATGGAAAATTAAAAAAAATAAGTGAATATGGGCAAAGGCGAAAAGAATTAACTGAAGAAATAATTTTTGAATATTTTGATCATTTTAAGTATATTGTACCACAAGGTAGTATAATGGCGTCACTAGGAAATCCATTTACTATAGCTTCATTAAGTAATTGTATAGTACTACCTGAACTATATGATTCATACGGAGGTATAATGTTTGCAGATCAGCAATTAGTACAACTAATGAAACGAAGATGCGGGGTAGGCTTAGACGTTTCTAGTTTACGGCCAGAAGGATATTCTGTGACTAATTCAGCAGGTACTTCCACTGGGGCAATTAGTTTTATGGAAAGATTTTCTAATACAACTAGGGAAGTTGCTCAAAATGGACGGCGTGGCGCTCTAATTTGTTCAATTGATGTATCACATATAAATTCTCCTGAATTTGCAGTTATTAAAAATGATTTATCTAAAGTAACTGGTGCAAATATTAGCATTAAACTTACTAACGAATTTATGAATGCCGTAAAGAATGATTTAGATTTTACATTAAGATGGCCAATTACTGGAAAACCTAAAATTACAAAAACTATAAAAGCTAAAGACCTATGGAATACTATAGTTACATCCGCTAGAAATACAGCAGAGCCTGGATTAATTTTTTGGGATAGACAACATAATTATTCAACATCTTCAGTTTATCCTGAATATAAAAATATAACAACAAACCCATGTATAACCGGTGACGCCATTATAGAAACTAATATTGGTAAATTAAAATTAAAAGAAGTTATTAAAAGGATAATACAAGGGGATTATCTTGAAACTTTAAGTTATAATACAAAAAATAATAAGCTTGAATATAAAGAAATTGAAGCTGGAATGCTTACTAGAAAAAATGCAAATATTATAGAACTTGAATTAGAAGATGGAGAAAAACTTAAATTAACCCCTGATCATAGAGTATATACTAAAAAAGAAGGATGGATTGAAGCGTCTTTATTAACTAAAACAAATATTTTAATTAAAATTAATTCATTAAAAACTATTAAAAATGGTAAAATTAAATCTATAAATATTATTCAAAATGAAGATGTTTATGATATAAAAGTTAAGGATAATCATAATTTCTTTGCTAATAATATATTAGTTCATAATTGTTCAGAAATTGCAATGGGTGGAAATGATTCTTGTAGATTAATATCTATTAATTTATTTGGATTTATAGATAATCCATTTACTAAAACTGCTAAATTTAATTTTACAAAGTTTTATGAAACTACATATGATGCGCAACGATTAATGGATGATTTAGTAGATTTAGAATTAGAGTCTATAGAAAAAATATTAAACAAAATTGAAACTGATTCTGAACCAGATTACATAAAAGACGTAGAACTACGAACATGGAAAGCCCTATATGATAATGGCAAAGCAGGAAGAAGAACTGGATTAGGATTTACTGCACTAGCAGACACTATTGCAGCATTAAATATTAAATTTGATTCTAGTGAAGCTTTAAATATAGTTGATAAAATAATGAAAACTAAATGTGAAGCTGAATTTAATTCATCTATTGATATGTCTATTGAAAGGGGTAGCTTTACTGGATTTAATATTGATATAGAAGAAACCTCACATTTTGTTCAAATGCTTAAACAAGAATTACCAGATGTTTATACTAGAATGATGAAATATGGTCGTAGAAATGTATCAATATCTACGACAGCTCCAACTGGATCAGTTTCTATGCTAACTCAAACTTCATCTGGAATAGAACCAGTATTTATGTTATCTTATACACGTAGGAAAAAAGTAAATACCTCTGATAAAGATATAAAAATAGATTTTACAGATCAATCTGGAGATAAATGGCAGCATTATGAGGTACTACATCCTAAATTTAAATTATGGAAAGAAATAACTGGAAAAACTAAAGTCGAAGATAGTCCATATTATAAATCCACAGCTGAAGAAATTAATTGGTTAAATAGACTAAAATTACAATCAATATGCCAAAAATATATAACACATTCAATTTCATCAACATGTAACTTACCTGAAGATACTTCTATAGAAAAAGTTGGTGAAATCTATATGACGGCTTGGGAATTAGGTTTAAAGGGTATTACTGTATACCGGGCTGGGTCAAGAACTGGTGTATTAATAAGTAAAGAGGATTCTAAAAAAGATAATATTAAAATTCAAAAAACGACTTCTCCTAGAAGACCTAAAGAATTACCTTGTGATATACATCATATTACAGCAGAAGGTAAAAAATGGATAGTTATAATCGGTTTATTAGAAGGAGATCCGTATGAAGTATTTTCGTTTAGACCTAAATCTATTCATATACCAACTAAAATTAAATCTGGAAAATTAGCAAAAGTAAAACAGGGAAGATATGATTTAGAATTAGAAGATGGATTAATAATTGATGATATAAGAGCTCATTTTGAAACAGATGAACAGGAAGCTTTAACGAGAATGATCTCGACTTCACTTCGCCATGGGGCAGATATTAATTTTGTATATGAACAATTAAGTAAATCTCATGGTACAATTGTTGCATTTAGTAAAGCGATAGGCCGAGCTATTAAAAAATATATTGTAAATAAAGAATTAACTGGTGAAAAATGCAGTAATTGTGGAAGCTCTAATATTATATTAGAAGAAGGGTGCCAAAAATGTGCGGATTGTGGCTCGTCGAAATGTTGATTTTTTTAATAAAAAATATGTGAAATTTAAAATATTACTAGATTATCTTTAAATGTTTTAAAGGATATTCACTGGAGTTTATACATTTTTTACATTCATTTAGATATATAAATAATAATAATAAAAAATATATCTAAATGAATTTTTTATGCAAGATATGTAATCAAAATTTTAATTATTCATGTGGGTCTTTTACTATACACTTATTAAAAGATCATAAAATTTCTAGGAAAGATTATTTTATTAAAATAGATTATAATGGAATTCCACCTAAGTGTCAATGTGGATATTGTCAAGATGATGCAGTATTTATAGATAGAAAAAATAAATTTTTCAAAATAAATCCTAAGCATAGGGATTTTAATTGGTTAAAAGAACAATATATTAAGAAATATGGAGAGCCGAAATGTAAATGTGGATGCGGAAATTTAGTTAAAATTTACAGAGGGAAACCTCTTAAATATTATTCTTATAAATGTTTACCTAATAATTGGAATCAAGATAAAATTAAAGAAACATATTTTGAAAAATACGAGGTAGACCACCCAATGAAATTAAATGAAGTTAAAGATAAAATTAAAGAAACATGTTTTGAAAAATATGGAGTAGACCATCACATGAAATTAAATGAAGTTAAAGATAAAATTAAAGAAACCTATTTTGAAAAATATGGGGTAGATCATCCAATGAAATTAAATGAAGTTAAAGATAAAATTAGAAGAACTATGATACGGAAATACGGGTATGACCATATTTCAAAAACAAAAGAATTTAGAGAAAATGCTTCAAAGCGGATGACTGAAAATAATCCTTTTTTAAAAAATGGATTTAAATCAAAAAAATTTAATAATGGAAATTTATATTACCAAAGTTCTTATGAATTAGATTTTCTTCATTTTTGTGAATCTAATGGAATTATAAATTTAATAGAAAATGGTGGAGTATATCGTATCTTAGAACAAGATAGACTATATGGAAATCGTACGCTAACTGATTTTAAAATTAATGATATAGAAATAGAAATTAAATCATCTTATATTTTAAAAAAGCAAGGTGGAATTGATGTTCTTAATGCTAAAAAGAGAGCTGTAGAATCAACAGGAAAAAAATATCTTTTTATTTTAGATAAAAACTATTTAGAATTAGAAAAAATAATACAATATTTAAAATAATAATAATATCATGTTAGTAACTAAAACATATTTTAATCTTACTCAAGATCATTTAAAATTATTGCAGAGAATGCATATTGATTGGTATGACTGTGAATATGGAGCACCATCAGTAGACCCTAAACGGCCATATGGAAATTCTAGTGTCGAGTTAGATATAGCCGAAATATTAGAATGGGAACTTAATGAAAATGAAGAGTTAAGTGAAGAACAATCTGAATTAGCTAAAGAATTACATGACGACACTCGTATTGCTTTGCAAATATGTTTATACTTATTAAAGTTTGAAACTGGAGTATATGAAAAAACTAGCAATTACTCCGACCGTTCTTGGGTAAAAATTAAATAATTCTTTGCCTTTTAAATAAATAATTTAAATGGCAATAGAAAATAAAAATATAAACGATATATTTTTAAGAAATCAAACTTTAGCATATTTAGATTTACTTAATAATAGGGTTAATATAGAACAAATTGAAGATTGCGATATTTCTGATCCAAAGAGATACCCTATTCCATTTTTTTATAATTTTAGTTCCGATGAAAATTTTCTAAAAGACTTTTATATTAATTTACCTGATAGTTGCAATATACCAATTCACGCTGAAGGAAATTATGATCCTATTCCACGGGGTATTATAACTTTTACTGGATTAATTGTAAGAAGTAGTGACATAGTTAATAAATTTGTAAGAGGAACCTTCCAAAAAGAAATTAAAGGAGATAATAATGAACGTATAACAAAAGCTTATTCAAGTATGTTATTTGCTATTCCTTTAACCTTGAATTATGATGTTGAAATTAAAACAGCAAGCTTAAATCAAGCATTTAAAACAGTACAGACTATTATTGATATTTTTTATAAAAATAATATTATGTATTATCAATATAAAGGACTTAGAATACAGAGTAATATACAATTTCCTGAAAGCTATAACGTTGAAAAGATTTTGAAATTTACGTATGCTGAAGATAATAAAATAAATATAAAATTTTCAAGTGAAATTGAGACATATTATCCAGCGTTTGACGAAACTACTGAAAGATTTAGAGGTAGTATAATGAAAGAAATAGACGGAAATATATACGATGAATCCCAACTATTAGACCAACTAAAAGTTAAACCTAAATAATTTTTTATTTTTTAATAAAAAATTTCAAATAAATAAAAATAATATAAAAATACATATTAATAATGGAAACTACTAAAGAACTTAAATTACAATTAGAAGATTTAAATAATGTAATTAAAGGAAATTCTTCAAATCCAATATATATTGAAGTTGCCTCAGTTTTAAAAAATCATCTTGCAAAAAATAAGCTAGATCCTAAAGAAATTGTAGAGTCATTAACTAAATATAAATTTGATTATTTTATTAATGAAACTCTAACTAGTATTACAGAAAAATTCGATATAGAAGATAAATCATCTATTGTATCAAATAGTATAACCGAGTCTATTTATGACTTTAAAATAGCAAACGATATTAAAACCCTAAGAACTACTAGTATTGGAAAAGACCCAATGCTAAATGGGTATCTAATTAAATTAGAACAATATATTAATGAAAATAAAGGAGTTCCTCAATATAGATATATTAATGAATTTATAAATAGAGTAAGCCCTTATAAGTATGACTCTGAAGTTAAAGGAGTAGTTGAAAAACTTGAAAATTATTTAAAAGAAAATAACTCTAAATTATTAATACTAGATACTATTTATAATTTAAGAAAACAAAATTTTAATGGTTTTTATGATAAAGTACTCGAGAAATTTGAAAATACTATTTTTAAAAACGATTATTCTCATTCAAGCATACTATTTGAAACTAGAGAATTCAAAGACCTATCAGTTGTTAAAACTTTGGTTGACTCTATAGCTAAATTAGAAGGAAAAGAATTTAAAGTATGGGAAACTAAGACTAATAATATAAAAGTACAAAATGTAATTTGCCCTGCTAAAATTGAAAATAATAAACCTATTTTATTTTTAGAAGGTAAATTTTTATTAGTTAATAAAACTAAAGTAACTGAACTTAATGAAAATAAAGTAATTGAGAAATTACCAAAGTTTTATGCTTATTGTAAAAACTTTGAATCATTAGGCTTTACAAATACTCAGTCTGGATTAACTAAACAACTTAGTAATTATATTACTATAGATCTTAAATTAGATGAATCTAATGTATTAAAATCATTTATTAATAATTCAGAAGTTAAAAATACTAAGAATTTATCGGAAATTCTACTTACTGAAAGCGTTAATACGCGCCAGCAAATACTTTCTTTATTTGAAAGTATAGATAAAATTTGTGCATTAGAAGATGTTAAACTAATTAATAATACACAAACAAATAGCAAAATTTATATTTTCAAATTAGAAGAAAAATATAATTTATTTGTTAAAGAAAATAAACAAATTAAATTATTTGAATCAACTGGATACCAAACTTATAAATACGTAAATAATAAATTTAAATTTGATATTTCTACTATTTTTGAAAATGAAATAAAAACTGCACATAATCTTATTAAGAAAATAGAAGAAAGAAAATTAGAAATTATTAAGTCTATATCAATAGTTGAAAAATCAATAACTAAACTTGATGAATCAATTAAACTTAATTCTAAAGATGATAATAAAATTACAAAACTTGAATCTCTTAAGTTAGAATTAGAAAATGAAGCCATTACATTAAAAGAAAATTATATTAAATTAGAACTTGAATCTAAAGAAATCGCTAGCCTTAAAGAAGAAGCTACGAATTATACCTACGAAATGGGAGAAACTGTTAAGCTAAAAGATGGATCAATTGGTGAAATAGTTTCTATTAATGATACAACTAATGAATATGGAATTTATACTAATGATAATAAGTTTATAGTAGCTAAAGAAGATGATATTGAAACATCAGTATCAGCAGAAGTAGATTCTAATGTTAAATCACAAGAAGATACTGAATTATCGTCTGAAGAAAATACTGATAAATCTACTAACTCTGATGACTTAGAATTAGATACTGTAAATATTGAAATTAATACAGATGAAACTATAGATACTATTGAAACTTCTGAAAATGTTGAAGAAAATTCTACTACTGATACACTTGATACTAGCTTAGAAGATGACCAGTCTACTGAAACTAAACCTGAGCCAATTACTGCAACTGTAACAGAAGACTATGGAGATTTTAAAGCAGGTGATACTGTACAGATTGACCCAGCTTCATATACTTCAAGTGGTGATGAAGACTTAGTTGCAATTGTTAAAAAAGTAGAAACTCCAATTAAAACTGATGAAATCCCAACTGAAACGCTTGAACCCCATGAAAAAGATATAGAAACTGTAGAGCCTGAACCGGTTGAAATGACAGATGATGAACTTGAAACTGATGTACCTGCAGAATCTCCAGTATCTATTACTATACCAAAGAAATTTTTAAAAGTTGAAGTAACTCTTTAAAGAAAAAAATAAAACTTTAATTTTTTTAAGGCAGACTAAACTCTGCCTTTTTTATTTGAAAATAATAAATAAATAATATCATGAACGAAATAACTGATAAAACTAAAATAGCGATTTTACCTCATCCTGAAACTACTTCTCATGATGTTCCGAGTTTAATAACTAAAAATTTTAAACGCAATTTTTGGGTAAAAACATATAGTGATTGGCAAAAAAGCCAAGATAATATTAAAGAACCATTTAAAAAATAATATTTAATTAAATGAAAATTAAACATATACAAGGTTTAAATCATGATAAAAATGTAGATAGAATTTTTAAAGTTACAAAATCTTTTGTAATAAAAAAAAATAATTTACTTGAAGCTATAGAAAAAGATACTGAAATCTCTTTATTAAAAGAAAATGAAGATTCTTGTGATATATTACTAATTAATACTAATATTAATATACCTAAAGATATTTTTCAAAAAAATACTAAAGAAATTAAAGAAGAATTCTTTTTTGAAAATACTAGGTATGACGAGGATTTATTAAATAGATTATCTGAAGATGGCAAATATCCTAAGGATAAACTATTGGAATTAATAAAGACTATACAAACTAAATTTAAAGAAGCTGGATATGAAATTGATGAACCTGGGTTATACCCAGAATTAGAAAATTCTATGCAATTTGGGATTAATGGAAAAAATGATATATATGACTTTGTAGTTTATGTAAATGTAGAGGATGGAAAAGTTGTATATTCATTTAATTCTAAAATTGATTTAGAATATGGCAATCCAACGTTTGGGTATTTTAATGATTTAAATAAATTAGTACATTCTATTAAATTAATAAGCCCAAATATTGAAACTAATAGTGACTTAATAAAATATGATACTAAAATAGAACAACCTGGAGAAGACGCAATTAAAGATTTAGTAGAAACTCCTATTGATTTAAATGAAGCTGATACTGATGATTCTAAAAAGAAAGTTGCAGATTTATTTGGAATAAAAAAATCAGATAAAGGATTTAAATTTGATACTAAAGACACTTCATTTGCTGCAAAACAAAATACATTAGGAAGTAATATTAAAAAAACTTTAGGAACATTAGACCCTAAAATTTTAAAAGGAGCTCAAGAAACTATTAGTAAAGTTAAAGGGGCTTTTTCTTTTACTGTACCTAAACTTCTTAATGAGGAGGGCGCCCCAGATGGAGCTCAAACTCCTGGATCTTTAGTTGGTCAAGGAGATCCTATTGCACCAACTAGAACTACCGCTGGAAGTGGAGACCAATTTCAACCTATAAAAAAGAAAAAATTAAATGAAGATGACGCCGAAATAAATGAATTAACATATAATGAATCTAATAATATGAATGACGAATACTTTAAAAAATTATTAGATTCTCTTAAAACTCTTAAGGGAATGAATAAGAAATTTAATTTCGTTTATAGTGGAGATACTTTATCTATACCTAATTTAAATGTATTATCGAAGCATAATCAAGATGTAGTTAAACACTTAATTAATAAAGCTGGATTTACACAAGTTGAAAAAGACGAGATATTAGCTGAAAAAAATAATAAAGTATTAGATCCAGGAAAAGTTGAGCCTATGTCTATTCCTAAAAAAATAGTGAAAAAAACAAATATTGAAGGTGGGTTTGAACCACATAAAGATGATAAATTAATATTAAGTTTTGATGATTACTTAAATAAAATGAGTAATCCTACTGTTTCTAAATTAGATGAAGTAAGTAAAGATGCTCAAGATTATATAAGTAAAAAGATTTCTAAATTAAGGCATGAAGGATACCCTCAACAACAAGCTATTGCAATAGCTTATTCATATGCTAAAAGAAAAGGGTATAATGTACCGGAAAAAGAAAATGAAAGTATTGATGAAAAGTCTTCTTCAAAATTTCAAAATAATAATGATTACTTAGCGTTTTCTAAAGAATCACGTAATATGGAAGATAATTTAATAAAAGATTCAGTATATAAAGTTTATGATATGACTAAAAATGGGGAAATTGTGTATTCTGCTGCAAAATTTAATGGATTTATAGAAGATAAAGGTAATAGCTTCACATTAGTTAATAGACCTACTGAAACTGAAATTTTTATAAAACCTGAAAATATTAATACTTATAGTTTTGTTAAAAGAGAATTTAAGAAATGAAACATATAAAACTATTTGAACAATTTATACTCAAAGAAGAAGCTCCTAAACTTAGTGCTAAAGATATATTTATACCAAGAAGACTTAAAGAAAGATGGGATGACTTACTTATTCCATACCTAAATAAAGGGTATACTAAAGACCAAATATATGTATCTAAAGATTTTAATGAATTTATTAGTATAAATAACACTAATGTAAAAGAATTTAAGGATATTAAAGTAATAATAGGTGGTGTTAGAATAAATGGTGATATTTTAAAAGAATTAAATTTAGAAGAAGTATCTGGAGAGTTTAATTGTTCATTTAATGGATTAACTAGTTTAAAAGGATCTCCTACTATATCTAATGGAGATTTTAGTTGTTTTCATAATAAGTTAACTAGTCTAGAAGGCGGCCCTACTATATCTAATGGAGATTTTAGTTGTTCTACTAATGATATAACTAGTCTAGTAGGAGCTCCTACGATAGTTAATGGAGATTTTAAGTGTTCTTATAATATTATAACTAGTATAGAAGGAGCTCCTAAGATAGTTAAAGGAGATTTTATGATTATCGATAATGTGAAGAAATTTACAGAAGAAGAAATAAGAGGCATAGTTGATATAAAAGGAGAAGTTTATTTTTGAAAATTTTATTTAATTGTGTATCAATGTTATATATATATATATATATATATATACTAGTTTTTATAAGTTTTCTGAAATTTTTCAATATAAATAATTAAAAATATAATAAGAAAATGAAAAAATATGTAAAATTATTTGAAGAATTTAAGTCGCCTAGACCAAAATATAAATATGATGGGGACCCTGACTTTGAAAAACAAAAACAAAAATATGAAAAAAATAAATTAAAAAAGGATATATACTATATTTTTGTTGATGAAGGCCATTGGGAGCATTATGATAAAAATGATGCAGGGTATAGTATTTTACCAGTATATGCTATTCCATTTAGTATTGATGATTATGATGAAGATGAAATAAATTATTTTTCTAAAATTCGTGAACATTTTACTACAGTTGCTAAAGTTAAATTTGGTCAGCATGATGAAGATGGTGATGGTCGCATACTAAAAACAGTATCTGGTGATAAATCTATTGATCATGACGATATTAGGGAGTTATTTCCAACTGAATAATGCATATTTAACATAATTTTAAAAAGGCCTTAATTTTTTAAGGCTTTTTTTATTTTTAATAAATAATAAAAAAGAGGTATTAATATATGGCAATTGATCCTAAGAGTCGACGAGAGCAAATGCTTGCTGCTGGTATGAATCCAGAATTATTGGATGATATGCTAGATACTCAACAAGAAAATGTTGCAAGTAGTGTTACTACTAAGTCTATCACTGAAAATATTACAGGAGGATATACTGATAAGGTATTAACTGGTGATATACCTTCTATTAGTGGTACTAATTCATTATTTAATAATTATGTTGTATTTAGAGTTGCAAAGAATGGATATGGATTAAATAAAGCCGAGTATAATGAGACTTCACATTATCTTACAAATTTAAATGATCAATACGCCCCAGAGGCATCTACCCCAACTGCTGCTAAAATTATTAAATGGTCTCAAGATCAAAAAGATGAAAATTCAGTATTTGGTCCAGCTCCGTATTCATGGAATGATTTTTTATATTGTAAACATTATGGTAAAATACCTAATAATTATATGATTACTTTAAGACGTTATCCAATGCCTGTTTTAGATAATCTTAAAGGCACAGAAGACCAAATATTAGTACCAATTGCTCAGTCGGTTAGTTGGTTAGGTGAAGACCCAGGCAATTCACTTAAAGATATTTTAAAATTTACATATGGATATAATTGGGAGGAACTAAAGTCTGAAGTGCAAAATATTGATGGTAATGAGACCCAGTTTGGTAGCGGAATTGAACAATTTGCACCAGATAAAATACAGAAAGCTCTTGGATTAATACAAGCAGGTCAAGGGAATGGCGATTGGGATGGAAGAAAGGAAAACTATAATGAGTGGGCCAAAGGCATATACGATCCGTCTAGTGGGTCATTTCAAAATAGAGTATACGGACCTGTTAATGTTATTGATAAAACACATATGAGAACTCGTGGACTTAAATTTGATAATCCAATTACTGTTAAATTTCATTATAAATTAAATTCTTATGATAAGATAAGTCCTAAGGTTGCAATGCTAGATATTATATCTAATTTTTTATTATTAACATTTTCTAATGCTAAATTTTGGGGTGGTGCGAGACGGTATTTTCCAAAATCTAATAAAGTTGGTTTCTTAGGAGATCAAAACTTATTTTATAGTGGTAAATATTATGATTCTATAAAAAGCCAGCTCGGCGCTGCAACTAAAGGTGGAGAGTCTTTTTTAAGTAAATTATTTTCAGGAGCAGGGTTAGAAGAATTAATAAAGGGCGGATTAAACTTAGCGATGGGTAACTTAGCGTCTCAGTCTAGACCTAAGATGTTATCTGTTAAATCATTATTAACAGGTGAGCCTATTGGAGAATGGCATTTAGCAATTGGAAATCCGTTAAATCCTATAGCAGTTATTGGTAATTTAATATTAGATGACAGTACTCTTGAATTTTCAGAAAAATTAGGTGCAGAGGATTTTCCTACTGAAGTAACTTTTACTGTTAAATTAAAACATGGAAAACCTAGAGATAAAGGAGATATAGAAAGTATGTTAAATTTAGGAACAGGCCGAATGTATTATTCTACTCTTGGCCAATTACCATCTGAAAGAAATACATTTCCCGGGGCAGATGTTAATGGAATACCAACTAATAAAAATACAGCAGAAACTCTTAAAAAAGATAATGATTCAGCTAGAGGAAATAAGCGAGATGTAGATGTCATAAGAGATAGAGTTAAAGTTAGATGGGGTGAATATATGGCAAATAACCCAGCTCTTCCTGCATTTATTGATGGAACAAAAACTAATTTCTAATTAATGCTAAATTTAACGACTCTTCTTAATAAAAGGTTTTTTAAAAAACCTAATAACGATGTTATAGTTGACTTAGCTGTTAATACTATTAAATATAAATTTGCTCCAGCTATTAAAGACATTGTAGTAGTAACAGATGAATTTGCAATGCGACCTGATTTAATAGCTAAATTAAAGTACGGGGATGAGTCTCTGTTAGATTATATATTAACTTATAATGGAATATCAAATCCATTATCAATTGAGCCTGGGCAAATCCTGCTAATCCCAGAGAGAAGCGAGATGGATGCAATGATAGTTACTCCGTCTGATGGTATAAATGAAAATCAAAATAAAAAAGAAGAGATTGCAATAAAGGCTGAAACAGTTAAAGATAAAAAGAGGTTAGATTTAATTAAGCAGAAGGTAGAGTTAGGAAAAAAAGAAGTATTACCTCCTAATATATCTAAGCCCGGAACTCAGAATATTAAAATAGAAAATGGAGAAATTGTATTCGGCCCAGATGTTACTCAAATAACTACTCAAAATTGTCCTGAACCATTAAGTAAGGCTAGATTAAAAGAAAGATTACTTACTAAAAAAATATTTGGTTAACTATTTAATACATGGGAGTTTCAAATAAAATACTTACTCTAGTTGATCCTAAGATACCATTAGAAAAGATGTCTACTATGGATACTGTTTTAGATAATCCAAGTGTTAAACCTGAACAAAGGAAAGATTCGTTAAGAGATGAATCTAGAATATACGGGGATTTATTTCCATTTATTCAAATTGGTAAATATAGGTTTGCATATGATACTATTAGGTCATTGAGATTAGAAGAAGATTCATTTTTGCCAAGTATTACTGTAACAGTATTAGATGTAAATGGAAATTTAAATAGTGCTTTTTTTCCTAAATCTGATGAAAAGATAAGTATATATATTAGGTCTAAAAAAGAGCAATATAAACCTATACGCGCTGATTTTTTAATAATTGATGCAACTCCAATGTCAAGTGGAAGTGGAGAAATGGAAATGCATGGTAAAAATAAAACATTTACAATAAGTGGTATTTTATTTGTTCCGACTTTATGGAAATATAATATTAAAGCGTATAAAGACTTAACATCTTTTGATTTATTTAAACAATTAGCTATTGAAATGCAGATTGGATATGCTACAAATGAAGACTCCATGGATGATAAAATGACATGGATTAATCCAAATTGGAATTATGAAGGTTTTATAAAAGATACAGTAAAACATATTTGGAAAAATGATGAATCTTTTTATAGAACATTTATTGATAAGTACTATTATTTAAATTTAATTAATGTCAATAACCAATTTAGTGATGAGCAAACAATAGATGATTTTATTTTTTATTCATTAACTATGACTGATTATTTATTAAATGATAAAAAAGAAATAGAAGACGATACTATGAGATTATTATTTAGTAATTTTTCTAAATATAGAAAGTCTCCAATGTTTATTACAAGTTATAATTTAGTTTCTAATTTAGGAAGTAACTTAATTGAGAATGGAGTAAGACGTAAAATGAATTATTATGAAGCTAATCTAGAAACTAATAAATATCAAGATTTATTTGTAGAGTCATTAGTTACTCGAAATATGAAATCTAAAAAGAATAGTTTGAAACCGACAAATGATGTTTTAAAAGATTTAGAAGTACATAAATGGGCTGGAATAGAATACGATAATAGACATATGAATTATATATATAGCAAATTTCATAATTTTCAAAATAATATTGAATTAAATAAAATCCAATTAAAAATAACTACTCTTGGGTATAATCCATCTGTAATTAGAGGTATGAGAATACCAATTGTAATAGTAAATGAAAACTCGTCAGATTCTGTACATAGTGAAGAATATGAAGAAAAAGATTTAGATGGAAGTATCTATCAAGCTGAAAAACAATTAAATATAAAAATTGATAGATTTTTATCTGATTATTATTATGTAGATAGTTTAATAGTAAATTATAGTAAGGGAAGTAACCAATATACAGGTGATACAACTAATTTTTGGACTCAGATGATTTTAACAAAGCGAGAGTGGAAGCCTATACCTGAAATAGGTAGTACTAATCCAAATTCAGCAGTTTAAATAAATAAATTAAATGGCTACTAATCTAAGAAGTTTTGTAAATACTAATGAATTTCAAAATTTTAGAAGAGGATTTTTATTTGAAAGTAAATATGGAATTGAAGATCCAACCTTTCTTTCATTTAATGTTCAATTTAATTTAAATTCTTTTTTACAATATGATAGCAAATTAATGAATTCACCGTTATTTACTCGTCCAGGTGATGGGTATGGCGCAATTGAATATTTAAGTTTATTAGGATATAAAAAGGAGTCTGATTATTTAGATAAGTTTAGAGATATTATAAGTTGGATACAGGATACTACTCCTTGGTATTTTCAGTCTATTGAAGGCTTAAATGAAGTATGGAAATTGAGTACTGATATAAGTAAGCCGCTTCAAACTGCAGTTTTAACTTTTAATTGTTTAGAATCAGTTGATTTGCGGATGGCATTTTTAGCAAATTTATATAGAAGCGCAATTTATGACACTGTATATATGCGAGAAGTAGTTCCAGAAAATTTAAGATATTTTGAGATGAGTATTCAAGTTTGTGAATTTAGAAATATTAGAGCAACATTGGATGCATTAGATAATGTAAAAATGAATGCTTTAACTGATGAGGAACGGCTTTTACGATTAGAAAGTATAGTAAATCAATTAAACTATATAGAATTTGTATTTACTCAATGTGAATTTGATTTTAGTGAAAGTTTTCCAGGTGGAGATTCTGTTGATAATGCAGATCCTAAAATGGCTAATGGCAAATTTAAAATTAAAGTACATAAGTGGTATGAAAAAAATAAATTTCCATATTTTGATACAACAATGATAAGAGGAGTCGGGCATGCCCCGCAAACACAAGATGAGTATAATGTAGATAAAATTAGATTAGACGAAACTAATAAATTAAAAACAGCTTATACTGGAGATAATTTTGGAATTTTTAGTAATGCAATTAAAAAAGCTGACATTATTAAAGATAATGTATTAGGTAAAATAGGAAGAGCTCCAGCAGAATTAATAGGTGGAGTTGTAAATAAGTTAGAATCTAAATTAACTCCAATGGGTAATGTATATAAAGGAAAACCCTTGCTTCTTAACTTACCATTAACTAATAAGAAAGTTTATGATGATATTAATAAATTTATACCACCTAATATAAGAACTGAGTTAGGAAATGTATATGATAAGAAACCTCAACGATAAGAAATGTTTACAAATAAATTAAGAGTTTAGTATTATGAGTTTATCAAGGCAAATAGGCCAAAATAGAGATATTTATAATTTAGGTAGAGATGAATTTTTAGGTAGAGATTTTTTAGGTAAGGTTGTAGATAATCAAGATCCTGAAAAAAAAGGAAGATGTAAAATTAATGTATTTGGCGTTTTTGATAATTTAGCAACTGAAGATTTACCATGGGCGTATCCTCGTTTAGGTAATATTTTTGGGCAAGACGGATTATCTGGACAAATCTCAATACCTAAAAATGGGGCTATTCTTAAAGTTACTTTTGATAACCAAGATATTTACTGTCCAGAATATCATTTTCACCAAGAATTAGCAAAAGACGTTAAAGACCAATTACAAAGTGAGTATGATGGAACTCATATATTTTGTTTTGATGGCGATGTAAAACTAAAAATGTATTATACTACGACTAAAGGATTAACTTTTGAATTAGATGAATCTAAAGTTAATATTCTGCCAGATAATTCTATAGTATTAGAACATAAAGGAACTCAGTCTATGATAGAATTAAAAGGAGGAATTATAACAATTAATAGTAGTTCTCAAGTTAATACTACAGCAGGAAGTAGTATTCATGATATATCAAATGAAATTTGGACTGATGGAGCAACTGTTAAAATTGGGCATATTCCTCAGTATAAAGCTGTATTAGGAGAACCTTTATTTATTTTACTAAGAACCCTGGCCGAAATTATTGATACTAAAATGAATAGTACACCCGGATTATGTGTTAATTTAACTGAATTATATAAAATAATGGCACTATCTGATACTGTAAAAGTAAGTAAGTAAGTAGGTTAAATAAGACAGTCTCTATTTTTAAAGTTTTAAAATGAATCTTTAAATATTTTTAACTAAATATATTAATAATCAATATGATAACGTTAATTGAATATATATATATTATATTTAATACAAAAATAAGAAATGTTTTTGATATATTAACATTTTTAGTACTTTATTTTTGAACTAAATATAACAGGTAAATATAATTAATTGATAATCAATCTACTAAATTATAAATGACAGTACTCTTTAACTAAATTATATTTACGGGGCATTATACACAATATTTTTTACCTTACCCTCAAAATAGGAACTACTATTAAATTTATAATACCTAAAAATGAAAGTAAACATTTAACTCTCAATCTATAACTATCTACGTTAGTATCTACTATTATAGTACCTAATTTTTGATAAGTTTGAATTATTAAAAATCCAATTAACCACCCTATACCTAAATAAATTAATGTTATCATATTTGTGTTTTTAAAATCGTTTCCAATTCATCGTAACTATCAAACTCAAAAATAGGTGTTATATTTTTAATAAAACATTTACCATCTTTATCTATTAAATGTCTATATACATTATTTTGAATTTTAATGATAACACCATCATTACTTTTTGAGTTTTCAATGAAGGAATTTACTTTTTCTTCTTCATTCAATTTTACTTCTGGTTTTTCTACTATTAGATTTTTCATTTTTATTTATTTATTAAGTTTATAATTTCCAACCCACGAAATACGGGGTATAACAAGGTGTATATGTAATGTGAGGTTCAGCGATTTATTCAACATTTCTACTTCTAATTAAGTTCTGGGGTTAAGTCAAGTTTAGTGTTTAAAATCTCGCACTACATATACCCCCAACTGTTAGCAGAAATAAAATTTAACTGCCACCACTCTTTAGTTCGTGTAATTCTTTCAATATTTCGTTTGTAGCTTTTTCAAGTTTCTTTCTTTTTGGGTGTTCAATTGGTAAAATCAATGCAATATCTTTTAGTGCTTTAAAATGCTCCCAATAATTGTATTCTAATATTTCAATTCTTATTCTATCCATAGCTCAAAAAGTTAAATTTTACAAGAAAGTTTGCTATCAACAACTGTAGTTAATTTGGTAGTTCATCTAAGCAATCCTTCTCATACACTAAATCATTACTACCAATTATAAGACGACGTAGTAGGTACTTTGAAAAATATCGTCTTTACAAGGATAAATATATATATTGCCTGTTTGAAATGGTTCTTTGATAATCCAATCATCCCGACATACTTTCATTGTTCCTTCTTTTGTTTCTATTAATAAACTAAAAAATAATACTCTTTCGGATTATCAGGAAGTTTTATCCAATGAGTTGGCATCATAATATCCCATTCCCGAAATTTGTCAATATCAGGCTTATATGTTATCCAAATTTTCGTTTGCATTTTCTAAGTTTGTTAGGTCTATTTAATTTTTGGCTATTATGTATATATGTTTAGACTGCACTTTAAAAATCTATGAAAGCTATGCAAATATTAATTTTTAAAAAATGAGTCATTGCTCTTTTATAATCAATAGTTTGGGGTTATCTCTTCCAACTGTCTTTGCATATAACATATAATTTAAATAAATCTAGCCGGTCCATACTAACTAACTTACAATAATTCCAATATAGCTCTCCTGTAGTACTACCATTTGGTAATAATCCACCTTTAGCAACTAGGTCTTTTTCAGATTCACTTAGTTTTGAATAATATGGCAATGTAACTGTTAATAATTTAACTAAATCATTTTTTTCTAAGTCTATTAAATCAGTAGGGCCTATCCTATTTTTATCACATTCTACTGTATTATGCGTAAAGTGGCTTAACTTTTTTAATTCATCTAAAACAATATCAATTGCTATTCCAATTTTAGTCGGGTTTTCTTGAGGTATCTCTTCACCTCTTCTCCACTTGTTAAATAATTCAAGTACTTTTATAGATTCATCTAATGTCATGATATATAGGTTTTAGGTTAAAAATAAAACTTAGTATTTAATACAAATATAAGAAAAGTTTTTGATATACATACTTGTATTAAAATAATACAAAAGTATATTGTAATTTAGCAGTATTTAATATTTAATTATTTTTTTATTTTTTTATAGGTTTTAATTCCATGATTTTCTATAACTATAGTATAAAATCCATTATAGTAACTACTAATATCTATTTGTTTTATATTAGGAGTGCTTGAAATATGCTCAGTGTAAAGGATTTGTCCAGTAATATTAATAATTTGTATTGATCCTTTTTTAATCTGTCCTAATCCTTCTATATTTACTATATTATTTGTAGGGTTAGGGTAAGCTGAGATACTTAAATCTATATTATTAAATGAAATTCCAGTGGGTATACTTTCCTGATTTTTTATATTAGAATACGTAGTATTTGGAGGTATTTCATTAGTTTTTTTAGTAGGAATACATGAAATATTCCATAAAGCTGCGACTCTATACTTAGCATCTGGATACATTGAATACTCTAAGTCTGTATACGTTGAATTTCCAGATGGAATAGTACTACTTATTGGCAAAAAACTGCCATTTCTATAATTGTCACGATACATTATATAATACTGGATAGGATTAATAGAATTTTCTATATTATATAGAGTCCACTGAAAATTACCATTACCTAAATTTTGTAAATGAATACTGTTATGAAAATTACTTAATTGGCTCACTGAGCCACATGTATCAATGACTTCAATTTTATACTTATACGATGTTACATTTGGATTAGCGTCATAATCATGATATTCACTTAATGAATTGTAATTAATACTTGCAATTTTATTATATACATTCGTTACAACTTCTCTATAAATTATAAAGCTATCTATATTAGTAGATATGGGTTTTTCCCAAATAATAATATTATGAGTTGAAGAATCATTTGATGTTACCATACAAATATCTTGTATAGATAGAGTTGTGCTAAGTCTATATATATCAGACATTTTACTACACCCTGATATAGTATCTACTAATGATACTGAATAAATTCCAGTATTATGTGTAGTTATAGAATTAGTAGTATCTCCAGTATTCCATAAATAGTTTATTCCATATATAGGCATAACTGATAATGTAACTGCTCCACCTATACATGGCTCAATTGTTCCTACCGAAGTAATAGTAGGAATAGGTGGCCCATTTTTAAATGTTACTGGTGTAGCATTTGAGGTAACTGGACAATTATCTTTTAAAACAGTTACGGAATAATATCCAGTTTGAGTAGCTTTTAATATATTATTAGTTTCTCCATCAATAGCCGTGCCGTTTATATTCCATTTATAAGTAAAAGATGTGTCTATATTTGCAGAAAGAATTATAGTATCTCCTTGGCACGCTGTAGTAGAACTTAGTGTAGTAATTGTTGCGCTATGTGTACATCCTGCTCCAGTTGTATAAATAAATCCATTTTTTAAAAGAGTGTCGCTACACCCAGTATTTTTATCAATTGCAATTAGCGCTATATCATAGCTACCTGAGTATTGATATGTATGAAATACTGTACTACTGCTATCATCAATAGAGTTTCCATCACCAAAAAACCATTTAAAAGTATAATTATCAATATTTGGTGTATTATTATTAAAAGCTACAGCAAGAGGTGATACTCCAGTTTGTGGGCTTGCCGCGAATGAAAGATTGAAGTTAGGAATAGCTGAGGGTAAATAAAAAGAATTAGTATCTGAACATCCAAGTGAATCTGTAATACTATATGTGTAATATCCTTCGGAAAGATTAATGGCCGTCTCAGTTGTCTGTATAGGAGTAGTATTCCAAGAATAGGTATATGGAGGAATTCCTTGCCAAACTTGTATACATGCTGACCCGGTATTACTAGAACTACATGATGGAAGTATGGTCTCACACCCAAACCCCCCAGTTGTACTAATAATACGACTTTTATAAGTAATAGTAAATGAGATGGTAGTTTGGAATCCCTCAACGTCTGTAATATTGCAATTATAAGACCCTGCAGTTAACCCACTTAGACTATCAGATATTCCAATAACATCGGTTGATCCGTCTTTAGACCAAGAGTAAGTATATGGAGGGGTTCGTCTACTTACTGAAACTTTTGCTGTACCATTACTATCTCCTACACATGTTGCATTAGTTTGTGTTTTTATTATTGCAAACTGAGCACTTGAAAATTGAATTGATAAATATCCAATACTTAAAAATAAAAGAATTTTTTTCATGATTTATAGTTTTTAGTTTAATTTAAATATAAAAATTAGTAATACTCTCTGTGTAAAAATAGAATTTAGTTGAATTATTAATAAAGTATATATTCTGAACTTATCATTTTCTCCTCATACTTTAGAAAGAAATGTTTCGTGTATTATTAATTAAAGAATTGTAAAGACTTATTTATATTAATTTGAGTAGACTTAGCATCAGACATTTCACCAATCTCGCTATATTTTCTAGTAAAATACGCTATTACATCATTGGCTTTTATATAATTAGTTTTTTCGCATTTATTATTATAAATGCCAGGCCCATTGTATAATTTATTTTCTTTATTATATGTAAGCTTTAATAACTCAAAATCTTCTATATTAAGAATTAATTCACAATCATTTTCTAAACACATTCTATTAATAATAACTAACATTTTATTAGTTTTAGAATCGTATAATAATGGTGAAAATACTCCATTATTAAATGTTATAAGTAATGCTTCCATGAGTTCTAAGTTTTAATTGTTAAACAATAATAAAGAACTAATTGTACTGTAAAATTAATAAAAATATGCGATATATAAAAATAAATATATCATATATTATATAACTTATTGGTGTCTAATTAAATAAAATTATTTACCGCCGCCAAAAGCATGTCGTTTTGTACCCCATTTTATTGAACTGGATGGTCTATATATTAAGTTTTTATCTTCGCCTATACTAGGAAGTCCGTCATAACTATCGTTTTTAGCATCTTCCCAGAATTTATTAAGAATTTCTTGAGTAGGCTTATTCATAGCGTTAGGAACCCATACTTTTACTTTACTATTTAAATTTTCTTCTAATTTTTTTCTTTTTAATCCAAACCAATCAGCTTCATTTACTTCATTTTTACTAGGTTCTTCATTAACCCATAAAGTTTCAATAAACTTATTTACTTTCTCAAGTTCTTCTTTAGTTAAACCTTCCATAGAAACTTCTTTAGTTTCTTCTTCTGGATCAAGTTCTTCTTTTAATTCATGTTTAACTAATTTAGTAATTAGAGATTTAAACTTATCTTCTGATATTAAATCTTCTGTTTTTACATCTTCAGCTTCTACTGATACTTCAAAAAGAAACTCTTCATATAATTTAGCATATCCCATTTTTATATACAATATTTTCTTATTATTTATTTGAAAATAGATTTTAAAATAAATAAATTTTTAAAAGATAATTTTAAAAAGAAAATAAATAAACTAAATGGCAAAGACCTTTCTTACTGATATAGACCTAGATAATAACAAATTAATTAATGTTGGTTCTCCTGATGTTGGAACTGATGGTGTTAATATGAATTATGTAAATATAGATTCATTAACTAAAACTATACAAGTTCTTGGTGGTAAAAATGGAAATACCACTAATTCGTATTTAAAAGGATTAGACTCAATCTATATGAATCAAAGCCCTTTTATTTTACCGTTTAATGCGACTCTATTATACATAAGTGCTGCAACAGATGGTAATTTCACATGGTCAGCTGAAGTTCATGTTAATGAAGTTTTAGTAACAGGAGCATTTTTAAATATAAGTGCAACCAATTCTGGATATTCATCATATAATATAAATTTTAATGCAGGAGATAAGGTTCAATTATATTGTAATGGGACTTTAATTGACCACCCAACAATTGAAGCAGTATTTAAAATAAGATAAGATAATAAATGGCTTTTTTAATAACAACGACTGGAACATTAGGAACTATAATATTCAATGATTTAGGAAAAAGAACATTTACACATCCTACTACAAACTATGATTTAGAACAAGAATATAGTTCTGATGAACTTAGAAATTCAACAGATTTAGGAAATGCACTAGACTTAGGCTATATCACTGCAAAATTTAATGGTATTGATATAACTTCATTATCTGATTTAAATAATACTATATTTATTAATGATAATAGACTTTTTACAGAAAATGTAATAAATGTAAAACTAAATCCTGGAATTGGAGAATTCTCTTCAATAAAAACCGCAATAGATTCTATAACTGATAATACTTCATCTAATAGATATTATGTAAAAACTGGGCCTGGAATATTTACTGAAGATACTATTACATTAAAACCATACGTTTATCTTAGTGGAACTAATGAAGATGTCACTATAATACAGGTTGATTCTCCTAATAAACATGTAATCATTGGATCAATTAATTCTGAAGTTAGTTGTTGTACTTTAACAGGAGCAACTGGAACAGGATATGCCGCAGTATATCATTCTAGTCTAACTGGAACAACTAATGACGCATTTCATGTAGAATTTGTAAGATTTGGTAATAACGACATTTTAGTAAAATGTGAAGCTCCTGGAAATGACTCTACTGTTTTTATAAACAAAGGCATGATTGGTAGCAATTACCAATTTAATAAAGGATTTATTGCAACAAATAATGGTTCAGGAATTGGTAAAATCGCATTACAGAATAGTATAACTACTGGAATGTCTACTCCATATCCTACTGAAGTCGCTATCGTTGATGGATTAAATTGTGAATTTATTACAAATTCTGTACAAATTAGATGTCCAGGAGCAGGAAATACTGGAATTAAAGCTATAAATGGAGGTAAACTAAGATTAATTGGACTAAATTTAAGAGGATTTGCTAAAGGTATTTGGCTTCCTAATACTGGAGCAGGCCAAACTTTATTTGCAAATGCTGTTAGTTTTGAAGACTGTACCCAAGACTTAGTTGTTGAAAATTCTAATGCAGTTGGAGTATTTAATGGTTTAATAGATAGAACTAAATCTGAATTAAATGGAAGTGCTATTTATATTCAAGGTCAAGATAAAAATGTAATAAATGTAGCTAAACTTGGAGGAGATTATTCATCTATTGTTACTGCATTAAATAGTATTACAAATAATACTATAAATAATAGGTATGAACTACGAGTTGGCCCAGGTACATATACTGAACCCTTAATAGATTTAAAAAATAAGCCTTATGTTTCTATAATAGGACACTCTAATACGAATATAATAATAGAGCCTGACTCAAGTTTACATCATATCATAAGTCTTGGCGAATATACCCAAATATCTAATCTAGCGCTAAAAAATGCAGGATCTGACTACTCTGCAATTTATATTAATGACGCTGAAGTTACACACGATTCTATTTATAATATAAGTATTAATGATTGTGATATAGGAGTATTAATTAAATCTGAAAATCAAGATACAGAGTCTTTTATAAACGGAATTAGTATAACTGGAAATTTTTCGAAAGGAATATGTATAGATTCAAATAACGGATATGAGGCATCTACTCATATCGATACGATTCATCTTCACGCTATAGGGGATTCGTATGGAATTTATGCAACTGGAGTTGAGGCCGAATTAGGAATAATAGGAGGAGAGTTATATGGTCCAGGAGGTTCGCCTTTAGTAGGAGTTGGAATATATTTACAAAATGGAGCATCTTGTGATATTTTAAGTACTGAAATTAAACACTGGAATATTGGAATTGAAAATGGAAATGTAGGAAGTGGATGTACTATTATAGTAGCTGGTAGTATTTTAGCTGAAAATGAAGAGGATTTATCAGTTTTACATCCATTAACAATTGGGGGTTATACTGGAATAGGAAGTAGAAGTAGAATTTTTATAAATCCAGATAATGCCTCGTTTAGTATATCATTTAATGAATCAGGAGTAGTTGGTGGAAATGTTGTAACTGGAGATATTTATCAAGGGCTTAGAACTGATAGACTTACTAATATAACTAAATTACTTAAATCTAGTATAGTAACTGGAGTATTAACTGGTGGAAATTTATCAGAATATGGCTCGCCTGCATTACAAGTATTAGTTGAAGCTGGAACTGGATTTTTAACAGATCAACTTCTAAATTATAAAAAAGAAGTTAGTTGGAATACTACCGTTTTAAATTTAACTAATAATTCACATAATTATGTTTATGTAAACTCTAGTTCTACTGTAGCTGTTTCTGCATCAGACCCTGATTTAAAATATAATGTTATATTAGGTCGAGCTGCAGTTAGAGATGGATCTTTAAATTTTATAGATACAAGTTCAATTAATATTAATAATCATGCAAATGAATTAGAAGATTATATAAGAGAAGTAATTGGAACAATATTTAATTCAGGATCTACTGTTTCTGAATCTGCTATAGACAGACAACTAGATGTAACAGGAGGTCATTATCATTTTGGAACTAAAGAGTATCTTCCAACGGGGGGAACCTCTATAACATGGGAAGCCTTTTATAGAGATGGTAGTAACAGTTGGTATAAATATTCTCAAAATACTGCAAGTAATACATATTATGATACTAACACTGGAACATTAACTCCAATAACATCAGGATATTATGCTAAACATTCATTATATTTATCAGGAGAAGGCAATACTGAACGGTATATGCTAATATACGCACAAGCCGAATATGCAACACTAATTGAAGTTGAGTCTGCGGCATTACCTCTTCCTCCTCCATTTTTTATAGATTCAGTTACTCCTATTGCATCAATTGTAGTTAAAGAAGGAACCTTTAATATAATACAAATTAGAGACGAGAGACCAACTTTTGCTGGAAGTTCAAGTGCAATTAGTGCCGGAGCTAACCATGGTAATTTATTAGGATTAAGTGATGATGACCATCCACAATATTTATTAACTAATGGAACTCGTTTGTTAACTGGCAATTTAGATTTAAATAATAATAATATTATTAATATAAATCTAGTAGATGGAATAGATGTAACATCTCATGCATCTAGACACTTACCTAATGGAAGTGACCCATTAACTAGTGGAATCCCTATTTCAGTTAGTACATCTAATAGTATAGGAATTGCAAATAGCTTTGCTAAGTCTGACCATCAACATTCAATTGGAACAAATGCAGTATCAGACATTAATATTAATACACATACGTCTACTAAAATAACAATTACTAATAAAGTACAATTAAATTCAGGTATTATATATAATGACCAATCTAATACATTTGGATTATTTGAACAAATATTTAGAGATACATATTTAAAATTAAGAAATCCTGGTAATACATTTAATTATATTTTTAGTGGATCAGCCGTTTTAGCAGATAGAACTATATCTTTACCATTATTAACTGGAAATGATACGTTTGTATTTCAAGATTTTATTCAGTCATTAACAAATAAAACAATAAATGGTAGTTTAAATACAATAACTAATATTTCATTAACTACAGGAGTTACTGGAGTATTGCCTATAGCAAATGGAGGAACTAATGCTTCTACTCAAACTACTGGATTTAATAATTTATCTCCTTTAACTACTAAAGGAGATATTATAACTCATAGTGGAACTAATAATGTTAGGCTAGGGGTAGGAACTAATGGGCAAGCTATAATTGCAAATTCAGGGGCAGCTAATGGAATAGAATGGGGAGCTCCTAACTTGCCATATAATAGTGTAAATGCTGCTGGAAATATTACAACGGCTTCTGCTACTGCAGTTCTTGCTACTGATATGACAATTACTCCTGGAGCTGGAACATATATTGTATGGTTTAATACAGATTTAACGCATACTACAAATTCTAGATCAATAACTATATCAGTATATGCAAATGGATCTTTAGTAACTAATTCAGATAAAACTGTATTATTAAATAATGGTAATAATGATAGATTTATAGCTACTACAACTGCTATTGTAACAGTTTCAGCTGGGCAAGCAATAGAAGGAAGATGGTTAACGTCTGGAGCAACTGCAACAATGGGAAATAGAATTTTAACTTTATTAAAAGTTGCTTAAAAATAAAAAAAATAAAATGCAAGAAAATAGTATTAACGAGGGGTTATTTAGTTTTATACATGGGTTATTTACTAAGGCTAAATTTGATAAAGAGTCTTTAAAAATAAAAAAAGAAGGTGAAGATATAGTAGGGTTAGATTCTTTAGAAGAAAGTATAGATGCTAAAGATTTAAGATTTAAGAAATTTAGAAAATTTAAAGGTCAATCTGTAAGAGATATAGCTGACGCTGTGTTAGGTGATTCTACTATTAGTTCTAGTAAATTATTAAAAACGTATTTAACTTTATTATTTAGAGAATTAATGTTAGAAGAGGAATATTACAAAGGAACAATTGCATTAAAGCAATTGAAAAAATCTCAGCAGCGAGGATTGCCTGAGTATGACGAATTGAAAACAAGAACTGAAATATTATATGAAAGAACTAAAAATGCAAAGGAAGCTTTGCGAAAAGCTAAAACATCTAATATAGAATTTATAGAAAATAAATTTGATAATTTCGTAAATGATTTAAAAAAGTTAGCAGAAAAATACCATGATAAACCGAAAAGAGTTAAAGAGTTAGTGGCAATCAAAGATATATTATTGAACCGGTTTAATCTTATTAAAGTTGCTTTGACTAATTTAGAAGCAGATGTTAGGCAGGCTTTAATTCCATCAGAAGATATTAGTAAAGACCCATTATTTAAAGACTTAGAAAAATTTAAAAATGAATTTATTGAAAGTAATAAGCAAGCTACAGAAAGTATTTCGAAATTAGAAATACCTATTGAGAAAAAAGAAGGGCCTACTGAAAAAAAAGAAGTGCCTACCGAAAAAAAAGAAGAAGCTCCTCGGGCTAGTATTAATGATTTAAAAGAACAGATTGATATAACTAATAAAAATATTATAATTATTAAAAAATCTATTAGGCAAAAAGAAAATATTATTAATAGTGCCAATATTACTAAAAAAGAAAAAGAAAAAATTCAAGTCGAAATATCCGGTTTAAATAAGAGATTAAAAGAGGAAGAACAAAATTTAAATACTGATATTAATAAATTAAATACTGTTGTTAAACCAACTGATACTTCTAAATATGTAGAAGAATTAAAAAAACAAAAAGAACTTATTTTTAAATTAGAAACTCAACTAAAACAAAAAGAAGATGAAACTAAAAAGAAAGAATTAGAGAAAGTTACTAAACAAGCAGAAGAAACTGTAGAAAATTTTGTAACTTTTACAATTAAAGACGCTGTAAATAAACCTGAAGTAAATAAAGCAAAAAATATAAAAGACTCGGAGATTTTAAGTAAAGCTAAAACTAAATTAATTAAAGCTGGGTTCGACGAAAAATTAGTAGAAGATGCACTAAAGAAAGTAATAAATAGTAAACAACCATTTAAATCTATGGCTGACTTAATTAAATTAACAGTAGATACTTTATAAAAATGAAATATCATAGTCTATTAGACTGTAATGCATCTAATAAATTTAAGAATCATAATTATAGTGTCAAAGATATATTTATACCACTTAAAGAAAGACGAGATTCTTTGTGTATTCCATATCTAAATAAAGGTTATACAAAAGACCAAATATTTGTAACTAAACCCTTTAATGAAGTTATTAGTATAACTAAAAATAATATAAAAGACTTTAAGAATATTAAAGTTATAATAGGTAATGCTATAATACGAGGAATAAATGATTTGAGAGTATTAAGGGTAGATGAAATATCAGGAAATTTTGATTGTTACTTAAATAAGTTAAATAAACTAACTAGTTTAGAAGGCGGTCCTACTATAGTTAATGGGTATTTTAGTTGTTCTAATAATAACTTAACTAGTTTAGAAGGAAGTCCTGTATCAGTTAATGGAAATTTCTCATGCTCTAATAATAAGTTAACTAGTCTTGAAGGATGCCTTTCCACAATAGGAGGTAACTTTAATTGTTCTAATAATATCTTAACTAGTTTAGATGGTGGTCCCGTTATAGTTAATGGCTTTTTTGATTGTTCTTATAATAGATTAACTAGCCTTGAAGGGACACCCTCTATAATAAGAGGAGATTTTAATATAAGCAATAATTTAAAGAAATTTACAGAAAAAGAAGTAAGACATGTTATTGATATAAAAGGAGAAGTTTATGTTTAAAAATTTTCAAAAATTTATTATAGAAGGATTAAAAAATCCGTTATTAATAAATTGGAATAAATCGCAAAGCGAATGGATAGGAGTATTTAAAATAGATGATATTAAATATGATATAGCTATCACAAACTATTCAACTTTACAAAACCACTGGTTATTTAAGTTTAAAGCAAATGGAGAATTTAAGTTGTTAAATGATCCTAAAAAAGCTTTTTTATCTATTCCTACTATCGATTCAGCAGCCATTCAATTTATAGAAGAAATACAGCCAGAGTCTTTTATTTTTTGTGCATTAGACGAATCTAAAACTAGAAGACTTTTTTATGATAGGTTTTGTTATAAAATTGTTAAAAAATACAGGTCATCTTTAAAGTATACACATAAGCCATTACAATTTTTTAATTTGGATTTTTATATATTAAAATCTAAAGAGTGTGACCTAACTGAATTAGATAACAATATAACTAAAATTGCAAAAGATTTTAATTTTTAATTCAAGGAGCAAATCATATTTTTTTTTAATTTTTATATAAATAAAAATAATGAGACGTATTAAATTATTTGAACAGTTTATATCTGAAGAAGACATACCTAAACTTAGTCGTAAAAATATATTTATACCTAGAAGACTTAAAGAAAGATGGGATGACCTTCTTATCCCTTACCTTAATAAAGGTTATACAAAAGAACAAATAGTAGTTGCTAAATCTCTTAGAGATGAAGTTATTATAAATGATAATAATGTAAAAGATTTTAAAGATATTAAAATTATAGTTGGTTTAGTTTATATAAACGGCGATATGAATAAATGGGATATAGATATAGATGAGGTGCTTGGAGATTTTAATTGTTCTAGCAATAATTTAACTAATCGTAAAGGTAGTCCTAAAATAGTAAATGGCAGATTCATTAGTACTTTTAATGCATTAACTAGTCTAGAAGGAGCTCCTAAATTAGTTACAGATGATGTTATCATATCCCAAAATAGAGGCAAAAAGTTTTTACAAAAAGAAATAAAACATGCAATTGATACTAAAGCTGGAATTATTAATTATTAATACCTACATATAGCTCTAATTATCTTAAAAAAATATTAAATAATGGCAACAACTCCATTTATAAAACCAATAAAAAGCAGCGAGGGTATTTTTTATTCATTTCCGTCTTCAATTGAAGACTTAACGACTACTGCAAATAATACAGGAAATAAGTTTGTATTTAGCAAATTTGCATTATTACGTATCCCAGAAATAGGTAAAATAAATGACGCTGAAACTAACCAAAATTTTTTACAATTTAATGTATTAGGAGAAACCCCATTAATAGAAGGAGTAAATACTGACCAATCTATTAATTTAAGTGAGTCATTTCAAAATTATTGTTTAAACTTAGAAAGTTTAATTACAAGTAGGAGTGCTTATAATAGAGAATTAAAAAGAAATGTAAGTGAAAGAGTATTTTGGAAATGGCTTAAAGAATTAGGGGTTATGCGATTTAGAAAAGCTACTCCATTTGAAAATTCAATTACAAATGTTAAAGATTTATTTGTTGAAGAAGATGAACACCTATTAAGTAATACTAATACTCCATCAAATTATAAAAAAGTTGTACGATATATTGCAGATATAGATGTTGTTAATAGTGTTAAACATTCTAAAAATGCGTATACTGAGGTATATATTCATACTCCTACCTCCGTTGGTAATACGCCTTATGTATTATTTGATTCAGTAGAAGACGAGAATTATGCACCTGGAATGAATTTAACTAATATTCCTGATAATCCATTAAATACTGAATATTTAGTTGGAAGAAATTATTTTGATACTCATCCATACGGATTATCTATTAAATCATTTTTTGATATTGATGATAGAAGTGTAACACAAGAAATATATAATTACCAGTTATCTCAATGGGAAGAAAGATATTGGCATTCACCAAATCAAACTAATAATTCATATTTTACTGATTCCATAACTAATTTTCATAGTGCATTAACTGAAAAAATAAGAAAAATAAAAGGATCTACTACGGTAGAATATAAGAGGTCTACTTTAGACGGTATATCTTTGGATTTTACATTAAATGATTATACATTAGCTTCACAAAATTTATCAATTAAATCTTTAAGCCAATTAGCTGATGACGCTGGAAGTAAATCTTTTGAATTTAATGCTGTATTAATATATTATGATGTATTTGATCAAAATAATCCAGCTGATACTTCTACTAATTTATATGGTATTTTATTTTTAAATAAACCTGAACAATCTGGAATTAATTTTAAAATTCCAACTTTAATGAAATATCGGCCAGACCCTATTAATAATACTAATGGAACATCATATGCATTTAAAGCTAATTTTAAATTTGATACATCTATTGATACTGTATTTATAGAAAAAAGTATTAATGATTATTCTACATTTTCATTAGACCTTTACACTGATGTTCTTACTCAATTTAAAGATTTAACTAGAATTTATGGAGATAATATTAGTGAAATTGTTAATATAAAAAATGAAATTACAGATTTAAAATCATTAATAATAGATTCTGCTGTGACTACTTCAATAGATACTAGACTTAAAACAATAGAGGATTCATTAAATTCAAACCAAGCATTATTTGATAATACCGAAACTATAATGAGTTTAATTAATAAAAATTATGATGAAATTAGTAATATTTATAATAATAAAACGTCTATCCAAGTTTCGTATAATATAGACGCAATAAAAAACGGTGATGGAATTTCAATTGATAAAAATGTTCCGAATAAAATTGGAATAACTAATACTGTACAAAATTATAATTTATCAAATTCTCCAGAAGTAAATATTATAAATGTAACAACAATAGAATTAAAACAATTTACTAACTACTTAAGACATGTTAACTCTGGTACTAGAATAGTATTAAATGGAGATGTTGAAATTATAATAGACGATTCTAAAAATAAATGGAAAAACGGCCAAGTATTTAGACTAATTTTTAATGATGAAATTGTTCCAAACACGTTTAGTATTAAATTATTAACAAATTCTACAAATAACTACATAGACGTAATAGACATATTTAGTGATGCAGACTTCGCAGGTTCTACCTTATTTTTATATAAACCAATTTTTGATATAATTTGTATAGATAGTACTATACAAAATTTAACTTTTAGAACTGACAGGATTAGATAAATGAAACACATAAAACTATTTGAACAATTTATATCCGAAGAAGAAACTCCTAAGCTTAGCGCTAAAGATATATTTATACCTAGGAGGCTTAAAGAAAGATGGGATGACTTATTACTTCCTTACCTTAATAAAGGTTATACCAAAGAACAAATATTTGTAGTGAAACCCATTAATGACACTTTTATTATAACTAAAGATAATATGAAAGATTTTAAGAATATTACGGTTTTAATAGGTAATGCTAAAATAAAGGAAATAAACGATTTAAGAGAGCTAAATATAGAAGAAGTAGTTGGATATTTTAGTTGTTCTTATAATAACTTAATTAGTCTAGAAGGCGCTCCTAAAATAGTTAATGGAAATTTTTTTAGTAATAATAATAAGAAGAAATTTACAGAAGAAGAAGTACGAAAATTAATTGATGTAAAAGGTGATGTCTATACTTAAAATAATAATTTATTTTTCTGTCATTTTATTTTTTTTTGCATTATTTTTTAAATAAATAAAAATATAAAAATAAATTTTAAGAAATGGCTGAAACATTAAATTTACAACAATTTAAATCATCTGGTGTATACCAAATCGAAATAGACCAAAGTTCTAATATTTCTTTGCCTATTACTACTGGCAGATTAATAATTGGAAATAGCCGCAAAGGCCCAATTAATAGTATAGTATTTATACCAGATTTAAGAACTAGAAATTCAGTTTTTGGTGATAAAGATCCTTATTTAGAAAATAGAGGATGTTTTTTTCATAGAGCAATTGAGATAGCTCTTAAAGAAGGCCCAGTATATGTAATGAACGTTGGCCCTATTGATGATACACTAGATAAGGCGTATTTTACTACATTTAATACTGAAGTATCTACTGGAAATACTATAAGTTTACCAGCTCAAGATGGATACTCTAAATTTTTCAATACACAAAAACTTTGGTTTGCAAGTGATAAACAACTTACTAAGGTTAAAAATAATGCGTCTGGCTTAACTGGAACATCTGAGGTAAACAAAATATTATCATTCTCTAATTTAGGTAAAAAACCTGTTACTATTTTTACTAAAAAAGCTGAAATTTTAGGGTATGACATAACTGTTCAAGAGTGGTATGGCTCATTAGCTGACCAAATTCCAGTTCCATCTTTTATACATCCTAAAGATTATATAAGTGATTATTTTGTTGATGTTCTTATAATAGAAGGTACTTATAATGACTATATATCTTTATCTAAAGACGCAGTATTTGGTAAATATTTTACAGCAGAAGGACTTAAAAAGTCTTTAATTAATGAGTTTTTACAACTTAAAGAAATAAAAGTTCTTGGAAGAACTCAAGGGTGTATGATTCCTGATTTTAAAGATAGAGGAGGTAGAATAATTGATATTTCAAGATTAGTTAATAATTTATTTCCTATAACTGAAGTGCTTTGTGCAATAGATACAGAAAAAACTGAGCTAATTGATTTAACTAATGATACTTTTACAGATTTAAGTATTGAGTCACATAGGTTAGATTTAATTGGTCATGGATATTCTGAATTAACTAAAGATGCTGATGATTACGGTACTAAATTAATAGATGTTATTTCTTATAAAAAGCCAGTATCTAGTATTTTATTATATCAAGATGATGCTGATGGAACAAATACAGTTCCTGGTACTATTACTAGTAACACCGCATATGTAAGTGGAACTACTAAAGTAGTACGAGCATATGAAGGAACTCCCCTTTATAAATCATATTTTGATGGATTTATTAAAACGGGTGATATAAATACTGATAATCTTCCTTCACCAACTGTTAAATATATTAAAGTTGAAGGATCATTTGTAGATACTGGAAATGGTAATTTAAAATATATTACAATTAAAGCATATGACGATATAACTTTATTAAATCAAAGCGATATATTAACATATACATCCGGGCCAGATACAGTTATAGAATTTAATACATCTCAAACTGAATTTTCTTTAGATTTTAATGTTGATTCTCAAGTTAGTCCAACTGAAGTTGTTATTGTTAAAAAAATAGTACAAGGTAATACTACAACATATGATAACTCAACTAATACTTCAGAATTTTTAAAACCTGGACAATTTTTAAGAGCGTCAGTATCTGAAGGAAGACCTCGACTTACTAGAATTTTATCAGTTAAAGAAACTAAAGTTGATAGTGGATCTCCTTTAGTTACTACTACATATTTAACTGTAAAATGTAAAGATGAAATTTTAGTAAATGGAAGTCCAGTATCAGTTACTTCAATTAAAGGAGTTGATACATTTATTACTGAAATTAAAGGACAAACTCTTAAAGAATTTAAATTAGATATTAATAGGCATTTGGCTAATGGAATTAATCAAAATACTATTCTAAATTACTTATTTGATAGTACTAATATTCCATCTACTCTTGCGGAACGAGAAATCGTTAATGTTAGATATTTAATTGATTGTTGGTCAGGCGATATAAGTGGAGCAAGTAAAAATCCTTTAATTAAACTTGCAGCAATGCATCAACGAATGATTGCATTTGTGAATGCTCCATCATTTGAACAATTTGAAAAATCAAATGACCCATCTTTTATTGATTCAACAACGGGATTAGTAAGTTCACAATATATATCACAAGGCGGAGATTTATCATTAAACCCTTCGTTTACTTTTAACTTAGTAGATGAGCAAATTGGTGGTATTAATATGTCTACGTTTGCCGCATATTGTATGCCGTGGTTAATCATAAGAGAGGCTGGACAAAATAAGTTAATACCTCCAGCTATGTATGTAGCGAATTTGTTTATGCGTAAATTTACTGGAGGAAATCCATTTACTGCAACAGCCGCAAAAAGAGGTATAATAAGCGATTCGGAAGTAATTGGTATAGAATATGAATTAACTAAAACTGATAGAGACTATCTTGAACCTATAGGATTTAATCTAATTACAAGAAAAAGAGGATTTGGTATTATGTTAATGAGTAATAACACAGGATACCAAAAAATCCAATCTGCATTAAATAACCTACATGTTAGAGATAGCTTAATTACAATTGAAAATGATATTGAAAGAATATTATTCAACTTCTTATTTGATTTTAATGATGAAATTACAAGATTAAGAATAAGAACAATTGTAGAAAACTATTTAGAAGCGGTTAAAGCTGCAGGAGGATTAACTTCATTTGAAGTAATAATGGATGCTTCAAATAATACGTCTGAAGTAATTGAAACTAATACTGGTATAATAGATATTAGTGTAAACTTTACTAGAGCTCTACATAAAATAGTTAATAGAATCACTATTACTAGAGCTAATGGCCAACTATCAAGTTCGTCAACAGGGTTTATTCCAAGCTTTTAAATTAATAATTTAAAATAAGAAAAGAGGATTAAAATTAAATTTTTAATCCTCTTTTTCTTTTATAAAATTAATACACTGGTCAACTATACCATCATTATAATACGGATCATTTTCAGTTGTGCGGATTGCATTAGCTGTGTCTGGGTAAAACTGGCATAGTGAATTAAATACAGATTGGCCCCATCTGTATTCTGGGTGTTGTCTTATCATATCTTTTGCATGATTTAAGACTTCATTAATTTGGTCTTGACTTAATTTTTTAAACATTTTATAGTTTCTTTAAGTTGTATAATTGCACATGTAGTTCCGAAACTAAATCCTCCTTGTGATATATGACCAATAGGTATGGCGTCATAATAATTGCCATCAGTTTGTGAAAGTTCAAGCCATTTAGTAGTTTTAGGATTTAGTATTTCACCACATCTTTCACATTTTATTTTTTCAATTTTCATAAGTTTAAATTGTTTTATTTGATGTGTATTAAGGGGTTATCTGAGTTTTTTTAAATTGTCTGATAATGCAATCGAATTTAGTATTCATATTCAATATATTAAGCATACTTGTATATATATAATAGTTAGCCGCAATATTTTTTAAACATTATTTTTTGCCAACGCTCCAATGATTAAGATGATTTTTCTAACTGCTCCAATTCCTTTTTCATTTTATCAATTAGTCTTTGTTTCGCATCCTCTTTATTTAGTTCGTAATATTTTTTTAGCAAAGCGTTATATGAATTGAAAATCTCTTTTGCGTTTTTGATGTTCCAATACAAGCAACAGTTCGCTTCATCAATATAATCGGGCTTGTATGTTTTCAATTCCAACCAAAACTTTTGAAAGAAATCGGTTGCATAATCTTCGCCAAAAATATAAGCCCCTGTTGGAAATCCGATTTGCAATAAAAGTTCATCTTCGGGCTGTCTGCCATCAACGCTCCAGCTTATTGTTCGATTATGCTTTTCGCCATACCATCCAATCCAAGTATGGTCTGATGGTTTAAAATAGTTTACCGCCTGAACTTGCTTCGGGTCTATGTTTAAGCCATATTCCTCTTTTAATGTAAGCCCGAAAAGATGAACTTTTGATTTTCTTTCCAAATCTTCTACATCAAAAACGCAAATGTCCTTGTGTTTCTTTAACGCTTTGAATATTTCTTCGTATGCTTTTTTTACTTGTTCCATTTTTTTGTTTTTATTAATGATTAAATTGATTAATTAAATGCCTCCCTAAAAAAATAATGTTTAAAAAATACAGACGGCTAACACAGGGTTTAATGCAATAAAATTTTTTCATTTCTATTTTTTATTGGTAAAAATTTAACTGCATAAACCCTCAACCGTTATGTGTAATAAAAATAAATTTATGAGTTTTTATCATCAAATTCAAAATCATCATACTTAAAAGTTACTGTCATTTCAGTAGTTTCTTCTGTTGTTTCAAACGGACTACTCTCTATTTTAAGATTTTTGAATTTGTATTCTGGTAGTTCAGGTATCACCGTCCAAACATCTTCATCACTCTTTTGTTGTTCTACTAATCTACACCAGTCATTCATCATATCTGTTGTTGATTTATCTAAGATGTTTGGACTCTCAAATTCAAACGTCTTGTCACCTATTTTAATTTCTTTTTTCATTGGTATAAATTTATTTTTACATACACATAACAAAGAATATAAGTAATAACCGAGTTATGTGGTTTATTTAAGTTACTACCTTTTAATATCATTATACGTTAATTTAACATTTTTGTTTCAAATCGGTTACTACTTATATTCTCAACCGTTATATTTAATACAAAAATAAGAAATATTTTTGATATATTAACACGTTTAGTACTTTATTTTTGAACTAAATATAACAAGTAAATATAATTAATTGATAATCAATCTACTAAATTATAAATGACAGTACTCTTCAACTAATCATATTTACAGAACGTTATAACCAATATTACTTTTGTTCTTCGTTTTGAGTTTCTGTGTTAAAATTTTTTAAATCATCCAGTATTGCCTTGGTGGTTTTTTGCATATAATACATATATCTTCCCATTCTAATACCATCACCAATATCCATTGGATAACTACGTAAAAACATATATACATCAATTCCGTTTTTTTCACAACATTCCAAAATTTCGGGTAAATCGTGTAATCCATCGTGGCTGTTTGGTATTAAATCTATTTCAATATATTCACCACCTTGTGCTGATTTTACCACATTCTCATAATTTTTTGAGATGTAATCCAATAATTTTAATTTGTATTCGTTCATATTTAAAAAATTTTATTTATGTTTCAATTTAAGTTTCTACTAATTTTATCGTACTGGTTATAACAAGGTGTATAAGAAAGTTTGCTATAAGTATTGTCGGTAATTTGAAAGTTCATCTAAGCAAACCTTCTCATACACCTAAATGTTATAGGTAATAAAATTTACTACCTACATTCCTAAACTTTCATCGTATTTGAATATAATTAACCATAGTGGCATAAAAACAATTACTATTGGAATATAACACATAAATAAACCAAACATCATTGTTCTTAAAAACCATTTACCAAACCAAGTTAAATCCAAATCTTCGGCAAATTCTACAACGATAAATTCCCAATAGCGTTTAACAAAGTTTATACTTCTAAGTAATTGTTTTTTTATAAATTTCATATCCGTAAATTTTACATACCTATAACAAAGTGTATAAGTAATGTGGCTAAATAAGTTTATCTGTAAGTTGAAAGTATGTGCAAAGCCACACTACTCATACACTCAACCATTAGCAACCATGTAAGATGACAAACTCTTGCCAAGGTTGTAAATGTTTTGCAAAGTCAACTGCTTTCTTTGCCTCTTTATAACTTTTAAATGGCTCTACAAAATGGATTGCAAAATCCACATCAATTAACCATGTTTCAGGTGCAGTTTCCATTGTTTCAAGTCGTTTGAATTTACGGAAAACCCAGTAAACATGGTTGCTAACAACAAACATACTTAATGCCTGTTGTAGTGCAGTTTTGAACATTTTTGCTATTTTCATAATTCTACTATTTTGATTGTTAATTACTATTTAATTAGGCACTAAGCATGTTTGTAGCCGTTAGCAGCAATAAGCCTATATCCGTTTAATAACATCACACATCTTTGAAAATTTATCTGCATCTATAATCACCTTCTTCTTTTTTGAGGTCGGCTTACTGCTTATAACAACATGTTTATTCAATTGCTGGCTTTCGTAGTCTGCAATTAACTTTTTCGCTTTTAAGTATTGTTTTTCTGTTATCATAATTTTTCGTTTTTAAAGTCGCAACTGAATAAACCTGCAAACCGTTATAAGCCATTGGCGAAAAGCCAACGGTTCGCTTCGCCTTATAACACAGGCTTGGCAAAAGGCTTAGTTTATCGCTTCGTATTATCATTTCGGTTCAAAAATTTAATAAATAAAAAGCCTACACCTCCTTACTAAATCTATTAAAGTATTTTATCATTCTGTCTTTATTGATTTGCATACATTCTGCATCATCCCAATTGTCAATGCTGGATTGCATAATATGTAATGCTTCAATTATTTCTTGGTTTGCTTTAAGTAACAAGTCTATCGTTTCAAAATGATTATCTGTTACTTCTGGCATCAGTTTTTTTACATCTATTTCCATCGCTTTTTTTATTTATTAAATTTTTGTTTAGTTCTTCGTAGTAACATTCTCGGTTAATAATCGCCCTTCGCCAAGCCCGATAACGTTAGTAAACATTGTAAGAAACGTCTAAAATAATTGAATTTTCAAATTCTTTTTGAAACTTTTTCTTAACACCATCAATTGATTTACCATAATATCCAATTGTTCCTATATTACCATTCAATTTACTTTTATAAGTTACTTTAAAACAGCGTTTACTAACAAAGTATAAACGTAATGTTTCCAGTTTTTCAATCAATGTCTTTATCATAATTTTAAGTTTTGTATTTCAAATTAAGTTTAGTTAAACACTGCGTTTATACCAAACCGTTATAGGAAATTTTATTTTTTACCACCCACCCGATAATCGTACTTCTTGTATTTATCATAAAGCGGTTCAGATGCAGCTTTCACTTCGTCCAATGATTTGCCAATTAAATTTTGGAGTTCATCGTAAAGTTTTTCAGCAGGTTTAATACTTTTAAATACTATTGGAAATTTGAATTTACCTGCTTTCTTTCTTCCAAAATTTAATGTCGGACACCACAAATCCATATTGGGTTTATTGATGTTAATCATTGGCTGCAATCTGATTGATGTTAATTTTTCCATTTTAATAATTTGTTTGTTGCCCGCCCTTCAAAAAATAAAACTTCATATAACACAGGGTTTGCAAAATGCCGCTATGAAGTTTAGTGCTGAAATTGGAATTTGTGGTAAGCGGCACTATCGCAAACCCCCAACCGTTATGTGCAATAAAATTTTTAATAATTATTTTTCCCACCGCACAAATGATTTAATGATTTTCGTCTACTATTGATGAAACTTCATTTAGTCGTTCTTGCAGTCTTTGTATTTGTCCTTTCAAATTATCAATTTCTCTACCAAATGACATTTGTATTCTTTCATCATCTTTGAATTTACCCCAATTTGCTAATACAATTTTTGCGATAGCCTCATTCCACATCCATCCAAAAGTTTGTTGTTTATGAGTATATTCTAAAATGATACTCTCAACTGTTTCAAAAATTGCTTGGTCGGTCAATGATTTTAGAATTACATCTTTGTTCTCTGCAAATAGCTTATTTCTAAATTCTCTAAATTGATAATTTACAGGGTCGCTTACATATTGGTCTGTAATTTCCTTTAGCAAATCGGCTTTCATTCCGTCTTTGAAATTGTTGTAATGTTCAAACAAACAATCTGACATTTCTTCGTAAAAGGTATCAGCAATTTGGTCTTTGATTTTTTGTTTAGTTGATGAAAGTATTTTTTCTGATACATTTTCTACATCTTGTTCGGTAAATAATTTGTTTAAAGTTTCCATTTTGTTGTTTTTATTAAATGATTAAATTGATTAATTCCCACGCAAAAAATAATTATTAAAAATTTTACAGACACATAACAGCACATAAGCAAAAGCCCAAATCCCACCCCACAAAGCCAAAGCTATTTGTGCCTTCGCTTATCTGCAAAACGTTAGCAGAAATTGCCAACTAAGAGCCTTCGGGTTTATATTTACCGCAGCTCCCACAATAGAGCATATGCCTTGAATGAGATTTCAGCCAATTATGTTGGCAACTATCTGCTAACACTGGCTTGGAAGAAATCTTTAATGCTTCGTCCATCGCTTTGAATATCATTTGCTCAATGTCATATAAGTATTTTTCTGTGTCTTCGTTGTTCTGTCCAGCATATACCTTTATTCTAAGGTCTTCTACTTTTTTCTGTATCTTTTCTAACATATTTCTGTTGTTTAAATCGCATTAAAAACTATCTCCAAGCCCGAAAACGTTACATGCAATAACCGTGCTTCGTATCAACATTACTACGAACTGTGAGGAGAAAAAAGAAAACAAAAATTTTGCCCACACTAAATAAGGCTGTAACCGTTATATTTAATACAAAAATAAGAAATAAGTTTGATATATTAAAATTTTTAAGTACTTTATTTTTGAACTAAATATAATTAATTGATAATCAATCGTTTATTTTTATACATTTATTATATCAAATTGATTTTGTATTTCCAGTGGGGCGATATTAAATAGCCGTTTGATATTAGTATCTAGGCAGTATGTAGTCGAGTAGTCATGTTCATTTCTAGTGCTTCTTCCAAATCCTTGTATAATTTTAAACATTGTAATTATATTATAAATATCAGGGTAATTTTTTAATATATATGACATACGCGAATCTCCTAAAGAATGAAATGGTGCCTTTATCATTATTTGAAATCTTGAAAAATCGTTTGGTAAGTCTATTCCTATAAATAGAGATGGAGATATTAGTAAAGCTGGACCATTATATAACTTAAAATCATTTATGATTAAATTTAGGATTTGTCCACTTTCATGTTTAAATACTTTAATTGAATTTAATTTTATAAAATTATTAAATATTTCATTTGTTAAATAAAAAGATGGTGTTAAGATAATACCTTTTTCGTTTTTATGTTTTTTTTCAATTATTAAATTACATATATCTGATATTTTTTGTATAACACCCGAGTCTTTAGTATTCTTATAATTTAAAGTATGTGAATTTAAAAATATAACTTTTTTATTTTCTTTTTTAAATGGAGAGTCTGCTCCTATGAATTTTATAGCATTTTTATCTAAATTTAAAGTTTTAATTATAAAATCTTGATGAATTGTTGCGCTCATGAATAGATTAAATTTTGAAAAAGTAATACTACTAAACAAATCATTTATAAATACAGGTTTTATAGTTAGCTCGTTAGTTACATTATTAATATCTACAGTGTGAGTGTAGTTATATTTTAATAAATCATCAATTTTACAACCTAGCCCTTTATATTTTATTTCTTTAGATTTATATTTATAGTACCCTTTATAATCATTTTTCAAAACTCTTTCTAATGCTTTATCATGAAAATATTTTTCTAATAACGAATATGCTTCAAATAAAAAATTTAAGGTTTTACGATAATCTTTATCTAATATTGATACAAAATTAAATATATTTAAAGCTCTACTTAGAATATTAGGGTCTTCACTTTGTAATTCTTTTAAATATTCATTTAGTAATTGCTCAGAAATATATATTGTATAACTATTAGAAAAAGCGTCATTAATTTCATGGCACTCATCATATATTGTAATTAATCGTTTTTCTAAATGGTCTGAATATAGTCGCGATATGAAAAAATATTGATAATTTGTTATAAGATGAGGTATTTCATTTATTTTTTGTCTTGACTTCTTAAATTTACAGTTATAACAATTATATAATTTACCTTTACTTTTTTGTTCTTTTAATATATTATAAATACAGTACTTTGCACTTTTATTTAAAATTTCACATTCATAATTATCGGCACCTTTTATAATTTCAGTATTTGAAAAATATTGAAACATATCTTTATATTGATCGACTAATGAATTATTTTGTATTAATATTATTGATTTTAATTTTTCTTTCTCAATATCTCCTAGTATATCCGCTACAATAAATCCAATTACACTTTTTCCTACACCAGTTGGAGCATTCAATATAACATTAGTATATCCATTTAAAAATGAGTCTAGTATTTCATAAATAATATCTACTTGAAATTCTTTAACTTTAAATTTATAAGAATTTAATTTATCTATTATGAGTTTTTTAGATATGACTTCCATTAAATTTAAAGTATTAAAGGCTCACCATTTTTAAGTTAATATATACTTTATGTATGTTTTTATAGCTAAATTGTTTTAACTCTATTGTTTATCATTTACACACTACTATAAGTATAAGTAAAGAAACCAATTACTATTATTTAATACAAATGGATTAACACATTTTGAATAAATAAATAAATTAGAGTTAAATAAACATTTTAATATGAAAATTCAATCATTTAAAGATTACATAGTTGAACAAGAAAAGAATTTTTTGGATGAAACTATAGGTATTTTATATTCTCCGGATAATAACCTCCTATTTATTGGTTCAAATTTAGATTCATCAATTAATTTTACAATATATGATATATACATCGAAGATGAAATTGCTCAGCTAAAAGATTTTTTAAAAAGTCATAATCCTAATGAATGGAAGTATTTTCTAGAAAAATCTGGTTATAAAATAGATTCTGGTGAAAAATATTTTGAATTAACAAAGTAATGCTAATTTATTTACTAAGACAAGACCAAACTGATAATTATAAAATTGGGATTACTCGAGATTTAGAGTCAAGATTAAAAAATTTACAAACTGGATGTCCAAATAAAATTGAAGTAATTTCAACATTTAAAAGTAAATATGCAAGGAATTTAGAAGGGTTTTTTCATAGAATATGGAAACACCACAAAATAAATGGAGAATGGTTTTATTTAATAGAAAATGAAAGACCCGATTTTATGTCTCTATGTGAAAAATTACATAATAACTTAAAAATACTAAATGAATTTCAAAATAAATAAAAAAAACAAAAATTTAAAATGAATTATATTAAAAAATATTCTGACTGGAAATCTGTAAATGAATCCTATGCTAACTATACTGAAAATACAGAAGCTGCTAAAAATGCAAAAGAGATGGTAGGGGATGATAAAGAACCTAATATGTTTTGGGTTAGTGTTAGTAATACATTTTTAGATATTGACTCAGAGTATTATGAAGATAACTCTGGAATTACAGTTATCGGTGAATATACATCAATTGATGATGCATTAAAAGCAGCAAAAGATATTAAACTTGATAATGAAAAAGGACCAAAATCAGTAACTATAGAAGATCGATTAACTGGTCTTATTTATGAAAGAATATTAAAAGAAATTATATCTTGGGAAGAAGTTACTTATGACGAATCACTTAAATTAAATGAAAAACATGTATTTGAAAAGAAATGGTCTGGAAAAGTTAAAACTAAATGGGAGCCTAAAGAAGGAATTTTTACAAAAAATGCAATTGAAATAGCTAAATATCTTAAGAAAGAATCGGATAGCCTAAAACAAGCAATGTCTAGACTAAATTATTATATTAATAGAGCAGGCACGAAACTATCTAGTGAGGATAAGCATAAATTAAAAAATGCTAAAGAAAAACTACATAATTTATATAAATAATAATATGAAATTATTTAATGACTGTATAGTAGAAACTATTATTTTAGATAAAGAAATAATATCTGCAAATATTTTAGAGGAATTGGATGATACAATTATCTTCATTGATAATAAAGACCTAATTGTTTCTAATATACTTAGAATTGCAGAAAATATTAGTATTATTTATAAAATTAATGAAAATACTAAAGAATCATTAAATGATGAAGACATTTTATGTATCTATAAAGAAATAGAAACTAAACTACTAGAAGAACTAAAAAAGGATCCTGAAATTTCTAAATTAGACGAAGGCATAATATCTAAATTAGTAGGAGGCGTAACAGGGTTTATTGCTGGACCATGGATTGGTAAAGCTATATCAAAAGCTCTAGGAATTGAAAAAGGTATTTTATATGACCTATTAACAAGTAGATTATTTAATGCCTCAGTTGGAGCAATAATAGGAGATCACATTGGAGGAAAATGAAATATATAAAACTTTTTGAACAATTCATATCTGAAGAAGAAACTCCTAAGCCTAGCGCTAAAGATATATTTATACCTAGGAGGCTTAAAGAAAGATGGGATGATTTGCTCATTCCTTACCTAAATAAAGGTTATACCAAAGAACAAATACTTGTTGCTAAACCATTTAATGAACCTATTATTATAACTAAAGATAATATAGAAGACTTTAAAAATATTAAAGTAATAATAGGTGGTGTTAGAATAAAAGAAATAACTGATCTGAGAGCACTAGGTATAGAAGAAGTAACTGGATATTTTAATTGTTCTAATAATAAGCTAACTAGTCTTGAAGGAAGCCCTATTATAGTTAATGGAGATTTTTATTGTTTTAATAATAAATTAACTAGTCTTGAAGGAAGCCCTATTATAGTTAATGGAGATTTTTATTGTTTTAATAATAAATTAACTAGTCTAGAAGGAGCTCCTACTACAGTTAATGAAAATTTTCATTGTTCTGATAATATGTTAATTAGTCTAGAAGGAGCTCCTACTACAGTTACTGGAAATTTTCATTGTTCTGATAATATGTTAATTAGTCTAGAAGGAGCTCCTACTATTGTTGGTGGAAATTTTACTATTACTTATAATAGTAAAGTATTTACAGAAAAAGAAGTGAGAAACGCTGTTAAAGTAAAAGGTGGAGTTTATACATGAAAATGAAACACATTAAAATATTTGAGGAATTTATTAATGAATTTGAAGAGTATCACCCAGATGAAATTAAAAAAATATTATGGAATACCTTTAAAGAACATGCTAGAGATATAGAATATGATGGAGTAACTACAGATGGAAATTATGTGTATAATGTTATTCCAGAAGATACTTTAACCATAGAACTAATGAATGATGTCCTAGGAGATCTATGGGATACTGAATTATTTGATATAGATACTCAAGCTGATGGTAGTATTAAAATAACATATTTTATTCAAAATAAATTAAATTAAATGGAAAGACAATTAAATACTATAATCTCTAATTTTTTATATTCTAATAATATTTTACCTAATAGAATAAAAAATATTTCTTTAATAAAAGAAAATAATAAAGAATCTATAAGATTAATAGAACTAACAAATAATAAAAAATTTTATATTTCAACTATAAATTATAATAATAAATCATTATTTGGTATTAAATTAAATGAAAAATCAAACTGGTTTACTTATAAAATAGATGAACAATATACTAAAGATTTTTTATCATTCATTAATGAAGCTGAGCCTGCGAATGACACTAAAGATGATGAATCAATTAAGCAAGCTGAAAATATACTTAAAGAACAACAATATTTTACTTATTTAAACAATACATTATTCCCAAGTCTTTTAAAAACTTTAGAAACGAATATTAATAGTCTATTAATATTTACTGAAACTTCAAATAAAAATATTGTAGAGTTTTTTGCTAAAAATATAGGGGTAAAATCTAAAAAAACTAGTATTACATTACCATCAGGATCTGATATATTTAAAGAACAAATTGAATCCCCATTTTTGTTTGAATATAATGATATTAAATTTATAGCATTCCCAAAATTAAATTACTTAGAATATACTAATAACCAGCCTATGAAAGTTGTGTTAATATCAAATGACAATTTTAATAAAGTACTAGATTTAAATCAAGACGAATTAAAATGAAACATATAAAACTTTTTGAGCAGTTTATATCTGAAGAAGAAACTCCTAAACTTAGTGCTAAAGATATATTTATACCTAGAAGACTTAAAGAACGTTGGGATGACCTGTTACTTCCTTACCTAAATAAAGGTTATACTAAAGAACAAATATTTGTCGCTAAACCTTTTAATAAAGATATGCTTATAACTAAAAATAATATAGAAGACTTTAAGAATATTAAAGTTATAATAGGTAACGTTAGAATACATGAAATAACTTATTTGAGTGGGCTAGATATAGACGAAGTAACTGGTTTTTTTTATTGTTCTAATAATAGTTTAACTAGTCTTGAAGGATCTCCTACTACAGTTAATGGAGGTTTTTATTGTTCTAATAATAAGTTAAATAGTCTTGAAGGGGGTCCTACTATAGCTAAGGGAAGTTATTATTGTTTTATTAATAATATAACTAGTCTTGAAGGAGCTCCTGCTACATTTAATGGATATTTTGATTGTAATACGAATAAACTAACTAGTCTTGAAGGAGCTCCTACTACAATTAATGGATGGTTTGATTGTTCTAATAATACAAAGAAATTTACAGAAAAAGAAGTAAGAGAAGTAATTGATGTAAAAGGAAAGGTTTATGTTTAAAAATAAAAATAAAAATAAAAATATGAAATTTATAAAATTATTTGAAGAATTTATACAAGAAAATTTAGTAAGTATTAAAAATGAAACCTTATATGATTTCATTAATAAAAAAGTATCTGATATTGATTTAATTAAAAATGATTTTGGAATCGAAAATAGAAACGTAGCATTAGCCGAAAAAGTAGATAAAGGAGAAACTGATTTTCAAGCATTTTATGATGCAAGAAAATACTTAAAAGACGAAGGATATTCAGTTGGAAATATGGAAAGGGATTCACCAATTGGATTTAAAAAAGGAAATTATAAAATAGAAAAATGGAGAAACTTAGATGATTCTGATAAAGACGAATTAGATGGCATACTATACTCTGATAATTGGAGATCTGGTGACGTGTATATTATATACTTTACATTTCCATTAAATGAAGCAGATGATACAACAAATCAATTACAAATTGAATTAATAAATCCACAAAATATATCTAAAGCTAAAACTGAATTAGGAAATTCAAAAATTTCTTATACTGCAATAGTAGTAGAAGGATCCACATTTTTTAGATTTAGGAGTATTCAAGACTTTAAAAAAGGAAGTAAAATAATTTATGGAGTAATAGATAGAAAAAAAGAAGCAGCGACTACCCCTCCTAAATAAAAATTAAATAATATGGATTATACATATAAGTCTGATGATAACTATAGATATGAAGTAAAAATTAATTATCTTATTGGAGTAATAGATAAATATGATTTTTTATATTTTAAATCTGAAGATTCTGCTAAACGATTCGTAATAGACCATATGAGCGATTTTAATCAAATTATATATAGAGGAGAAATAAAAATATAAATAAAAAATGACAATTGAAGATTTAAAAGAAAATATTAATAAATTTAGCTGGCAACAAATGCTGTCTAATTCCGATGGAAAAACTAGTTCTACTGGAGTATGTGGAGTTATTACAATCTTAATAGGACTATTATGCTTTATATATGGATGCATAGATTTTTCATATATAAGTAATAAAAACGACATAATTTTTTACTCATCTGGTATAATAACATTAGGAGCATCATTATTAGGTGTACGCAAATTATCAACTGGACCATCTGTATCAGACGAAGTTGTAAAATTGTCAGATACATCGCAAACAATAGATACTTCTACTCAAATAAATTCATAAAAATAATGAAACATATGAAGCTGTTTGAACAATTTATATCTGAAGAAGAAACTCCTAAACTTAGTGCTAAAGATATATTTATACCTAGAAGACTTAAAGAACGTTGGGATGACCTGTTACTTCCTTACCTAAATAAAGGCTATACCAAAGAACAAATATTTATTGCTAAACCTTTTAATAAAGATATGCTTATAACTAAAAATAATATAGAAGACTTTAAGAATATTAAAGTCATAATTAGTAATGTTAGAATAAAGGAAATAAACGATTTAAGAGAGCTAAATATAGAAGAAGTAGTTGGAAATTTTGATTGTTCTAATACTAACTTAACTAGTCTAGAAGGAGCTCCTATGACGGTTAATGGATATTTTTCATGTTTTTATAATAAGTTAACTAGTCTTGAAGGAGCTCCTGTTACAGTTAATGGATATTTTTATTGTTCTAATAATAAGTTAACTAGTCTTGAAGGAGCCCCTGTTACAGTTAATGGAGGTTTTGATTGTTCTTATAATTATTTAACTAGTCTTGAAGGAGCTCCTACTACAATTAATGGATGGTTTGATTGTTCTAATAATACAAAGAAATTTACAAAAAAAGAAGTAATAGAAGTAATTGATGTAAAAGAAGACGTTTATGTTTAAAAGTTTTTTTTTTGAATAAATAAATAAAATAAATAACTAAAAATAATACTATATAGATGGCATCAGGCTTACCACATTTTAAAAATTCAACAGCTAGTGTAAAAAACTACGAACCTGTATTTTTAAATCAATTTCAAGTTATTATAACTCCTCCGGCTACAGTTTCAGCAGGATCTGAAATTTTAGTTGAACACGTTCTAAAAATAGAAGGACTACCTGAAATTACGCCAGTTGGAGTCGTTGAACAAAAATATAAATTCTCGACTAGGTCATATGCTAAGTCTAAACCTGAAAATACTACAGCAGATCTTAAAATTAACTTCACCGTTAACTTAAACGATAATAATAGTATGTACGTATATAATATACTACGTAAATGGGCAGATATTCAATTTGACCCTGAGACAGGATCACAAGGACTTAAAAAAGATTATGCCGGAGAATGTTATATTGCTATACACAACAAAAACGGAGATATTTTTAGAGAATTTAAATTTAGTCCCGTTATATTAAATGAAAAATTTAATCCTATGGCTTTAGATTATAATTCAGAAGAACTTTATGCATTAGACTTATCATTAAGAGCAGACTCTTGGACAGAAATAAGAAAACCATAAAAAAACAAAACTAATTCTTTTTAATATAAAAAGAGCTGCATAATGCAGCTCTTTTAGTTTAGCAAATACAGAAATGGATAAAAATAAAGTTATTAGTCTTTTAGAAGAAAATGTTTTTACAGAAAAACCTAAAGATTCGTATAATGGTATAATAGATTTTATATTAGATAGGCCAGCGTCCAGATGTACTGAAAAATATATAAAGAAAAATTATTTTAATTTATATTTAGAAGTTTTAAATTACAGTATTAAAAATAGTTTGGAAAGTTTATTAAGAAATGATAAATATTTTAATCAATTATTATATCATTATATAAATGATATAACTTCTATAATTAAATGTAATAATAAAGAATGTAATAATATTGTTGATTATAGAAATATTTCAATTGGGTATAGAAAGTATTGTTGTTCACAATGCGTAATTAATGAAGAAACGATTCTACTTAAAAAAGAAACTATGAAAAAAAATGGAGGTAACTCTCCATGGGAAGTTGCTTATAAGAATGGTAAAACAAAAACTGACCATCCATTTAATAAGAGCAAAGACGAAATTAGACTAAAAATAAAACAAAAATATGGAATAGATAATGTCTTTCAATTAGAAAAAGTTAAAGAAAAAATTAAAAAAACTAATTTAGAAAGACGCGGAGTAGAATATATTTCTCAATCTAAAGAAATTAGAGATAAAATTAAAAATACTTCTATTAAAAAGTATGGTGTTAGCCATCCGAATCAATCAGAAAAAATAAGAAATAAAATTAAAAATTCTCATTTAAATAGAGATAAAGAAGAAATACAAACTTCAAATATTAAAAGAAAAAATACATGTAATGATAAATACCAAGTTGACTATAATGTTCAATTTGGTTTAGTTAAAGATAAAATAAAAAAGTCTTTAATAGAAAAGTATGGGGTAGATAATCCAACTAAATCTAAATATATTACTGATAAAATAAAAGATAATAATTTAAAAAAATCTATCATTAGAATAAAAGAAAAATATGATAATTTAAATATTCTAAGTATAGATTTAAATAGAAATATTAAAATTTTATGTGATAAATGTAATAATGAGTACTCAATACTTTTAAATTTTTTATATTTAAGAGTAATAAGATATAAAGTTACTCCGTGTATTCATTGTAATCCAGTATATAGTTACTCTGATTCTCAAAAAAGTATTTATGATTTTATTTTATCAATAGACACTCTAATAAGTATTACAGTTAATGACAGAAGTGTTATTTCTCCAAAGGAACTTGACGTATATTTACCTGATTATAAATTAGCATTTGAATTTAATGGAGTATATTGGCATAATGAATTATATAGAGATAAAAACTATCATTTAACAAAAACTGAACTTGCTATTAAAAATGATATAACTTTAATTCATATATGGGAAGATGACTGGACTTATATGCAAGATATTATTAAATCACGTATACTTAACCTTTTAAATAAGACTCTTAATAGAATATATTCTAGGAAGTGTAGAATTAAAGAAGTCTCGTTTAAAGAGTCTAATCAGTTTTTAGAAGATAATCATTTGCAGGGCAAGTGTGTAAGTAAATATAATATAGGTTTGTATTATGGAGAGGAGTTAGTTAGTTTGATGACATTTGGTAATAAAAGAAAAAGTTTAGGCCAAGTATCTAAAAATGGAGAGTATGAGTTATTAAGGTTTTGTAATAAGTTAAATACTAGTGTAATAGGTGCAGCGTCTAAACTATTTAAATATTTTGTGGAAGAGTATACTCCTATTAAAATTATAAGTTATGCTAATAGATGTTGGACAAACGCCAAGGATAATAACTTGTATATTAAATTAGGATTTGAGTATGTGAGTACCAGCAGACCTAATTATTGGTATGTAGTAGATGGAGTAAGGAGGCATAGGTTTAATTTTAGAAAGGATAAATTGATAGCAGAGGGTTATGACAGTAATATGACTGAACATGATATAATGATAAGTAGGAATATTTATAGAGTGTATGATTGTGGGAATTATAAATTTGAATGGAATAATCTAAAAAAAATTGAATAAATAAAAAAAAATAATATTATTAAATGGAAACTATAATTAATGAGAAATCATATTCTGACTTTTTAATTCAATATTCAAGTGAATTAAAATCTGCTAAATTGCAATTATCCGAAATAGCAAGTAGGTCTTCTGATATATCTGATGAATTATATTCTAAAATAGAGAGAGCATTATCACAGTATGATAAAAATGTTGAGGAATTTATTTTTAATGCAAGTCTATATATATCAATTGACGATATTGTTGAGTTCGCATTAAGAAATCAAAATAGGTTTGGTACAGAGCCACAATTTGTTTTAGAGGCAATTGAACGAGTATATAGTATCTTAAAAAGAGAAAAGTTTTTAAATGAAAATAATATTACTGAAAATATAAAAGATTTTAATTTATATATTGGAAATACTTATTATGATGAATTTGACGAATATCAAATATATTTTGCAGATAATTATATTGAGCTTAATGATGGAGAGCAAGCTTTAGAACAATATGATTATCCTGAAGAAGATGAGACTGTAAAGGGTAGTGATTATGATTTATATTATTCAAGTTTAGGGGGTTACTTAGAAATAATTAAAGATGATAAAGTTTTAACAACTTTTTATTTAGATGAAATGAAAAAAATTGAAGAAAAAATTGATAAATTATGTGAAAAATGTGAATGTACAATAGTAAAAGGAAAATGTAAATGTAATTCCGAATCTATTGATGAAACTAATACTGAAGAAGTAGAAGTATTACCCGAAGTTAAGCCAAAAGAAAAAGAGAAGGAAAAAGAAAAAGGTAAACCTCATGTTAATCCATTTAGACCAGGTAAAAAATCTCCTGAAGAAACTCCTAAACCCAAAGCACTATTAAATCTATTAGATACAGAAGATGAAGAAGAAACTGAAGAAAAAATAGATGAAAATTCTAAAAATATATACTTGGAATTTGATGAGGTTAAACCTGGAATGGTAGGTTCAGACTATAATGATGAATTAGTTAAAATTATTAAAAAAGGTACGCTTGAATCTTTAAAAAACGATATGATAGGAAGTCAAGCTAGTTATTCCGATTATTTGGAGTTTTATGATTCTGACGATGATAATTATGTTGCTGTAGTACTAGTTGATGATTTTGAAAGTTTTGATCATCATATTGGAGATACTATAGTATATCATTATGGAGATGATGGAGTTTTAGTTAAATCTAAAGAAAAGCTAGATGAAGTGGAAAGTTTAGATGAAAAAATATCATTTAAACATCCTTTACTTAATTCTAAATCTTCTAATTCAAACTATGTTATGAATTTCGAAGAATTTAAAAAATCTAAAGTTAAGCCTGTGTTTGGACAAAATCCGTCTTATACAGATGCAAAAACTGATAAATTAAAAATTGAAAAGAGTGGAGAAAGTAAAGATGGATTAGATAAAAATCAAAAGTAATATAACGTGAAACCTATAAAACTATTTGAACAATTTATACTTGAAGACTCTAAGAAACCTAAACTTAGTGCTAAAGACATCTTTATACCTAGGAGACTAAAAGAAAGGTGGGATGACTTAGTACTTCCTTACCTTAATAAAGGTTATACTAAAGAACAAATATTCGTTGCTAAACCCCTTGATGAAGAGCTAGAGATAACTAAAAATAATGTAAAAGAATTTAAGGATATTAAAGTAATAATAGGTGATGTTATAATAAATGGAGATATTTTAAAAGAATTAAATTTAGATGAAGTGTCTGGAGATTTCAATTGTTCATTTAATAGATTAACTAGCTTAAAAGGAGGACCTAAATTATTAGTAACTAAAGATTATTTTTGTAGTAATAATACGTTAACTAGTCTAGAAGGAGCTCCTATTATAGTTAACGCTGGATTTTATTGCAGTCATAACAAACTAACTAACCTTAAAGGAGCTCCTAAAGTAGTTAATGACGACTTTGCTATTAATGATAATACAAAGAACTTTACCGAAGAAGAGGTAAAAGGAGTAGTTGATGTTAAAGGAAAAGTTTATGTTTAAAAATAAAAAATAAAGTTAGTATAATGGATACATTTAATGTAAAAAGAAGAGATCTTTTAGATTATGAAGGTTATCTTAAATGGGTAAAAGAAGGCGGAGCGTCTAAACGTATAGAATTTAAGGATTACCCTAAAATTTTAAAAGGGTATCAACATGAGATAGATAGAGGCGAAAATTTTAAACATCCTCATTATGATTATACATATAGATCTATAATTGGTTCTTCTAAAGGAAGGCATAAGGCCGATACTCCTAAGTATACTGAATTTGATTCTAAAGTAGAAGGTACATTTAAACCAGAAGAAGATAAAAGAAAATTGCCTGGAATGCAAAGTTGGAATAACGGTAAATTTGCAGTAAAAGAAAGTACATACTTCAAAACTAAAGAAGATATGATAGACTTTTTAATTAGTATGCATGAAGATACAGACTTTTATCACAGCAACATAAATTTGTTTAATGACTTATATGCAAGGTTAAACGAACTTGGATATATTGATGATAATGTTAAAGAAAGTCTCAAGAAGCTAGATTATAAAGATTTAGAGTATTTTAGTTCAAAATGGTTTGCTGCAAGTAAAGGAGAAAGAACTGACGAGTCAGTTAAAATAGCTAAACAAAAATATTTAGAAACTAATCTTATACCTGAGGATATTTTTAATCAATTAGTATCTATAGATCCTAGTAAAACTAAAAAGTATTTACCATTTATGGGTAAATCTTATTTAGAAGGAATTGGTATTAATGATATTAGAAATAAAATAGAAGAATATGACGCTCTCTTAAATAAAAGAGTTGTTCCAGTAGAAAAAAAAGATATAAATCGTTTTAAAACTTTTAAAGAATTATATGATTTAGTAGAAGAATTAAATAAAATAAAAACAAAAAGTGAATTTGAAAGAGGTATTAAAAAGCAAGCTGACATTATTGTAGATAACTCTGATATGTTTATTATAGTGCCTCATACTCATGAAGCGTCTTGTATATACGGGGCAGGAACAAAATGGTGTACTACGGCTAATACTAATACTCATTGGATAAAGTATCAGTATAGTGATAACGTAACATTTTATTATGTAGATATTAGGTCTAATATAATAAAATCAAAACTAAAAACTGAAAAATCGTTTATTAATAGAGTTGAAAAACTAAAAAGAGAGTTAAAACCCTCAAAAATAGAAGATTTATTTAAAGTTGCAGTAGTTAGCTTTCCAAATGGTAAATTAGAAGCGTATGACGCCGCAGATAATATTTTTAGTAGTCATGATTTAAATAATTTTCTTAATATTATAGGTTTTGGAGCATAATGAAACATATAAAACTATTTGAACAATTTATATCTGAAGAAGAAAGCCCTACTCCTAAGCTTAGCGCTAAAGATATATTTATACCTAGAAGGCTAAAAGAAAGATGGGATGACTTACTTATTCCTTACCTTAATAAAGGTTATACCAAAGACCAAATATTTGTAGTGAAACCTATTAATGAAGCTATTAGTATAGGGCATACTAATATAGAAGACTTTAAAAATATTAAAGTAATAATAGGTAATGTTAGAGTGAAAGGTATAAATGATTTAAGAGTATTAAGTATAGATGAAATAGATGGTTTTTTTGATTGTTCTGATAATGCCTTAACTAGTTTAGACGGATCTCCTACTATAGTGAATGGAAATTTTTATTGTTATGCTAATAATTTAACTAGTCTTGAAGGAGCTCCTGTTACAGTTAATGGATATTTTGATTGTTCTAATAATAACTTAACTAGTCTTGAAGGAGGTCCAAAAACAGTAAGTGGTGCGTTTAGTTGTTCTTATAATAACTTAACTAGTCTAGTCAACTTGCCTAAATTGATTAATGGATATGTTGATTGTAATACTAATAAACTAACTAGTCTAGAAGGATGTCCTACTGCAGTTAATGGATATTTTGATTGTTCTAATAATAACTTAACTAGTCTTGAAGGCGGCCCTAATATAGTCAGTAGATACTTTAAGTGTGCTTATAATATATTAACTAATTTAATTGGAACTCCACGAATAATTAATGAAAGTTTTATGTGTAATAACAATATGCTAACTAGTCTTGACGGAGCCCCTGAAATAGTTAAAGGAAATGTTTGGATTGATAATAATATAAAGAAATTTACACAAAAAGAAGTAAGAGAATTAATTGATGTAAAAGGAAAAGTTTATAGTTAACGATATGTCAAATAAAAATATTTTAAATAAAGATAAAAAGATTGCATTAAAAGAAGAAATTGAGTCTTTATTAAATTTAGATTCTAATACTAAAATTTCAGACGAATTAAATAATAATCAAGATGAATTAAAAAGTACAATATCAGATTTAGCAAATGATACAGTATCATTAATAAATTTTGATGAAATGGAATCTAAATTTAAAATAAAAAGCAACGAACTTTTAACTAGTCTTTTTAATTTTTACATAGACCTCGGTGTAATAAATAATGACGATTACTTTAAATATAAGAAACGTCTAGATGAGGAGAGTATGAATGATATTGAGTTTCAATTAGAAACTATAAAGATATGCATTAAGAAGGCAATGGAAGAAATAACAAGCGGAAATACTCACCCTAGACTACTAGAAGTTATGTCAGCAATGCAAGGACAACTAACTAATGTAATTAAAACAAAGGCAAATTATTTATTATTCTTAGAAGATTCATATAAAAAATTAAAATTAGACTATCAGGAAAAAAATAATCAAGAAGAATATACTACAAATACTCATAATATTGACTCTATGTCTACTCCGACTGAAATATTAAAAAATGAATATTATGTTGGAGTAGGAACACGTAATTTAATAAAACAAATTAATGAAGAAATTCCAATTGAAAAAATAAAAGAACTAAATAAAGATAAAGAGTCATATGCTTTAACTAATCCAAATATGAAATCTGAACTAATGAAAACATTAAATATTTCAGATGATATGATTAGAACAAATAATACAGATGATACTACTCAAAATAATATTACATCTTCTGATATTAATGAAATACTTTAAACTTTAAATAAATAAATTTATACAAAAAGAATTTATACATTTTGGCAATTAAAATTAATATAAAAGAATTATTTAGTTCAGACTCTCAATCAATTTATACTGAGAAAATAAATTATAATTTACGCAAATTATTAGAACTTGGAATAGGAACAATCGGAGAAGCTGGAGAGCAAGGAGACCAAGGTATTCCCGGGCCTCCTGGACCTAAAGGAATAACAGGAGATACTGGAGATAGAGGAACACAATGGCTAATTTCATCAACTGACCCATCATTAACTAGTCCTATTCCTGAAATATTAGACGGTGATCTTTGGGTAAATACAAGTACAGGTGACGTATACAGTTGGATAGAAAGTTCAAACGTATTCGTTCCAACTTCTTTTTCATTTTCTAATCCAATTTTTGCTCAAACTGGAAATGAATTTAAAAGACTAATATCCGATATTGCTATACCTGGTAATGAAAATCAATTTATTGTATTTAAAAATAATAATGATGGTCCAGATATATTTAACGACTCCTTATTATTAACAAATTTTGACCCATTATCTTCTACGATTACTAATAAAAATTTTTCAAATACTGGACTATATAATTCATTATTATCAATTTTTAGAAAAAATAATAGTGCAAGATACCATATAGCAATAGGATCATTTTTTACAGATGATTATACGTCAGGAACTCCTATTACTAGACTAACTGATAAAAACGAAACAGCAAAACTTAGTTATGATTATACTGGAACTCCAACTAATGGCGAATTTCAATTAAATTTATTATTATCTACTATTGGATCAGCTGAACCTGGAACAGATTTTAATACAAGTATGAATATTATCACTAGAGATAAAACTAATCCTTCTGATAAAGAACATGTATTTAGAATTGGTAAATCTAGTTGGCTGAATGGCACAACTCTAGAACTAGGAACTAATAAATTTGGAATAGGTTGGGAGCAAGGAACTAATAATATTTTATTTAAAAGAAATGTATCTAGTATTAATTTTTTTGGTGGAACAAATGGAACAACTGAATATACTAGATTTGATAATGAAAAAATAGGAATATTTAAAGGTGGAGAAACTGTTAACGCTTTAATAGATGTTAATACAAATAATCAAATTTTTGGATATACTAAAAATACTACTTTAAATTTACTAAGATATAGTAGACTTGCGGAAAATAATGTAAGTAATTTTGCTATAGAATATCATAGAACTTTTACTGTTACACTAGTAACTGATAACTTTAAATCAACAGGATTATATATACGTAATGACGACACCCGAAACTCGACTGATACAACCGACTATGGAATTGTATTAAATCCAGGATATAGAAGCACCTCAGATTCTAATGTACCAATAATAGGATTTACTCTTAGAAATAATAAAACTAGTGGAACTCCTGATATTAATTATAATAGTATTAATGATAGAATAACTGCTGCAATTAATACAAGAAATGGACAATTTGTTTTAACTAATGCATATGATAATCTAGGAACATACTATTCTGATTTATTAAGTTTAACACAAGATTCTACTAATAGATCTAGTTCTACTACAAAAGTATTAATACAAAGTTCATATGTATCAGCTTATGCTAATCAACACCCACTCATTGATATTGCTGGATTAAATAAAGATATTGGAACTATTCATTTAATGCCAAGTTCTACTACAGTAGCAACAGGAGGTGGAGGAGAATACTCTGCAAATATTTATGGATTAACTTTTGGTGGAATTGCTTCAAGTGGAAGATATATAACTAAAAAATCATGGGGTGGACTATATTTCGCAGATTATAATAATAAAAACACAGAATTTTGGATTAATCTAGCAGGAGACGTTGGAACGACTAAGATTAATATGCCAATGCTTAGGATTAAACCAGCTGACGACTCCCAAAGTAACTACTTCTATTTTTATAATCAAACTGCAACTGGACAATTCGCCGTAGGAGATGACATCACACAGTCTACCTATTTACAAGTAACCACGGACATAAGTAGATTTAATACAGGATCTACTTCAAAAGAATTTAGATTTGCTACAAATTATGATAATTTATATCCAGAATTAGTTATTAAAACTGAATCTGGTAAAGCCCATTTACGAACTGCAACTTCAATTACCGATTCTACATTAACTAATTTAATATTAAATACAACATCAACTGGAGTATTGGGCAAAGTTGGTATTGGCACGACTAGTCCAGACTATAATTTACATCTTCATTCTGCCTTTGCTAATAATATATTTAAGCACTTAGCAATAAGTACACTTAATTCATCTTCTTCAGACTTTATATTAACATTAGGTATTGATACTACATCAGGCGGCGGCGCGATTTGGAGTGGAGTTGGAGGTACCACCGTTATAGGGGCAGGGGTAGGTTCCCTGTGGACTCCAACTTTATTAGCAGCACCCCAGGGTAAAACTTATTTAAACGGTTATAGCGGAGGTGAGTTATCTACGAATAATGGTACCTCTACTAAGACAACACACCTAGAATGGAATACGAGTGGAGTTAAAGTATTGAATAAGACTTTAACATATGGGCAGGCCCAGCTTACCTTAACGCTAGACGATATACTAGTTGGCTCAGCAACATATGATAGAGTAATATATTTGTACTTAGGCGGTACGACTGGAACATTTGAAATTATATTTAAAATTTGGAATGGAACTAGCAATCAAATAATTACTAGGGATAACGTTAGTCCGACTCACTACTATATATCACTTCCAACTATATTTTTACCAGCAGGTACTCAACTTAAATACTCTATCACTGGAACATTAGGAAGCCCGAGTAGTACTATACAAATTGCAGAATTTAAACTCGGATTATCTTAAGTTTCGTTTTAGTTCTTCTAAATCTTCTATATACATAGACTTTGGATCCTTCTTCTTAAGCTTATCCAACTCTTCTATTTTAAACTTAAAATCGTCCTTTAATTTATCATATAACTCCTTAGTAAGGGAATATATTGGTAATCGTAAAAGATAGTCCCAGGACCCTTCTATTTTATCCAGGCTAAGTTTTTCTATATCATTGCATATATCGTCTTTTTTACGATTATTAATTGATAATTTATTATCAATAATAGTTTTAATAAATTTAGCTTTATTTGCTATTATTTTTAGTTCATGATTTAATTTATCTATTAAACTATTTTTTCTTTTTATATAAAAGTTTAGTCTGAAATTGACAAAATAGTAAATAATATCTTCTGCACTTTCAAATATTTTAAGTTTACCATATTCGTCTAAAGTTGAAAACATTTCAGTTTCAGATTCTTCTAGTTTTAATAAATTAAATATTTCGTCTTCAGTTAGACTTGCTAATTTTTCTCTATTAAATTTAATAGTGTAGTCGATATTATCTTTACAATTATCTGTATATGACGCTATATGTCTATTTTCAACTAGTTTATCTAAAACTTTTTCATATTTTTCATATGTCATGCTAGGAGGTAGTTCTACTATTTTAATAGTTGATGTATTTTCTACAGTATATTTACCTCTAATAATCCATCTTTTATTATTTTCAGGGTCATTTTTATATTCTCCAGAAAAATAGTTATTAAATGGTTTTATTTTATAAAATTTTTTATCATTTAGGATATTTAGACAGGCGTTAGTAATGTCAGACGGATTTCTATTTAAGATATTACTACTAAATCCAACTGCTATGCCAGAGCTGCCATTTATTAAAACCATAGGTATAATTGGTAAATAGTAATTAGGCTCTATTTTATCTCCTTCATCATATTTATATGATACTAAGTCATTATCTTTATAAATTAAATTGAATACTTTAGTAAGTTTAGTTCCAATATATCGAGCTGCGCCTGGGTCAGGAGATCTTATTGAGCCAAATTGGCCAACTTCATCTAGTAGAGGTAAATTATTTTTAAATTTTTGGGCTAGTGTAATAACAGCAGATTCAGCACTAGAGTTACCATGGTGATAATGCATTGTACTTGCAACTTGTCCTACTAATTGAAATACTTTAAGAGGTTTTTCAGTTCCGTTTTTCCATATTGAAATACTACATGCAACTATTTTACGAGCAGTTGGCTTAAACCCATCTATTACTGATGGAATAGCTCGTTGTTCTATTGTATATAATGAGAAATCTTTATATTCTTCATTTAAAAAGTCTTTTATAGTTTTTTCCATATAACTATTTCAAAATTTCTATTTTTCGTAAATTAGAGTCTTTGCCAAACCAAATATTTAAATATTTTTTACTATCCTCATTATTTTTTAATGTTAATAATTTAGGAGTTTGTATTATATCTTTATATTCTTCTTCAACAAGTGCAGCTAATCCTTTTTTATAAGATACTTCATATTCTTTAAGATTATTAGAGATTGCCCAGGTATCATAATCAGTTTGAGAATAGAAAGATATTTTCTTTTTAGTTTTTATATTTTTTACTACTACTAACGGTGACTCTAATTTCGATATTATACCATAATCAAACAATTCGGGCCAATATTTATAAAAGAAATTAATTAGTAACCCACAAATCGAGTTACCATCTACATCCATATCAACGGCAATTATTATTTTGCCATATCTAATTTGTTTTAAGTCAGGTTTATGCCCTAATTTAAGACCAACTGCCGCCATTATATTAACAACTTCAGTATTTTCAACTAATTTAGAATTTGGTATTTCCATTGCATTAATGAATTTACCTCTTAATGAAAAACTACCCTGATACTCTGGAACTCTATATTTTCTAAAAGCTGCTCCTGCTGATAATCCTTCGAATAAAAATATAGAGCATTTCATTCGTTCTTTGCCCTTTGCATCAATTAAATTATCAACTTTAATTTTATTAAGATTTTTATTAAGTTCTCTTGCTAATTTATTTTCTTCTGCATCTTTTTTACGTTGTATCCAGTCTAAGATGTGCTCTACTATTTCTGATTTTAATATTAATTGAATTGTTTTATTAGTAATAATATATTCTGACCCAAAATCTTTTGTTTCAGTTATTAGTTTTTCTTTAGTTTGACTATTAAATGCTGGGTTTATGATAGTACTATTAATGAATAAAAATAAATGACTTTTAAGATCAGACGGCTTAATATCAACTTTATGTTTTTTATTAAAATATTCTCGTAATTGATTTATAATTTGTGATGTTATATAGTCAGTATGAGTTCCACCAGCATAAGTTTCTGTACTATTAGCAAAACTTACTTGTTGAAATCCGTCTGTACTTAAAGCAATTCCAATATTCCATCTTTTATCTTCTTCATAAAAACAGGAATCAATATAATATTTAGTATAGTCTTGGAATGATTTTATTTTTATTTCTTCATTATTAAAATAAACTTTTAATTTTGGGTTACACCCAGCAATATCGTAAACTCGTTTTTTAATTAAATTAAAATGAGTTTCATCTATTGCAGTCAAACCAAATTTTTCTAAATCTGGTATATATGATATAATAGTGTGATTTTTATTTGAGGTAGTTATTTTAGGGGTTGACCGGCTTCTCATATTATTAGAAAAGGTTTGTTCAAATCGTTTTTTACCATCACACGTTGATATATAGAATTCTGTTGAAAATACATTAGTAATAGTTGATCCTACCCCATTAGTTCCAGCTGATTCTCTTTGCTCGTTATCATTAAAATTACTACCAGACTTCATATTAGAAAATATCATTTCTGGTATCCACTCCTTGTACTCAGTGTGCTTAATAACAGGTATTCCTCCGTTATCAATAATAATAATTTTATTATTATCAATATTAACTTTTATGGTAGTAAGTTTACTTCCTTTTCTCTTTGACTCATCTACTGAATTTATTAAAATTTCATCAAATATTTTAATAAATGCTGGAATATACTCTATCTCTTTTAATTCAAACTTATTATTCTCATTTAAAATATATTTAACTTCTTTATGAGGTTTAATAGACCCTATATACATTCCAGGTCTAATTAAAATATGCTCAATATCTGTTAATTTTTTATATTTTCCGTCTATAGATTCCTTTGACATATATATGCTATTTAGAATGGCCTAATAAAGAGTGCTTAAAGTTACCTCCTCTTTTTTTACTTTTTGGTTTTCTATTTGTTTTCTTTTTATTTAAACTTATTTTGAAATTTCCGGAGTTTTTACCCTTTGCCATATTAAATAGTTTTTTTTAACTATTTATTTTACAGCATCTATTTTTTTCTTGCAATTTTTAATAAAATTAAATATCCAATTAAATCATTAATAACATCCTCGTCTTCATCTAATTGCTGATTTTTAATACGATTTAGTTTATCATCTATTCTAATTAGAATCTGTTCAGTAGGCCCTACTTTACTCATAATTCTAATTGGATTAAGGGCAGAATTACCGTATTTTCTATTTTTTTCTATTAAAAGAGATCCAATTTCATTTAATATACTTTCAATGTTTTCTTTAAATTTAGTAGTATCATTCATAAAATAAAAGTTTTTATGCTCCTCTGGATGGGCATGATCCACCGACCACATAATTAACAGTTATGTGCTCTACCAACTGAGCTACAGAGGAATTTAATTAAATAAGATAATTCTCAATGATTGAAGTTAAGTTTATTCAACTACCAGAAAGACTCTAGTTATTGCTAGGCAAACTCTAGTCTGTATTTTTCAAAGAGAATTTATTTAAGATATATTATTAAAACCAAAAAAAGTTTTAAATAAACTTAAAATAATTAGACAAATACTTGTCCCTATCTATATTAACTGTTTTTATAATAGATTGGTAAATAAGTATTTAAATTTAGAGTTTTTTATACTTTATTAAGGTATTTTTTCCAAAAGTAAGTTTGGCCTTTATTTAAAATATAGTTAGGCGAAGCATTTTTATCATTAATTATTTGATTGCTTAATGATGTATATTTATAATATGTAGTAGTTGGTTTTAAATAATAAATAGTGTTTAATAGTTTTAAAATTTCAGGGTTAGTATGTATAGTAAGGTCTTCTCCCATTTTATATGATTCCATATAGGCAGGATCTCCTGGTTTAATTTCTTTTTTTATAATATCTCGCCTATTTTCATAATAGTATTTCCATAAATTTAGAGCTCCACTAGTTATTGAGCTTCTATCTGGTGAAAGTCCGTTTGGATAAATATTCATCATGGATATATCGTATAATAGCGGGCCATAACCTTTTTCAGAAGCAACCTTAGATACTTGCATTATGCCGTCGTCTTCAGCAATTTCCATAAATCCAAGAACTTTAGAATTTTCAAAATCATAAATAGAGTATTTATACTTTTTATGTTTAAGTTCTTGCATAACTAATGCAATAGACTTATTATTAATATCAAGTAGTGTTTCAAGGCTAATCGCTAATTCAGTAATTAGTTCTATACTATTAATATATTCTTCAAATAATTTAATATGTTTCATTTTAAACAATAACTTTTCCTTTTACATCAACTACTTCTCTTACTTCTTTTTCTGTAAAGTTCTTTATATTATCATTAATAGCAAATTTGCCATTAACTACTTTAGGAGCTCCTTCTAGACTAGTTAAGCTATTAAATGAACAATTAAACCATCCATTAAATGTAGCAGGAGCTCCTTCAAGACTAGTTAAGCTATTAAATGAACAATTAAACCATCCATTAAATGTAGCAGGAGCTCCTTCAAGACTAGTTAAATTATTATTATAACAATAGAAAAATCCTCCAACTATAATAGGACTTCCTTCTAGACTAGTTAAGCTATTATTAGAACAATCAAAAAAACCAGTTACTTCCTCTATACCTAACTTCCTCAAATCAGTTATTCCACGTATTCTAACATTACCAATTATAACTTTAATACTTTTAAAGTCTCCTATATTATTTTTAGTTATAACAATAGGTTCATCAAAGGGTTTAGCTACAAATATTTGTTCTTTGGTATAACCTTTATTTAGGTAAGGAAGTAACAGGTCATCCCATCTTTCTTTAAGTCTTCTAGGTATAAATATATCTTTAGCACTAAGCTTAGGAGTGTCTTCTTCAGATATGAATTGTTCAAATAGTTTTATATGTTTCATATTTAAATTAAATTTTATAAGGGTCTTCACTATTTATCAATGAATGTGGTAAGTAATTTCCATTATTAACATTATTAAAAAGATTATTTATTTGGTTTAATGAATTGAAATTTACAGAATTAGTACTATATTCGCGTTCAGTATTATATTTTAATATTTCATTTTCAAATTTTTTCTTATATTCAACATTTTGTATTAAATCGTAGCTTTCACTTGCTAATTCTATAAATAATGAACTTTCATAAAATGCACTTAAAAATACACAGCTCATACTTAAATCGTCATGACCATTTTGTCCTCTATATGACCCGTTTTTAGTTTTACCAAATGCATTTAATTCTTTAATAGTTTCAGAGTCAGTCGGCATTATTTTATCTAACGTTATAAAATAATTTAATCTTTCACAAAACCTGACTTTATTAGATGATGTAGTTTTTATACCAGGTTTTAATATTTTAGATTCATTAGAGTGCTTGCTGTATAATAATAATCCTGGCCAATAAGAATTATTATTTTCCAATTTATTAACTAATAGGTCACCCTTATGATTCATTTCAAGTATTATTCTTACATGATCAGTATTAAATACTTTAAATGATAATATTTCTAATATACGGCTAAATTGATTAATATCAGTTGTATTACTTCTAAATACTCCAACTTGTACTAATCCAAAGCAATCTATTTCATTTCTAAATAGATCTCTATTTTTAAATAATGATTTAAAAGGAATAGTTGTTAATTTCCATATATTAATAACAGAATAATCGTTTTCTATACCGTCAGCAGTATCTACAGTAAATACATAACAATGTTTATCATTTTTTAAATTATCTAATTTAAAATTAGGATGCCATTTTAATTCAGTATATGTTATCTCTTCATCTTCAAAATTAAATATTGATTTATGTATAAATGAAGTTTTTAAGTTGTTTATTTTCTTTATATTATCTGAAGTTAATAATAATGAGTCGCTCGAAAAAAACTGTAAACCATATTCTTGATTAAATGACTCTATATTACCTAAGTTAGCAATTTCTTGATTTTTCCATTTTTCGTCTCTTCCTGGTATTTGCCACCAGTCTACTCTAATTGGAACATATTCATTTTGTTTATCTAATGCTCCTAAGTATAATTCATAAAATTTATTTGGACCATTTGGAGTAGATGTTATTATAACTTTTCCATCAGGCTTAGAACTAATAGTTGGGTAAACAGATTTATAGAATTTTTCTATAAACGACGGCTCAATATGAGCAAACTCATCAATATAAACAATAGATGCAGTTACTCCAATAGCACTTTTAGTACTAGTATTTCTGCCAAATATTCTACATAAATTATCAAATTTCTTTGACATAACTGAATCATTTATTACACCAGGTTTTATAAAAAATGGCAAAGTACGATAAATATTCCAGAACTTATCTATTATTTCTTTAGTGGTTTCACTAACATCAGCAATCATTAATACATTCTTATCATAAGAAAAACATGTAACCCATGCTATAAATATACTAGCAGTAGTAGACTTAAATGATTGTCTAGATTGCATACTAATTGTAAATTTATTATTTACATAATTTAGTAATACTTCTCTTTGATGTGGTGCAGTTTTTATTAATTCATACCCATTGTCAGTCATTAGTTTACAGTATGTATCTGCAAAATATAATATATCTTCTCTACATTTTCTAATTTCATTTAATTCATATGGAGTATACTCAAACAATATATTTCCTCGGCGCAATTCTATATCTCCAGTAAAAAAAGGACTATTTGACATCCCTTTAATTTCAACTAAACCGTCATTATATTTTTGAAGAATATCATTTATTTTATCAGATGTCCAAATAAAAGAGGAAGACTGAGATATAACCTCTCCTGTTTTTGGATCAGTTTTAATTTTACTCTCACTATCTGATAACTTGATAGATGTAAAATTTCCATCTTTTAAAAAATCACGCAAATAATAATAATTATTTTAAACATAAGCTATTCCTTTAACATCGATTACTTCTCTTACTTCTTTTTCTGTAAAATCTTTATAATTATAAGTAATAAAAAAATTTCCATTAACTATTTTAGGAGCATCTTCTAGACTAGTTAAATAATTATAAGAACAATCAAATTCATTAACATTATTAGGAGCTCCCTCTAAACTAGTTAGTTTATTATTAGAACAATAAAAACCACCGTTAACTATACTAGGAGATCCTTTGAGATTAGTTAGTTTATTATTAGAACAATAAAATTCGTCAACTTTTTTAGGGACGCCATCTAGACTAGTTAAGTTATTATAAGAGCAACTAAAATATCCATTTACTTCTTCTATACTTAGCTCTCTTAAATCATGTATTTCGCTTATTCTAACATTACCAATTATAACTTTAATATTCTTAAAATCTTCTATATTATTTTTAGTTATAAAAATAAGTTCATTAAAAGGTTTAGCAACGAATATTTGTTCTTTGGTATACCCTTTATTAAGGTAATGGATAAGTAAGTCATCCCATCTTTCTTTAAGCCTCCTAGGTATAAATATATCTTTACGACTAAGTTTAGGTATGTCTTCTTCAGATATAAACTGTTCAAAAAGTTTTATATGTTTCATTTTATTTTTTATTATTTGTTTAATGCAATATATGGTATCTTTAGTTCTCTTTTGCAATTATCTACAATGGGAGAATTTCCTTCATCTTTTATAGTTAGCATACTCATTACTAATTTATGATTTTCTTCTTTTACTAAATAATTAAATAATCTTATATTAGATAAATATAAGTCACCCTTTAATAATTTATAATTTTCAGTAGTATTAATTATAGTTCTAGTTAATGTTTCTATTTTCTTAAATATTTGAGTAAAATCATTCCAGTTATTTGTCATTGATGAATCTATTATAGGTTCATATAAGTATACTCCAATTTGTTGAAATTCATTTGATATTTCTATTATTAAATTATACCAATTATCAAAAATTATATCAGTGAGTGTATATGTTTTTAATAATGTATTTAAATTTATATTTAAAACTAATATATTATTTGTTCTATTATATTGCCCGCTAATTTTTAATCCATCAATAGGACTACCTAAACTTCCATCTAGGAAAATTACATTTCCTGATGTTTTACCTATTAATTTAAAATAAGTACTAAATGTTAAATTATCATTTTCTAAAAGATTAGATTCATATTTATAATTTACTGCAACATTATTTGTCATTTTTGAAAGATCATAATAATTATTAATAATAGGTCCCCAATTCATTAATTGGTTATAATCAGATATTAATAGTCCTTTATCAATAGATTTTCTAGAATCTCCTTTTATTCTATTTGTAGTATTAAATTGCTGAGGTAATATAGCATCATCTTTTTCTTTTTTCAATTCATCTTTAAATAACTCATCTGTTGATACTATTAAATCATCTATTGCCTGTTGATTTTCAGCATTCATTTGCATATCAATATTTGGGTTATACTTAACTAATTGTACTCTATGATACATTTCTTCCATATTAATATCTCTATAAGAATAACTTCCTTGTATTTCATATACCCTATTTAATTTTTGAAAATACATAAAATCTCTTTTTCTAGGTCTTGAGTTTTTACCAAATTGTTCTTCAAAGTATTCATTAACTATATGTATTTCAAAAGGAGTTTCAAAGTCTACTCCAAATTCTGCAAATACGGGTTTATTATCTGGAAATTGATTATTTAATACTAATACTTTAATACACTTTTTATCTATTACTTTTTGTAAAGTATATTCTTTAAATGTATAATCTGGTGCAGTACTTCCAGTTCTAAAATATAGAACTTCATGTCCAAATTGTTGATTTACACTATTATTTAATTGTTTAATTATATTAACAATCGGTGCTAATTTATATGGATCAAATTTCAGATTCCTACATACTACAATATTTGGACTAAATTCATCACTACATTCCACTGGAGGCATATATATATAATCTGGCAAAGTTTCTACACTTGGTTTAAATGATAACTGAAACTGCTCAATCTTAATATTAGGTATTAAATGTTCTCCTTCTAATTGTATAGACGAATTATAAAAATATTTTATACTTATATAAATTGGTTTATCTAATTGTAAAGTTGTTAGTGGGCTTAAATCAGATGAATCGAAGTCTATCCATAATGACCAATTTAGTTTGTCTGTTGAATATCTAAATGACCTCTTCATACCAAGTTGGTCATACGTTTGAAAATTAATATTTTCCATATAACCAGTAATAGATACTACACTTGCAATTAGTTCACATGTAGTATAAATTCTATAATTACCATTATATGTTAAATAATTAGTATCTTCACTTGGAGTAATTGAAACTATTAAATCTGCCATTATATTATTATTTATTCAAACAAAAAAGGACTCATTTTTGAGTCCTTTACAAAATAAAAAGCCCTATTATTTTTTATAATTCATTTATCCAATTCATAAAGGTATCATTAATTTCTAATTGATTAATTAAGTTTTTATCAATTCCATTTTTAGTCAATACATAAATTTTACCGTTATTTCCAATATCAAATATAGTGTAGCTATAAGTATTTCCAATCTAAGTTTGTAAAAGAAAATCTGTTAAATTTTCATAACGGTTTTGTCTTTTTTCTTCGTGTGTTGTATAAAATAAAATGTCAGGATTAGATTTATTTAAATATCAAAAATATTAAAAAATATAATACTATATTATAATAGCCTCATATTTTTTATGTCTTTGCCTCAAAAACTTTAAACCTAACTCCTCTAAAGAAAGTCTATATCTAATTTTAGACTTTTTTACTAAGTAATATAACTCTACCAAATTACTAAACTCAAATTTAATATCAAATTCTTCCAATGACTTGACTACTAAATCTTTATAGAATTTATCATTTGGTATTATTATATTCTTTTTTTTATCTTTTATTTTCTTAATATATTGATTCACATATTCATAAGCTCTTCTACCTATCTCTATTGCACTCAATACCATATCAGGTAGTTTCAGCCCCCTAAATACCATATTTCCTACAAAACTACTATACTCAGCCCTAACTTTCTGCATCCTTATACCATAAATATTACACCTCTTACCAATATTATTAACAATATCATTCCTCAACCAATTATTATTACATAACCTATTAAACATCCTACCCTTTCCCTTATCAGACCCCCTAATACTCAAATCCTCTATACCAATTATTTCTACTCCATAATACAAACCTTTACCTACCAAATTCTTACATATCTCCAATACCTCGCACTTCCTCTTATCACTAATATACTTCCTCTTACTATCACTAGAACTTAACTTTAATTTCCTCTCTATATCATTTAAATATTTTAACGAATATACCCCACTCTTTACTACCCTAAACTCACTCTCAGACAACCAATCAACTATTGACCAACCTATATAGTTAGGATTTAAGTCTATAGATAGTACTCTGTTTTCAGTATAGGGTCTATTAGGATTTACTGATAGTTCTTTTTCGTCGAAAGATATGTATATGTATTTAGTGTCTATTTTATAGGTTATAGAAATATTTTTTTGTTCTTGTCTAAGGTATAGTGTTTTGAGTATTTTAAGGTAGTTTTGTTTTAGTATTGGAAGTTTGAGTGGTATTTTGGTAAGTTTGTTTGGTTTGAAAGTTATGTTTAGTAGGTCTTGCTCTATATGAAATTTACGGTTAGCTTTTACACTAGGGTTAGATTTTTCTCCTATAGAGTAGAGAGGGCTAAGTTTTAGTATTTTGTATTCGTCTTTTGTTATTTTGTTATTTAGTCTGTTGAAAAAATTCTTTTTTCCACCAAATATTACTTTAGTATTTTTATTTGTAGTAGCAATTTGAGTAGCCTCTTTCACACAAGACTGTTTAAACCAGCTGTCTAACAGTTGTATATTATTGATTGGTAGGTGTTTGATAGTAGTTTCAGAAAGGTTATCATTTGTACGGTTGAACATAAAGTGTAGGCAGTTTGAGTATTGTTTAAGGTATGACAAAATAGTAGATTTATCAGAGTTAGAGGACGTATAGTATGGTAGTTTAATAGTTTGCATGAGTTAGGTTAGACGGTAGTAGTTTCTAAGTCTTTTTTTATTTTATTTAGTTTTCTTCTATTTGAGTAAGACTTCATAATATTATTTATTTTATTTAGAAATTTAAAAAAAAATCTAAAAAACTATTATTTTTTTCTTTTTATTTAAATATTTTTATATTTTTTTATATAAAACCTTACTTATAAAATATCCAGTTAAATCTGGGTATTTTGAATTATCCCACTTGATCTGTGTAGTAGAATTAAAAATTTCAGTTAAAAATTCAGTAAAATTTTTCATTAATTTAAATAGGGGGTATCACCTACATATAGTATCTTATACAGTTTATCCATTTTACAAAAATAATACATTTTCATTTATTTGAATAATACGCCAAATACGGTCTTATCTTCTATACTAGCGTCTATTAATCCAACATCGTGGAATCCTTCTTTAATAAATTTAGTACTAAATTTAACTTTATATTTATCTGCTAAATTGCAAAATAAATAAGTTTGGCTATTTAGAGTAGTATTAATTGTAAATTCATTAGCATTAAACGTAAATAATAAGTCTTCTAAGTTTGCTCCAAAGTCTGACGCTCCTAAGACTTCTCCTTTGCTAGTTAGCATAATGCTTTGCAGTTGATATATAAGAGCTTCAACGTCGTCATTTATTTCAACATGATCTACTAAATAATTGGGGTCTAATTCATCTCTAAATGGGAGTTCTCTTAACATGTAATTATTTATTTTAATTTATTACTTACTAAATTAGATACATCTTCAGCTAATTTAATTCTGTTTTTAGTATTTTCTATAAAATCCGTATACTTAAATTTATCTAATTCGCTATTAAAAATGCTTATAAATTCGTCAAACGTGATTTTATTTAAATCTGTAAATTTACCTTGACTAAAATAATAATATGTAGATTTTAAACTATCTAATATAATATTTTTAAAGTCACTATTAAAAATAGTTTCAGCTTCATTAGAATTTTCATCATATATTTGTTTATATTCTAAAGTTTCTAAAAATCTATTATAAGCATAATTAAAATCAGATAGTATTTTTATTTTTAATTTATATTCAATAGGACTTTTTAAATAGCCTTCTGACTTTTTCTTCTCAATATCTAATCTTGATTTAAAATTATTTGGAATATTTATATAAGAATTTTCATTTTCTTTAACAAATTGGGAGAAAGTTTTTACATATTCATAAACTTTTTCTTTTTTTAATTCTTGTTCTGCCCACTTGTTTGGCCTACTTTCAGTATAATAGTTTGGATTTTCATAAAGATGGTCTAATGCTATTTCTTTTGCAAGATAATAATCATTAGTATGCTCAAACTCAACTTGAATACCTAGTTCAAGCTGATTTAAAATATGGTTTACCTCAACTTTATGCATTTTTGCAATATCATCTTGATTCATATTATCAGATTTTCCGCCTTTTATTTTATCCATTTTTATAAAATATTATTTTGTTTTTTTATCTACGTACTTAATTAAAATTTGTAATTGGCCTTCTGTTCTATTCATAGAAGTTTTTAAAATTTCTATGTCTTCCTTTTTAAGTTGGTCAACTGACTTATTTACATCAATTAATTTATTATTTAAAAAATAAAATCCAACACTATATACTGAAATTAATACACCTAATATATATAGCATAGTCTTTATGTTTAAATGAATTACTATTGTACTATTTTCAGATAATTTCTTTGCCATTTAATAAGGTGTTATTGTTTCAATTGTAACCAAAATATATTGTAAAGACGACGGACTAAATAATGTATATGCTATAGTTGGTTGACTTCCAACTATCATATCAAACGGTAAATTATTATCTAAGGCTATCCATTGATTATTAAATAATGCATAAACTTTAACTTTATTAAAATAAGTATATGATAATTGGTTATTATTATTAAACGACGAAGTGTACAAATATACTATATATTGATAATTTCCAAAGCTATTTGTAAATTGACTCCTTTCAATACCAATATAACCTGCTCCACACCCTTGACATACATTTCCAATTAACTGCCAGTTATACCCACTCGAATTATTTGGAAATAAAGCTCGGTATGTATTACTATATTGTTTAATTTGAGAATACGATACTAAATTTAAAAATAAAAAAACAAGTATGACTAAAAAATATTTCATTTTCATTTTAATAACTAAAAAACATAAAAGATGGACTATTTTCAGTTTTTATAGCTTCTTTTACTTCTTGTAATTCTTTTTCTCCTATTGCAATAAATCTATCCACGTTAAGTTTTATCCCGCCCGCGAGAGAATACTCGTATGTACCAAGCATATTGCCTAATCTAATTTTAGCGTCAGCTCTTACCCATCTTTGAAAATAGTCGTCTGAGTATAGTGCTTCTCTTTCTATTTCTTTAAATACTAAGGCTACTACGTCTAATTTTGGGGTATGCCCCATTATAAATAATTTATGAGTATTTTTATTATAATTAAAAGAAATTGTTTCAAGAATATAGCTTTTTGCTAAATCTAAAAAACTAAACATTATAGTACGATTAACTAGTCCTTCTCCTGCTCCTATATTAAGAAAAACCTCAGACCCTATAAATTTTGTAGTACTAAAATCCTTATCATAAGTTCCAAAAATACTGCCACCTCTAATTTCTCTTAATTCTCCGAGGTATCTTATACAATCAGGCAATTTAATTTCTCTAAATTCTTTAAATGCAGGATTTTTAAATATACTTAATGGCAAATATAAATAACGTCTCTCAACTGCCCTAGAATAATTATCATAGAACCAATTTGCAGTTCTATCAATTATTCTTTTTATTTCAGTAGGTGGAAGACTACTAGGTAAAGAACAACTATATGTTAATTCATTCTGTACATCCTGAATTAAAGCTTCTAATGTCATTTAATCTTAACTATGATATTTTTTACTATAAGATTATAAAAGATAATATTGCTAATGCTTTATCTTTTTTATTTATTTATTTTAAATAAATAACTTTATAATTAAATCAACTTATGATAAGTAGATTTATAGCATTTTTAGAAGTTAAAGTTTAAAAGTGTAGTAATAGAATTTTTAAAAGTTAATTAAAATTAATTATTAAGAATTTAAATTGAGCAACATATATTGCTAAGAAAATAGCTAAGGGTGAATGGTCAACCCATATTAAAACTTACTTTAGTAAGTCTTATAAAATGTACATAAATGAACATAGTAATTTGTGTATGAATAAAAATGATTAAGTAATATCATTTTTTATAGATCATTTATTTCATATAAAATAAAAATAGGAGGGTTTACCTCCTATTTAAATTAATTAAAGCTTTATACTTTTAATTTGGTCTCTTATTTTAGCAGCATCCTCAAATCTCTGTGTATCTATTGCACTCTGTAATTTTTTTTGTAAATCTTTTAAATCTGGTGTTTTTTCTTTAAACCCTTTAGTAGTATAAACTTTTTTATAATACTGGATTTCGCCAGTATCACTTTTCCATGACTCGCTTCTCCATGAAAAATTAGAGTCTTCACCTGACTCTTCTACTTTTTGGTATTTAACATCTTTAAATAATTCATCAGGAGAGGAAAACCCTGGAGTTTCAAATAACTCTAATCCTCCAAATAAATCGAATAAATTAAATTTACTTAACATAATTTTAAAAGTTTTTTAATCTATCTCATAAATACTATGCCAATTTACTAAAAATGACAATATGTCACCTATTTAAAAATGTTATGACAAAAATACATTTACTTTACTATTTAATAAATAAAATAAATATCTTAAATTAGTGTCAATGGTAAAAATAAGTATAAATCCTACTGAAAGTCCATATTATATATTAAGGCATCGTAAAGATAATATAAAGAATACTGGGTATGATTATAAGGGTAAAATTTTACCTAAAATGTTGTCTAGCCAAATGTTTAATAAAAATAAGTATTTGACTGCATTACTTATTAAATTAGAAGATATTTGGTATTTTATATTTGATAGTGTTAAATCTATAAAAGTATTTGCAAATTACGCGATTGATAAAAATGAAAACCGAATTAATTAATTATAAAGCACAAACAAAAATGATAAAGTTTATAGTAGTCTAATTTAAGAACTATTTAAATGAGTAAGTATTTATCATTTAATAGATTGATTATCAATTAATTATATTAACTCGTTATATTTAGTTTAAAAATAAAGTACTAAATATTTTAATATATCAAAACTATTTCTTATTTTTATATTAAATATTTCGTAAAGGTTTAGCTTCATAACTTAAATTTAATAATTTCAATAACACATTAACAATAAATTTGAATTGATATGACAAAATTGGAAATAGAAAAATTAGCGGAAAAATACTGTATAGACAAGTATGGCACGCCAATGGGAAATAAGCCCAGCTGGGATGCTTTTATAGCAGGTTTTGAATTAGCCTTATCACGACTTCCTGCTATAAAAACAGCAGACGGCCAGAAGTGTGCTAAATGCCGTGAGTTTTGTAATTAGTTGTCCTTTTAATTTTTCTTGACGTGAATCAAATTAAATAAGATAATTTAAAATAGCTATGAAAAAATATTGGAAACGAATTAGTGCAACGTATCAAAAAGCGTTTGCTGAATTATGTAAAGACCACTCTACAGTTGATGTTTGGGGAGAAATCGACAACCCAGACATTTGGGGAATATTTATTAATGAACCAAAGTGGGTATTAAGACATTTATTTGACTTTTTTGATAGCAGAAATATTAATACTTATTGTTATACAGTAAATGGAAAAGACTGGCACTACGGGATACTAACAAAAAGTAGATTAATGTATTCATCAAATTTAAAATATAGAACCCGAGAAAAGGCTGAACTTGCATGTTATGAGAAAGCTTTTGAATTATTAGAAGCCCAATGTAAATAATTTTATTAAGGGTATTTAGTGTTACCCTATTATAAAGTAATATGACGAATAACAGATTAGATATTTTTGTAAATAGAATGAAAAAAATAAACATTAATATAGAATTAATGGGTAATTTTCCTTGGGTTTATATTATTAAAATTAATGGGAAAGTTATAAAGGAAAAATTTAATAGTGAACATGGTTTCGTCGTATGTATTCTTCCTATAAGAGAATGTCAAAACATAGCATGTAGTAATATTGGTAAAATTTTTCAATTAATTAGAAAATACAATTAAAAATATGGGTTTATCCAATTTAAAATACGAAATTCTTGAAATGATTAAACTATCTGGTGAAATTTCTAAGTTTAATCAAATGTTATTACATCACAGTGACATGAATGATAAACGTAATTTTAATACTGATAAATGCAATAGAATAAAAATAAAGGTGTCTAAACTACAGGAACGCTTTTATTTTTTACATGATAAATGGCTTACATGATGCTGTGTACCAACTATATTGAAATTTAAAGTGTAGTCTAACCATTAAATAATTTAAACTATGAATTTATTTTACTATGATAAGCAAAGTTTAGAGTTTAAAAAAATAAATCATAAACTTATATACGTATTTTTATTTTTAATATTACTTATTTTTTGTATATTTACATATTCATTAACAAAGGTTAAGAATAGAAGCCATATTACAAAAAATGAAAATGTTGTTCAGGTTGATTCAACTGAGTATTTTTCTGAAGATAATTTAAAAGATTATTTAAAAGAATTAAATATTAAATTTCCATGGATTGTGTTTGCTCAATCTAAACTTGAAAGTAATAATTTTAAAAGTAAATTATTTATAGAAAACAATAATTTATTTGGAATGAAACATCCAAAGTCTAGAGTAACAACTTCTACAATGGAATACAGCGGGTATTCTTTTTATTGTTCATGGAAAGAAAGTATTTTAGACTATGCATTATATCAAGCTAGATATTTATCAAATATAAAAAATGAAAAGGAGTATTATGAGTACTTACAAAAATCGTATGCTGGAGATTCTCTGTACTCGTTAAAAATAAAAAAAATAGCTGATAAATATAAAGAAAAATTTATAAAATAAAAAAACATGATAAACTCGCAAATTATTAAATGTGTAGAAAACATTAATGGTTTTAGAATTAATAGAAACCTACATTTAAAAGTAATAGAGGCAAAGTTATATTGGACTCCTAAACAAAAAACTAAGCATTTACTAATACAGTCTACTGTTTATCCTAGCAAATACAAAAAAGAAGACCAATTATCTTTATTTAAAAATGATAAACAATAAAAGATTAATACTAATGGTATTTTAAATGATAAAAACATGTCCTTTTAATTTTTCTGGAAGTAAATCAAATTATTTTAATTTACATGAAATAAATGTGCCTTTCGTTGACTTATTTGGAGGTGGCGGCGGAATACGGTCTAATGTTAAATCTAATGATATAATAGTTAATGACATAATTACTCCACTAATTCAATTTCAAGAATTAATATACAAGTCGTCATATACTGAACTAAATTCAATAATAAATGATTTATTTAAAATAACATCTAAGATAGAATCTAAAGAACAATATAATAGTTTAAGAGAAACCTTTAATACTACAAATTGCCCAATAGTATTTATGTGTTTACTTTCAACTTGTACAAATAATATGATTAGATTTAACTCAAACTTTAAATTTAATCAGACATGGGGTAAACGAAAGTTTAATAGCTCTATGGAAAATAAATTACGAAATTTTCATAGTAGAATAAAACATAAAAATATCATTTTTTATAATGAATCTTATGAAACTATAAATCATCCAGAGTATTTATATTTTGTAGATCCGCCATATCTAATATCTGCAGCTGGATATAATACAAGTTGGTCAGAAAATAAAGAAAAAACTCTTTATAATTATTTAATTAATAAAAATTTCATTTTAACAAATTTTTTAAAGAAATCTAATATTTTTAATAACATATTATTTAGTTCTATAATTGAAAATAATTGGAAATTTAAAATACTTAAAACTGGTAAAATGAAAGCTCAAAAGAATAAAAATGATATTTTCGAAGAAATAATAGTATCAAACTCAAACGAAATTTTAAATAGTATACTAGTTAAAATAGATGACTCGAGTTAAAAATGTTTTTAGTAAAAATACACATTTTTAAAGAGTTTAGATTAAATCTCTATTTAATTTTAATAAAAAAATATTTAATAATCATATATCTTAAAAAACTATAAATAATGAAAATTTTTAATAGAATTATTTTAATATGTGCAATTGGTATAGGCCTTGCCCTTGGAATATTTAGTGGCATTACTACAAAACACCGCAATGACTACAATAAAATAAAATACGAATATAGTTCTCATTGCGAGTGCGATGAATATTACGATATGCATCATGGAGATATTAATTATGAGCATAAACCTAATAAAAATTATAAAAAAAGGAGTAATAACTCTACTGATGATGCTATACTATATAATATGATGGCTTCGCCATCAAAGACTCCAGGTCTTTTACCTGGTATAAGCTATTAAGATAGGATTTTAAAGTTTTAATATATCAAAACTTTTTCTTATTTTTGTATTAAATTTAAAAATTACAAGTATGACAATAAAAGAGTGGTTTAAAAATGGAGTGCAATATGATAATAGTGGCGCTCAAATATGGGCAGTAGAAAAGGCTAAGGAGGCGGATTACTTACACCATGTAGCAGATGTAAGAGGATGGGGTGAGTTGCAAAATATTTTCAAATTAGACGTAGATATGGCTGCTGAATTTCAAGATAAAGTAGGACAGTTTATTGTTGACGCTATTAATGAAAAGTTAGAACGTGAACACCCTTAGTTTTTATCGATATTAGTATCATGATGGATTTTATTTCTAAAAATTATACAAATGGAAAAAAAAAACAGGTTTTATTAAAAAAGATGGATTTGTAGAAACCGCTGATGGAAAATTGTTTTTATTACCAATTAGAGGAATGGATGATAAAGAATTTCCAGAAGTTTTAATAGATGCTACTAGAGTTGGCGGTAAATCAGAGTGGAGGAGACAATCTATCCAACCTTATATTGGTATGACGGTTGAATTTATAACAAATACCAGTGAGTGTGGCTATAATTTTATCATCATCTCATAATTTTTACGTATAGCATTTACGGAAAATGTATGGCGTTATATTAAATAAAATAAAAAATAATTAAAACAAAAAATATGTCAACTTTATTAGAGTGTGATTACCAAACATTAGTTAATGACTGTACAGTCTATGGGCTGAATAATTTTTTTGGAGTTCCTACTGTAGATATTGATACAGGAAAACCCAAGTGTTACGTAAATTGGGTATTAGAGCCTGAGGCAAGACGCTGGGGAATAAGATCAATTTCAGTTTATGCAACTCGAGTTGTTACAACTATTGAGTGGGAAGTTTATACTGAGGATTTAACCAAAGAAGAAAAAGATACGCTAATTATAGCAGGCGGAAAGGAATATCAAAATGGAACCATAAGTAGATGGTTTGAAGTTGATAGTTATAAAGAATGGAATGGTAAAAAATGGGCTATTGCAAGCGAATTTAAAATAGGAGAAGATGGAATGTGCATTCCACAAGATGTAGAAATTGATTTTGAAACTATGGTAATTACAGTGTCTTAATTTAACAGGGGTTTACTCTACTTAAAACTTTATAATGAAAGACAAAATTTACTATAGAATAACAGATAATAGGTGTGATAGTTGGGAAATTGTTGCAACTACTAAAAGAGAAGGAAATGTTTATGAAACCTTCAGTGAGGCAAAACAAGAGTTGATTGAAATATTTAAAGCAGCAATAGACGCTGAACAAAACGCTATCTATGAAGTAGAAGAACTTAAGAAATCTGATGTTAAGTATGAATAACAAAAATAAAATTTATGAAAAATATAGAAGTAAATATTTTTGATAGGCATAAAGTTCATCAAAAAATTTCAGATTGTATTATAGGAATGTTAACTAGGCAGGATTATTTATTTTATGCGGAAATTGCATTAAGAACTAATTTTATTGAAACTAAGTCTATACAAACAGCAGGAGTTAATGTTACAAGTAAAGGAATGAATTTTTATTATAATTCTGAATTTATAGATTCATTAAATACAACAGAAATTAATTTTTTGGTTGTTCATGAAATAAGTCATTTGTTATGGGACCATCCTAGCCGAACTACTAAATTTCATATTAAAAAACTTGCAAATGAAGCCCAGGATATGATTATTAATCAAAATATTATACGATATTTTACAGGCTGGGCAAATCCTATTAAAGATGAACATGGAAATAATGCTATATTATTTATACCAAACGACTATACTGGATATGAAAGTTTTGAGATTTTATATGATTGGTTATATGATAAATATCAAGAGTATAAAAACAAACAAAAATCTAATAATTCAGGTCCAACTAGCCCTAATTATGGAAATTTTGGTAAAAATAATCAAGATATGTATGATTTAGATACTATTTTTAAAAATGGAGAAGAAAATGATGGTCAATTTTTTGATCAGCATTTAGAAGATGAAATATCTGATGAAATGAAGAAAGAGTTAGTAAAAGATATGATTCAAGGATTAAAAAACAGAGGATTAGTTCATGGAAATACTGAAATTCTTTTAGGAAATTTAAGAAGACAAAAAAAGGATTATTTAAAAGAAATTAAAAAAGCAATAGGCACAATTAAAAATAATAGTCTTAAAGATAAGTCGTATCATAAACCAAATCGTAAAATACTAGGTTTAAAAGGAAAATTTAAAATACCTGGATTTGAAATAAATTGTTTATTAGATACATCAGGATCAATGAATGGGTATTTTGAAAAAGTTTTATCATATATTTTTAGAAGCGATATTACTATAAACTTAATACAGTGTGATACCCAAATTAATAAAATAGATAAAATTAAAACCTTAAATGATTTTAAAAATTTAAAAATAACTGGATTAGGCGGTACAGTCTTACAGCCAGGAATTGATTATATTGTAAAAGATACTAAACTAAATAAATTTAATACAGTAGTTCTTAGTGATACTATGCATGAGAGTTTAAATTTTGATAAATTAAAAGGTAAAGTATTATATATATCAGCATATAAAGGAGAGCCCCCTATATGTGGAAAAAAGAAAGTAAGAAAAATAATAATAACTGAAAATTTTTAAAACAAAATCAATATCTTAATATATAAAACAATAAAATAATAAAAACAAAACATGGAAATTTTTAACAAACTTAAAGAATTAGTAGCTTCTATGGAAGACGATGCTAATAAATTTTATGAAAAAGGTAACTCTAGTGCAGGTTCTAGACTTAGAAAATCCGCGCAAGATGGAAAAAAATTATTTCAAGAACTTCGGCTTGATGTTCAAGAAAATAAGAAAACTAAAAAATCATAAAAATTAAATTCTAATTTAGAAGGCCAGTTTAAATACTGGCTTTTTAAATTAAATAAAACGAAAAAAAAATGAATTTAAAAAATGGAATTTCAATTTTGAAAAATGGAAAGGATATGAAAGATATTCAAAAAAAACTTTCAACTTTAACTAAAGTACAATTACAGTACTTTAAGATTATGAACGCAAAAAGTGGAGTATTATTTATATCCGGACCACCTGGAGTAGCTAAGTCAGCAACTCCTCGAGCAATTGCTAAAAAATTAGGATTCCAATATATGGATATTCGTCTTAGTCTAATTGATGAAACTGACATTGGATTATACCCAGTTCTTTCAAAGATTAATTATAATAATAATGAAATACCAGTTTTAGATTATGCTATCCCAAAATGGTCAGTCGAGTCTAATATTAATCCTACAATAGTTCATTTTGAAGAATTAAATAGGGCGTCGTTATCTGTTCGTAATGCAGCATTACAGATTTTATTAGAGAGGGGAATAGGAACCAATTTTAAATTTAATGATAATGTCTTAATGATTGCTTCCGGGAATTTAGGAGAAGAAGACGGAACAGAAGTAGAAATTTTTGATTCTGCTTTAAACAATAGATTAATACATAAAAAGCATAATTTAACAACACAAGAATGGCTAGATGATTTTGCTACTATCGATACTAACATTCATCCAATTATTATTGATTATATAAAGACATATCCTGAAGAATTATTTAAATTACCTAATGAAAATCAAGCAGCATACGCCACTCCTAGAAGTTGGACATTTCTGTCAGACTATATTATAAAAAATTATGGAATTAATTTAGATAATACAGATAACTGGCTTTTAGATTTAAAAAGTATTGGGAGTTCATATATTGGTGCTTCTATTGCTAAATTTATTAAATTTTGCGAAAATTCTAAGTATTTTACAGTAGATGACATTTTAAATAAATATAATATTATAGAAAAACAAATTAAGGGGTCGTCTAGGGATAAAATAAGTGAACTTTTATTTAAAATAAAAGAAGATATTAAAATTGAAAACTTAACTGATACACAGATTGACAACTTAATAAAGTTTTTTAAAATATTAAGTGATGACGAATTTGCATCAGTTTTACTTAAGATTATTGAAAAGGCCGACTGCAATACTATTAAGTCTTCTAATAATTATACTAAACTTAAAAATTCATTTAAAGATCACTTTACTAAATTATTCAATGTTTTATAAATCACATTAAATAATTTGAAAAAGGCCTATCGATTCATCAATAGGCCTTTTTATTTTAAAAATAAAAAATAAAATGAAAAATTTTTATAATACCCTTGGTATTTCTACAAATGCATCAATAGAAGATATAAAAAGAGCGTATAAAAAATTAGCAATGGAGTTGCATCCAGACAGAAACCCAAATAATAAAGAGTCTGAAGAAAAAATGAAAACTATAAATGAAGCGTACTCTACTTTATCAGATATACAAAAAAGACGTAATTACGATTATAAATTAAATATTAATACTAGCAATAATAGATTTAATTGGAACCACCATCAAAAATTTGATTTTTCAGATTTTGGCAGTTTTAATACTAGTTTTTATACATCGTCATTTAAGTCTAAATTAAATTTAGATATTAATAAGGAAATTACCGTTATTTTTAAGGATTTATTAAATGGTATAGACTATTATTTAAATTATGACCAAATACAACTTTGTGTAAATTGTAAAACTAAATCATACAATATATGTACGGAATGTAGTGGGAAAGGATATAAAATGGATAAAAATCCAGAGTATTATTTATATGGTGCAAATGTTGAACCATGTTCTAACTGCAACGGAGCTGGAAAAATAAAAAGTAAATGTAATACATGTAATGATGGTCATAATACAATAAAAGAACGAATTAAAATAAATTTAAATATACGTCATAAACCTTTTAATTATTCTATATTTAAAAATAAAGACAAAAAATATTTAACTTTTAAAATTAAAATACAAAATCAAGGAAATGAATACCTAGAAAATAATAAATATTATATCGGAAATTTATTTATTAATGTAATAAGTGAAATACCAAATACTATAGAATTTGATAATAATTTTAATATTACCCAACTTATTAATTTAACATTAACTGATGCATGGTTTGGATGTATTAAACAAATTGAAACTATCGAAGGATCAACTTATAATTTAAATATAAAACCAAAGCTAGAAAAGAAATCTATTACTATTCCATATAAAGGAATTAATATCTCAGGAGTATTGACCTCGTATATTTTAAATTTAAATATTATTTTTCCTGATATACAACTGGAACAAATTGAAGAAGTTAAGAATTACATAGAGTCCTTATGAATTAATACACAAGAAACTTATATAAATAAATAAAAATGTGAGTTTTTTATGAGAAAGTTATTTGATTCATTAGTCATAAATTTTGGGTTTAATGATTATATAGACTTTAGCCAGTCTTTAATTCATACTAAGTTTTTATGGTTTACTATACCATTTAGTATAATTGTTACGAGTTTACAATATTTTTCAGAAAAATTTTTAGGTTTATATATAATAACGTTCGCTGCATTTTTTATCCTATTAATATTAGAATTAATAACTGGAATTGTAGCATCGAAGATTAAAGGACACAAAATTGAATCAAGGAAATTTTCTAGATTTGGATTAAAGGTATTCGTATGGATATGTGTGGTCTTTGTAGTACAGAGCTTAAAATTACAGTATGAAAAAAATAATAGTATAATATATAGCATATATAGTGGGCTTCATACATTTATATTAGGATATATAAATATGGAATATTTAATTTCAGTGATAGAAAATTTAGGAGTTATTACTAATAAAAAATATACAGTATTAATTGATCAAATTAAGCAAAAACTTATAGGCGGATCTTATAGTCAAGGAACTAATACTAAATCTAAAAAAATAAAATAATACTACACTATGAAATGTGTAAATAAATATACAAAATTATTTGAAGAATTTATTACAGAAGCTCCAATATCATACGATGACCAAAATCGTATGGAATCTGGAATAGAGAAGTCTTTTAATAAAGGCGAACACCCTCTTGCTAAAAATCCAGCATATCCTAACCCTGAAAATAATGATACATTTGACCAATTAATAGCATCTAAAAGATTTAAAGATGTAATTGATAGACTAAAAAAATATTTAAATATTAAAACTGAAGTTATTAATATTAGAGACGTACATCCAATATTAGTTAATGTATATAATACTATATTAAAAATAGAAGCTAATAATTCTAAAAAATTAGAAAAATTGGCAGTTGACCTTGTTAAAAAAGAATTTAATTTGTCTGACGATGACTTAATATTAAATGCAAATTTAAGCGAAGGCGGTGGCAATATAGATATATCTGATATTCCAGTAGACCCTAAAAAATTAAAAAATTTAGAGGAATTAAATTTAGAAGTTGAAAAACGTAAATTTATTAATGGGTTAATTCAAGGAGCAGCCGTAAAAACACAATATGCATATTATTTAATACAAGATGACCTCGAAAAGATACACCCTGGGTTAACTGATATGTATACTATTTTAAATATATTAACTGAATATGGGTATTGGATAACTCCTGATGAAATTATAAAGCAAGCTGGCCAGAAAGCTGGAGTAGGTAAAGTTAAAATAGATTTATCCGGAGATACTCCTAAAGTGGAATCAATGGCAACATCATTTCCTTTTTTGGTACATGAATTAGTTAAAGGCGTAGTTGAAGTGTTAACTCAGCACACCCAGCTATCTCCAGAAGAGAATAAATATGTAATAGATAAAACTGATTCGTTAAGCCAAGAAAATATGGCATTACGAATTGGTCCAGCCTATTGGGAAAAACTAAATACTGCAATTTATGATTCAGGATATGAAAAATATAGAAATAATATAATAGCATATTTGTCTCATCTAAAAGCGCAAGACTTTAATTCTATAATGAAAGATATTTTAGCAACTGATAATAAAAATGGAATTGAAAAATTAAAGAAAATAGGAAAAGAAATAGAAGTAGACCTTAGAAATCAATAAAACTATGTAATACAATGGAATGGAAAAAACTATTTAATAATTTCAAGAAAAATACAAATTTTTCTGAAAATAAACTAAATGATATTGAATTGTTCATTATTAATTCTAATTTAGACGATGTTCAAAAATGCCAAGTTATAACACTATTAATAACAATATACCAAGAAAGCCAATCCTCTAAATTTTAATTTACTAATTGTCAAATAGTTATAAAAACTATTTTTTATATCGCTAGAATTTATTATTTTTACACTATTAAACATGTAGTTATTTGAAACCCCATTAATAATGATTGCAATAAGTTTATTATCTTAAATAATAGCTTTATCAAAACTGATAGGTTCAGTTCTATATGAGACAACTTGCAAACATCTCTACCGTAGTAGATTATAGTGGTTAGAGTTTATATTAATATGGGTATCTGGCGTAATTTTTAAATAAAAAGAATGTATTTTTGAATTAACAAGAAATTAATTATAAAAATAAACACGGCGCGAATAACTATATTGGTTGAGTTATAAAATAAAAATCGCAGTATGCCGTCTGCATTAATGGAGTAATCCTACATTCTTTTTTAATTAAATTTATAAATTTAACTAAAAATAAAAATAATGGAAACTTTACTAATTAAATTAGAAAATTGCGAGCTTTATCATACTAAAAACATTTCAATATTAATTTATTTGAATTAAAGCTCCTTTAAATTTTCTTTTTTAACTTTATCTTTTAAAATATTTTTTATATATTTTAATTTTAGTTGGCCAGTATCACCTTTGAATTTATCATCAAACCCGAGTATTACAAAACTAAACGAATCAGCAAAATCTTCCATTGGACTTTTTTTGCTATATTCTCTAGCAAAGCTAGAATTTTTTTTATAAATCCAGTCTGACGTATCTAATTTTAAGTTATCAGTTGTTCTACCAATTCGTTTTTCAGTGTATCTTAAATACTCATTTGGAACTTGATTTTCTATTGAATGCTTTTTCCAATCTGAAATAGCTAGCCAATCTGGTGATAACGACAATTTATAATTATCAATCGCGTGGCCGATCTCATGTATTATAGTGTGAATATACGACGGATATTTATTATCTTTAGTACCATAATGCTTTTTATATTTAAAAATTTTTGGATTAATAATTAAGGCTTTACTATATGGGTCGTATTCGCCGTGGATGGCTCCTAAATTTAAAAATGTAATTTTAGAAAATATAGAATTAATATATGCTAAATCAAATAAATTAAATATTTTATTTAAAACGTCTAAATATTCTAATGCAATAGTTTTATCAAGTTTAATACTATATTTTTTTTCAAATTTTAAAGTATCACTGCTTAAACTTTCATTAATAAATTCAATATAAGAATAAAAATATTTCATATTATGTTATTTATTTATTTAAAACTATATACTCAATAAATTTAATAATTTAGTAGATTGATTATCAATTAATTATATTTACTCGTTATATTTAATACAAAAATAAAGTACTAAGCTCTATAATATATCAAAACTTTTTATTATTTTTGTATTAAATATAACGATGAGGATATGAGAATGGAATTTTTTACCATTAAAAATAGACAAGAAAAAATTACTTTCTTATATCCTTTGTTAGCAGCAGGAGCTTCCACTACAATTCATTCGGAGCAGAAGAAAAAATAAAACATTTTTAGGAAAGGAAATAATTAAACGATTAAAAATATGGGATGTCATACTTGGTTTTCAAATAAATTAGAAATTCAACCCTCTTATGAAGAAGTAAGAGAAAAGTATTTAATACATTTAAGTAAAAAAATGGGTTATTACGAAAGACACATTGACAATAAATTATTAGAAGATGAGAAATTCTTATTTGATGACAAAACAATAGAAAATTCTAAATATTGTTTATCTGTATTAAAAAGAATTTATAGCAGAGTTGAAAAACGGCTTTGTAAATTGGCTACTCTACATCATTCACAAGATGTTTTAAGGTTAGAATATTGTGAAAAAAATAATAGTTTTTACAAAGGCATTGATGGAATACATGATATATTTAGAATAGGAAAATATCCAGATGATGAGTTGTTATCTTTAGAAGAAACATTGGATTTCTTTGAGAAAAGAAATAATGACATATTTTTGGTATACTCACTGTCTGAAATAGGAAAAGATGCCGTCATTGAAGAAATAAAAAAGTTTTGGATTAAATACCCTAATGGAAGAATTAGATTTGGATAATTAAATCATTAAGCGGGGTGTCAAAACTGTTTTCTTTTCTCTCGTTCAATTTACCACGAATGTTTGATTGGAACACGACTATATAACAATTTAAAATAAATGATATGCACTTTATAACAAAAAAAACATCAGAAACAGGGAATAAATTCCAAGTAATATCCGAAAAAGCGGATGCAGTATTAAAAGCAGATAAAGCCATTGCAAAAGAAATCGGTTTTGATCAATGGCGAGGTGGCTATTGGCTTGTGTGGGGGGGTTTTTCATCCTTAATATTTAAGGATAAACCCGATGAGAAAGTATTCAAAAAAGTAAATGGTAACGAGTGGCTACCAAGAATGAATACAAAAGCAGGGAAGGAAATACAAGCCAAATTAGATGCTACGATGAGAGTTACTATTGATGAATTAAACCAATGTATAGGATTTGATGGTGCGCCATTTAAAACGATTGGATTTGCTCAAAACAATAAGGAATATTTCGGCTTTATCGTTGATGAAAAATGGAATGTTAAAATACCAAAGGATTGTGAAGAAGTAACGGTTTCAAAGTATAACGAACTTTTTAAGAGCGTTGGCAAAAAAAATTGAAAACAAAAATGCACCTAACAGTTTGGTATAAACTTTGTGTTTAACTAAAAAATTAAAAATATGTTTATTACATTGAAATACATTTTTAACAATTACTGGAAGACTGTAAAACAAGGAAAGCCTAATATGAGAGCATTTTTAATTTTTTTACGAATGATTGGGTTGGAAATAAAAAGCTTATTATTAACAGGATATTCAACAGATGAAATACTTAAATAACATATATTTGTTGTTATAAAATCGTTTTAATGTTTTATAACTATTATATATATATATATATATATATATGTTTAAACTATAATAAAATCAATACTATGAATGAAAAAATTATAAAGATTTGTAAACAAAAACTTATATAGTGTCTTAGAGAAATCCCACAAATTAAAAAAAACATGATAATAAAAGAACTATTAACAGAAAAACTTAGGCCTAAACAAATATCTCAATTAATACTTCCAACTAGGGTTAAAAATATAATATCAAGTTTAGACCAAGAATTAAATCAAAATATATTATTATATGGCGGTCCTGGTACAGGCAAATCTAGCGTGTCTAAAATATTAGCGTCTAATTATGATAATTTATATTTAAATATTTCAGACGAGTCGTCTGTTGAAACAGTAAGAACAAAAATAATAGATTTTTGTAAAAATAGAAGCATTGATCAAAAGTCAGATATAAAAGTTGTTATTTTAGATGAAGCTGAGTATGGAAGTGCTAATTTTTTTGCAAGTTTAAGAGCGACTATTGAAACATATAGTAAATATACTCGGTTCATCGCAACATGTAATAATATTAATAAAATACCCGCTGAAATAAAAAGTAGGTTAACCCCAATTAATTTTGATTCAATTGATAATAATGAAAAAAATGAATTAAAAGATAAATGGGTATCAACTTTGAAAATAATTTTATCTAAATTTAATATAAAGTATGATAGTATTACCCTAAATCATTTAATTGAAACTAATTTTCCAGACTTTAGACGAACTTTAAATAAAATACAAGAACTTAAAAATAGTGGCTCCACTGATTTATTATCATTAATAACAAGTAATGAAATAGACGAACAATATGTCGAATTATATAAGTTAATACTTTTTAGTAATAATGATACTATAAAAAATTATCAATTTATAATTAGTAAATATTCAAAAAATAGTGACGCATGCTTAGAAAAATTAGGTAATCAATTTATAGATTTTATAATAAAAGAATATCCAAGTAAAGGTATTCTTATAAATAAAGTACTTATTAAAGTTGCAGAATACCAATATAAAAGAAGTTTTGTAATGGATAAAGCTGTAAATTTAGTTGCATTAGTGTTTGAACTATGTAATTTATTTGGTGAAAATAAATAAAAATAAAATATTTAAATGGAAAAAATAGTTGAGCAAATTCTTGAAATTATAAATGAATATAATAAAATATATGACGACATTAACGATGTTGAAAACAGATTACAACTTTTATCAAATGAACGAGAGAGTATTCTAAAAGATTTAGACTATAATAGAACAAAAGAAAAAGAATTATTAGAGGTTATTAAAAATGATAATACTTTAAATTCTAAATTTCCAGTTGAAAATATTTACGAGTTATACAAAAAAATAGTTGAACTAAAAATTAATAAAAATGAAAATATTTAACAGAGAGACTTTTTATATCATAATAATATTAGGATTAGCATTTTTTCTTTTAGTAAAAGGATGTGACAATACTAATATGAAAGATGAAAATGATATTTTAATAAAAAAAATATTATCGCTTGACACTTTAGTTAAAGAACAAGATGGGTCATATAGAAAATTAGTTGATTCATATAATACTGAAAAAGATTTAAAGAATAAACTTAAAAATCAAAACGAAGACCTCTATAAAATAATAAAAAAGAATGATGAAAAACTATTAATGATTTCTAATGCGGCAGTAACATTTAAAAATGAAATTGATAAAAATATTAAGGTAAATATAAAGAGTGATTCGAGTAGCTCAGTAATTGATTTTGTGTCAAAATATCCATCAAATGAATTTAATAATGACTGGTTTATAGAATATCATGGAAAAACTTATATTTTTATTGGGGCTGATAAAAATATAAAGATTGATAGTGTAATAGGTAAATGGGTATTTAATAAGTTTAATTTAGATATTGTATTAACAGAGCAAGATGACGGTATATGGAAATATTATTTAAAAGGGCCTGAATATTTAAAAGTAGATGATATTAAAATTAATTCAATTCCTAAAAAACGGTTTAGCCAAGAGGATAATAAGAAATTTTCTATATTATTAGGGGTGGGGTACAAGAAAGTACTTAATTTAGATAAATCCAATATAATTAGTATAGCAGGAGGACTTTGGTTTAACCAAAAAAATATAATATTAATCGAAGGTTCAACAAATCAAATGGTAGGATTTACATTTTTAAGAAAAATAAAATAAATAACAAAAAGTATAGTAATATTTAATGGCAAAATCTAGATTAGTTAGGCTATCCCCCTTTTTGTTAGTAGAATATATATATACATCAAATTTAAATCCAGATGAAATATCTGATAGTTTTATAGTATTAAAGAATAAGTATTTAGGAATTAATCAGATATTTAATGACTCTTCTGTTACAAGTAATAATATACAAGATATTACGTCAGTCCATCTTGGAAATAATCAGCAAGCTTATTTAGATTTAGAAAAGGTACCAAATTATTTAGACTATGATACGAATTTAGAGTATTCAGAAATCAATGGATATACTGTTCCAGTTGATAAAATACGGTATCATTTTGCGAGTGGGTTTAATTTAGATACATATAAAGGAATAGTTTTAGGCGTAAGAAATACTGAAAATGATGGAACTCCTAATATATTTTCAAACATTATAGTATATCCACAAACATTTAATGATTTAATTATTTTTAATTCTAAACCTATATTTTTAACTGATGTTATATTCGACAAATATATAGAAATTAAAATACCAGCTATTAAACTAATTAATGATGACTATTATAGCTCATTAACTAAATCTTTAACCTTTGCTGCTAAAATTACTCCTAATAATACATCTGGGTTTAAAGGATTTATTAAAGATTCAAATATTATAATTACTCTAGATATAATAGGAGAAATTATTGAACAGACAACTGACCAAACTGTATATGAAATATTCAAAATAGACGACCATATAGAAACTAAAATAACACAGAGTGATCAATTTGATAATTTAAATGCTGTTATACAAGATTCTTCTGGTGGTGATTATATAGAGTTTTTTGCTGAATATAATGATCAATTCGTAGAAGATTTTATTTCTAAATTAAATCAAGAAACCTCTGGCAATAACTGGATAGTACTACATCAGCTATCAATATTTGAACAAGTTGGCAGTGCATTTATTAATACTGCTAAACAGATGTTTATTCAGGAAAATAAATTTGATGAACCTCAAGTTTTTAGGCCTATATTAAAATACGGAAATACCGCACTAAGCTTCTCTATTGATTATTTATTAAGATTAGTTAACCAAAAGAATGGCGAACAGATTATACGAAGCGCGTCATATAGTTCATTTGACGTTAAAAAATGGGGTAGAAATATTCTAAAAATAGAATTAACTGATGCTCCTAGAAGTCACAAAATATATAATAAAATTATTCAAAAAGAATTTGAGTCAACTTTATTATTTATAGAACCTAGTAAAACTGAAACTGCATTTAATACTAACGGACAATCTAGTATTAGAACTACACAAAATACAGGGTCTTCAACAGCTCCAGAAATTATAACTCAAAATGTATTTGTGCCATTATTTTTTAATTATAATAATATTACAGTTGCTACTGAGAATTTATTAATAATGGAGAAAGATGAAAATAATACAATTGCATTTGGACAAGGTAATCTATGGATGATTATAAATCCATTTGATAATGTTATAAAATTTAAAATATATAAGAAAAAGAATAATAAACAAATACCTTCTAATTTAGCATTAGGTAATACTATAAACTTAGTATTTATTGATTCAACTGAAAATAAACTTAGATTTACCAATATTAATGATTCAACTAAAGAAAATTTAAGTCAAGGAGAAATTATATTTAAAATAACAAGTGATAATTCAACAAAAATTTTAAATTCTTCTAATAATACATTTTATATTACTTCAATTTCAAAAGACAATTCTGAAACAATAATTTATCATGGACGATGGTATTCTGTATCAAACGTTAGTATAGTTGAAGACCATATTAAAAATTCAAATGAATTTACTCAAAAACAAAGTACTATAGAAACTAAAATAATAGAATTAGAAGACCAAATAACATCATTAACTAATACCAATAATATAACAAATATAAACACTGCGCCGACTAATACTACTAATAATAACTTATTAATTGATATACCTGGGTATATTAGATAATCAGTATTTAAGAGGACGATAATAAATAATAAATATGCAACTTATAAATTATTTGAACAATTTATATCTGAAGAAGAAACATTTACTCCTAAGTTTAGAAGGAACACTTAGATAGTTAAATGAGAAGTTTATGTTTAAAAAAATAATTAAAAATTTTTAATGGATGGAAAAAATTCAATATCAGAATCATTAAAACAATTAGCAATATTACAAAAAAATATTATTAGTTTTTTTCAAAAATTAAATTCGTCATTAATATCTAGCAATGAAACTGTGTCAGTTGATTATACTAAAGATGATGGAACTACAGCAACCTTAGATATACCGTCATTTGGTTATTTAAAAGATCAAGTGTCTAATTTAAATAATAAAATTGAAGAGTTAATTAATATTAATGATAACTCAATAGGACTGCAGTTTCAAGATGGAACTGTAAGAAAATTTAAAGTCGACTCAGTAAATCAAGTTATTAAAGACTTAGAAAAATTACAAGATTCAACTTTCAGTATACCAACTGATTTTAGAATTAAGAATAATTGGTTTTTTGAATCTTTTTTAAATCCTCTATTATTTATTACGTTAGATATAAGCCAATATATAAGTTCTAGTATAAATGAAATTGATTCTTTTGCAGTTAAACGGATAATTGTAAAAATAGATACTACAACAGATTCAGAATATTTTGATACTCAATTAAAAGGTAAAACTGATATTGAGTTGAACCAATTATTAAATGACTTAAATGGCCAAAATATAAAGTTCTTTACAGATGATGAGACTGTAGATTTATCAATTGCTATAAATAGAATACGTGGTAATTTTAGTGTATTAAAGAAATTTCAGGAAGAAATTATAACAACAAATGCTGACGGAACTACTAGTACAGTTACTCGTATTAAATATAAGTTAGATAAGTTAACTTACACGGATATATTAGACGGGAAAGAAAATACTAAAACTTTAAAAGTAGACGATATATTAATTACGTCAAATGGGACCGAATATAAAGTTAATTCAATTAATAAGGATGATAATACTGTTATTTTAACTAGAGTATTTGGTAAAGAAACTCCAAGTATTGGAGTAGACGTATTTACTATTAAATCTGTAATTTTAAGAATACCAGAATTACAAATTAATATTGGGTATAACGAAAGACAAATAATTTTTATTAAACCAATTTCTAGAACTCAAAAATTAACAATTGATAAATATTCAAAAGGTATAGCATTTCACTCTAACGATTTATCTATTACATTAAGCGACGGCAGTATTACTAAGTTAGATACATATTATAATAATTTCGTGGATGACTTTGGATTATTGTTTATAAATTTTGCAAAAGACAGAAATATTCCGTCTATATTAGGGGTAATTCCGGATTCTACAGCATTAGACTTGAATAATTTTAAAGTTGTACAAATTAATAACCATTTAAAAGAAAATAAAGATAATGACCAACTTAAAACTAAAATCGCAAATAAAGAAAGATTACAAAACGAAATTAATGAATTAAATAAAACAATTGAAACTAATAAAGCTAAATTAAATACTGCTGAAATAACTAATGAGTCGGAACGTCAAAACATTAGAAATACAATTACTAATTTAAATACTAAAAAAACTAATTTATTTACACAAGTATCAACTCTAGTTAAAGAAATTACATTAGACCTTAAAAATGCTCCAACCTTTCAGACTGACCCTAAATATAGAGTTAGAGGGTTTTGGAATATTCCAGGATCTAAAGAAACTGAAGTTGGTAAACAGGAAATTATACAATTTAAAATATCATATAGATATATAAGTAAAAAAGGTACAGCTAATAACGTTGACCAACTTAAGTTTATTGATACTGATGGGGCTGAACGAACTGGTTTTTTTTCTAATTGGAACGAATATACTACCAAAATAAGAGCAAAAGAATTTAATCAAAATACTGGTAAATACGAATGGTCTTCTGAAAAAGTAGATGACCCTCAGGCAGTTAATATAAACCAATTAGATATTCCAATTACGAAAGGCGAATCAGTTGAAATAAGAATAAAGTCTATTTCAGAAGCAGGTTATCCAATTAATCCAATTGAATCTGACTGGTCTAATACTGTTAATATACCTTTTCCTGATGATTTAGAAAATACAATAGAATCGTCAGTTCTTAGCAAAGATATTCAAGCTGAAGATATACAAATTAAATTTCAAGAAGAACTAAATGCGAGAAGTTTAGATATTCACGTATTAAACGCGTTTACAACTGGAGATAAATATTATTCACATAGGACTGAAGATATAGCAAGTGGATTTACTACTAATCAAAATATAGTAATTAATCTGTATGATAAGCTTAAAGAAATGCAAGACCGAATTAGTGCATTAGAAACTTCTCTTAAAAAAGATAAAGGAGTTATTAAAGTAACAATAACCGATGAAGTTGGAAATATAATAGAAGTTAAAAATGGACAAACTATTAGTCTATTTGCAGGATTCTATAAGGACTTAATTGCTCAAACTATAGATAATACTACTACCTATAAACACGGTAAAATTATTACTAAAACATATATTATAAGTATATCTAATAGTTCAAGTACTCCATTAGAATTAATAAGCCGAGTTACTGGAGGTATAGACGAACAAGTTAGTGATGACCTTACTCCAGATTACACTGGTATACGTAAATATCATTTAACTACATTATCGGTCCTAACTCTATCTGATGGAACTACAAAGGATGGATTTAAGTTTAAAGCGCCATACCAGTCTAACCACGCTAAGAGCCAATTTATTTATACTAGATATAAAAGCTATGGATTAAATAATAATCTATACACTGTACCCTCAACTCCATTCAATACACTATATAACTATGAGGGGGTGTCTGATCCAGCTAATGCTAATCATAAAATACCGTTAGACGGCGTACATTATTTACCATTTAACCCGGCCCTTCCTCTTACTGGAAGTATGACTAATGCAAATATATGGAATGGTATTAATAATGTTAATACCCCACTTGGACAAGGGTATTTAACAGAGTTTTCTATACATAAAGACCATCCAGATTTGCCTAATTTAGATACTAATTTTTATTGGTCAGATGATAAGAATGATTTTATGAGACCAGTATTTACTGATTATAATACAACTACTGGAAATGCTACTCAAAAATATATTCCGATTTCTCATGCGTATAATTTTGATACATCAATAAGTGATTCGTCTGGATATTTTGGGGGTAGCTCTGAACAACAATTAGAGTATTATGACACACTTGGCCCAGATAATGCAAGTGAGGCAAATAATACTACTTTTGCAATGTATCCTGCTAAATTAGGATTTTCTCCTAATGACGAGTATTTAGTTGGTAAATTCACATGCGGTTCTTATTTATTTATGGCGCCATCTAAGTATGAAGATATATCAATAGAGGGAAATAACTTGTCTATTGCAAGAAGAGTAGTTGAATCTGGAACAGATAATGCTATTAATATACCAATTGTTTATCAATTCAGGTGTTCTGATAAATTAGAATATGTTGGAGGATATAGACTATCTGGAAATATTACAAATATTGAATATAGAAAAACTATAGGCCTTGATATTTATTTAAAAGACCAAAATACTTTTAGTTTTGATATTGATATTAAATGTAAATATAATAAAGATATTTCAATATTAACTCCAATTGATATTCCAGCAACAGGAACTTTACTTAGAAAAATAACATTTACTAGTGGCATCTAACCCAACTTATAAAAAATTATTAGATGAGCACACTAGTTTTAGTCTTGTAAGAACCTCTCCTCTATTAACCGGAAATGTTAAGCTAACAGTCTCATCTGATAATAATTTATTTTTAAATTCTATTGATGCAAACGAAGAACTATCAAAGGAAGAATATAAAAGTATTCCTATTGATATAAATTATGCGCATACTATAAATATTAAAAAATTTTTTAAGAATGGAAAAACTCCATCTAATATAGTTTTTGATTTAAAAACTGAAGTCGATCCAACAAAACCTTCTTTAAAATATGAAGACCAATATGATTTTTCTTTATATTATGCTGGAGTTAACTATTTAACTTCTAAAACTAGAGACGAAAAACTTTCATATTTCGCGCCATTATATTTAAAAGATATATTACCTGAATATTTTGTTATTTTTAGGATTAAAGACCCTATGAATTATAAAATAGATGAATCAAAACAAAAATTTCCATTTATTCAAAAAGATTATATTTATGACTTATTTAAAAATGCGTCAATTATAAAAACGTTTGATTTAACTGAAAATACAAAAATTGGGAAATATATAAAAAAATACATATCAGACCCATTATTTCCGTCTAGCCCATTAACAATTAATTTCGAAGAAGATTTATTATCCACATGGAATGGTATATCCGTTCAGTCTGGCATGTTTACAAGTAAAGGAGAATTTTTAAATAGCTTTTTCAAGACAGAATACCCCCTAAAAAAAGTTGAAGACTATATTACAACAGGGTATCATCGTAATAATATTATATTTCCAAATATATTAAACCTTGAATTTTTATTTGATGAAACTGATGAAGTTGAAAAATACGATATGAATAGGTATATTGGTTTATATATTAATAAAATAGATTTAGGTAAATTTACATTAGATATAGACTCACAATATAGATTAAATGGAGAGTATAATAATACTCCTTTTTATTTAAAAAAGAAATGGACTGAAATAGATGATGTTGTTGAAAATATAGGAAACACTAATGGTGTTAATATTTTTTATAAAAACGAATCTAATTTACTTTTTAATAAAGAACTTGATAAAGACAAATTATATTTTAATTATATAGAAGATAAACTTGGAAATTTATATTTACCTCATACGACTGACGCGATTGATGAAACTAAAAATAGAATTACATTAAGCAATACTAAAATTAATCTTGGAAATCTTTTTGGTACTAAGGATGATTTTATTAAAGACTCTGGTTCTGTTCCAACTGAAAAGGGATATTCTAATGCATATATTAAAATTAAAGGAGAATTTGAACATTTAGACAAAATAATTATATACTCTGCATTTGGTTCTAAACTAGATATTGATGGTAATAAATATGATGAGTTTGTTGCATTAGACCATACGATTAATAATGAAGTTGTTCCTAATTTTATTCCAATAAATTCACCAGGTGATTTCTATATTAATTATTCTGATACAGAAGATGTGTATTATTTCAGTGCTAAAACTACACAAAATAATTTCTCTGTTATTACAGCAGCGATATATGAATTATTTAAAGGGGTTAACCATAGAAATTTTGAAGTATTTTCTCAAAACGATACTATTATTTTAAAGTTAAGAACTGCAGGAAATTTTAATGATACTATACAATTTAAATATGTTCCTTATAATACTAATTATTCATCTATAGAAATTAATGGATATTCTGGAACGCAATTGCAAAATACTGATATTTTATTACAAGGCGGAAATACACTTAGCGAAAATAGATTAGTACTAGATTCTAAATATAAAGATAAAATATTACAAAATATAAATGATATTTGTGTAAGAACCCAGAATGGTTATTCATATATTGAAGGGGTATCATATTATATTGATACAATAAATGAGGTTAATACTGATACTGAAGAATTAAGAGTAGAAAATTTTTCTAAATATTTTAGTAATATAGTTTTAACATTAAAAGATAAAGAAAAACCAAGTGTTAAAACAAATCAATTTATCATAAAAAATAGGTTTAATTCAAAATTTGGATTATTATCAATATTTCCAATAAAGGATTTTAATTATGATTTTTATTCAAGCAATTATAATAAGTCGCCTTTATGGGAGTATTACAAATATTATTTTATTCCTGAGAAAAAAGATTTAATTGAAGCTGGAATAGTTTATAAAGTTAAAGGAACTGGAACAATCTCGTATAATAGCGTTATTTATGCAATAGATGATATATTTACTGGAATATCTAGTATTAATAGTTATACTATTAATACTGGAAGTCCTATTGTCATATATAACGATGATTTGACAGATGATGAGGATAACGAATTAAAAGCATTCATTGGATTTTCTATATTAAAAGATCCAGTTTTAGCTAAGCCTAGTGAGGAAACTGAGTTATGGGAAAGGCGTGATCGATTTATTAATGGAGCAATAAATACTGAATACGATTATTATAAAGAGAATTACGTAAAGGATTTTGCGTTAACTAGCAAATTATTACCATATATAGCTAAATGGGGATATAAGGGTGGCAAAGATATTAGAGATAATGAGTATAGATTAAACACCAATGTTCAATTTGGTATTAATAATTTTAGCTCAAATCATAATGACACTACACAAAATCCTGAAAATTTTACACACGAATGGCCATATCTAGAAGCGTCTTATGATTTTATAAAAGACAAAGATATTCTAAAAAAGAATTATTCATATTTTAATACTGAATTTGATTTAAACGAATGCCTTACTAATTCAGATTATTTCATTGACTATTTTAATTTTAAAAATGAATTAGATGGGGAAGAATTAGATAATCTGCAATCTAGATACTCATTTATAAAATACAATAACGATAAAAATCTATGTGAAACATTTTTCAAAGGAACTAAACTTATATTTAAAGAAGTTTTAAATAAAGATATAGTAGGTGAAGATAAAAAACCTATATATAAAACTGGTTCTAAAAAGTATGATGGATATAAGTTTTCAGTTTTATTAAAACCTATAAAAGAAGATATTAATGATAACAAACAACCTCCTATACGATTTAGATTTATTGAACACGAAGACTATAAATTTATTCTATTCTTAATTGAAGTTAGTGTAGGGTATTTCGATAATAATACGGACGGTGACTATAGAATTAATTTTACTAATAATATAAGTGATTTTTCATATAACTTATTATATAGTTTAAAACATAAGAAAAGTATTTTGCCTGATTTATCTAATGGATATGGTATATACCCGTCTATATCTTCTCCTGTTTCTAATCATAGATATTCTAATATTAAATTATCTTTTTATGTAGGGCTAGATAGTAATAATACTATTGATATAAGTGCCATTAATAATACAACATTAAGACAATACACTAAAATAGCTAATCCTAATATTAGTACATACGACTCTAATCCAGTTGATGAAATACATTCATTTTTAAAAACTTTTCAAGTTGATTCTGATAACTATGATGGTAGTCCATACCCAAGCGTGTATGAGCCATATGGTACTTTAATATTTAGAAATAATACTACATCAACTGAGTTTGATATTATTAGATTTAATTCAATAGAGGGGGCTCCTAGTTCTTATCCTAACCCTACAGGATTTCCGGCTGGAACTACATATAGTATAAGTCCAATATCTGGAGTTTCTCCAAGTGGAATTATAATGCAAACTATCATTGAATCAGGTCGTAATGAGCGATTAATACTAGAACAAATTAGTCATATATTACCGTCACTATTACCACTATATTATGTTCAAGATAATGTAATATTTAAACAAAAAAATGGAGGATTACAATATTATGAGTCATTATTTAAAAAATTATCATTTGCAAAAATAAAAGACTATATTAATAGGTATCAACCAATTATCGAATATCATACTGTAAATTCCACTAGTAATATAGATGAGAGTAACCCTACTAAAAATAGTTCTAAAAATAATTTTTATATTGAAATTTTAAATTCAAGTATAATTAAAAAAGAAACTTTATTAGGATATTCAGCTGATGATAATAAGCCTGATGCTGTAAAAACTAGTGATTTAATTGGATTCGAGTATCATCAATTTCCAATTAAAAATAATGTTGAAGTATTTAGATATAATGGTGGGTATGAACCTATTTTTAATGATATTTTGAAATTTAAAGATAATTTAGACTTCAAATGGCAAGATGACCCTAATATTAAAATTAATTTTGCAAATTTGGTTTTAAATAATAGTCATTCTGATTTTGGAATAATAAAGAATTTTAATTATTTAAAAGTTATTGAAAATAATATAATGCTATTAGACCAAGGAAATTTGGTTTATCCATTAATAGATGAAGTATCTATATCTCAAAAAGATTTACAAATATTTTCATCTAACTGGGACTGGGGATTTCATCAAAAAAATATATCTAAAATTGAATCTACTCCAGTTGCGGGAAGTTTTAGAGTATCTGAAGATAATTCATTTATGAATAAAGTATTAAATGTACCATTTGCTATAGAACTTAATAACTATGAATTATTTAATATTGGAAATTCTGAATTAAAAGATATAAATATAGACAACTATCAAATAGTTATAAAAGAAACCGCCGATAATATAAGCGGTTTAATAAATATTAAAAATGTATTACTTAAATATTTAATTGATGATGGAGCAGATACTAAATTTAAAGAATTTTTAATAGACGACTCTCAATATTTAAATAAATTAAATTTAGACCAATATATACAATCATATTTAGAAACTAATATACTTAGGCTATATACAATTGATAAAACTGAATTCTATATTCAAAGAACAAAAGAATCAAACGAAATTACCTTTAATTTCATAGATGACGAGACTAGAAATAGTGAAGGATATTCATTATTAAAAGACATATCTATACAAAAATTAGATAATTTAGTTATTCAATTTACTTTAAGAAAAGAATCTAATAACGGATTTAAAATATCTCCATCTATTAAAATTAAACTCATTTAATTAAATTATTTTTAAATTTTATTTAATTGAGTATCAATGATATATATATATATATATATATATATATATATATATCATTTTTATAAATTTTTAGAAATTTTTCAATATAAATAATTAAAAAATATAATAAGAAAATGGAAAAATATGTAAAATTATTTGAAGACTTTGTTAATGACTCTATAAGTTATCCAAGTTCGTATAGACCAGATACAAAAGAACATATCGTTATTACTAAAAAAAATATTAATAAGTATAAAAATACAGATGTTATAACTGCCCATGTTGCAGTACAGGGTATATCTAATTTAGAAGAATTAGGTATTGAACGCATAATTGGTACTTTTAGTTGTTTTGATAATAACTTAACAAGTTTAAAGGGTAGTCCAAAAATAACAGGAGGTTATTCTTGTAATACTAATAATATAAGTAGTTTTGATGGTCATATAAAACGTGTTAATGGAGAGTTTGATTGTTCTAATAATAGATTAACTAGTTTAGAAAATGGTCCAGTTGTTACTGGAGGTTACTATTGTTTTTCAAATAATTTAACTAGTCTAAAGGGGTGTCCTACTAAAATAAATGGATATTTTAATTGTTCTTATAATGAATTAACTAGCCTCGAAGGAGCTCCTAAAATAGTTAAAGGAAACTTTTATATTGATAATAATGCAAAGCAATTTACAGAAGAAGAAGTAAGAGAAGTGATTGATGTAAAAGGAGAAGTTTACGTTTAACAAAAAACTATTTTTGTTTATATAAAGGCTGATTTACATCAGCCTTTTTTATTTTAAATAAAAATAAATAAAAATAATGAAGCATATTAAATTATTTGAAGAATTTATATTTGAGGAAGAAACTCCTAAACTTAGTGCTAAAGATATATTTATACCTAGGAGGCTTAAAGAAAGATGGGATGACTTACTTATCCATTACCTTAATAAAGGGTATACCAAAGACCAAATATTTATAGTTAAACCAATTGATAGTGAGCTACTTATAACTAAAGATAATATGGAAGATTTTAAGAATATTAAAGTTATAATTGGTAATGTTAGAATAATTAGAATAATTGGAATAACTGATTTGAGGGAGTTAGGTATAGAAGAAGTAAATGGATATTTTAAGTGTTCTTATAATAGACTAACTAGTCTTAAAGGAGGTCCTGCTATAGTGAATGGTAATTTCTTTTGTTCTAATAATGAACTAACTAGTCTAGAAGAAGGCCCTACTATAGTGAATGGTAGTTTTCATTGTTATAATAATAAACTAACTAATCTTAAAGGAGCTCCTAAAATAGTTAATGGAAATTTTTATATTAATAATAATACAAGGAAATTTACAGAAAAAGTAAGAGAAGTGATTGATGTAAAAGGTGAAGTTACAGTTTGAAAATAAATAATATTAATGGCTACTACAGAACTTAAGATATTTAGATTACATCGGTTAAAGACATTTGAATTATTACGTGACACAGTTGATTATTTAGTAGATAAATTTAATCAGTCACGCAATATTTTCACAGTGGCTTCTCCATTTGGTCAAATTATATTTGTATCAGAAAATTTAATGCAGCTGGCTTTATATTATATATCTGATAGTATTACTGAATTAAACATTTTTCAGGCGTCTAGAGAAACTAGTATCTATTCATTAGCTAGTTTAGCGGGGCATTCACCTACTAGGTCTATTTCAGCGAGCGGCGAAATATCATTATATATTAAATCTGATTTTATAACTCAAGTTGCTAATAATATAGTTATTATACCTAAATATACTAAATTGCAATGCCAAAACAATAATTTAACATATATACTTGAATTTCCAACTGACGAAATAAAAGTATCTACAACAGGTCTAGATAATGGTAAAAGTATGACTATAAAGCAGGGATTTATAGAAACCCAAATATTTACTGGAACTGGACAGCAATTACAGAGTTATGCTGTCCAATATTCAAAGAACTTTTTTGTAGATCAATTTAATGTAGACGTTTATATAAATGGCGAAAAATGGGATAAGTATGACAGTTTTTATGATATGCCTAGAAATGCAAATACTTATATAATTAAAACAGGTATGACTAGTGGAATAGACCTATTTTTTGGTAATGGAAATTTTGGGGCTATCCCTACACTAGGAAGTGATATTAGGGTTGAGTATTTAGTTAATGAGGGTGGATCTGGAAATATTGATATAACCCAAAATCCAAAGGGACTATTTTTTACATTTATAGATACTGGATTTGACCAATTTGGAAATGAAATAGACTTAAATGAAGTTTTTTCAATTAATGTTAAAACTCCTCCTACGTTTGGGGCTAACCCTGAACCTATAGCATTAACTAGGTTAATTGCTCCTAAAGCTAGCAAAAATTTCGCTCTAGTAAATGCAGATAACTATGAAATATTACTTAGAAAAATGAATTTCTTTTCTATTATAAGAGTATTTTTAGATCCTGAAAATGATAGATTAATTAATCTTTTTGTAATACCCAATATTACAAAAACATTTTCTAAAAGTGAAGATTATTACTCTACCCCAGTTGAACGCTTTTCATTAAACAAATTTCAAAAATCTAAATTATTAGAGTATATAGAAAAATCTGGTACAAAACTAATTGGAAGTGATATTAAAATACTTGATCCTATAGTTAGCAGATATGTAATAAATGTATCAGTTATTATTTATGATGACGCATTAGGAGGGCCTCCGCAAATTAAAAATGAAATATTAAAGGAAATTGCAGAATACTTTATTAATAGCAAGAGAAGAGACCGGATTCCACGGTCTGACCTAATTAAATTAATAGAAAATATTAATGATGTAGATAGTGTTAATATAAATATTATAAGTGAAAAGAATGAATTACAATATATTAATAAAGATCTAACATTAAGTACAATAACTGATATAGGTTTAGACGAATTTAATGATATTATTATAGAAGAAAATGAATTACCTCTAATTAGAGGAGGATTCTCTACAAGAAATAATATAGAATTTGATACTGGAATTTCGGACAATAATCTATCTTCTGTAAATATACAAATAAAACAAATAATATCAAGACCTAAAAACTTATAAAATGCAACCTATTAAACTATTTGAACAGTTTATATCTGAGGAAGATAAACCTAAAATTAGAGCTAAAGATATATTTATACCTAGAAGACTAAAAGAAAGGTGGGATGACTTATTACTTCCTTACCTCAATAAAGGCTATACTAAAGAACAAATATTCATTGCTAAACCTTTTAATAAAGATATGCTTATAACTAAAGATAATATAGGAGACTTTAAAAGTATTAAAGTTATAATAGGTAATGTTAGAATAAAAGGAATAAGTGATTTAAGAGAGCTAAATATAGAAGAAGTATTCGGAAATTTCAAATGTTATTTAAATAAGCTAACTAGTTTAGAAGGAAGCCCAAAAATAGTAGGTGGTGATTTTGATTGTTCTGATAATTATTTAACTAATTTAAATGGAGCACCTATGATAGTTAAAAATGATTTTTGGATTAGTGGTAATGACAAAGAATTTACAGAAGAAGAAGTTAGAGAAATAGTTGATGTAAAAGATGAAGTTATTATTTAAAAAAATATATAAGTAAATGACTGTAATTAGTTCTAAATTTAAAATACATAGTAAGTATGATTCGCCGGAGTTATTCGATTATGATATTATGGGGTTTCATAAAAAACGGACTATTATAAAAGGGGAATTATCTATCATTGAATATTATAAATATTATAATGGGATTGATTATTCAGATTTAATAGTTAGAGAAACTAGAATTTATACTAGAAATTCATTAGGATTAGTTTTATATAGAACTTTAGTTTCAGATTGGTATTTAGAAAATGGAAATATTGGATATACTAAAACTAATATAAAATATTATTCTCCTCAAGAATCTATAAATGAAGGTATTATTCGTAGAGAGAATGTTATTGATGAGGCAAAAATATATGTATTAAATACAGTTGGACAATCTAATGCATTCGACTTATTAAATACTGTAAAATCGTATATTGAATTATATAAAGACGGATATAAACAGCCATTATTAGATTCAATTTCGTCTATTGATAAATCGTATTTAACACAAACTATTAAAAATAATATAGTTTCAATTTTAACATTTTAATAAATGATATTAAATAATAGACAAAGTAGTTTTGTATTTCAATTTCCAAAAGAATTTTTTAATTCTGAAATTGAAAATAAATATAAAGATTATTATAAGAGTTTAATATTACCTTATGATACAATATCTGATTTTATGTCAAGTACAGTACAACAAATTGATTTTCCAGGATGGTCAATGACAACATCTTCTCAAACTTTACTATTAGGAAAGACTCGTGAAATGAAAAATAGTAAACCTATTCAAGACTTATTTACTAGAGAATTTACATTAACTTTTAAATTAACGGACGCTTTTTTAAATTATTTCATTATGCTTGAAAATGCATTAAATTATTTAGATTTTAATAATACTGAGCTTGATGTTTTTCCACCATTTATAGTATTAATGTTAAATAGTGAAGGTAAAGCGATTAGCCAAATTGAATATAATAAAGTTATATTAAAAGGAATGTCAAGCCTAAAATTATCATATAGCAGTAATACTCCAACTTTTAATACATTTGATGCAACATTTAATTATTTTGATTTTAATTTAAAAGTTGCAATAGATTAAATAAATAAATAAAAATAAAATACTTTATCATGAATAAAAAATTTAAACTTTACGAAGAATTTAAAAATGGAATTCTTAATGAGGCTACTGATATTAAAAAAGATCCAGAATCTCTAACATTAGATGAAAAAGATTTTGATACTGCATATAATGGTTTAACTAAATTTCGTACAGTTCTACTAGATGTATTATTAAATGATAATTCAGATATTAAAAGTATTAGACCAAAAATGGAAGAATTATATAAAGAAGTAACACTAACTTGGCCGACTATTAAACAATTCTATGAAACTCAAAAAGAATACCTAGAAAAAAAATTATTAGAAACCCCTAGCGAAGACATTAAACCAGAAGAAACTTCTACTGAAATTGAACCTAAAACTGAAGAATAATGAAACATATAAAACTGTTTGAACAATTTATATCTGAAGAAGAAACTCCTAAGCTTAGCACTAAAGATATATTTATACCTAGAAGACTTAAAGAACGTTGGGATGACCTGTTACTTCCTTACCTAAATAAAGGCTATACCAAAGAACAAATATTTATTGCTAAACCAATTGATAAAACGATTATTATAACTATAGATAATATAGAAGATTTTAAGAATATTAAAGTAATAATAGGTAATGTTGGAATAAGTGGAATAAATGATTTGAGAGTATTAGGTATAGAAGAAGTAGTTGGATATTTTGATTGTTCTTATAATAAGTTAACTAGTCTTAAAGGGGCTCCTACTATAGTAAGTGGATTTTTTGATTGTTCTTATAATAAGTTAACTAGTCTTAAAGGGGCTCCTACTATAGTAAGTGGAAATTTTTATTGTTATAATAATAAGTTAACTAGTCTTGAAGGAGCTCCTACCACGGTAAACGGCTATTTTAGTTGTTCTAATAATAATTTAACTAGTCTTGAAGGAGCTCCTACCACGGTAGGAGAATATTTTAATATTGAGAATAATACTAAAAAATTTATAGAAGAAGAAGTAAGAAAAGTAGTTGATGTAAAGGGAAAAGTTTATGTTTAAAAATAAAATACACGAAAATGATATTTGATAATTTCTGTGAATATAAAATAAAGAATAATTATAAGATTAATGAAATTAAGCAGCATTCTGAAGAAGATATTAAAATAAATTTTTCAACTACTACGGCGTGTATTAAAAAGCTTAAGGTTTTAGGAGGTAAAATTAATCATATTGAAGAGAAATATTATTATTCTACATTTGATATAAAATCTGGAGTTAATAAAGAAATAAAAGGAGCAAAAATAGGTTTATTATCAATTAATGAACCTACTATTAATTATAATGACTTAATGTTAATTCCTCTTGACTTTATAATAAAAACTGAAGAAACTGAATTTTTTGATGACTTAGGCATACCAAAGGAAAAATATTCAAAAATGGAATTAATTGGTGATATATTAAGAGTATTACCAACTTTAGAATTACGTCTTAAAATAGTTACTGAGTATAATTATGACGATTTTATATTTGAAGCTGATCTAAAAGAAGATATTACTATAATCAGTAACGCTAAACCTACTACTACTTCTTTTAGAATTAATGGCAAAGATTTAGAACCAGACTCTAATATAATTCAAAAAATCAAACCATCATTTAGCTCTACTATAAATTTTGTAGAAACTTATAAAATGCTATTTTAAATAATGAAGCATATAAAGCTATTTGAACAATTTATATCTGAAGAAGAATCTAATAAGTCTAAGCTTAGTGCTAAAGATATATTTATACCTAGACGACTTAAAGAACGGTGGGATGATTTATTACTTCCTTACCTCAATAAAGGTTATACCAAAGAACAAATATTCGTAGCTAAACCCTTCGATAAAACGATTATTATAACTAAAAATAATATACAAGACTTTAAGAATATTAAAGTTATAATTGGTAATGTTAGACTAAAAGAAATAAATAATTTGAAAGAGCTAAACCTAGAAGAAGTAACTGGTTTTTTTGGTTGTTGTTATTATAATAATAATTTAACTAGTTTAGAAGGAAGTCCAAAAATAGTAGGTGGTGATTTTGATTGTTCTGATAATTATTTAACTAGTCTTGAAGGAGCTCCTACAGCGGTAGGAGAATACTTTAATATTGAGAATAATACTAAAAAATTTACAGTAAGAGAAGTAAGAAAAGTAATTGATGTAAAAGGAAAAGTTTATGTTTAAAAAAAGGTTTTATAATAAAAAAATTTATATAAATAATAAAAATAAAGATTTAATATGGCAGTAGGTAAAATCATGTCTGAAACTCCTTCATTTAATGAAGTTTTGATTTTAGAAAAGTCGGCTCCTCTTTCTTTAAAGAAAGAAAATGATTCGTATGTTTTAGAAGGTATTTGCGCAGTATTTGGTAAAAGAAATAATAATAATAGAATATATGAAGAGAAAGACTATTTACCTCATTTGGATGCGTTAAATGAAAAGATTAGTAAGCGAATGTTATTAGGAGAGCTTGACCATCCTGAGGCATTTGAAGTATCATATAAGAATGCTTCTCATATTATAGAAAATTTAAATTATAATCAAGATAGTAGAACAATATCTATTAAATTGAGAATATTAGATACTCCAATGGGTAAAATCGCTAAAACTTTAGTTGATTCAGGTATTCCAATTGCTGTATCATCTAGAGCAGCTGGACAAGTGACAAATGAAGGTAAAGTAAATTTACATAAAATTTTTACTTATGATTTAGTATGCGAACCTGGATTTAGTGAGGCTATATTAAAACCAACTCTTAATGAAAGCTTAAATAGTAATTATAATTTTATTTTTGAAAGTTTACAAACTATTAAGAAAAATTCTATTACTTCAAAACTTAAAAATATTTCTGAAAGTTTAAACTTCGGTGATGATGTAGAGGTATTCGAGATTCCAACCGAAAATTCTAATATAAATAAACAAATAAATAAAGAAAAAAATACTTCAACTAATATGACAGAAGTTAAAGAAAATGAATACGTAACGCGCAATCAAATGCAAGGTTATTCTGAAATAGTAAAAAAAGAATTTGAAACTCTTAAAACACAGCTATCTGATGTTAAATCTAAGTTAGTTCCTGTTACTGAAAATAAAGAGTCTAATATACCAGCTAATTCTGATAAAACAGAAATTAATAAAATAGTTGAATATATAGATCATTTAGCTGATAATATGAATGGTATTATTAAATATAATGAATATTTAGCTGAACACATTAATAATAATATCAATTATACACAGCACGTAGCAGAAAATACTAATAATAATATTAACTTCTCTAATTATATTGCAGAAAATCTTAATAAATCAATTGAGCATAGTAATTATTTAGCGGAAAATATTAATAATACAATTGGATACTCTGAACATGTTGCTCAAAAAACTAATGAAGCAATTAAATACGGAAATTATTTAGCGGAATCCATTAATAATGGTATATCATATTCAGAACATATTGCTAAACTACTTGAAAATAATATTAACTTTAGTAATTATTTGTCGACTTCTATTAATGATTCTTTAGAATTTAGCGATTATCTTGCTGAACAATTAAACTGTGGTATTAAATATACTGAACATATTGCAGAAAATTTAAATACAAATATGTTTGCAATAGCTCCTAAAGTAACTCCTAAAATGGAAACTTTAGTTGAAAAAGTTCAAGAATCAAATTCAACTGTAAAAAATATAAACAATAACTTAGATTACTATACTAAACTAAATGAGAAAATAGAAAAAACTCTAGCTGAAATTAATTCAAATGAACCTAAAGCAATTATCGAAAGTAAAAAATATCCGTTCTTAGCTCTATTATCAGAAAGCAAGAAAGATAAATTCTATTCTTATGATTATAAAACAAAAGAAAAAATAGTTGAAGCTTTAAATAAAGGAGTATACTTCAATGAAAAAGATGTAATGTCAATTATAGAAGGAACCGTAACGACTATAGAAAATAATACTCCTACTTTTATTAAATATATGCCAGAAGAATATAAACAAGTATGGGAAAATTTAAATGAAGCACAAAAAACTGTTATTTATAATCAAGCCTCAGTTAGAGAAGTAAAAACCCCATACCAAGTTAAAAACTTCTGGGATACACGATTAGACCTTAAAGGTTTAGTTTCTAAATTTAAAGAAGAATCGTCTACTAAAAAAGTAAACGAATCAAATAAAACTTCTCAAAGTAAAGAAGAGAAGACCAATGAGCCGAAATTTACGACTAGAAATTATAGTAAAGAATACTTGGAAAAAATCCAAGGAATGATTAACAAAAATTTATAAAAAACTCCAAAAAAAACAAATTAATTAAACAATGTCAAATTCAAGAGTATTTCGCAAATTAAACAGCCAAGAGATTAATGAGACATGGAGTCATATGATTGACAAACAGGGTATTACTGACACATATAAAAAGCAATGGATTGCTGAATATTGTCATTATCATGCTATGTTTGACAATTCTGGCGCTCTATTTGAATCAACTCCAGGCTTAAACTTCCAAACCCCTAATTCAATTAATGGTATGGGAGCACCCTTAGCACCAACACGTACAGCTTTAGGATCAGGTGATAAATTTCCAACACTTCTTCCTGTTGCTATGCAAGTTGCAGCTAAAACTATCGCATTCGACCTAGTTCCGGTAATTCCAATGGATTCTCCAGTAGGATTCCTTCCTTACTTAGACTATGTTTATGCTGGTGGTAAATTAGACAGTGTAAATGAACCTTTCCTAATTAAAGTATCTAACATCGACGTTGATACTACATTAACAGGTTCACCTGCTGCTACTTTCGGTGATCTTTCTGCTGGTCAAACTATTACAGTTACAGCTGATGGATCTCCTGCTACAGTTCTAGCAACTTTTAAAGTTGTTGGTAAATCTCGTATTGATGGCGCTATTATCTTCAGAGTAGTTTCTGTTGATGATGCTCTTTCAATTGCAGATGTTGTTACATCTGCTAATGAGATGAATCTTACTGTAGGAATTAATACCTATAGTTTCAACTTGGGTTCTACCCACGCTGCATCTTTAGTTTCTGCTCTTGAAAATCATATTTCTGGTTTCTCTGGAGCTGGTGATAATGATGACCAAGACTGGAATGGAAACTTCTTACCTTCTGATATGTCTACATACACAGTTGGTGGAATGACCCGTGAAACTGCAGAAAACTCAACTTTCCGTCAAATGAACCTTAAAATGTTCACTAAATGGATAGAAGCTAAAGGAGACCAAGTATCTATCTCTGCTACAGTTGAACAAATCCAAGACCTTAACCGAGTATGGAATTATGATGTAATCTCTATGCTTGAAAATGTTGGGGTTAACGAAATTTCTCAATCAATTTCTAAGAAAATTGTTGCTGAACTTTTCAAACTTGGAACAACTCATGCAAATCAATTAGTTAAAGCAGAAGGTTCAGACCTTAAAATTCTAGATCTTACTGCAATTACTTCAACTTTTGAAAATCAATCAACTTTCCAAAGAAGATTAATCTCAAGAGTTATGCAAGTATCTCAATTGATCTACCACAGAGGTCGCTTCGGAGCCGGTGAATACGTAGTAACAAATGGCCGTATAGCAGCTGCTATGATGGATAACCAAGGTTATTCATTCAACTCTGCTCCTATGGACATGCCAAAAGGAGCTGGACAACTCTACCCAATGGGAAAAGTTTATGGCCTCTCTATCTACGTTGACCCTAACCTCAACTGGAATGACCAAAGAGTTCTAGTTGGTAGAAAAGGAAAAGATGATGAACCTGGATTGAAATTCCTTCCATACATTATGGCAGAATCTCTTCAGACCATTAGCGAATCTACATTTGGGCCAAAACTTGCTATAAAGAGTAGATATGCAATCACTGATGCAGGATTCCATCCTCAAAATCAGTACTTTGTATTTAAAGTAGTAGATGGCGGAAATCTTATCTAATTCTAAATTAGATTAGTTCTAAAATGGCTCCTAGAAATAGGGGCCATTTTTATTTTATATAGACTAAAACATTTTGCTAAATAAATAATATAAGTAATAGGAATACTATAAAATAAAGATTAATATGAAAGTATACAATAGAGAATTTTTGTTTAATGAAATTAAACATATAAAGGAGTCATCTAATATAAGGTATAGTTCATTAGTTCTTTTAGCAAAGAATCGTGAGAGTTTTAATAAAATTATAGTTATTGAGACTTCCTATTTAGATTTAATAAGCGCTTCAATAACTCAAAGAATACATAGTTTAATATATGATATAAAAGAAATTAAAAGGTGCAATTATTGTAATAATCCATTATTATTTACAGGGTATTATCATAAAACATGTGGAAATAAAGAATGTAAGATAAAATCTAAGAATGATTCTTTTAAAAATACGTGTAAAAAAAAATATGGTGAAGACCATTTTTTAAAAAATAATGATGCTAAAAATAAATTTAAGCAGAAGTGTTTTGAAAAAACTGGGTATTATCATAATTGGTCTAATCCTAAAGTAAGAGAAACATATAAGAATACGACGCTCAATTTATATGGTGTAGAATCTCCTTTACAGTCTAATGAAATAAAACAGAAAGCTCTTGATACGCACATGAGATTATATAATGGAGTAGGATTAGCTAGTAGTATTATTAAAGAAAAAACTAAACAAACTAATTTAAAAAAATATAATGTAAAAAATGTATCACAATTTAAAGATATAGGTAAAAGGAGTGGTAAAACTAAAAGTTTAAACGCTTTAAATATAAAAAAGAAAATATCTAACGATTTTTTAAATATTAATATCATCATAGAGTATAATATGAAATCCTATACTGTAAGTTGTAATAGTTGTAATTCAATTTTTGATATTTTAGTTGGACCATTTAATAGATGTATTAAATTTAAAACTTCCCCATGTCGCAAGGGTAATCCTCCTATTTTTAAAAAATGTTCTATTGCTGAAAAAGAGTTATTAAATTTTATAAAAGATAATGTTAAGTCTAATGAATATGTATATGAGAATAAAAAAGTTTTAAAAAATTTTAAATATAATGAATTAGATGCATATTTACCTGATTATAAATTAGCATTTGAATTTAATGGAGTATATTGGCATAATGAGTTATTTAAAGGCAATAATTATCATTTAAATAAAACGTTTGAGTGTAATAAAACTGGTATAACCTTAATTCACATATTTGAGGATAACTGGGTATTTAAGCAAGATATTATTAAATCACGAATTCTTAACCTTTTAAATAAGACTCCTAATCGGATATATTCTAGGAAGTGCGGGGTTAGAGAAGTGTCGTTTAAAGAGTCTAATCAGTTTTTAGAAGATAATCATTTGCAGGGAAAGTGCGTAAGTAAATACAATATAGGTTTGTATAACAGGGAGGAGTTAGTAAGTTTGATGACATTTGGTAAATTGAGGAAGTCATTAGGCAGTAAAAATAAGATTGACGAGTATGAGTTATTGAGGTTTTGCAATAAGTTAAATACTAGTGTAGTAGGAGCGGCCTCTAAACTATTTAAATATTTTATAGAAACATATAATCCATATAAAATTATAAGTTATGCCGACCAGGGTTGGACAAATTATAAGGATGATAATTTATATATTAAGTTAGGATTTAGGTATGCTAGTACAAGTGGACCTAATTATTGGTATGTTATAGATGGAGTAAGGAGGCATAGGTTTAATTTTAGGAAGGATGTATTAGTAAGAGAAGGATACGATAAGAATATGACAGGGCATGAGATAATGCTAAGCCGGAATATTTATAGAGTGTATGATTGTGGAAATTATAAATTTGAATGGAAAAATGAAAACTGAAGTATTAGAATATTTTATGACTGATAATAAATCAGGGTGGAAGTGTGTCAGAAAAAAGTTAAATAATAATAATCCTGATTTATTTAATTTAATAGAAGAGAATAGTAAATTAAATGATTTGATAGATCTATCATTTACACAACAGATTTATCATTATATTTATGAATTGAACTGTGTACCTATATGTAAGTGTTGTAAGATTAATTTCCCTAAATTTAGAGGGTTGTCATTAGGATATTCAGTATATTGTAGTATGAAATGTATTAATAATGATTTAGACGTTAAACTTAAAAAGAAAGAAAAGTATATTAAGAATCATATTTCTGGAAATCATAAGCATTTAAAAGGAGAGGATAACCCATTAGCGAAAGGAAATACTGCGTATTTAAAAAGAAAAGATACAATTAGAGATAAGTATGGTGTAGACAATATTAAACAAATTAGTTGGGTTAAAGAAAAAGCATCAAATACTTTTTCAAAAAATTATGGAAAAGGAACTGATAGTAGTATTAAACTAAAAGAAAAAAAGAGAAAGACATTTATAGAAAAAACTAATGGAAAATATTTTCATCCATTTCAAGTTCCTGAAGTTAGATTAGCTGGAATAGAATCTCTTAAGATAAATAGAGAAGAAATTAAAAAGAAAAAACTAGAAAAAACTAGAAAACGAATACTAGCGCAATATCCAAACTTAAATATTATTAATGTAGATTATGATAGAGATATAACTATACTATGTGATAAATGTAATACTGAATATATTATTAATAATAATCTTTTACAGCAAAGAGTAGAAAAATATAAAATAGAAACTCCATGCTTAAATTGTAATCCATTAAGCTCAAGTATTTGTCAAACTGAAATTTATGAATTTATTAAAAATAATACTGACTTTAATGTTATTCAAAATAATAGAACTGTTATTTCACCAAAGGAATTAGATATTTATATACCTGAATTAAACTTAGCATTTGAATATAATAGTTTTTATGCACATAATAATGTAATACTAAAAAATAAAAATTATCATTTAAATAAAACCGTTAATTGTATAAAACAAAAGGTCCATCTAGTTCATATATGGGAAGATGATTGGTTATATAGAAAAAATATTATTAAATCACGTATACTTAACCTTTTAAATAAAACTCCTAATAGGATATATTCTAGGAAGTGTGTGATACGAGAAGTATCGTTTAAAGAGTCTAATAAATTTTTAGAAGATAATCATTTGCAGGGCAAGTGTATGAGTAAATATAATATAGGTTTGTATTATGGAGAGGAGTTAGTTAGTTTGATGACATTTGGAAAGATTAGGTATGGGAATAAAAACAAGGAAAAATATGATTTAGAGTTGTATAGGTTTTGTAATAAGTTGAATACTAATGTTATTGGGGCAGCTAATAGGTTATTTTCTTATTTTATTAATAAGTATAGTGAAATTAATTTGGTTTTAACGTATTCTAATAGAGATTGGGCGTTTAGATTTGACGAAAATGTTTATATTAATATGGGGTTTGATTATTTAGGAGAGTCTAGACCTGGGTATTTTTATACTAAAAATTATAAGAGGTATAATAGACAAGTTTACGTTAAGCATAAATTAAGTAATTATAGTATTGATAAAACGGAGTTTGAGATAATGCATGGATTGGATTATAAAGAATGTTATAATAGTGGTAACTATATTTTTGTTTGGAAAAGATAGCATTTAAATATAACACCTATTTTTGTTTTATCAATAATATAGATACTTCTATATTATAATTTTCTTGGTGTATATTAGTTAATGTGATACTATTAATTAGGCCTATATTTAATAGTATTGTATCAGTAGTTGGTGGCATTAAGTTAACATATAAATTATGTATTTTTTGTCTTACATACATAGACGGACTACTGGGTAAATTATCATCATATATATCCATTTGCAAGTATTGTTTTTCAAGTGGTATATATTGCTTATTATCTTGTAAAGGATAATTTACTTTAATAATTATGCCTTTGACTTGTTTAGTTAAATTGGTATTATCAAAAAGATTTATAGATTGGTTATATGTAAGGGTATCTGAAATATATTCATAAGAATCAACTGGATATACAAATCCAGCCATTAAAAAACTAAAAAGCACCTTATCTTTTAAAATAATATCAAAATTATTATTTTGAATAATTAGTTTTTTAATTGTATCTTGACTATCTGCACAAATTCTAGTTATCTGAGCCATATTATTGCATATAGGGTTCGCCTATAGTATTATTTTTTCCATCTATTGTTTGTATAGTTTCTTCTGGTTTATTTATTTCAAAATTAGGTAGTATAGTATCTTCAGTTTTTACTACTATAACTGGTTCTATTATTTTTTCCTGTTTAGGTAATATGTCATCCTCTTCTTCGGATATATAGTCTACTCCAGATTTCAATAAAATTAATGATATTAATGGTATAGGCAATCCTATTAATATTGATACAATAAACTTACTCATTTGTAAATCTAATGCACCTAGCATCATATCCATGAATGTATCTAGCCAAGTTGGGTCTTCCATTAATTTATGGCGTATATAATCATATGACGCATAAACATTACCAAAGGCTTGTAAAATAAAAAGAATTAAGAACATTAAGATAACATAACTCTTTTTAATTTTTTTCAATAGAGTTTTGCCGCTACCAACTATAAATGACACAAGAGACCCTAGTTCAAACGTAGTAGCGAGTAATACAGATAGAAAGAAAGGATTAGCTAACCCAGCGAATGATATTAAATGTATAGTTGAAAGAATACTAGAGATGAAGGGTACAGCAAAGAAAATAAAAAGAATATTTTTACTAGAAAAATGTTTTATCATTTATTCATTAATTTTTTTATTAATTTCGTTAATCCTTTGATCAATTTCGTTAATCTTTTGGTCTGGCCTATTTTTAGTAAGAACTATTTGATTCATATTAAATAGTGTAGTTTTTTCCATATAATATGACTGTTTTTCAAACAATAAGTCTAATTGTTTTTTAGTATAAGTCGACTTTTTTAAATCTATAATAATATTTATTAAACTATCTTGAATTTTAATAGTAGTTTCGTTATTATTATTAATTTTAGTATAAGTTCTACACGAAAAACACCCACTCATCATACAAAAAAATATACTTACTCCAACTAATGTATATAATAATTTTTGTTCCATTGTTTTTAAAAATGTTTTATTTTATTATTTATTCAAAAATAAAAATATTTTTATTAATGTGCAATTATCCTAATTCTATTTAAGTTAGCCTTCTACTATTTCAGGATTATCAAAAATATTGCCAATAACTCTATTTAATATGTCATCGTTCTCATACCAGTTAGTGTCTCCATTGCAGCTTTCTCCTGAATGAGTACAATAAAATTCAAATGAAGCGATATCGTCATTCCAACGAATAGATAAAAAGTCTTCTACAATGTCATGCTCGTAAAACTCAATACCATTTCTAATTGCAACTAATTGGCAAAGTGTATCAATTAAAATATCGCTTTCTAATCCAGTTTCTGGATTGTGTATTCTAAATTCGTTTGAGCATCCTTTAAATCTTTTAGAATGGATAAAATTACCATAAACCCACTCATTTGACATATCTTTTGCTCTGTACTTTATTGTTCTCATTTTTTTAATTTAGCTATAACATTTCAACATTATCTGCAACTTCTAATATAAAAGCGTCATCACTTTTTATTACAAATTTGTGAAGTTTATAATGGCGATCTGAGTATTTACCATTTTCAATAAATGCATAAATAAACACACGGTTATTATTTGGAAGAGACTTTTTCCATTCTAATATTTTTTCTTTTTCCTCATTACTTAAATTTAATTCAAGCCTCACGTTATTTTATTTTTATAACTTATTAATTTAGTATTAACAATATTGCAGACAATCATATATCATAAATTCCACAATACTTTATTTTTATCTTTTATTAATTTAAAATTATATTTTTTTAGTATTAAATTCAATGGCCTTATCTTTAAGTTTTTTTATAGTATCATCAACTGCCATTTTTTTAATTGCCGATTTTAATGTTTTATTACAGTTTTTATATTCGCCAAATTTAGAAATCTCTTTTCTAAATCTAAATTTTGCCATACGAGATTGACTCCATAATATATATGGCTTTAATTTTTTTAGTTTATGTTCAGCTATCATGTTAAAAATGTCGTCATTAGTTAGCTTTAGCAATAAATCTTTACATTTAAATATTGTTTTTATTTGGGCTTTAGATAAAGATAAATCGAAAATGTGTTTAATAGATTTAAAATAGTCGTTATGATTAAGATAAAATTGTTCAAACACTAAATTCTTTTTTAATCTTTTTTTAGCTACCCATTTTTTATGTAAACTATATAATTTATCTTTATTTTTTTCTTTCCATTTTTTAAAATAGTCTTTATCATATTTAGGAGATTTTTTATATTTTTCTCTTCTTCTAGCTTTTGCACATTCTTTACATATAAAAACTTTAGAGCTATAAAAATAAAATTCAGTTTCTCCATGCTTTTTGCATTTTCTTATAATTGTTTCCATGATTAAAAAGTATTTAAATTAAATAACATATACACTACTAAATTGTTTTACTAATAATATTATCTTTATTAACTACATCGATATTATTTAAACGTAATAATAATTGGCAAGATGCTATAACATCTTTTCCACAATACTTTGATATTTTATTAAGAGAATTTATTTTATTGTCTGATGAATAATATGTTTCATGGACTTCATGGCCATGAATATCATCTTTAGGGGTATCAATATTTAGTGACGCTAATACTAATTCAAATGGTATTAATTTTTTTTGGCCAAATGACCACATTTCAAATAAATCATAACATGATATTTCCCATGGCTTTTTGTTATAGTTATCTAATAAATTTGGTAAATCTAATCTATTAATTAAAAATCGTTTTGATAAAAATGGTATATCAAAATTTTTAATATTATACCCACATAATTTACCATTTTTAAAAATAGATGAAAAGTCATTTAATAATTTACTCACTTTTTCTAAAAGAATCTTTTCATTTTCATCTGCTATATTAATTAGACTAATACTACTAATATTTTCATCAAACTTAATCATGGCAAACGACGCACATATTATTTTACCATATTCAGCATATAAGCCGGCATTTTTTAAATACCCTTCGTTTTCATCTTTATACTCTTCTTTAATTTTTTGCCAAGTTCTACGTATAAATATATCTTGTAAAAGAGGAGGTAATCCAAATAACTCCTTAGATTGACCACATGTTTCTAAATCAAAAAGTAATACTGATTTAATATTATCTTGTGTAAGCATATTTTTAATTGTTTTTAAGTTTTTTCTATTATTGGAGTTTAATTAGTATTAAAACTAATATTTTTTTTTTAAATTGGTAATTTAATCTTATTTAAGATATTAGTTGATATGTGAGTATAAATTTCTGTAGTTTTTATTGATGAATGCCCTGCTATTTTTTGAATTATTCGTATGTCCGTTCCATTTTCTAAAAGATTTGTAAAGCATGAATGCCTCAATGTATGAAAAGTTGAATTTTTATTAATTTTAAAATTATTCCAAATTTGCCTACAACTTGAAGTAGAATATTTAACTCCATGAGCATAGCTTTCAAAAAGATAAAACTCAGGTTTGTATTTAAGATAGTATTTTCTTAAAAGCCCTAAAATATGATTTGAAAGAGGTACAACTCTATCTTTTCTTCCTTTTCCTGATTTAACTAAAATTAGCATTCTTTTTGAATCTATGTCTTCTAATTTAAGATTACATATTTCTGAAACTCTTAATCCACTACTATATGCTAGCGATATGATAGCTTTATGTTTTAAGTTTTGTATTTTGGAAATTGATTGCACAATTTCATCATGCGAAATTACTTGTGGTAATTTCTTTTCTCTTCGTGGTCTTTTAATTTTAATTAAATGTTTTATTGATTTTTTTAAAATTAATAAATAGAATATTTTTAAAGAATTAAGTATTTGATTTTGCTGTGATACTGACGAATAATTAAAATTAAATAAATAGTTGTTTAACTGTTCTAAATTTAAATGGTATGGATCATTGTTTATTTCTATTAAAAAGTTATAAAGACAACTTTTATAATTATTAATAGTACATGTTGAATAATTTTTTATTATCAGAGTTTTTTCAAATTTTCTGATAATACAATCAAATTTAGTATTCATATTCAATATATTAAGCGTACTTGTATATATATAATAGTTAGCGGTAATGTTAAGACCACTCGAAACCTGACCATCCTTTATTCCACTTTGACAGCTTGAAAGAAAATGAAAATCCGCAATGGTTGTCTTCAAGTGCTTTTGTTGCTAAAAATGCGTGTGTATCTACTATCTCACATTGTTTATTTTCTTTCAATGCTTGCAGTAATTCGTGTCCATTCTTCGGACGAAAAACACTACCGCTAACACTCGATATAAGTAATGGCGGGTTAGTGCTTTCTTGATGTTCTGTGCTTTCTATTGTCATTTGTGCTAAATTTAAAGTGAGTAGTTCTAAATCCGCCACTACTCATAGCGGATGCCGTTATATGCAATGTTTTCTTTCCTCGCTCAACTCACTATTACATTTATCACATATTCGTTCTCTAACATCATAAGTTAGATTTTCTTCATTCTCTTGAATTGTGAGTTCCGACCCACAAACACAACACATAACATCAGATAAACTCAATTTTTTATCGAGCAATCCAACTTTATTTAAGTGCTGATTTAACCAATTGTTTTCGTAATATATTTTCTTTTCCATAATAAAAACTGAGTTTATCTGTAGCCGTTATATTTAATACAAAAATAAGAAATATTTTTGATATATTAACACGTTTAGTACTTTATTTTTGAACTAAATATAATAAGTAAATATAATTAATTGATAATCAATCTACTAAATTATAAATGACAGTACTCTTCAACTAATCATATTTACAGAACGTTAGCAAACATAAAATTATTTAGATAAGTCGTTATCATCAAATAACAATTTCAACTTCTCTGCTAACTTTTCCATAAATTCTTCTTTACCATCAATCCAACTTTCAAGTCCTAATACAGTTTCAGCACAAGAAGTTGAAATTTCTTCGCTGAATGTTTCTTCTACTAATTTTAAAATATCTTTCTTAGTCATAATTTTACGATTTGCTAACAGCGTATATGTGAAATACGCCATTAAGGTTTGTATTTAATTTCAAGTTTCTGCTATGCGTACTTCACATATACGCAAAACGTTAGGCGTAAGGCTACTGCCACACACCATTGACGCGAACAACCTGTGAACGCTCAATCCAAATAGATTGCTCTGTATCTTCATCCTTAAATTCTTCCTTCCAATGAATACGCCCAATTAATCGCTTTTCGGTTTTCTTTGGTCGCCTTGAAATTGTTATTTCTTCTTCCGTTTCCTCAAATCTTTGGTGGTCATCACACAATAGAAGTTCCTCTTTTTTCAAGGCAACTATTTCTGTTTTGATTTGAGCGATTAATTCCCATTTTTCGGCAATCTCCTGATTGATGTCCGCCCTACGCCTAACAGTACCTTGAACGCTATTGGCGGTTTCGTTGTTAATTGAAGTTTTCGTTTCCATATTTACTTTTGTTGTTTAATTAAAATTCGTGTTTCAAATCGCCAACAGCGTCAAGCTGCGGCACGTTATAAGTAATAAAACTACTCATTTCTTTCTATTAATTCTTTTATATTTTCAATAACATAATAAAAGTTTTCACAAGTATCTTTTAAATCATCCCAATCTGTTCTACCCTCTACAAAATCCTCTCTATTATTGAAAATATAAAAATACCCTCTATCATCTAAACTTTTTATCAATTTTAGAATTTCTTCCTTAGTTTTACTACTTATAACATCAGATATATTCAATTCTGATGTCTTATCTTCAAATGTTTTTATATGTTTTCTATCTTTCATCTTATTAATTTATTTTAGTTATATATTAAAATCAGAACTGAATATATCTGATGAACGTTAGCAGCAATAAGCCTATATCCGTTTAATAACATCACACATCTTTGAAAATTTATCTGCATCTATAATCACCTTCTTCTTTTTTGAGGTCGGCTTACTGCTTATAACAACATGTTTATTCAATTGCTGGCTTTCGTAGTCTGCAATTAACTTTTTCGCTTTTAAGTATTGTTTTTCTGTTATCATAATTTTTCGTTTTTAAAGTCGCAACTAAATAAACCTGCAAACTGTTATATTTAATACAAAAATAAGAAATGTTTTTGATATATTAACATTTTTAGTACTTTATTTTTGAACTAAATATAACAAGTAAATATAATTAATTGATAATCAATCTACTAAATGATAAATATAATACTCTTTGTGTATTATATATGGGTGAGGCTAAACTGAATAGTTTTATTGTGTTGCTTTACTAAATAAGTTTAGGTCTTTACTTTTCACTAATTCATTACACTCGCATTGACCCATTTGGAGTCCATTTCCACCATGTATCATTTCCACTTTATCGCCTCGCCTAACATATTGTTTTAGGTTTTTAAGCCAGTCAGTATCAGTGTAGCAGTGAGGTTCATGGCATGCTGCAAATATTTTATCACAACATGCATATTTAATAACTTGTATCATGTTAGTTTTATTATTTTTTCTAATTTATATATATTGTCATTATATGAGAAGCATATATAAACTGTTGAATTATTTACATTTGAACTTTTAATTTTTTCAAGGTCATTTTGTATTTGGTCATTTAAACAATTAAGATTTTTAATTCTTTTTACTTTTACTTCTATTATATTGCCCCTATCTGTTAGTAAATCTGTATAAATGTCATTTGTAAATTTATAATTGAAATTTTCATATAACCATACTTCAGCCGTTTTACCTAATTTGACATTATTGGATATTATGTCATAACTTCTATGCCTTCTTGCAATACTAGAATTAAATATCCTATCAGCCTCTTCTTTTATTAATTTAGATAGTAAGGCTTTATCTTTAATATCTTCATATTTAAAACAAATCATTAAAATACATTACATTTTTTTCTATTAATGGCATATCCATAGCTTCTAGAGCCCTATTCAATGGATTTAAAATAATAACATTAAATTGCTCATCATAATCTACGTGAGGCGCAAACTCAATTGGAAATTTTCCAGGTAAATAACTAAATGCATCTATCTTATACGTATCATCAGGCATACAATTATAAAATCTAACCTTATCTCCGGTTCTTACCTTTTTATATTTTTTGCGTATATTATCAGTTTGCTTATATAATAAATGGTTATAATAACCAGCGGACCTTGGATAGATAGATGCGCCTTTTGCAAATACTAATTGATCGTCATCTTTAATGACATATTTTTTAAATGTTCGTAGATTAAAATTCATACTAAACTCATCAGGGTGTAGCCCTTTAAATTCTTCTTTATATTCTAATAATTTATTTAATATCTCATCCATATTTAAAGAGTCGCCATTCTTTAAAATAATCTTAATTAATTCTGTACCTTTAGCCCGTGCCCATTTTGGTAAAGACGCTTTTACTAAATCAAACCCCTTAGGTAATAAATACGACTCAGGTAATAGTCTATCCTCAAATGCAACATCTAATATATAATTTTTTTTTGCAATAAAAATACCACTATTACTAATATGCTCTAATTTAAAATCATGGGTGTTTATTGCATTATACGACTTAGCGTATTCTTCAAATTTATTATTTAAATAAGAATTCATCCTATATTTAATTATATCAGCTGCAAATAATATAGGACTTATTTTTAATGTATCAAACCCCTCTATCGACTTTATAATATAATCATAATTAATATAACCAGAATTGTGAACTAAAATATCATTAGCAATAAACGTATGAGTTGCATCATCCATTTCAATATCATATACCCACTCATCTTCGAATTCACCTATACATTTACATTCAGATATATCTTCAAATTGATAATTAAAATTTAAGTCTAATTCGTTAATTGTTAAAATTTTATCAATTTTTGTATTAATTTCAGATGGCTTAATTTTTAATTGTATTCCATCGTGAAATACAATTAGTGAATGATCTTCTGTGCATATTATTGATTTTCCAGACTTAGACCTCAATAACCATTTTTTCTTTTTTACTTTATGCCTAATCAGTTTTTTAGGTTTTGCATAATATAAGGTATTATTAAAATTTAATATTCTAAAATTAGAAATACCAATTATCTCATTCCCATTTTTTAATTTAATAATACTATTAATTTTATAACATAATTTAAAAAAATCTTTAATTTTAATTTTTCCTATATTTTTTACATAAATTATTGAATTTTCGTTGACGCTATCCGTGTCAACATATATTATAGGTGGCCCTTTTGTTATTTTTATAGGATTAATTTTTAAATGATCTATACTTAATTTTTTATGAAGCTCTTTATCAAGATGCCACTCATTAATAAAATAATGTTCTATTACCTTATCCGTATACTTAATAATATCTTGACCTTGCAAAGTTATTGACGCCGCTATGTCTAAATTGAAAAATGCGAAGGAATTTTGACCTGATGAACCATAATAGCTATTTAATATAATCTTAAATGCACTATCTTGCAGTTTGAGTTTATTAATTAATGCTTTAAGTTCGTCTTTAGTTAAAGTATTAATATAATCTTGTCTAGTATTATGATCTTTAAGTAAGTTTAAATCTATTGCCATATGACTTAAATTTTTGGTATTAGGTATCTAAAATAAAATAGGTTTACTATATTATAAAAGATAATTTACAAAAAGATAGTGTATAGTTTTATTAATAGGCCAATTAAGAATACTATGTATAATACCCATATTATATTTGTTTCATTCCATTTATATTTTATTTTTATTATAAATGCGTAATGGTCTTTAGTACATATTTTTTCCGTTTTCATTTTAATTAGGTCTAGTATTCCGTATTCTAAAAAAACGTCATTATATTTTTTAAATTCATGTTTAAGGTATTCTACCTCTAATCTATTTAATTCTTCTTTATTTTCTTCTTCTATAAGAAATTCAGGAGGTAAATTAATAACAGAGTATAGCCTATTAATATAGTCTTTTCTAAGTTCTAGGGTATCCCCTATTATTTTATTATTTTTCATCTGTTTTAATGCAGATATATATTTTAAGTAAATATTTACTTCTAAAACAATATTATAAAATTTGTTAATTATAAAGTTAGGATTTATAAAATTAGGTATAGAAAGTCTCATAATTTATTTTATTTTAAAATTTCATTTGCTAGTTCTACTATATGTTTTTTCTCTGATAATTTAGCTAAAACCTGTATTCGTGATTGACGAATTAAGGTTTTAATAGTATCAATATTTATATTATATTTAACCGATATATCCTTATATTTCATTCTATTTATTTCCCTGTCAATAAGAACTTCCTTTTTTCTACCATTTAATTTAAGTATTTCTGAAACTACTGTATTATATAAAGTTTCGAAGTCTTTTTCTGAATTAAAGATTTCAAAGCTATTAAACTCTTTTTTAGAGCCGGTATCATGAAAAATAGTTAATGTGACTGTATTTTTTTTATAATTTATAAATTGTAAGGCGTCATACCTAGCTATACTATATATCCATGTACTAAATCTCCAATTTTCATTATACATATCAATTTTTTGCCAAAGCTTAATCATAACTTCTGATGAAATATCATTAGAGTCGTCATAGTCTTTCACTATTTTATATATATATAACTGAACTTGCGGTAATATTAAGTTATATAGTTTATTATAAACTAATTTAGATTTTGTTCTTTTAAATTCAATAGATAATTCTTGTATTAATTCATTTTTTTTTACAGGTAGTTTCATATAATGGTTTTTAAGATTAAATTAAATTTGTAGTGTTTAGCATTCCATCTAAATGTAATAATGATATTTTATTTTTTAATAACGTCTCACTTAAGTTTTTACTATTAATATATTTAAAAAAGTCGCAGTCTAAGGCTCTTCCAGTTTCTTGTAAATATTCAAGACTAGGTTGTGATTTAATAATAAACTCATAAGATTCTTTATCTAATTTATATCCTCTATTCAAAAACTTAATTATTCTTTCAAAGTATATAAATCTATTATTTTTAATTTTTGCTAATTTAATTATTTTTTGTTGTAAATCATTAATTGAATTATCAAAGTAATATATATCATTTCCATCAAACCCAAACTGGCATATGGTAAAATCAAAATCATAAATACAAGACTCTATAGTGGGATAGTTTTGGCCTATCATTACTTGAATATGATTATCGTTATTGATAAAATCTAATTTATACACTCTTGGATCATTACGTAAATTAAGTAGAGGTTTATGGTTTTTAGTAGAGACTTCATCTTTAATATATTTAATAAGATTTCTTTCTTTTTTATTTTTAGAATGTTCTAAAGAAATCTCATAAGTATCTAGCAAATTATTGTTTATTATAAAGCGTATAGAGTCTTCTCTATTTTTTGAAAAAATATCTATATCATTATATTTAGTATTATCTAAAATATCTCTAATACACCCTCCTGCTATCCAATTATTTTCGTATTTAAATTTAGGTATTAAATTATGTATTAAATTACCATCTTTTTTTGCAGACAGTTAGTCTCAATATCAGTATCCATTAAAAAACGATTTAGTAAATAGTTTTTGTAAAAGTATAAAAATAAATTAAATAAAAATATATTTTATTCCATTAATATTAAAATAACACTCTAAGTCTTCAGGTAAGTACTCGGTGCTATTTATCAGTTCTTTACCAATTTTTATAGATTTTTGATTTTTTCTCCATAGAAAAATACCATCTCTTTTTTTAGTAAACCCATATATAAATTTAGTTTGTTTATTTGATTCTACTATAGATTTAATCATTCTTAAAAAATTAATATCTGACATTTCTTTAGGTTTCAATATAAAAATATTTTGTTCAAATTTAAGTTTTTGTCTATCTCCTATATTATCTTCAGCTCGCGTTACTCCTTCTTGTACTGCAAATTTAAAATTAAGTTTTAATAAATTTATAGAAAGTTCTTCTATTAATAATTTGTTATCAATTTCTTTATTTTTATTATTCCAAACTGTTATAATTGTAAACGGTATTTTTTCTTCTATTGCATTTTTAATTTCATAAAAACCAATAGGAGATAATGTGTTATTATTTCCATTAACTGCAGAACTAAATTTTTTGTCTTTACTATAAACTCGAGGTAGTGGAACATTTATAATATTATGGTAAGCTTCAAATAATTTAACATATTCCATGTTATTATTTATTCAATTTTTAAATTAATAGAATTTTAATTATTCTAATTTATCAAGTTCTTCTTTCAATCTTTCAAGAAAAGACTCTTCTCCATCATCTCCAGATAATAACCAATCAATTCGGTGAGCGTATATTGCAGCAGTTCTTAGTATTTTTATAGCATCTTTCATTTTTTCTTGAATTTCAATAGGATAAGCTGCATAATATTTTTCATCAGGATATTTACTATAATACTCATCGGTATAATATAGCTCATCCTTTGGTTTTAAAGTACCCTGTTTATTAAGTTCATTTTCAATAGAATCTGCAATATTACTAACATGATATTGCTGGTAATCAAAGTGTCCGCCTGACATATTTTAAAAAATTAGAATTTATAATAGTTTATTTAGAATTATTGTTCTTGATTTAGTATTTTAGTTATTTTAGAATTAATATCCGACATTTTTTCAAAATATAGGCTTTCCTGTTTTTTAAGACTTATTTTTTCATTAGGGTCATCTGATAATAATCCCTTTATTTTAAATTCATTACTTTTAGCTCTATATTCATCTTGAGTAGAATATAAGTTTTTTATGTGTTCTAAGGTTTCAGTAGTCATAATATATTTATTTATAATGGATGGTAGTTTGTAATTTTGAATTTAATAAAATCTAGTTTTTTATCTGTACAGTTTTCGCAAAGGTGAGCGTTCCATTCTTTCAAATCTTTAGAACTTCCAAATCCCCAATTTGCACTTAATTTTAGATATTCAAATCCATACTCCGTATTACACATTTTACCACATGAGTCACACACTATATCTTTAAGTACGTCTACTTCTTTTAATTCTTTAGTTATTACTTTCATTATTAGTATGTATTTTTAATATTTCATTAATATTAAGCTTAGGTATACCTAATACTTTACTATTTTCACTTAAATTATATAAATTTACATTTTTTATTTTGAAAGCATTATATAAATTTATATAATCATTATTAATTTCATTCAGTCTATTTGCTTTAATTAAATTATGTTCACCATCTTCTGCATAAAAATGATTTAATGTAAAATCTACTCCAATTAATGCGATTGTATGACACCCCATTTTATATGCAATAATACATGCCATATATGGAGAGTTATTACTATAATCTATAATATTATTTTTATCATAAAGATTTTCTAATTTAGATTTTAATCCAAGTTTAAATAATACTTTTTTTCCAGATTCAATTTTCCAATCAACGATTTGTGTAAAAATATAGCTACTACTTTTTGTAATAAGCAAGTTTCTATTGTTAGTAAATCTATTAGGAGAATCTACAACCACCGTATAAGTAGGAGTAAATAATTTAGCAACATCATTTACTCCTATTGTAATTATATTCTCATTATTTAGTATATCTACTCGGTCTTTAATAAGATTTAAAGACTGACCACACCCACAGATTATTGCAGTTTTATCAGTGTGTATATTAATAAATTTATTAAATTCCATATACTAGACTCTATTATAACTAATTATTTTTAATGTATCAAAATAGTTTTTTACATTACGTTAAATATATAAGTTTTTGTTTACAAATCTTTATAATTTTTTCGTTCATACTATTGATTTTATTATAGTTTAAACATACATGTATATATATATATATAATATTTATGTGTAATACTACTCATGTTCTCCGAAATATTCCTTTTCATCAAAGTTTTCATCGTTATCAAAATCATAAACACACTTAAATTTTAAAACTCTACCTCTCCAAGATTGTTCTACCACTAATGTGATTTCACTAGTCGTTTGAGAATTAAAGTCAGTTAATTCCATCATTCCGTTTTCACGTTTATATTTCTCATATTCAACGTCATTACTACCACTTTTCCAAACATATTCATCAAACTTTTCTGATGAAATGTCTGGTAATTTATATTCATTTCCACTTTCTAATTTAATTTTTATTGTATCCATAAGTTTTAAAATTTAAGTTTAACACCGTACTACACATAACAAGGTGTATATGTAATGTGAGGTTCAGTGGTATATTCAACAATCCTACTTCTAATCATCATTTGTGGTTAATTCAAGTTTAGTGTTTCAAATCTCACATTACATATACACCCAACCGTTATGTTTAATTGTTCGCTTCTCACAACTATACTTCGTTAAACATAACAAAGTATAAATTCAATAAAAAATAATAGAATTTTGTTTGTTCTTCCAATTAGTAAAAGATTTTTGATCAACCTTACACTTTTTCAATTCTGTATTTATAAATGGATTTTCCAAGTTTGTAAGTAATTCACATTCTATAATAAAAAAATCTTTTTCTACTTTAACGTTAAATCTACCAAATGGTTCTCCCATTAGTCTTGGTTCTTGTTCATAAACAAAATTCCAAAGTTTATCTTTATTCTTCATTTGTATTATTTTTACTAAATTTATACTCATCCATTAGCAGTAATTTAGTTTAGCCTTTAACCTATCAATTTCTTTATATGTTGCTTCTAACTCTTCTTTTAATTCCTTTTTATCGTTTTGTATAATTCGCAATAGTTCTAATGTATTCCCGTGTGATTCAACAGCAACATTATATTGAAACAAAGGAATATGAGTTAAACTACCGCTAACAACATGTATATCCAATTGCTGCTTTTGTTCTTCTAATTTACTTTTATCTGTTTTCATACTTTATCGCTTTTAATTAATTTTATATGTTATTTACGCAACTATATATACCTGTGGACGTTATACGCAATATTTTTTACCCACCACAACTAAAGGTTTCAATTTAATTGTTGGTAATTTATTACCTCTATTAAATCTTTCATCATATTCAAATAAATTAAAATGGCTTTCGTTTAATGTTATTAATTTTAATGGTACTTTTGGATATTCACCTTCCTTTTCAATTACTTCACCCATTAACATCGCCATTAATACAACTTCACCAATTTGTTTTTCTTCACCATTAAAATATGTTTTAACTTGTAATTTTTCTAAAACATCTTTTGTTAATGGTTGTGTTCCGTTTAATTGTTTTTCAAATAATTCTTTCATAATTTTTATTTTTTTTGTAAATATGCTAATTTATTTTTAATTTGTCAAATCCCACCAACAAAATACTGTGTATAACAACATGTTTAGTTAATTGTTTTTCCCCTGCTTTTAAATAAGTTTTTAATCCAATTTATCATCCATGTTTCAATTTAATTTTGTAATATTTTCACGCAACTAACCAAAATGGGGGTACGTTTGTAGCAGTATTTACAATTTCCCTTGTGAGAAAACATATACCCTCTTTGATAGCCATTATACTTTACAATATACTCACAGCTATCTACAACAATTGTTCTATATTCTATTTCTCCATTCACTGAATTTTCACCGTTTCCACAACCGCAAAAAATAACAGCTACTAATAAGGCATAAAAGAAATGCCGAGCTCCTACTAAAATTGATGTTTTGTTTTTCATATTTACTTTTGTTTTAAATTGATAATTTGTACTTCTAATTTCGGCATTTCTTTTATGCCCATGTTATATTTAATACAAAAATAAGAAATATTTTTGATATATTAAATTTTTTAGGTACTTTATTTTTGAACTAAATATATCAATTAAATATAATTAATTGATAATTAATATACTAAACGATAAACGGTCATAATCTTCAACTAATTACGCGTACAACTTCTGAATCATTATTTTTACCGGAGAAAACAAAATTACAATACTCTTTAAAAGTAAGAATGTTGTTTTTTCTTAATCTGGTTTGCAAACGTACCTGTAACATGCTTTTTTAGATACAGTATATTTATACCATAATGTGAACGTATAAACTCACTAAGTTTTACAAAGTCAGCATCACTTAATTCTTTGCTAGGTGTATCAATTTTCAGAATAACCCCTAGTTTTAAAATAATGAATTAAAAATACTTGGTTCAAATACGTGAGACCATTCATTAAATTTCTTAAGTATTGAATTAAATTTATATTCTTCAAATAAAGTTTTTATATTTTCTTTATTAAAAGTATATTCAGTATTCTCAATTTCTAATCCTGAAAAATCTAATAAGGTAAAATCAATTAGTGTAATATTTTGGATATATTGCTTTAGTTGGGCGTCACTCGCTAGGCTTTTCCATTTATCTATGCCATTTGCTGCTTTAAACGCTTTAGACTCACTTAATATTTTAATTATATTGTCACTAGGATCTCCTGTTAAAGCCTTATAATCTGTAAATTTACCCGTTAATTTATCAGGAAGTTCTCTAAAACAATTATTAATCGGGTCATATATTTTAATATTATTAAATTGTTGTTTTAATTGAATAAAATCTTTATCATTACTTATAATAAAAATTTCATGGTATTTTGAATTTAGATTTTTACATAAGTAGTATATAATATCGTCAGCTTCTCGATCTTTACAATATGCAGTTTTAATAGGAAAATTAGTAAGAATAGACTTCATTTTATTCATCTGTTGATAATATATATTATCTAATTTCTGTCTATTTCCTTTATATTGAGAATATTCAGACTTTTTTTGTATAGGTGATCCATCTAATACAAAAAATAAATCTCGGCCTTCATTATCTTTATATAATTTATGGAATATATTTACAAATAAATATACTGCGGCATTACTATTAGGATCATTCTTAACACTATTCCATGCAAAAGGGATACGTAATGCCCGGTGCATTAAATTTGAAGCATCAATAAATACTGCAGATTTCATTTTAAAATTCTAAGGCTTTAAATTTTTCCTTTTTTAATTCTATGGAAATAATTTCAAAAAGTATTTCTAAAGTATCTCTATTAGGAATAGATTCTATAGATGACCCTATTATATTTGATTTAATACTAATGCTATCATAATCATGTGATGTAATTGTAAAACCTGTATTATCTAGATTAGATAATGTAGTATTTAAAAATTCTATTATGATTTTATAGTCATCTAGTTTTTTAATATTAAATTTACCATATTTATTATTAAAAAGATAAGATTGTTCTTGTTTTGACTTTAATAATTGGATAGTATTAACCCAAATATTGTCTTTTAGCTCTGCTTCTTTTTTATGTTCTATAAACATTGTTTAAAAAAAATCGTTAAAATTATTATAATTATTTAAAATATTATATTCTTCGTTTAATTCTAAAATTATTAGTTCTTTATATTGATAATCTAAAAAATCAAATAATTTTTTATAATTGATATTAGTATATTTACTTACTGTATCAAATATACTAATAAATGTATAATCATTGCATATTGGTTTAACTTCAGCAAGAATCATTGAAAAAATAGTATTGATTTCTTGTTTATTAAATTTTCTTTTTTCTAATGTTTTATTTAAATTTAATAAGGTTCTAATATCTTCATTATTTTCTATATATGACTCTATATGTTTTTGCGAGATGTTATTAATAATAAATTTAGCAGGTTCATAATTTTCCATATATAAATTTGAGTAAGACGCGTCAATTTGAAGTGACTTACCGTATTCATATTCACATGGATCTTTTAAATTATTTCCGTCATTATATGACGTATTATAAATTTTATTATGCTTTGCTTTTTCTAAATGTATTTCCCAATTTAAATCAGATACCTCTTCAATAGAGGTATGTCTAGAATAGTCTATATCAGTTTCGGGCAAATTATGAATATCGTTGGATGGATCAGTTTCAGCATTTCTGTTATTTAATTCATCAGTTTCTTTATTACTATTATAATCGAATTGATTTACCATTTATAATTAAAGTTATTTTTAAGCTAAAATAACAAAGGTTAATTTAACATTTACTCAAAAATTTTATTAAAAACTGTTAAAATTGTTTTAAATAGGAATCTAATTCTTTAAAATTATTAATTGCTTTATCGTCTATGAAAATATCATAATTAGGTTTTGTTAAATCTATTTTATGATATTTAACTCCCCATCTATTAAACTGTTTTATAGTTTCAACAGTCCAATCTATTTTAGAAGATGCGCCTCGAGCTGAATAAAATGTTATAGTATTTCCAGCATCATATAACTCATTTACTATTTCTATATTTTCTATAATAGGCTCGCTCTTAGAATAATCTAATCCATATTTATCAATATCTAAAATTGCAATTGTTTTATCAATATCAATAAAAATATTTAATCCAGACGGATATTTTTTATTTTCTTTAATATAATTTATAAAATCTTTCATACCCTGTCCAATTTAATCAATCTCCTTCTACTGTATAAATGCTAACTGATGTTTTTACCTATCATATTAATTCTATAATAATCATTTAAATTTAAAAATATATTAAATAGGCTGTCTATAATTACTATTTTTTCATCTTTGCTAATGTATTGTTCTAATTCATAAAAATCAGTAGTCTCTTGGCCAATGCCTTTAGTATTTAACTCTTTTTTAAATTTAATTAATTCATCTTCTACAGATTCTCCAGATTTAGATTTTCCGTATTTTAATAGCCAGCCTATAATTTCAGTTAAATCTTCATTATAAATATTATTGGCGGAGTCTTTTATAAAATCTTCAAAGATTTTAACATATTTTTTCATTAAATTAATCCCTTTCTTTTTATTTATTTAGATTACTATTTTTATTTTGCTTAACTTTTTAGGATTCTTAAATGTTAAATCATATTATCTTTTATAATTATTTGTGATGGCAATAAACGCTCCATAACATACAATAACAGCAAGTGGGGGCTTGTGTCACATTGAAGCTATCTTGTGTCTAATGAAGCTTATCGTCAAGTGAAAGTACGGTGCATTTAATCCCCACCTGACTGTTAGTGTCATCAGTTAGTCACAATTGTCTGGGAACATATAGTTACCAACGTATTTTAGCTGTTTCAACTTTACACAGTCATCGCATATAGCCAAAACATACATATCTCCATCAAGTAAACTGCCATACCCAGCACTTATCTTTTCAACTATTCCACCATTCCACATACCTTCCCAATCCTTATCTTTTGGCAGTCCATCAAGTTTCTTTATTTCTTTTCCGCAACAAATACAATTGTGGCTAACCTCACTTATATTCAATTGCGTTTTTTGTGGTTCATTCAAGTTTTCGTTTTCTAACATAATTCTGTTTTTATTTTTTAAGTATTTAATTATTAAACATTTGACAAATAAAAGCCGATTGCATAACACAATTCTTGCATTTAAATATCTTATGAGTAACACCCATTCTTCCACTCCCATCCTTATTACTGGTGTTTTTATAAAATATTTCTATATCTTGGTTGTCGCAGCACTTCATATGGCTTATACTAGCAGGTTTATTCAATTGCTCACATTCATATGCTTCAACAATCATTTTTGCTTTTAAGTATTCTTTTTCTGTTATCATTTTTTATAGTTTTAAATCACCCCTATATATAACGTAGTAAAGAAAATATCTATGATAATACTCTGAAATGACATTTTTGACACCATTAAGTTTCCGTTGCAACTTGCTATTTATAATCAATAGTTGGTATTTTTATCTTTTTTATAAAAACCATGTGTATATTGAAGTAATATACAGCGATAATTCCGCACAGGTTTTCAAATTAAGGTTAAATTCTAGTCTTTTTAAGTTTAACACAGCACTAGAATATATTATTAAAACTAAAAGTATAGTCCATAAAATAGACCAAACTTTTAAAAAGAAAATTATTAGTTCTATAATCATTTGAATTTAACTATTGGTATACGTATAAGCATTAAAATAAAAATAGCCTAATTAAAAATTAGGCTATTTTTATAAATTTAAAAAATACTCACTATTTTCTGTTTTTAATAACCGTAGCGGTGTATTTCATAATTTCTCCTGATGGATTACTAGACTCTCCATTAATAACTCTCCATACATGGCTGTAGTCATACCCAGTCGCTCTAGCAATCTTAGTATAATCACCTACTTTAATCTTACGAACTACGTCACTACTTCCTTTTGTTACTTTTGCAACGGCTTTAACAGCAGTTTTCAGTTTGTTTGTTTTCATTTTTTAATTGTTTTAAGTTAATAATGATTGTTATACTGCAAATATATTAATTTATCTTTAATTTGTTTCACCTATTTTTAAATAAAAATATAACTAATTGATATTAAATTAATTATTTTTTATATTTAATTAAGGTTTTTAATTTAAATTTAGTCATTTCATGTTCGTTATATTCAATTGCCATATAAAATCCATCAGGGTCTGTGTATTTAAAAGGAAAAGACTTGATATTATTAATTTCAATTATTTTTATATTTAAAGATTCTAGTAGAGTGAAGTCTAATATAATTGGTGAATCATGTAATTTACCAAATATAGCATTATTATAAAAATATGTTGGGGTAGTTATAAAAATAGAATTACCTTTAACACTAACTATTTTAAAAAAAGAGCTGAATCCAAGACCCAGTGGGTATTGCGTCATAGCATTGGTACATCCGTTTAATGTAACAAAGTTTTTTGATGTATAATAAATTTTATTTTTTGTAAAATCATTTATACTTTTTATAAATTTCATAGTTATGCAATAACTGAACTTAGTATTGTATTATCTATATTATTATAGTCATATAAATCTTGATAAGTTAAAAGAAGAGTGTTTCTGTATATATTTATTTTTATATAGTTTTTATCAAGTAGTTTAAACTTATTAATACAATCCGTAATTTTAATAAAGTCATCAATTTTTATTTTAATAGAAAACGATTCATTCTTAAATGTTTTTATATCAAAATTTTTAAATATTATATCAGATTTAATTTTTTCATCTTTTACTGATAATAATTTATTGTCAATAGATAAAATTATCACGTTATCATCATCTCCGGCTCTTGTTGTTTTTATAATATCTATTGAGTCTATTAAATCATTTATATGTTCGGCATTTAATAATAGTTCGGCATATAAATCTTTTATATTTAGGTTTTCCCAATTTAAAAAATTTAACATTTTTTGATTATCAATTGGAAAATATTCAGAATATCCTAAACTAATATTATAATTAAATTTATGAGTAGAACTATCTAATATTAATGAAATAAATCTAAGCTCATTACTATCAGAATCATAATTAAGTATAAAATTTAATAATTCCTTTTTCATAGTTTTCTTAATAAAGTTTAGTATCTTTATAGATTCTTTATTAAGATTTAAAGTAGAAGAAAATAATCCAGTATTAGTGTCTTTAATATAGTTACTTGAATAATTATTAAGATTAAATTTAATGGTTCTAACACAATTTTTTCCTGTACCAGATAGTAATATTAAATAATCATTATCTTTATCCAGGCTTAATGTAAACTTAGTAGTTTCACCTAATTTATTAAACGATTCTATACATGAAATTAAATTAGATAATTGTTTTTGGTCAAACTGAATTATTTTCTGTTTCATATTTCGATAATTACTCCATTATTTGATTTTCTATAATATAAATTTAACACTGAGGCATTAATAAATTCAGTATTACAATTGTCTATTTTTTTAGTTTTGCCACCGTCTTCGTGAATATGACCAAATATATGGTATTTTGGTTGTATTTCCATTATCTTTTCATATAAAAATTCACACCCGACTGACTCATTAGTCGTAATAGTAAAATCTAATATACCTTTAGGCGGTCCATGAGTTATTAATATATCAGTATTACTAGGTATTTCATCCCAATACGGTTTAAGCTTATTTCTTGGTACATTAAACCCCCAGCCATGTCCAAATGATGGAGTATATGGACTACCAAATACATTTAACCCACTAATTTCTTTTAACTCATGTTCTAAATAAATAATTTCTTCTGGAATATCTCCTCTTAAAATTAAGCCAGTGTCTATACTAGTATCATGATTTCCAGCAGAATATACTTTATATTTAATAGGTAAATTTTTATACCAATTAAAAAAGTCTTTTAATGGAGCTTCATTTAATGCTGGGTTTCGGCAGGTTCCAGCATCTCCTGCGCAAATTACCATATCAACATTATTTGGAATTTCTAATTCATTATGCTCATTATGAGTATCACTTATACACCATATTTTCATAGTTATAGTTTTATTTTATGTTTAAAAATTTTGAAATTTTGTTCTTTATAAATTTTTTCTCTTTCTTTAGAATGCTTATTTGAATATCCGTCTAAATCATCTATTATATCAATAATTTTAATTTCAGTTTTTCCTGTGTAATTTCTAAGTCCTCTACCTATGCTTTGACGAATTAGTACTTCACTTTTATAAGATTCCGCGAAAATTATATTAAATAAATTTTTAATATTAATACCAGTAGAAAACGTTGGAAAACTTGCAACAATAACTATATTATCTCCGTTCTCCATTTCTTTTATATATAAATCTCTATCATCTTTTGAAACTGAGCCGTCAATATATCTGCACGTTTTATGTTTTATTAATTCATCTTTAATTTGTAATCCATAACCATCCTTAATATTACTAAATAATACTAATGTATTTTTAGTTGTCTTTTTTAAGAAATCAGTTACCCATTTAAATCTACTGTCATTCTGTATTACTAAGTCTTTCTCAGTTTTATATAAAAATTGACCAAATTTGTTTTTATCTTTGAACATAGTATGTCCATTATCTTTTATATTTAAATAATTAGCAATTACCGGATCAGTTTTGTCGTACTCGAGAAACATTTGATGTATATTAACATTTGGACTTATTTTTTGCTGTATTAAATAATCAGTTTTAACTATATATACAATTGGTCCAATTGTTTTTTGTATTTTAAAATATGTAGAATCATCTGTTTTTAAATCGACTGTTCCGGATAAACCTAACAGTATATTAGGAGATTTAATCTTTTCTAATATTTTAGGAATACTATCTGATTTACTTCTATGGCATTCATCAATTATAATATTATTAATTTTTTCATAAAAACCTTCTTCTAAATTAATAAGGGTTTGATATGTCGCTATTATAATATTTGAATTATCTAATTCATCTTGACTTGGCTTTTTATGGCCGCCTCCAATTTTTACTACATTTAATGGCAAAATTTCATTATTATATTCTATCCACTCATTTTCAATTTGGCCAATTAAAGTTTTATTGGGTACTATTATTAATAGTTTTTTATCTTTTGTTATTTCTCTTTTATGATGTAAGTATGCATATATTATAAATGCAATTAAAGTTTTTCCAGCAGACGTTGCAAGCTCTCCTATACAATACTTATATTTAAGCATTTTATATGCTGCTTGAATTTGGTATGGCCTATCTGACGGGTTTATTTTAGAATTTTTAAAAAATACATCACTAAACTTATTAATATCATCTTCAATAACGTTATTATCGAATATATCTTCTAAACCTTCTATTTGTACTTCTATATTATTAGATTCTGAAAAACGAATTACTTCAGCCCAAAAACCAATAGACACTTTTCCATCTTCATAAAAATTGTCATAGCCGTCCCATATTTTTTTTTTTGAACCGCCAGTCGAAAAAATATCCTGGGGCTCTCTTTTTAAAATGAAGTTTAAAAGCGTTTAGCTCTTGTTTAAACTCGTAATGTATTAATTGTAAGTATGACTTACAATCTGAAACTCTAAGTTTTATCATTTATTTTTATATAGGTATTATTTGAGTAGTTGTTATAAGGTATATACTTAATGACTATCTTCCAGGAACGGCCCCAAACATTGATTCAATATCTAATCTCATTTTTAGTCCAAATAACGCTGAGTCTAGAGTTTTTATAGTTCCTTCATAAAAATTTATTTGATTTTCAAATAAATCTAATTTATGTTTAAGTTCAGAATGAGTTCCTTCTATAATTGCATTTTTTTCATTTTGCTGATACCTATATTGAAAAGACTCTCCTAATTTTTTAAATTCTTTTTGTTTCTCTTCTCTAAATTTCTTTTGTAATAAATTATATATGTCATATAATTCATGGTTTTCTTCTATTAAGCGTTGTCTAAGTGATAATAGATTAATTTGTATATTAACTAAGTTCTTAATATCTTTTAATGATGATATATTAATATTAATTTCTTCATTTATTTCTTTATGTTTCTTCTTTAATTTATTTTCTAGTGAGTCTTTATTATTTTTTACTTCGTCTTCCATCTTTTTGTATTTTAAAATTATTTAATAAATTTAAGTTATCATCAATTTTTATTTTAAAGCCTAGGTCTTCTGATATTTTTAATTTAGATTTTAATTCAGATAGTTCCTCTAATATTTCTGTTATTTTAACATCATTCATCAATTTTATTTATTAGAGTATTTAATTTGCGCTTAGCTGTACTAACGCTTATAAAATTTGATTCTTTAACTGGTATTTGAAAAAATGAAGTTTCAATAATTTCAACACTGCCATCTTTATTAAAAATAGTTTCGTGGTATGCGTTACACTTACCTTTTATATAATAAATGTGTTTAATTTTATTATATTCAGCTAATGATATTTTAAGTAAATACATTTTTTTCTTGAAATCCCCAATTATTTCTCCAGTAAGAGTAATGTCGTCGTCTTCTTGTATATTAAATTTAAAAGTACTTTCATAATACCCATAATTAAATTGTACAACATCTCCGACTTCATATTTAGATTTAACATCTTTACATTTATATGAAACTTGCTCTTTTATTTTATATGATTTTAATTTATTTTTAATATCACAATTTTTTAAAGAACAATATCTACAATTATAAATACGTACTGACATTTAAACGGTTTATCTTATTTTTATAAAAATAATAAGTCAAATTTATTATTACTGAAAAACTCCTGTATAATTTTATTAAATTCTACGTAATTTGTTTTATTCCATTTAAATAACCATTTAAATGCATCATTAATATCTTTTATTTTATTTAATTCTAATTTAGCAGTAGGGCTAGAAACATTTTTATATTTAGACAGTAGTTTTTTCCATAAAAAAACATGTTTCCCATTTTTAAGATATTCTATACTAGCTAAAATACCTTCTTTATCATTATCTAATAATAAATAATAATTACTTATTTTATTTAATAATTCATGCCCCTTATTTACTCCAGTTATACATAATGAGTTATATACGAACGGATAATCAAATGTCCCTTCTGCTACATATACCCTTTCTTTAAAATTAACATTTAAAATATTCCAATATTGATTTATATTACCAATTAATACTAACTCATCTTCATTAAATAAATCCTTTGATTCCTTAAACCAATCTTCTATTATTTTATCATAATTACATATTATATATTTCTTATATGTAATTGGCCTAATTGTTACTCCAATAACTTTTTTAGTGTTAATATCAATATTAAATGAGTATATTTTTGAATCACTGGAATCGGCGTATATAAAATTAGAGGTAAATTCAATGGGTATTTCAGTAAGGCACCTAGATTCCAAAAATTTATAAGCTTTACTTTCTTTATTTAATTCAATAAGTGAAATTAAATTTAATTTTGCTTTAAAATCATCTATAGTAAAAAGTCTTTCAAATATTTTTTTATTTTGTAGTTGCCGAATTACTGGATTATCACTAGAATAAAAATCAGTTTCTTTAAAAAAGTTATCAGACTCAGACTTAATTTCTTCATCGGCCTCAGATATAAATGTATTAATTTGATCTAATGAAAAATATGAAGATAAATTTATGCTTAATTTTTTGGAAGTATTTAATAAAAATTTATTAAGAGAACTAAAATGCCCACAATTCCAACATTTATATGTTTTACTTTTAATATAAATATTTCCTCGTTTTTTAGTTGAATTATTTTTAGAATCTCCACAAATTGGACACGCTATGTCAATTCTTTTATGTGAGGTTGCTTCGTCTAATTGCTGTTTTTTAGAGTCATTAGGAAATTTTCTCTTTAAAATTTCCTTAGTTATTACTTTAACAAAATTAATATCCATTTACTCTTATAGTAGATAATAAGATTAATGTTTTAAAAATAATTAATTAAAAAGCTCCGGTTGTTTCAGATCCAGCTTCAGCTGTTTCAGATCCACCACCCGCTCCAGCAGTTTCTGTTCCAGGAGCTGATACCTCAGCTGTTCCAGTTGGAGTAGGCTCTCCTCCTAAATCAGGCCCAGCTAGGCCTTCTCCTCCAGCTGTAGTTTCTGGAAATCCGCCGCCAAATTCTCCGCCTAATTCTTCAGAACCTTTTAGTTCTTCATCAGGCCTTAAAAAACGTCGTTTATATGCATCATTTTGTTTTATATCATCATCAGTTAGCTTACCAAATTTTCTTAATAAATATTCTGTTGAAAAATATGGCTGGCCAATATCATTTTTAACAGCCGATAAATCATTAACTGTAGCAACTCTTAATTTATTTACTTCAGCGTCTTTCATTTCTTCAAATAAGTTATCATTATTAAATCTAACGCCTATACTATTTTTAAATTCAGCATCATTTTGTAAAGCGGGTATATCAATGCACATCTGTAAATATACAGGCTTTAGTATTATCTCTTGAAATACTGTCCTAAGCCTTCTTATAAATTTGCCATACCGTATTTCATCTCGACTAATGCCATCAGCTCCAATTTTCCATTCTCCCATACCGCTTTTAGAATCAAATCGGCTAAACGGTATTTTAGTATCCATTTTTAATTTATTACTAAAATAATTTAATAACTGAGAATCACTTAAATTTGGTCCAGGATATTCTAAAGCTTCTATATTAATATTCTGCCCTTGATCATTTTGAGGTATTACATAGTTTTTATAATATAAAAGTTTAGCCTCTCCGTCTACTGTAACTTCTCCGCTATCTTGATTAAAGAAAATATCTTCTTTATATAAATTTTTGTATTCAACAACATCTTGCCACGCTTTTTGAATTGACTTACTTCCAATAGGAACAGTAGTTTTTAATCGTATTGGGGCATTCATCGTATGCCAAATAATTTTACTATTTTCTACTACCCTAACTAAATTGAAAGATCTAATTAGCCGTTCAACATAACTAATTCTTCTAGTTTTAAATGCATTAGAAAATGATATATATATAATTTGACTATCTTTTAATATTATCTGTTTTCCTGTTGATTTGTCTAACTGTATCCACTCTAAATGTAGTTTTCCATTAGACCCCTTCTCTACTCTCGGTGATACTGTACTAGGATCAATTTCTTTAAATCCAATTATCTCCTTTGGATTAGACGGATTATCATAAATTATCTCAAATGTTAAAAAACCATCTATTAAATATTGATACGCATACATCCATGCGCTGTCGCCAATATTAAATCCCCATGCATTATATATTTTATCAAATGCCCTCTCATATCCTTCTAATACTTTATCAGAAAATTTAATTTTCTTTTTATCTATTTCTTTCTCTTTACCAACCTTATGAGTTTTAGGTTTTTCTCCTTTATCCAATTTTTCATCAAATCCACCTGTTAAATCGATTGGATAACAAAACCTATTATTATCATCATATACAACTAAATCATTAGCAATAGTCTCTATCGCAAACTCAATCTCAGAATTTGATGCAACCTCTCTTAATCTTTCTATTCTACTCTTATAATCTAATTGAAAAAATGCAATAGCCTTATTCTTTAAAGCACTAGTCGTATCACTTAATGCCAAAGTATACTTCAATAAATCATTACCAACATACTGACCTGACATCTTGGCCTTTAATTCTCCCTGTATGTAACCAATTGATTTTGAATTAGTTAGTAGAAGGTCGTCATATTTCATTCCAAATCTAGATAATTTATCTAATGCATTGCCAAAGGATGTACTGCTAAACGAATCAAAGAATCCTGCCATGTTAATTATTTTTTATTATTTTATTTATTTCATTTATTAAATTATCAATTTGAACTGGAGTAATTGTAGAATAAAAATTATATTTCCATCTCCAATCTAAATATGTATCGTATATTAAAAGTGTAGGTTTATTCATACTTGCACTTAAATGTACAGTAGAGGTATCAACTGATATTATTAAATCCATTTCATTTATTATAGATGTTGTATCTTGAAAATTATTAATCGTATGTTTAATCATCCAATCTATATTTTCATCTTTTTGTAGATTATGATATTCTATAGTATTAAATGATAATTGTTTTTTTATTTTTTCTAAAGAGATTGACCTTAAATTTGAATTAGGAGATATTGCATTAGTTTTCCAAACAATACCTATCTTTTTAATATTAGACTTGTTTGTTGTATTATTAAAAGTATAATGTCGTGTACCATAGTTTAATGTATATGAGCTAAAAAGATCTCCTGATGCTATCCATCCATCAAACTGTTGAATAAATTTTAAATCAAATTGTCGTTCTTGAAAAAGAGTTATATTATTTAATTTAAAATTATTTTGAAATAATGTAAACATTTCTGGATAAATCTGATAATGACAGTTATTTACTATTGTATCTAATGTTGGTAATACTCTAGAAAATAATATTTCATCACCAAATCCTTGTTCATTTAATACTAAAACGTTTTTATTTTTTAGTTGTTCAATATTTGTAAATTGGGTAATCGGTAATCTTGGAAATTTAAATCTATCTCCGTAATATCTATACTGGTATAATGATAAACCTTCATTTAATTTATTATTAAACAAATAAGACAAGGCAAGTTCATATCCAGACGATTTATAGTCATATTCATAAAAAGATTTTTTAAATAAGCGTTCTGCATTATCATAAGAATATAATGATAAATAGCAAAGTCCCATGTTATAATATAGTATTCCTAAATCATTATAGTATAGATAGGGTATTGCTTTTTTATAAAAATTTAAAGCTTCTTTATAATTTCCAGTATGGTAGTGGGATATTCCTAGTTCTACTAGTTTTTTTGGATTTTTCATTAACTGGCATTCTTTAAAATCATGTCATAAATTTGGTTAATTCCAATGTTTTTATGTGTGACTATACTTTTAGTATATAATAGCGGTAATATAGTTAAATCTTCCCATTCTAATATTTTAAGTTTAACCATTTTCTTTTTATCATATGAGTTTATAGCAGGTCCTAAATTAATATTAAATAAATCTAAAATTGTTTTTTTATTTATAGGTACAATTTTCCAGTTAGATAATTCTTCGTCTATATTATATGAAATATATCCTTTATACATAGTTTTCCAGTATATTGTTAATAATTTTAGTTTAAGAGGATATGGAATAACATTAAAGTTTAATCCTATCTCTTTACCTGATTGGTCTTTTCCTAAACTTAATATAATTGGTCTTTTGTCTATATACTTGTTTTCAGTTTGAGCAAGGGCTATTGAATCAATTTTTTCATTATAATAAAAAGTATAAAACATGTTACTTATAAGTTTAGAAGGTAAAGTTTTTATATAGTTTTTTCCGTTATTTACGTATTTTTCGTTATATATTTTTTCAGATTCGTTTTTTGCCGCTCCAATGGATCCTGACGCATCTATAAACTCTTTAAAAAAATCATCAAATCTTTCCATTATCCTATTGTGAAATTACCCGTTTTATCTTCTGTTAAAACTCCAAATTTCATATTTTTTGATTTAGCGTATTTAAGAGCAGCTTCAAATTTAGCTTTGTTTACTAAATATGTAATCATATCTTTATTATAATTATTGATTTTTTTGGTAGTAGTATTTCCTTTTATATTTTCAGGTTTTTTAGTTTGTTTAAGAGGTTTTATTTCAACTAACCATGTAACATTGGTATCATTTGGAGTTTTTACTTTTATTATAAAGTCTACATAATAATTTCGGTATTTAATATCTTTGTATGTTGGAGTTAAATTTTCTTTTATTATATCTATAGGCGAAATATAAGGTATTGCAATTTTTTCACTACTCCATTTTACAATATTAGGATTCATATCACAAAAATGCATAAACTTATATTCCCAGGATGACCTATATATCGGGAGGCTAGACAAGTCCCCACTATATTTTTCTTTATTTACTGGATTAAAAAATCCTTGATTAAATCTACCATTTTTATTTGGCTTTAAGTCTTTAATATTTCTCATTATTCAAATTTTTAAATTGAGTATATTTCATCATCACCTGATAAATTTAGTGAGATATGCTTAACTGGACCGTCTGATCCCTTTAGTTTATACATTTTATTATATGATAAAGCAAATGCATTATTTACAACAGTTGTAAAATATGAAAAAGCATTAGGCCCATATTGAGAAACAGTTGGATCAAAATTTCTCCAATACTTTAAACAATTTTCAAGAGCAGTTTGTATACAATCTTCCATATCTTCTTGATTTTTATGATGAAGCCTTTTTGTTCGTATTGTACGATTTGCTAATTTTATAAAAAAATTAACAGCAGCAGGTGTCAATTCATTTTTCTCTTTACATAAAATAATCTCATCGCTAAATTCTTTATTTGAAATATAATATTTATCAGTTTTAACTAGCCGTTTTCTTTTAACCATTATTTTTTATATTATTTTTAATGCTCTTAAAAAGAGTCAATACTCCTAAATATGAGTCAATTAAGTCATTTATTGGGCTTTCTATTAATTTACCATTATTAATTCGGTCTTCATTTTCTATAATAAATTTATAAAGCTCTGACTTTTTTACAGTATCTAATTCTGGGTCAACTTTAAATTTATTAAAAATTGCAAATTTATCAGCATTACCTTTGCATGTCATAGCATTTTTCATTTCACCTGGTGAAAAAATAAAAAGTCTTGATGAATCATTATTTAATAATTCAGTCAAGACTTTATACCGCAAAATACCAGTAGAAATAGATAAATCAATTAAAATATTACCTTTAGACGCAAATGAAATTCCTTCAATTGCTACAATAGGAAGTTTACCATTTAAATTAGATTTAATTAAATTTATAAAATGTGTAATATTCTTTGAATATCTATCTAATTTAAACCTTTGTTCAGCTGAATATGTAACAAAGTGAGGCTTAGTTTCCTCACATATTTTTATAGAAGTATCAGATAATGAATCTAACTCTTCTAATAATCTAGTTTTATTTTTTGTGAATTTATAATCAGATACTATTGAACCCCACTTAAAAGTAGTAAAGTCAGTGCAGCAAAAAGAAGAGTTTTTTATTGAATAATCAATGCCTATGAAAATAGATGACAACTACATTTGAATAATTTTAAAAATTATTATATTAAAAAAAATAATATTTGTTTCATTATTTTAAATTTAATTAGCGCTTCATAAAAAAGGTGTAAATCATAGTGTATATAAGTTTTGTTTACAAATCTTTATAATTTTTTCGTTCATAATACTGATTTTATTATAGTTTAAACATATCGTCAGCCATTATAAACAAGTGCTACATTTCGTTCCCAAATAGAGTTCCTGCCTGTGAATCTTTTTCTTTTTTTTTTCTACCCTCTCTTTTTTTCTTTAAATGCGGATTTTGTTTTATCAGAAAATTTCTTCAAATCCTCTAAATTTAATCCAAATTTTAGTTCAGAAAAACTTTCAATAGCCCCAATTAAATCGGTCAATTCGCATATTTGAAGAACTTTATCTTCTTATTCAACCGCATCTTTTAGTTCTTCCATTTCTTCTTGTATTTTAGAATACTCACCTAAAACTCCTTTTGTTATTTTTCTTTTATGATAACCCATTTTTATACAAATTAATTATTTTACTCAATCTTGGTTCAGCACAACCAGTTGCATATATCCATTTCAAAAACTCATTTTCTCTTATTCCGTATGAACCTAATTCATTACCTTTATACTCAATATCAAACCCTATGCTAGTTTGAATTATTTCTATTTCAGGTATACATCCTTTCAAAAAATTAAAACAATATTCTACTACTTTATCAAGTTCAGCATTATTTACAACATCGGTTTTTATTAGTTCATTTTTAATAAAATACTTAGTGTGTGAATAGTCAAAACTTTCAAATCTAAAACATGGTGTTGTTGTTTGAAATTGTCCCTTTGGTAAGAAGTCTTTTAAATATAGGTATAAAAAACTCTGTTCGCCAGAAGCTACTAAGCACTTACTGTTATGTTTTAATTGAAAAGATAACATGTCTTTTGGCTTAGTTAAATTATCAATATACTCTGAAACAGTCCAAGGGGTTTCAATCCTAATAAACCCTTTACTTTCATAGTAATTAATTGAATCTGATATTATTTTGTAATCAATCATATTTTTATTTTATTTTCCAACTGCACCCAACACTCAAATTTGGAATCCCTCTGGATATTTAGTTGGGGTCCTTTCAATTTCACCGCCTTTACTTATCGTTGATTCACCGCATTTTTTACACTTCATATTTGGTATTACATTGTCGTGATAATATCGGTCATCATAACCTGAATTATCCATTTCTTGATGTTGGCAAAATTCACATTCCATTAAGGCGGTGAAATCCCTGCGGTGTTGGCTGATAAGTTTCTTAATTTTCATTTTGTAAATTGTTTAATTGCCACACTAAATTTATTTTTTTACAGACACCTAACATCAGGTAGGCGATATTGCCGTTATGAGCCTGAGTGCTTTGATTTAAACTTTGTGGTAAGCCTCACTATCGCCTACCTGCAAAACGTTATATTCAATACAAAAATAAGAAATAGTTTTGATATATTAAAATATTTAGTACTTTATTTTTGAACTAAATATAACAAGTAAATATAATTAATTGATAATCAATCTACTAAATAATAAATGATTACGCTATAAAGTTTTAAGTTCGTTAAATAAATTTATAAAATATGAAGTTAATTTATGTCTTACAATATCACTATTTGTTAATTCGACTGCTCCAACCCCATCCATTGGATTTTCATTTATTTTTTTATGAATAAACTCTAAAGAACTATCTTTTTTATTTTTAATATCTATTTGGTCAGTATCCCCTAAAATAATAAATTTACTATTTTGTGACATTCTAGTTAATAGAGTTTTAGCGTTATCATGATTAACATTTTGAAATTCATCACTTATTAGAATAACATTATCAAAAGACCGTCCTCTTAATGTACCTAGAGCTTCAAATTTAATTAGGCCTAACTCAATTAATTTATTAGTTAAGTACTCACCAATTAATTTATTAAATGAATCCATATATGATGCCATATATAATTTTAATTTATCTTTCTCATCCCCTGGTAATATTCCTATATCTTCATTACGAAGTTGAGTTATAGATTTAGTTAAAACAATTTTTGAGTATATGTCTCTATGTGTTTTTAATAAAATTAAAGCTTCCGCACATGATAATATAGTTTTACCACATCCAGCTGGTCCTATACATATAGTAACATCATTTTCTTTTATTGAATTTAATAATTTCTTTTGATTTTCTGATTTACATTTTATTTCAATATGTATACTTGATAAAATGTCTGGATTAAATGTTTTATTAGTTATTTCTAATAATTCTTGTTCATCTTCTCGGGTTAATTTCTTTTTTTTAGGTTTCACACAAAAAAATATTTTTTATAAATTTATTTATTTCAAAATACTTACTGATTCTTTTAATTGCTAAATCCCAGCATTACCTTTACACTTGTCAAGTCCGCCGCTGTTATCAGTTTCTTCTTTTTTAAATTGAACTTCACAATGTCTCAAAAAAGATTCCATTTTATTAATAGAGGGTAAGTGTCCTTTTCTAATGTTTTCAAGTAGCATGTTATTTTTTCCATTAATTGATTTACCCAAATTTAACCATTCAGTTAATCGTTCTTCAATTTCTTCATCAAACACAATTTCTTCTCTATGTTTTTTTGTACGTAAAAAATAGTACGCATCTCTCACTGTTGGACTTCTATTAACTCCAGCATGACAATGAAGTAATACAGAAGCTCCCTCTTGTTCGACTTGCCATATTATTTTTAATGCTGCATATAAACTGTTTAAACCCATATCACCTACTCGCTCATTCATTGGAAACCAAAAATATTTAATACCTCTTTCCATTGCAGTGTCATGGCACTCACCTGAGTATTCATCACTAACATTAATAATGTAGTCATAGTGTGCTTTTAAAATTTCAGAAGGTAATGGAAACTTATTAACAATTAATCTAGTAGTAAACCAGTCGTTAAATTTCATATTTAAAAATTATTTATTAAATTAAAAAAAGACTCCCAATCTGGCTTATCTTCTAATACGCTAATCTTCCTATCGCTTTTTTCTACAATATTATTTAAAACTCTAAACCCAAATTGAGTAGCTAATCCATATGTTTTTTTGTGACACTTATAGCAGCTTCCACTAAACCCAATAAAATAATAATACTCATCATCCGTATTAACTTTATCAATTCCAGAATTGAGCTTCCACTTATCTGTACCTAAATACCCACCTGCCCAAGTACTAAATACTTTATAAAATGTTCCAATAGGGCCATCTATTTTTATAATTACCCATTTTTCAGGTATATCACTTATAGTCATATGTTTTTTTGATAAATACTTCCATAGTTATTTTTTTAATAAGGTAAAAACAAAAATAATACATACTGCTAACATCGTATAAAAAACATTAAAACGATTTTTTATACGCAAAACTGCTAGTTGCAATTTAAACGAACTCCCAACTAACAACTTCATCCATATCTAAATAAATCCTTTCTTTAAACATTCTATTAATCACGAATTGAGTATCACCACAATTATTTATACTCACTAAAAAAGATTTATATTTTTTACCATTTTTTAATGTTATTTCAACATCCATCCAACAAGGCGGTAGTTTAGGAAAATCTTCTGCTTTGTTTCCTGATTTTAACCACAAATTACATATTTTTTTATGCACAGATAAATCTTTTTTTGTAACATAATCAGCAATCGTTTCCAAAGATAAACTGCCACTAACATGTGTTTGGCAAAATGAATGTTCAGTAATTCTATTTGTCATTTGTTCTTAATTTTAAAGTTTAGTTATTCTATTTAGCTTCAGGTTTAATCACTTCGCCAAGCCTGACACCATTATAAGCCATTGGCGAAAAACCAACTGTTCGCTTCGCCTTATAACACAGGCTCGGCAAAAAGGCTTACTTTATCACGTCGTATTATCATTTCTTTTAAAAAATTTAATAAATAAAAAGCCTACACCCTATTTGTTATAACTTCCTTGATAGTAATGAAACTGTTTTAATTTTCCTTCATGTTCCCATTTATGTAATCCCAATTTATCAATTACTTTCATAATTATTTGGCTTTCTTCCTGTACAGTATATGATAATATATCAAATGTTTTTTCAAAATCTTCTCGGCTCATCTCTTTTAATTTTGGGTTTCCAATATCCTTTGTTCCTGCTAATGGTAATTGCCAATCTTTTCTAATATCCGAAATCATTACTGTAATATTTTCATTAGGTATTGGGTATTTTGTTTCAATCATCAATGGTTTGTCCACCTCTTTTTTGAAAGCCAAATACACATTTGTTGGTTCTGCAGTTTTACAATATTCTTTTACAATTTCTGTAATTTGTAAAACTGTTTTTTCTCTTAAATTATTTGTCGTCATCTTTTTTTTGTTTTAAATAGTTTTGTTTAAATTTTTAATTAACATTCTACTAAACTAACCACACCGATTTTATAACAATTACTTTATACAAGTTTGTCATCAACTCTACTGCTAAATGTTAAGTGTCCGTATGGCAAACTGGGCATAAAGTACCGGCCGTTATATTTAATACAAAAATAAGAAATAGTTTTAATATATTAAAATATTTTCCCAAATTAAATATAATAGTATACTATAAATGATTGGCATTTAATACATTATATTATTTAATTATACACATTATTTCTAAAAACGCTAAAATTTTATAAAACATTGTATGAGTTTTCAAATATATTGTTTCAAAAAAAGTGTTATGAAAGTATTTTATGCTACTCAAATAAGTAATAATGATGGAAAGAACTTTATACTAAGTACAGACGCATGTATGAATATATGTATTGGAATAATATCAGAAATTTTAGAAAATGATAGTAATATATCTTTTTTAATTGCTATTCCAGACATTAGATTATCCAAAGAGTATTGGACATACTATAGTATGTTTGAACAAAAATATCACTCTAGAATAACTTTTATAGAATTTGATTCTCCAGTTGGGCCGTCTAATACTAGATACCATTTTGATTATATATTTTGGAAAAAACAATATAATTTATTAAAAGAATGTGACGTAATGATTAATGACCAAAATACATTAACTAAAAACTGGAATACTTTATTTTATGAATTAAAATTAAATATTCCAATTGTTAGTACTAATTATTTTATGGATACTCCTGTATCTAAAAAAGTGTCAGAACAGATTACATATTTTGAAAGACAAATGGAAAGCTTTAATAATTCAAATTTAACAGCATTTCAATCTAAAGAAAATGAAAGAGAATCGTTAGACGCGTATGATACATTTTATAAAAATAGAAATTTAATTAAAAAAACAACAAGCTGGAATATTGGGGTATGGGCTAAAGAAGTATTAAAATATTCTAGTGTTTCGAAATTTGATGAAACAACTATCTATTTTGGTAATAGAATATCAGATTCAGCGAATAGATATAATAATTATCATAAGTTCGCTGAAGCAGTAGGACTTGCAAAATCTAAAACTAATATACCATTTAAAGCAATAATGCTTAATCCAACTAGAAAGGTAACAGAAGAACAATTAAGTTTAATTAATACTTTATCTAATAATACAGTAGAGGTACTACCTAATAATTTAAATTGGTCAAGAGAAGATTATTTAACTTTTATAAATAGAGCACGTGTGAGTTGTAATTTATTTACAAATGAGGTTCATGGCGGAGTAACTCATTGTGAAGCCCTAATAGCAGGAAATATTACAATTATGCCAAAAGTTAATAATTATTGGTATAAATTTAAACATTCAAATAATACAAATTACCCATTCTTTTGTGAAGTAAATGAATCTAATGAAATTGAGGTTAACTCATTATCAGAATGTATTATAAAAGCAGTTGAAATAATAAATACAAATAATACCGAGTATACTAACTATAGTAGTCTTTGTAAAAAAATAGGATATGATTACGAGTCATATGAAAAGTCAGCTCATATAATTATTAATGATTTAAAAGAATTAATTAAAAACAAATAACATGAAAAATTTATTAAATACTATTATTTTAAGTTTAGTAGTACTACTAGACATTTATGTAACTCTAAATCTTTTAATGTATGGAGTTCAGCCAACTAATTACGAAATGTTAGTTATCATTTCGACAACACTCATAGCGTATTCATCTGAAAAACAAAAATAAAAAATATGAAAAAGAATAAAGTATGTATAGTAACTGGATCAGGCGGATTAATTGGGTCAGAGGCTGTTGATTTTTTTATTAATAAATTTGATATTATTATTGGAATAGACAATAATATGCGTGAAGAATTTTTTGGTAAAACGGCTTCTACCTTATGGAATACGAATAAATTAAAAACGAAATATCCAGAAAAATTTATTCACTATAATATTGATATTAGAAATGTTGAACAATTAAATAAGATATTTGAATTATATAATTCAGATATACATTTAGTGGTTCACACGGCAGCACAACCGTCACATGATTGGGCAGCGACGGACCCTATTAAAGATTTTAGTGTTAATGCACTAGGAACTTTATATTTATTAGAGGCAACTAGAACTTATAGTAAAGATGCAGTGTTTATATTTACAAGTACAAATAAAGTATACGGGGATACTCCAAATTATCTTCCATTAATCGAGAAAGAAAATAGATTTGAAATAGACCAATCACATAAATTTTATAAAAATGGAATAGACGAATCTATGTCTATTGATAACAGTAAGCACTCTGTATTTGGTGCATCTAAAGTTTCAGCCGATATAATGTGTCAAGAATATGGTAAATATTTTGGAATGAATATTGGTATATTTAGAGGCGGGTGTTTGACTGGCCCGGCCCATTCTGGAACTGAATTACATGGATTTTTATCATATTTGGCTAAATGTGTAATAACAGGAAATCATTATAATATTTTCGGAGATAGAGGAAAAAGAGTTAGAGATAATATACATAGTTATGATTTAATAAATATGTTTTGGAATTTTTATCAAAATCCTAAACAAGGCGAAGTATATAATGCAGGTGGCGGGCGCGGAAATGAATGCTCAATTATAGAAGCTATAAATATAATGAATTCATTTAAATATGTAAAAGAATGGAATAACTACACTTTTTTAGATGACCCTAGAATAGGCGACCATATTTTTTATGTAACTGACTATTCTAAATTTCAAAAAGATTATCCAAATTGGAAAATTACTATTTCATTACATGAAACTATAAAACAAATTTTAGAAGCCCAACACAATAGAACTATGATTAATGCTTAAGACTTTACAAAATAAAATATTAAAATGTAAGAAATGTCCTAGGCTAAACCAAAATAGTATTTTTTCATTTCCGCATGTTTATTTTAATGACAATTTAAATGAAATAGAAATTTTTATAATTGTTCAAAACCCAGGAATAGAACACGATTATACCGCCATTACAAATAGTAATGAATTTTATGAAAAGTATAAATTAGATTGGCTTAATTGCAAATTAGGAAAATACCTAATAAGTGAATTAGGAATAGAAACTATAATGACAAAAGTATTTTTTACAAATTTATGTAAATGTTCTTCTCCAAATAATTCAAATTTAAATTCAACTGAAATTTATAATTGCTGTAACTTTTTATATGAACAAATACAGTTAGTAAATCCTAAAAAAATATTTTTATTAGGAAATGAAACAACTAATCACATTTTAAATAAAAATATAAAGTTTTTTGAAAAAACTATAAAATCTATAAATAATATAGATTATGAATTTTATAAGCTTTATCATCCATCATACGTAAAAAGATTTAATGATAAGGATAAAAATATTAAGCAATCAATAGAATTAAAAAAAATAATAAATTCATGAAAATACAATTAGATACAATAGAAAAAATTATAAGAATTGAAGAATCTATAAATCTAGGAGAATTTTATAATACTATAAAAAAACTTCTTCCTGATAATGAATGGAAAAACTTTAAAATAGAAACTAATAATACTATTAACTGGGCTAATCCTATTGTAATTAGAGATTACCCTTATAATCCAACTCCAGTTTATCCATGGTGGAATACTCCTAATATTACGTGTGGAACATCTTCTACTTCAACTGGAATAGCGTCGTCATCAATTAAAACAACTATTGATTTAAACTCAGGAGTATACAATATAGAATGCTAAATTATAACTTAATAATTTTTTGTGGAGCTGATAATACTGGAAAAACCACAATATCAAAGAAATTATCCAATATTTTAGGTTGGAAATATTATAAAAATACATTAGAACACTCTTTATTTAAAATAGAAAATCATAAAACCCATTTTGAAAATCATGCTCCTTTTTTGTTTGATTTTATTAAACAAACTCAAACTAAAAATATTATATTTGATAGGCATAATATATGTGAATATGTATATGGAAAATGTTTTAACCGAAATATAAATGAACCCCTTATTTTTGAATTAGACAAATTATACGCAGAATATAAAACAATAATTGTTTTTTGTTATAAAGATAATTATAAAGAGTATAATGATGAGATAATACCTTTAAATAAAATAAAAGACATAAATTCATTTTATGAAGAATATTTAACAAAAACTAATTGTAAATATTTAAAGGTAAATACTGAATCCGAAAATTTAAATGAACAACTTACTTTTATAATAAACAATCTATGATTTGGTTTACTTCCGACTTACACGCTTATCATAAGAATATTTCTGGCCCGACTATATCTGAATGGAAAACTGGATATAGAGATTTCGTTGATGAGATTCAAATGACTAATTTCTTTATAGAAAAAATAAATGAAAATGTAAAAGATAATGATATTTTATATTTTTTAGGTGATTGGTCATTTGGCCATCCATATAATATTAAAAGATTTAGAGACCAAATTAACTGTAAAACTATACATTTTATTTTAGGCAATCATGATTCATACATACGAACTAATAAAAAATTCATAATAGAAACTGGAATTATTTATGCTAAAGACTTATTTTCTTCAGTACAAAACACTTTATCAATTACTCATAATAATATTAATATATTTTTAAGTCATTATTCACATAGAGTATGGCCTACTTCACATAAAGGAAGCATTCATTTATTTGGGCATAGCCATGGAGCATTGCAAGGAATAGGAAAATCAATGGACGTAGGTATAGATAATGCTAAAAATATTTTAGGAGAATATCGGCCATTTAATATTGATGAAATACTTATTTTATTAAATAATGATAAAAACTAATACATTTAAAAATTCATCTGACGCGTTCTTAACATTATATAATACTATAATGGCACAAGGAATATCTTTTGATAATACAAAGGCCCTATTTAATACTGGCTTTTATTTATTAAATCCATTAGATAATCTAATAGAAGTTCCATGGAGAAAATGGAAAAAAGATTACGCTGAATATGAATGGCAATGGTATTTATCAGGAGATCCGTCGGCCATAGAAATTGCTAAAAAAGCGAAAATTTGGTATAATATGATGGATGATGCTGGAAACGTAAACTCAAATTATGGGTATCAATGGTCCAGGAATAGCCAGTTAGATAAAATAGTAGATATATTAAAAAACAAAAAGGATACTCGCAAAGCATCCATATCAATTTATGATGCTAAAGAAATAGAATTATATAGTAAAGATACTCCATGCACATATTCTATTAATTTTACTATAATCGATAATAAATTATGTATGTCAGTATTAATGAGGTCGTGTGATTTAGTCTATGGCTTTTGTAATGACCAGTATTGTTTCTCTAAATTACAAGAATTAGTCTCTAATAAATTAAGTATAGAAGTTGGATGGTATTACCATTTTATAGTAAATTTACATATTTATAAAAAACATTTTAATTTAAATGAACGACTCTAATTTTTATAAAAAATATAGGCATGTAGGGTATTCATATCCAAGTGTTCCCAAGGGATGGAAGCCTATTGTAAAAAATGCAATAGTAGAAATAGAAAAAGAAATGTGGCCAAGATGGATTCCGTTTTTTATAAAAAAAGCTATACATTATTTAGCTACTGGAAATTCAGTGGTTCAAATAAAGTATCAATGGGCTTATAAATTAAGATCTAAGTTAACTGATAGTTGCATGATTTCTGATATTAAAGAAAAATATGCAACACTAAGGATATATACATACGGTAATGAAAAAATAAATGCAATTATAGAAATGGCCGAAAATCTTTGTGATACTACTTGTATGGAATGTGGAAGTATGACTGACGTAGAAGTAGTAAACAGTCGCTGGGTATCTATTTTATGTAAAAAATGTAAAAATAAAAAATAATAGCACTACTTATGAATCAGAAATTAAAATATGTAAAAACCAGAGATGTGAAAGACCCATCAATAGGAACATCAGACTCTGTTGGAATTGATATGTATGTTCCAAACGATTTTCAACAAAAAAGTTTATTACCAGGAGAAGACGTACTAATACCGTCTGGAATTAAATTTAATATACCAATTGGAACATGTCTATTAGCAGTAAATAAAAGTGGAGTTGCTACTAAAAAACGACTGCAAGTCGGAGCGTGTTTAATTGATCCAGATTATCATTTAGAAGTACACTTGCATTTATATAATACGAGTAAATATAGTATTGATATTAATCCGGGAGAAAAGATAATTCAGTTTATGTATTTACCATATATTAAACCTAGTTTAATTAAATGTAAAAATGATGATGAATGTTTTGCATTTCAAAAAACAACAAGAACTGGCGGTTTTGGAAGTACAAATCATATTTAAAAATAAGATAAAAAATGGCTAAAAAAATAAAAAAAGACTCATCTAATAATAATTCAAATATGCATATTAGAAATGATAGTGCTTTAATTTCAGGAGATACTCGTACCCATACTTATATAAGTGATAACAATAGAGTTATTCCTACTTATAATACTTCAATAGGTAGTGTAATCAGCACATCCAGTCATACACCTAGTTCTATAGGAACCTATCATTATAACCCGGCTAGTGAAATGCTTTTAGCTGACGAAGACGGAGATGCCTGGAGTTTAAAAATTTCAAGAGATGGAACTCTTAAAGTTAAACCATTAAATGAATCTAAAAAGACTAAACTTAAAGTAAAGATATTATTGGATTTTTAAAAATAATTAAAAATGGATAATCATTTCTTTAAAATAATGAATTTATCAGACCCCCTGTGTTTTCAGTAGATAATGACAGAAATGTCCATATACTAAGTGAAAAATCTGGCATTATAATGAGAGATGAAACGGGTAGTACTTGGAAAATTACAATAAATTCTAACGGTAAAATATTGGCTGAACCAATATGCCCAAATAAAAAATTAAAGCTTAAATTAAAAAATACTAAAATAATCCATGGAAGTTATTTTTGGTGATACTGACGAACCTAATTATATAATTGGCAAAATTTTTTTTGATAAAAGTACTAAAAACTATAAAGTATTTGATGGAGATGACGTTACTACAGATTTTAATAATCGTATAGAAGAAATAAAAAATAAAATAATATTAAAAGAAAAATTAAAAACCTTAATTAATTTAGAAAATAATGGTAGTAGGAGTTGAATTTAATAAGTATAAAAGTAAAATGTATATATCATACATTAATAAAAATAAAGAAATAGACTTTATTATTAAAAATATACCAAGTTCTGATTTATATAACTACGAATATTGTGAAGAAAATACTGGATTAAAAAGTTGGGATAATAAAAATGTAAGAAAAAAACCTACAGAGTATTTAGGACGTTTTAGACAAGAAGAATTCTTATATAATAATCTCACACTAGATGAAAAAAATAAAATGTCAGAATTTAATACTCCTAAAAAATATTATTGTGATATTGAGACTGAAACTGGAGAAAATAATGAATTCCCAGAACCATCAGAAGCAAAATACCAAGTTCTTCTAATATCAGTAGTAAACGAATCTAATATTGCATATATATTGTCGTGTCGAGAAGACTTGAGAAGTCAAGAACAAGATATGGAAAATGAAATGAATACATATCTTAAAAAAAGTAATCCAAATTTAAAAACCTATACTTTAAAATATCTTTGGTTCAAAACTGAAATAGAAATGTTAGAGTATTTCTTTCATAAATTTCTACCAAAAATACCGCTATTAACTGGATGGAATTTCTTAAATTTTGACTGGCAATATCTAATGAAACGCTGTGAAAATTTAAAAATAAATCCAACAAAAAATATAGCAACAAATAAAAGAGTAACAAAATATTTAGTTCCAGCTCATACTGCTGTTATAGACTACCTTGAACTATTTAGAAGCAGGTCGCCATTAAAAATTGTAGAGAATTATACATTAGACTATATTTCAAAAGAAGTACTTGGAGTTAAAAAATTTAAAAATGATAATGAAAATATACTAGAAATGTATAAAACAAATTATCGCAAATTTGCAATATACAATGCTATCGACTCTATTTTAGTAAAAGAAATAGAAGACTCTAAATTTCTTCTTGATGTTGTATTTGAAATGGTAAACTTAAGTATATGTGATATTAATAAATATAATAGCCCAGTATTTATAAGTGAAATTCTAATATTTAGAAAATACATAGAACAAAATTTAAAAGTACCTGAAAAAACAGAAGAAGAAAAACAACTAATATATAACTCAAAGTATCAAAAAAATGAAGGTGGCCCAAAATATGAAGGCGCATTCGTTAAGGAACCGATTCCTGGATATTATAAAACTGTAGTATGTCAGGACTTTTCTAGTCTATATCCGAACATAATTTGTAGCAATAATATATCACCTGATACATATTTAGGGAAAGGCCTTAATTTATCTATTGAGGAGCTAATAGATAGAAAAATATGTAAAACGGCATTTGATACATATTTTAGGATGGATATTGATTCAGTCTCACGAAAAATATTAAATTATTTTTATAATGAAAGACTCGAAAATAAAGCTTTGCGTAAGGCATTGTCTGATAGGCTAAATGAATTAGATAAATAAATTTATAAAACATTTTACTATAAATCTAGTATAAGATATTGTATAAATTTTAATTGATAAAATGAATTATTATATAGCTATTCCTGATATACATGGAGATATTTTCAAATTAAATTTTGCATTAGAAACATGTAATGCCTGGGTAAAATTTCAAAGAAAGTTTGGTATAATATCTAAATATGATACTATTCAGTATGTATTTTTAGGTGACTATATTGATAGAGGTAATCATTCAGGTGCAGTATTAAAAAAGATTGAAGACTATGTTATTAATAGGAACGCAATATGTTTACTTGGAAATCATGATATGTTTATTATAGGAACGGCTGAAGATACTTCAATATTGTTAGATAATAAACTCATAAAATGGAGTGATTTATGGGAGTATAATGATGGAATTATAACATGCAAAGATTTATTTGGCGTAGTATTTGATAATCATTATAATATTTCAAGTAAAGTGAGTGATTGGAGAGAAAAAATATTAAATAGTGAATATTATTCTTTTTTAAAGAAATATGGAAAAACTAGGTATTCTACTAATACTATATTTTTTAGTCATGCTCCTCTTAGTGATATAAAAAATATAGGTGATTCTGACTTATTATGGGGAAAATCCTCGGATTTTGGAAATCAAAAGAAAGATACTATATTTAAAGTACCTGAACCATATTTGGTGTCAGTACACGGACATTATAATAGATTAGACGAAGGAATAAATTTTCCAAGATTTCATAACTATATACACAGTGGCGTACCTAAAACAGTAGTATTAGCCGACAGTGGGTGTGGATATTCTGGAATAGGAGAATTACATCCAGTTGTAATAGGTGAAAATGACAGATATACTAACATTTGTGCAATACTTTAAATGATTAAAAATAATGATTTTTTAATAAACTTCCTAAAAAAAATATTTAAAATGAATTTAGAAACTAATACTAAAACCACAGAGTTAAGAGAACACTATATTGGAAAATCATTTCAATGGACTAAACCAATAGATCCATTAAAATTAGGTATTATTGTTAAATGTAATGATGTTAAAAATTCTCAAGGAATGACTAGATTAATATTTGAGGATGGCTCTAAAATAAATTTAGAAATACTAAGCGACCATTTAACTGAAGTTTATGATATTAACAATCCGCCTATTGAAACTCCAGTTATGAGTAAGAATTTAAATGATGCTATTAAAAAAACAATTCAAAATACCACGACTAAACCTGAAATTAAAACAGAAAATAAGGTTGATATATTTGATATGTTTCAAATTAATGAATTTGACTTTCCTATTAAAATAAAATCAAAATTACCTCCAATTGATGTTTTAAAAATGATGTATAATTCAAGTGAAAACAAAGACGAATTTTTAAATATAATAACAAACAAATTAATTAAATCAATTAATGAAGACTCATTAAAAGATTCTATTAAAAATTTAATAACACAATGATAACTGAAATTCTTAGGAGATTAACTCCAGCCATAGAAAATATAGATGGGAAATGTCCATACTGCATACGTGAGTTTATAAAAGATGTTAATATTATTTTAATTGAGTATGGAGTAAAATTTGTTTATGATGAGACTACACATTGTGTAACATTAAATGTATTAAATAAAAAATAATGATTAAATTAGATAAAATTAAAAATTTACATTTAGTTGGAGATTTACACTTTGGAATTAGAAGTAACTCATCTGAATGGTTAAATATTCAATTGGATTTTTGGAGAAATTATTTTATTCCTACTATTATAAAAACATCTGATTATAATAAAGATGAGGACACTTTATTTTTAATGGGCGATATTTTTCATTCAAGAGAATTTTTAAATATTAAGGTGTTATACGAAGCTCAAAAATTATTTAAAGAGTTATCTGGATATTTTAATAAAGTAATTATTATTTTAGGTAATCATGATTTGTTTAATAAGTCCACGACTGAAATTAATTCAGTTAAGCAATTTGAATTATTATCTACTAATATTCATGTTATTGAAAGTTATGATATTCTTGAAATTAACAATAATAAATTTTTCATGATGCCATACGAACATGACTATGAAAAATTTGAAAATATAATTAATGAATATAGTAAAGATTGTGAGTATTTATTATGTCATGCTGATATTCAAAATATGAAATTTGATAAAAGTAGAATAATAGACCAAGGATTAAACCTAAAAAATATACGTAAATTTAAAAAGATATTTTCTGGTCATATTCATTATAGACAAGAAAAAGATTGGGTAGTTTATACAGGTATTCCATACGCAATGGAAAGAAGCGATTGTAATAATCAAAAAGGATGGTATACCCTTAAATTTACTGGTAATAATTTTAAAGAAGAATTTATAGAAAATAAGTATTCACCAGTTTTTATTAAAACGAATTTACATGATTTAATAGAATTATCTTTAGAAGAATCCGAGTCCTTACTAAAAAATAATTTAGTTGATATTTATGTAGATAATAAGTATAGTGGAAAATTTATAATAAGTCAGTTTTTAGAATTAATTAAAGATTTTAAAATTAGAAAAATAGATTTTTTTCCTTATGATAGTGAAAAAAATATTGAAATTAATGACGCATTAAAAAACGTTGATATAAAAAATTTAAATACATTTGATGCTGTTAATTTATTTTTAGATTCAATTAAAGTAGATACTGATACTAAAACAATTGTATCTAATTATTTTGAAAAGTTATATAAAGAGGCTAGCGAAATGAATAAAAACCTAATAATGTCTGAGGAATGAAACTATTAGAAGTATCTTGGAAAAATTTTGCATCATATGGAAATAAAAAACAGACAATATATTTCAATACTGATAAAGAATTTAATGTTATATTAGGCCAATCTGGAAGCGGGAAAAGCTCAATTTTAGATGTTATTTCATATGTTTTATATGGCAAATGTGCTAGTCGTAAAAACAAAGATTTACCAAATCGAATTAATAAAAATTTATGGTGTTATACTAAATTTATTTCTAAATCTTCACAAGTAATAGAAATAGAAAGAGGGTTAGACCCTGGATTTTTATTACTTAAAATAAATGGAGAAGTTTATGATATACCAGATAAAAGAAATATTAATAGTTATATAGAGAATGAATTATTAAAATTACCGTTTAATATATTTACAAATACAATTTCTCTTTCAGTTAATGATTTTAAAAGTTTTATTAAACTTAATAATACTGACAAAAAAAAAATAATTGATAAGATTTTTGGGTATGACCTTATTAATTTAATGAATGATATTTTAAAAGAAAAAGTAAAAGACGTTAAATCGTCTATTAATAAAATAGATATTCAATTAGACTCAAATACAACTCAAATTAGTAGTACAATACAAGAAAAAGAAAATCTTATAAAACAAGTTGAAGATGGATTAGCAAAAGAAAAAGAAGAATTATTAAATAAAAAAAATGAATTAACTAATACTAAAAATATAATTGCCAGTGAATATACTGAATTAAATAATAAAGTTAATAAAATAAAAAGCGATATTAATATAATTACAAAGGAAATTAATGAATTAGAATATAAAAATACATCAGATAATAATAAATTAAAATTTCTAGAGCAAAGACAGTGTCCACATTGCCAAAGTGATTTGCATGGCGATTTCCATGAAGAAATACGCAAGTCAATTAAAGAATTTATAGAAGAAAGAAAAAAGAATATTTCCAAATTAAAACTATCTTTAACAGATTATGAAAAAAAATTAGAAACTGAAAATAAAAATAAAAATATAAAACAAGAAGAACACTGGAAAACTGAAAGTTCTATAAAACAAATTATTAATAGAGTTGCTGAAATAGATTCTAAGATTAATACGAATGAACAAGTTAAAAGTCTAAATAATATTATTTCTAATTTAGAAAATAAACAAAAAGAATTAAAAAAATCAAAAACAATAATAGAACAAAAGAATAATATATACTCTATTACTGGAGAAATACTTGGTGAAAATGGAATTAAAAAAATATTGTTATCACAAATACTTCCAACGTTTAATACCTATATTAAAGAGCTAATAGACAATCTAGAATATGAATTTGATTTTTTCTTTGATGAAGAATTCAATCCAGTAATAAGACAAATTGGATTTGAAATTTCATCAGACTCATTATCAACTGGACAAAGAAAAAAGATGGATATTATTATTATTATATCTATTTTGAAACTTATTAAAATGAAATTACCATCAATTAATTTATTATTTTTAGATGAAATATTTTCTAGTTTAGATCATAGAAGTATAGAAAAAGTTAGTTTAATATTAAAAGATTTTATAAACACTACTGATATGAACTTATTTGTAGTAAGCCATAATATTTTACCAAAAGAACTTTTTAATAAACAATATAATATAATATACGAAAGAAATTTTAGCGATATTGAAATAGAAACAAATTTATAAACTAAAAACTAAAAACAATGAGAAGATATGTTACAGTTGAAGTAGACACTGAAGTAGAGGTCTGTCTAGCTGATATTGATACTACTGACTTAGTATCAGAAATAGCCGACCGCTTTAGAAAAAATAATATTTCTAAATCCTTAATAGAAGAATTACGAGATGCAAACAATAGTTTAAATGAATTATTTAGGAATGTTGCTAGTACTAAGTATCAGATAAAAATAGAAAATTTAAATGATTTAATGAAATACGAGCATCTTGCTAAAGTTTTTAATAAGTATTCATTAGATAAATTAGAAACATTATTACCAGAATAATGGACATTATAAAAAATTTTTACAGTAGGTCTAGTAACGATACTATAAAATCGTTAATTGCTGAAAATAATATAATTTGCGAAAATTGTATTGAGGAAAAGCAATTAAATAAACATATTAGATATTTGCAAATGTGTAAAATATGGTCAGACAACTCATACGCTACACGGCTAAAAGTTGGATCATTATTAGTAAAGAATGGCAATATTATCTCAGATGGATATAATGGAACACCAAGCGGGATGCCTAATATTACAGAAGATGAAACTGGAAATACCTACTGGTATACTTTGCATGCTGAAGCTAACTGTATTTTAAAGGCTGCAAAAAATGGAAATAGGACAGATGACTCTATTTTATATATTACATCATCACCATGTAAAGAATGCAGTAAATTAATTATACAGTCTGGAATAACTGCTGTAATATTTTCAGATTTTTATAGAGATTTAGAAGGGTTAGATACTTTAAATAAAATAGGTATATCATTAATTTACATAAAAATTTAATAAAAATATGAAAACTGTATTTGGATTTTTGCTAATTATTTTAATATGGATAAGTATTCTATTTATGTGTTCAATACCTCTAAGTTTTATATTAAGTATGGCAATAGATGTATCAATTCTGGAAGCGTTTTATTTTTTATTAGTAATATTTATAATAAAGATTGCATTAAACCCCATATCAATTATTACACATTTATCTCCGAATGATATAAATAATTATGCAGATTCTTTTAAAAAGTCTAAAACTAAATGAAATCTATTTTAATTATTCCTTATAGTAGAACTTTACCAAATAAAATAGAAAATCCTAAAAATTATAGTAAATGGCAAGATTTAATTAATTTACTTATAAATGATAATTTTAAAGTATATCAATTAGTATTTGGACAAGATGAACCCACCTTTAATAATGTTGAGATGTTATGTAACTATGACGAAGATAAACAATACAATATTCTATTACAAGTCAATTGTTGGATTTCTGTTGATTCATATTTTCAGCATTTTGCTAAATATTACAATATACCGGGAGTAGTAATTTGGACATTAAGTAATCCAACAATATATGGGTATCCAGAAAATATGAATTTGTTTAGTAATTCTAATTTTTTTATAAAAGAAGAAGATATGTATTTAGATTGGGTAAGTATCTCAAATAAGTATGTTGATACTATAAAAAATTTAAAACATCTAGACCCTACTTTTATTTTTAATAAAATTAAAGAATTTATTTTAAAAAATAATTAAGATACTATGGATTTTAATATAGACAAAATAAAATTTGATTTAAATGACATTTTAATAATGCCAGATGCCATTTCTAAAATAAATTCAAGAAAGCAAGTTAATCCATATTATAATCACTTAAATTTAATATGTCAAAATTATTTACCTATTATAGCTGCTCCAATGGATACTGTAATAGATAAAAATAATATTGATATATTTATTAAGAATAAAATTCCAGTTTGTATTCCAAGAGGATGCAATATAGATATATCAAAGCTAATGACTACTATGCCAATTTTTAAGTCATATTCATTAGATGAGTTTACTACTTTATATATTCGTAATAAAATAACGATAGACCATAAATATATTTTAATAGATATGGCAAATGGGCATATGTCCAAGTTATTAGAAATTGTTAAATTAGCAAAAGACATGTATGGAAATTCTATTATGCTAATGGTTGGAAATATCGCTAATCCTGAAACTTATAGAATATTAAGCGAAGCTGGTGCTGATTATATACGGTGCGGAATCGGGTCCGGTGGGGCATGCACGACGTCCTCTAACGTTTCAATTGGTTATCCAATGGGATCTTTAATAAAAGAATGCTATGATATAAGTTGTACGTTAAGCTCACCTGCTAAAATTGTGGCAGATGGCGGCATGAAAAATTTCAGTGATATTATAAAAGTAATATGTCTAGGAGCCGACTACGTTATGGTAGGTTCTATTTTTAATAAATCAATAGAATCATGCGGAGATACTTTATTATTTAAAAAAATAAAAATTGATAAATTTCCAGATATTAAACATTTTTTATTTAAAAATAAAATTCCTCTATATAAAAAATATAGAGGAATGTCTACTAAAGAGGTTCAACAATCTTGGGGTAAACTTAAATTAACTACAAGTGAAGGCATAGTAAAATATAATAAAGTAGAATATACAGTAGAAGGATGGACTAATAACTTTGTTGATTATTTAAAATCAGCAATGAGCTATTGTAATGCTAAAACCTTAAAAGATTTTGTTGGTAAAGCAAAATACAATTTAATATCATATCAATACTTTAATCGATTTAATAAATAAGTTTCTTTAATTTACTAATGATTTTAGACGTTTTTACCCATGTAAAAACTATTCCATAATAGAAATCACACAAAAAATCATTTATTAATATTTTTATCATTTTTTGAATTTTATTAAAATGTATAGCAAATTATGCTGGCAAAAGAACGAGTAAAAATACTAGTTCTTTGTCATTTTATAGCAGAAGTATCAAGCTTAATACTATCAGTTAAAGGAATTTCTAATTTAATAGAAGTATCTACACAAGGCGTAGTAGTAGAGCCATTAACAGCAGTATTTGTTGTTTGATTTGAATTACATGCAGTAAGTGATACTGTAATTAAAAATAATAGTTTTTTCATTGTTTTTGTTTTTTTTACTATTTTATTTATTCAAAATACTATAAAATGTTTTAAAATCCACCATTATTTATAAATTCTAATAATATATAAAGGATGTCATTATCGAAACCTTTTGTTTCAAAAATTTCATCTAAATTTCTATTTAAAAATAAAATATCTCTAATTATATAGATTATATCATTATAATTAATAGCAGATTCATTATTTACTATTATTATATTATTATTATTAATTTTATTTTCAATATTCTTTAATTTATTAACATATTGCGATAATTTAGTATAATTAGAATTAGAATCTTCTTTTATAACATCTATAAATTTAATAGATGACATAAAATTACACCGTTCATCTATTTTTATTCTCCATATTTCTGAATATAAATTTGGATTACTTTTGCAGAATATATAAATGTCGTCTGTTAAATGTATTTGTTTATTCTTAACAAGAAGATTTAACCCACCATATACTTTAATATGTTTTTCTATTGCCTCAATGAAAACATCTCTTAACTTTTCCTTTATCCAATTGTATATATTAATAAGGTATTCTCGTTCTGATGTATCATATTTTAAAATATCTATTATTTTTGATAAATCTTTATTAGTATAAATATCATGTGACTTGTGTTTTTTATCAAAAATTATACTAAGGTTAATTAAAGACGACAGATTAAAATAATGTAAAAATATTTCACTGAATACTTGTATATTATTATTATCTAGTTTTTCTTTATATTTTTGTAATGCTCCTAGTATAGTATATTCTAACCATTCTTTATCAGTTGAGCATTTTGAATTAATTAAATATAACGGATCTAATACTAATGAATATGTAGATTTATCTATTTTTGCGGTTTTCATATTAATATTAGATCATTTTTTAATTCCTTTCATAAATTCTTCAAACTTATTTAGCTCTAATATTATGTCAGTATTAAATAATTTAAATGCATCGTTTAATTCTTTTTTACTTATTTTATTATATTCTAAATATTTTTTTATAATATCGTCTTGATAATTTTCTATTTTTACAGTTATGTCTTCTTTATCAGTCTTACTAAATTTAGTTTTGGTCCATACCCATCCTGGCACTTTAAAATATTGTTTACTCATTACATCATGCCACCAATCTATTGCTCTATTTTTATTTATATACATTAGGTTTAAGTCATTCGCTAAAATAGGATGCTTAATACTCATCATTCTATTTAATATTATATAAAAACCATCTTTATCTTTAGAAGATATAGAATTCCATTTATTATAATCTTTATTGAAAAATTTATTAATAAAGTCGCTTAGCATACCTTTTTATATTAAAAAAAATAAAATTGTTTTAGTGTGTAAAACTTATTTGGAAGGCTTTGCTTTATCTATAGTTTCTACTGAAAAAAGTACTAATTCAGTATCATCATCAATTATGGTATATAACCCCATATTTCCGGCTCGTATAATACTTTTTTTAATATTTGCCCTAATTTCTAAATCCTTTTTATTTGAAATAAATGAATTAATAATATCATTAGTATAAGTATTAAATATGCAGTCTTTTATATATGAGTTTTTAATTTCGTTATTCGAAATTAAATTAGAATTAATAATCCGGCTTGAATTTATTTTGCAATTATGAAATTTACAATTTTCAAAATCTCCATCTAATTGTGAATCAAAGAACTCGATATTATTTAACATAAAACCTTTTTTAATAGTAGTGTCTTTAACTTGTAAAATACCAGTATCTGAATTAAAATTTATTACTCCTTTTTTAATATTACCATATATTAAAAGTTCAAGTATTATATTTTTAATTTTATCATAAAAAAAATTAATTGTATTAGGATCCTGCTTTAAATCTATATAAAGCTTTATATCTTTATAATTAAATTTTAATAATTCATAGGTTTTAATATTATACAAAAAGTCCTTTTGCTTTTTAAGTATAATTTGAATTTCATTTAATTCTTTTTGTGAGTATACTACATTATTATTTAAAACTTCATATAATTTAATTGCAGTATAATTAATTATTTTAATAGTTTCATTTAATTTTAAATGATAGTTTTTACCACCTACATATCGTACCTCTAAATACCCGCCAGATTCGCTATTTAATTTATTAAAATTAACTCCAAAATACTTACTACTTGGAAAAATAAAGTCTAAATGATTCATATTTTTTATAGCACTAATATCATAAGTACTTAAAAATTTATTCCTTGGAAAAATATAGTAAATACTATTTTTATAAATCTTTTGAATAGATTCCTTATTAGGAAATAGTTTTAGTATCTCATCTTCATTATAATTAAGTATAAATTTAAATACATTAAGATTTTCCGTTTTATATTTTAAATTTAATCCAAAATCATTTAATGAAATATTAATATGACACCCGCTTTTTTCATTAGTAAATCCGTATTCATCTATAAATTTATAAACCTTAATTAAAATATTAATAGCTTCAAAATAACTTAATGGACCTGTTATTAACTCGTTCATTCTCTTGCCCCCAGAGTAGTCGGGTTCTATCTTAAATATAAAATCACTAACTTTAATATTAGAGTGATACACATCACTCGCAATGACTTTTTTATTAAGCAATTTACTTAATTTACTTGCTAATACTTTACGGGATAGCGGCGAAAAGAATTCAAATTCTAGTCCAACTATAGTATTTTCATATACTTTATGATTAGTAATGTCTTTAAACATATAGTTTTATTTATTTAAACTTTAAAAGCTGGTAATTTTACCAGCTTTTAAATTATTTAAAGTTACTAGGAAGAGATGGCATGCTTGGCGGTTTAATATTACTAATACTAGGCATATTTTTCATTGCTTGATTTTGCATTTGATTAATATTAGGCATTTGGTTTGTATATTCACCGTCTTTTCGTTTTTGTTTTTCAGCGTCCTCTTTTATCACTTCCAATAGGAAGACATATTCATAAAAAGGCAAAGAATATATTGAATCAAAGTTCTGATTAAGCTGTTCGGCTATAATCTTATTAAGTTTAATTATCTCCATTAAATCCAATTGAAAGAGAGAAAAGATCTTTGATTTTAAATCCTCCGCGAAAAAACAAAGGAGTCTCCAATTGAACTGAGCACTTAGGACATTCCTTTGACACTACTCCTCTTGCACTCTTTTCTATTTTATCAATAAATGAAGAGATTAATAGAAATTTATCCTTGCCCCATAGTAATGACTCTTGTTGCATCCTATCTAATTCATTATTATTAAGTGTTTGATATTTATCAATTATAAATGGAGATAACCTAATAAACGCCTTATCTATAAAAAGATTATTATCTTGTTTATTTTTCACATATGCTTTAATTTTCTGAGATATTCCAAGTGATGGAATAAATATTTTTTGAGGTTTTCCTATTCTAGGATCATTTAATATAAAACATTTATCCTCTTGACTATAATATTGCATTAAAGCATTATCAAAATCAAATAGGCTAAGCATATTCGATTCCATTTTAACTTTTTCAGAATATTGGCCATCTCCGGCACAACTTTGATTACATTTAAAAGTAATCATTAATTTATTCTCGCCATTTGGAAATGTAATTTCATGTATTAAAAAAGCTAAGGCAATCCTATCTATTTCTTTAATATCTTTCCATGATAAGAATTTAGGAGTATCTCCTTTTTTACGAATACGAACACACTTTTCCATTATAATATTAAGCTTATCATCAATATCTACGAAATCGTTTTCATCTATAGTAGACCATTGCCGTATTTCTCCAACTGACGCTGATTTAATCGTAATTTCAATATCATCTTCATAAAATAATCCTTTTGTTTCTAAGTTTTCTAATGGAATATTTTTCCATCCAGCATCGGCAACACTTGATATATTAGACCCAGTTTGTGGTTGTAACTCTTTGATTTTTCCTAAACCATTGGAAGTTTTATCTACAAATTTAGATTCAATATCATTTAATTTAATAGTTTGTGATAACTCTTTATCTTTTTCAGACAAAAATTTAGCAGCGTCTTCATCAGAAATTTTTGTATTATCCATTAATAAATTGGGTTTTTTGTTTTATATAAAAAAAATATAAAATTGTTTTCAATAAAGAAAACTATTCGAAGTATTTATTGTATTTTTCTAAAGTTTCTGGGTATACTTCAAATTTTTCTAAAGTAGAAGGTTTAACTAAAAATACTCTAAGTGTTTTATTATCTAAATCCACTTTTATTTCTTTAATATTTCCATAAACATAATCAGTTTCATTATACCCTTTTTTAAATGGAGCATTCATTCTAATAGCTTTTACTTTTTCTCCAACTCTAAAATTTAAGTTAAAATTATTTATAGTTTGCTCAAACTCTGTTCTTTCATACTCTTGAGGTCTTGCTAAATCTTTTAATTGTAGAAATTTAGACTTAATTGCGTCAGTTGGATTACCTGTCCAAGTATATGGAAAAAGTCTATTTACTTTTTGAGTAACAAATTCATTATATTCTAATATTAAATATCTTTTCATTTTAAACATAAACTTTTCCTTTTACATCAACTACTTTTCGTACTTCTTCTTCTGTAAATTTTTTAGTATTATTAGAACAACTAAAACTTCCTCCTACTGTACTAGGACCTCCTTCAAGACTAGTTAACTTATTATAAGAACAATCAAAATCTCCAGTAACTATATTAGGACCATCAACTAAACTAGTTAAATGACTACGATAGCAATAAAAATTTCCATTTATTATTTTAGGTACCCCTTTTAAATTAATTAGATCAGTAGCAACACAATCAAAATCTCCTGATATTTCTTCTATATTCAATATACTTAAATCACTTATTCTTTTTATTTCAATATTACCAATTATAACTTTAATATTCTTAAATTTCTCAATATTACCCATATTTATAATAAAAGTTTCATCAATTGGTTTCACTACAAATATTTGTTCTTTAGTATAACCTTTATTTAGGTAAGGAATGAGCAAATCATCCCATCTTTCTTTAAGCCTTCTAGGTATAAATATATCTTTAGCGCTTGGCTTAGGAGATTCTTCCTCAGATATAAATTGTTCAAATAGTTTTATATGTTTCATTATTCTAAGTTATGCACAGATTTTATAATTAGTCTTTTTCCAACTCCGTTATTAATAACCATACAAGAAATTGCAGTATTATACGGGGTTTCTTGTATTTTATATTGTCCGGCACTTGTTATAATAGTCTTATCTCTATCATAATAGATATTAACTAAATTTGCTGGAGAAGTTTCAAAAGTCGTTGAGCCATTAATGTCTTTTAAATATACAGTAAATACTAATCCGTCTGGAGTATTAGAATCAATTACAGGATTAATATTAAAATTAGAAGCTAAAGTTGCATTAGTTGCATCTAATACTAAAAATAAATTGTTTTGGGTATTAGCATTAATATTAAGTGTTCCTTCTCCTGCACTATCCAATTCTATATTAACATCTACTAATGATTCAGTTAATGAACTACCAAATGATGTTGCACCATTTAGTATAGAAACTCCATCATTCGTTAATCCGTCGCCACTATTAGATATTACTAATTCATTTACTTCTAATACATTAATAAACGAGTCTATATTAACAGTAAGATGGTCAATGTTATCTATTTTTATTTCATTAGAATTTACTCCAGTAATACTAATAATATCTCTAGTAATATCAGTAGTACCTTGTGTATATGTTACTTTATATTTACCGTTAATAATATTAATGCTTTTTCCTGTAATATCTAATGAACTTGTTCCAAATTTATTTCCAGTAATATCAACAGAAAATCCATTAAATAAATCTTCAATTGTATCTTTTAAAGTTAAAAAATTACTATTAATATTGGTTCTAGATTGGCCAAAGCCAGATGCTCCTAAAATATCTGTTAAATTTATAGAAAATGCCATGTTTTATTAAATCTTTTTTATTATTTATAATAAATTAAAAAAATTCTACTTAAAGAATTAATTTGGAAAGCTTATTAATTTCTCGTTCTATAAAAGAAATATAATCATTTTTAGATTTAACATTTACAAATTTAGAAAAACTTTTATTATAAATATTTCCTTTATTATCTGTAATTTGTACGTCTATTCTATACTGCCCTAATTCATTAAATCTCCATATAAAAAATGGAACATCCTTAATCTGAATTAATTTTTTATTATTATCCTCATCATATAATGTCCATACAAATTCAGTTTTACCTGGAACATTATTAATAACAAAAAATACCGGACACCATTTAGGTATAATGAACGAATCTTCATATACTTTAAGCTGTATTAAATTAAATACATTTGTATCTACTATAGACGGTATAAATCCAGTCTGTTCATCAGTTTCAGTATTATGCTTAATATATTTATTATCTATCCAATACTGAATATTATTAGTATTTCCATTAGCAATATCGCTAAATGGTGCATCAACAAATAAATTTTCAATATCTAGACTTATATATTTATTATTTAAAGATTCAATTTGAGATTTATTATAAATCCAAATAGGTTCGTTATACGAGTATTTGTTGCCTTCTAAGAAATTAGAGGTTCTTGGTGAGAATGGACTAGAGTCGTCGTCATCGCCAGATGAAATATAATTTATAATTACATAACTTTCTTTTCCAAAGTCTTTTGCAGTCGCACTAATAAATGGACCAGGATCTTGTATTAATTCAAAATCTATTAAACTTGGGCTAGTTACTGATAATATATAGTCATCTTCTTCCACATCACCGATTATTAAAAAACTATCATTTGAAGCACTAATTGCCGTAACATGTTGGGTAATTTCATTATTAATTAGATTAATCAATGCGTCTCTAATTTCATTTATATCTTGTAAAGGAGTTGCAATATATATAATATTAGATTCATTAATCGTTAAGTCATATGTAAAATCAGTTGTACTTTTTGTTAATGTTACTTTATATTTTTTATGATAACTTTGAACCTCATATTTAAATAACGATATTCCATTATGGCTAGATAAATTCAATTCATCGATTGCATCTTGTAAAGTTAGCATAGTAGTTTGAAATACAAAATCTGAATATTTATTCATTTGTATAATATCTCCTTTTCTTGGAAGTTTCTTAATAAGAAAACCTGCTAAAAAATCAGAGTGATATACCATATGATACCATTTCATATGAAATAAGTCATCCCATGTTGCATTTTCAAAATCATCCCATGTCCATTCGTATACATCACTTCCTCCTTTTTTAGGTATACCATATAAATTTTTAAGAGAATGCAGGCTAGTATTTAAGGATTCATATATAAAAGTGTCGTCATTAAATATTTTAGCATCTTTTATTTTATCTTTATAAAAATCCCACTCGTATAAATTTCTTTGTAAATCTATCTCGTTATTATTTTGATTAACTATGTTTACAATAGGATTATACCAGTATGATGATTCTATTTCATCCCATGTTACATTAGATAAGTCATCCCAAGTATCGCCAAATTTATCTTCAATTCTAGATAATGCGATTATTTCAGGTTCTATTTTTTTAACATTTATAATTTTATTTTCATAATTTATGCTATGACCAGAGTTAAGATCATATAGTTTAGCAAAGACGTCATATTCTCCTTCATATGGTAAAAAATGAGGTAATGTATGTAAATCTTTTATATATCCTCGATAAGTAAAAGAGTAAGGTGTTCCGATTTTTTTACTTATATTCCATTCTATTTCATAAATTGATTTAAAGTTTATAGTATCCCATGTATAAAAATCGTCTAGACTATCCCATGTTGAATTTGATAATATATCCCATGTAATTTCGTCAAACTTAACTTTAAATATAACTGGACATCCAATTATATTTTCAGGTTCATCTCCGAAGTTCCACGGTAATGGTTCATTTAATCCATCTTTTTTAGACTGTTGTATTTCATTATAAAAAGTCTTTATTGATTCAATTAATAAAGGAATATCAGTTGGCGGGTATTTTTGAGACCAGTCATATGGATTTGACTGGCTATTATTAAATATATAATTTCCGAAATTTACATTAGTAGAAGATTGATTTATTTTTATTAATAGAGGTTTAAGATCATATAAATATGCTTCAGTATCATTTAAAGGATAAACTGATATATCATAATTTTCGTTAATTTGAAAATCTTTTATTTCAACTCTATTATTCCAAGTTCTAATTGAAAATTTTTGAAAAAATAAAAACTCACCAACTATATCTATAATTTTAACATTAATTGGAAGTATTTCATCTTTTAATTTATCTTTTAATCTATTAAGTTTATATAAAATCTCGTCATTGCTGAATTCAGTAGTTCGTACTACCTCTGGTATTCCGTCAGCATCTTCTACACCCGTTGTATCTGTTATTTTATAATATAATCCTAATAATCCGGTTTTTTTAAATTCAGGAGTAAATTTAACGTTATTATTATATGTAGTTAAATCAATAGAATTTATTTTTCCATCATCTAATAAATCACTTATATCAATTAATGTAAATTTATTAAAGTATGGCGAATCTGTGTTTTTATTTTGCCAATACTCTTTTACTGATAAAAAATCTCTGAACCCTAAAAAATTAATAATATTAGTCAATCCTTTATATGTTCCAACATATGGGTATACCTCTGGCCTAGTTAATAATGCTTCTTTCCGCTTGTTATTAATAATTTCCCAATTTGGTAAAGCCTCTTTTATATCATAATCCTTTAATATTAAAGCATCCTCTCTATTAAATTTAATACCAAAATTAGCTAACCATATTCTATATCTTTCGTCTTCGTCTATTCCTTCACCATAAAAACTTATTTCTCCAATTAAATCGGATGTTCCAGGTGAAGCTATATCAAGCAAGTATATTTCTAATACTCTTTCATAATTAGTTTCATCCAAGGGGTTAAATGCTATATTAATATTTAATGGAATTTTATCACCATATAACGATGGGTCATATGATATTAAAACTTCGTCTTTTGTTATAATATAGTCGTTATTATCTTCATTACTTGTTTCAATATCATATAAAAAGATATTCTCTTTATCAGATAGAGTTTTCCATTTAAATTTTAAGGATTGGGTAGCAGTAAAAGTAGGATAAATATATGAGTCACCGGACTTTTCTAGAATATAAAGATTTTCATTATCAAATAGAGAACTTGATAATTTATCAAAATAAATAGTACTCTCATACTTATTTAAAGACGAATTAAACGTGAAATTTATATTTTCACCGTTTTTATTAAAGAAAAAAAGTTTTGATATATCCATAAGATAAAATACGTAATCCTTTATTTATTTATTTTATCTTTAAAAAGATTTAGCTCTATGAATACTTTTTCAAAAGTTTTTTAACATTAGATAAAGTCAATTTATAAGTTTTAATAGTTTCGTATTGCTCTGGAGTTTCTAGCTTTATACTAAAATAGAACTTTTTCTGGTCAGGTTCAATATATAACCTTAAATTTAAATCTTTAAATTTAAAATTTTTCTCTAACCAATACCCAGATTTATCACTAAACCAGACTCTTTTGCACCCTATTTTTATAAGGCCTCGCTCTAATTTTTGATTATAGTATTTCATCATTTATATATTTTATTAATTAATTCAATAGTTTTTTCATCATTATTTTGTAATTCAAGAAAATTTTCTTTTTTAATACCATTGTTATTTACCCAATTAAAACATTTTCTGAGTATTTGTCTTTTTGCTCGATTGTTATGCTCATCTTTAGCTTTTGCGTATGCTAATTGACCCCAACTATTTGATATAAAATGACATGAGGTATTCCAAGAAGATTGATGTACATGTCTATAATGAGTTATTAAATTTGCAATTAATCTAGTTTTTTCATTTTTAATTGCAGTATTTAAAAATTTACTAAAAATGAATTCATCATTACATAAAGGGCATATAGAAAAACCAATTTCTTTTTTAGTAATATTATAGTCGCATTCACTGCACACATTTTTGTTTCGTTGTTTTAGGTTTCCACATACACAATCATCAAACGCATGATCTATACAATAGTCATATTTATCATTTATAAGCCGTTCATATTCTAAACAAAAACACATACTAAATAGAATTTAAAATTGATTCGTAATCTGTTTCTTTATTATTTTTATTAACTTCAGGTATTTCAATATTAGTTCCTATTGATTGTCCTGCAATAGCACTTATAATTTCATTTTTCTTATAAGATTCTAGCATCTCTTTTTCTAAGTTAGTGCCGTCTTCATCGCCATAATACTGAAACTCATTTGTCTCAATCATCTTTGCATTTTTAAATTGCATCTTAAAATTACAAGAACTACCGGTATATCCTTCATCTCTGTTTGCTATTAATTCTATTCTTGCAATATCACTAAGAGAATCCCTAGAGGCAGCAAATAAAGAGTCGACTGTTGCAATTAATCCACTACTTTCTGCTGCAGCATCCATCCCTAAAACGTCTTTATCAAAATACTCTTTTCTAACTTGTGTTGCTGATACTACACACCATTCATTTCTTTGGCTTATTGCTCTTAATCCTTCTGATATTCGTTTTATTCTTTCATACATATTTTGATTAGAATTGCCATCGCTTTTCATCAAATTAAGATAGTCAACTATTACTAAGTCATATTTAATTCCAGTTTTATCTTCACGCCTAAGCAAAGAATTTTCAATATCAATAAATGACGCAGTTCCAGTCGGAAATTCTTTAATCCATAAATTACCAGCAGGCCACCCTAACATTCCATAAAAATTATCAAGTTTATGTTTAATTAAATCTTTTCTAGTTTCATCAAAATCTTTATATTCGCCAGTTGTAATATTTAAAAGATTAGCCCCCACTCGCCTCATATATTTCCTATCAGATAACTCTAGTGTAATAACGGCTGCATTTTTTCCATTACGTATTGAATTTGCAGCAAAATTTGAAAGAATTGTACTATTATGACTTAAAATACCATTCGTATAATACCTGTGATTTTCAGAATTAATTTCTAAGTCATACATATTATCTGAATATTCTAAATCTTTTATATTTAAAACTATTTCAATTCCATTTTCAGTTAATACACTATCGCCAATACTTAATTCTTTTAAATATATTTCATTATAATCTTTATCAAAAATAATATGATCGTCGGCCCCTTCTAAATAAAAAGATTTAGTTTCTACTCTAAATGCTCTATATTTTATAGTCTTATTAATAGATTTAATATCTTCCCACCCAGTATCAGTTAATACATCGTACTCATCAATATTAATTGAATCTATAAATTTACGTATAGCACTATTATTTTTACTCATAAATCCTTATATATAAATTCTAAACATTGTTTAACTATTTCTTCTTTATTTTTATAATACAAGTCCTCAACAATCCTTAAAATAGAATAACCCTCATTAATTAAGTCGTTAGACTTTTCATTATCTCGGTTTTGATTTGGATACTTTATTTTATGTTCATTATGCCAATACACTCCATCAAATTCTATTATTTTTTTATTTTCTAAAATGAAAAAATCTGGAATAATAACCCTATTTTTTAATTTTAATCGGTATTCATTATTTTTTTCGCTTTCGTCTTTACGATTATTTAATAATTCCGCGAAATATATAGATTTATTATTTTTATAAGAAACCTCTAATTTATCATAAATACTCCAAAATAATTCTTGACTAATTTTAGAATAATTACTTTTTTTATAGTTTTTACACCATTTTTCTTGTCTTTCTACCCATCTTTTTCTTCCGTCGTCTTCGCCATATTTTTCTATACATTTTTCTAAATTAAAAGTAGTTTGGCGTTCAGATAATAATTTTTTAGCTTCTTCTTCATTTCCATTTGTCTTTTTTAACCAATAGTCTAAAGATGTATTTAATTTATTTTTCATATAAGACGGATCGTCTTTTAAAATTTTTTGTAGTTTTTCTCTATTTTTAGTTATCTTATCATTGGCTAATTGAATAGAGTCTTCTTTAGAATATCCTTTATTAATCCAGTATTCTTTACAATATATGCTAGACTTATTCCAGCAAAGTGGATCTTTCTTTATTTTTTCACTAAATGCTTTTTTAACCCCTTCGGAATTTCTTTTTACAATATTTTGTCTTTCTATTAATGCGTCGTCGTATGAAAGTTTTTTAACTTTCATTAAATAAGTTATCCCTTTAGTATTTAATTTTATTTTATTAACCTCTGGAGTATTTATATATTTGTTATAACCACTAAAATTAATAAATTTAGTAGGTTTGCCTGATATTACACATATTCCCTCTCCATCAACTTTTAAGTATTTATCATAATAGTCTTTACGTTTATCATTATTGTTTAAACCATGAATAGTAGACAAATGCTTAGATAAACTATTTTTCTTTTTACATTTTTTTCCACACAACTGACACTCATATTCGTCATATACACCAAATTTACTAATTCTTGGCACATCGTCTACAATCTTTATAAGTTTCATAACTTTTTTTATTTTTTATTATTTATATAAAAATTGGAAGAGGAAAACTTGGAAAACGATTTAATTTATTTTTTTATTAATTTATAAAAATCTTCTATTGATATTTCTTGAATTATATTAGTTTTTTTATTTCTTATTTTAATCATAGTATTTCCTAAAAAACACTTACCTAATTTTGGACGCGCCATTGTAACGTTAAAAGTTTTCTTCTCCCAACCTCCTCCGAGGACTTTGTCGAAGTAAGTATATCCAGTAGAAAATTTATTAGTTTTTGTAAGTTGGTAATGGTCTTCTACTTTAGAAAAGTCTAGTCCATCTTCTTTACCAATAACTACATTAGAATTAATTTTTTTGCTTACGAAATTCCTTACATAATCAACTACTTCTTGAATATTACTTGGAGTTATTGTAGTAGTTTTTAAATATGTAAGAAGATCTATCATATTTACATTTAAATTACGAAGTAATAAAAATGTATTAGTATATTCTTCTAACCATGACGGGTCATATTCATCTAAATTTACACTATATAATAAATCAATATCTTGGTCAGTTATTTCAAACCCCTTTAATTTTATAATTTGTTTAACTTGATTTGAAGATGGGGGCTTCTCATATTTTTCAGTAAATGATTTAACTATTTTAAAAGTAATTCCTATTTTCTCATTATCAAAAAAAGTAGGATTACATATACTAATTAAGTCTTTACTTTGACATATATAAAAGAAGAATACTTTTTCGAGGTAATTTATATTTTGACTAAACTCTAACATAAATATTTTTTAATTATCTTTAATATTCGTCCATCCAACAATACTTCCTAATCCAGTAAATGACGACATTGTATATATTATTTCAGCTTTGCCAATAGGTTCCCAATTGCAATTTATAGCTTTATAAATACAACGAATTTCTCCTACTACCATTAGTAGGATAAGCGAAAATAAAAATATTATTAGTTTTTTCATTTTACTCTATGAATGAATTTATAAGGGGCTCAGTTAAAATAAAAAAATTCCCGTCTTGAATTATTTTTTTGTCTTCAATTAATTCATTTATGTATTTTTTTATTTTTGTTTTAAACGACTCATCTTCTAATTTTTCTTTATAAATTTGGTTTATAGTTGATATTGAAAACTTAAGCTTATCGTTTTTAGATAATTTGTCTATTAAATCAAATATTAAATCATTTTTAGTAGGATAATTTGGAAGGTATTTATGTAAATTTAAATGATATTTTATTGGAACACTTTTTCTTAAACTCATATCTATTTTTTAAATAAAATTGTTAATTCTTTACGTTTTTCTAATGAAACTATAGCTCGTATTTTACCACTAGAGCTTGCCCATATTATTTGATTATCATTTTTCCTAATTTCTATACAAGGGCCATATATCTTTCTATAATATTTTAGGCTTTTTGTTTTTCTAAAATATATAGTATATCCTATGAAAATATCGTTTTTAAATAAAAATGATATTTTAGAGTATTTTGATTTTTTATTAGAAAAATATAATTCGGCTATACTTAGATTACCAACAACTAAATCTTCTCTAAATTTTAATTCATTTTTAAATTCTGAATTTAATTTAGAAAAAGTTACATGAAAAAGTATTGTTTCTAAATTATTTAATACGTTTGTAGTATCTTTAAATGTATTACGTGAAAAAGTTTTTCCAACTAAAAATAGTGATAAACAAATTAATAATATTTTTCTTTTCATTTAATTTTAATATTTTTTAGTATTCATTAAGGTTTTTTATAAAATTAATTGCTTATTCGTCTGATTCATCGTCTGTAGTATCACCAAAAACTTCAGTTAATTCATTAGATAATAAGTCTTTAATTTTATCATATTTAAATTTAGGTCGTATTACTTTTTCATCTAATTCTTTAATAACATTTTCTGTAAATACTTCTGATGTAAATAGTTTTTTAAATGGAACTTCTTTACATCCGTCTCTTATAACTATATTTCTAGCTTTATCAGACGGAATTACATAATACTTTTCATTATTGTGTTCGAATTCATGATATGTTTTTTGGTTATTTGACTTATCTTTTTCAAATTCTTTTTTAGTAAGTAGAGTACCTCTAACTACTCCACAATTTTCCCAACTAATATAATCTTGTAATCCAACATACGGATTCATTCCGCTAATATGACTAATATGGAATTCTATATCAATTGGTTTAGCTAATCGATTTTTTTGTGTTTTAGATCTTACTACAATTCCCGTTTTAGTTTGGCCGTCCTCTTTAAGAGATGACTTAGATAAAAATAAAATAGTTGATGCAGAATAGGTATTTCCTGAATTATGATTTATTATACCAGTTTCAGATATATAATGATGTACATCTTTAACACTAATATCATGAACTTTTTGTGTATATAAATGATTAATATTTTTAATTTTTAAATTGAAAATATTATTATTTTCAATTTTTAAAATATTTTCATTATTAGCTAAGTCTTTAGCTTTTTTCCAATTACTTTCAATTGTATAGTCTCCTGAAATTAAAAAACGATGGTCTTCTGAACATATTATATTTGTGGTGTCTTCAAATTCTATTTTTATAGTAGATTTTTCAAATGTATATGTTTCTAAAACTTCTTTATATCCACATAAGGTTTTAACATAATCACCAGACTCAACACCTTCTATTGATTTTAATACATTATTGAATGTATATATCTTAGTCCCTGGTATTAAACACCCGCCGCCTTGCTTAGTTGCTTCATACATTCCACCTGAATTATGGCTAATCACTCCGTTTTCTAAAAAATAATGGTGACTATCTTTTACTTCAATATCAAAAACTTTTTCTTGTTTTTCAATTATACGTTTTTTAATAATTTTTTTTGTATTCATGTCTTTCATTTTTTTTAATTAGTTAAGATAATTTACTATATACTTAAAATTTCATCATTTTCATTTAATTCATCTGCATTTTTCCAAATTAATTCATTATTACTAGATACTAAAAATTTATGGTCTTTTGTACATTTAACAACTGTATTATCTGACAAAGTTAATTCTATTAACTCTAAATTTTCAAAATTAAATGTATTTATTACTTCTTTATTACCTTCTAACGTTTTTACATATTCACCAATTTGTATATCTTTAATATCTTTTAAAGAATTATCTCCCATTTGAATATTATGCCCACTCGTTAAACAGTAAGTGTGGTTTAATGGAATAAAGGTAATTCCGTTATTACTAAATTCATAAGTTATATTTCTGTATAATTTTCTTAATTCTTTAGCTCTAGTTCCCATATCAGATGCATTCTTTCCTTTATTTAAATCATCTATTTCTTTTTTTGAATTTAGCATACCTTGGGAATCTAATATAATTAATATCTTAGGAGTCTCTCCCTTAGCTCTTTGGTCTTTCGATATTTGTATAATATTATTACCAAGTAATCCGAAGTCTTCAATATTTGATATTCCAGCATATAATAATTTAGATGTGTCAGTATCTATACCAAAATCCATCATAATATCTTTTGATACTGCAGCTTCAGTATCTACATATACTATAAAATATCCATTTCTCTGGGCTTCCCTACAAATATTAAGAGCTAAATATGTTTTACCTGTCCCGCTATCACCGGCTAAAGTCGTAATTCTATTATTAGGTATTCCACCTAATAAACTTCCACTAAGTTGAGCATTTAATAAGTAATTACCCGTTGATATATAATCACTAATATCAGCAAACGTGTTTACTAATTTAACATCAGTACTATTCTCAAACTTTTTTATAATTAAATCAGATAAATTTGTTATTTTTGCCATAATGAATAATGTTTTTAAGTTTCTAATCTCTTATAAAAAATAAGATAAATTGTTTTATTTTTATTCTCATTTTAATAAGTATTTCCATAATTTAATTATATGAAAAACTCCAAACTCTTATATAATTAATAAAAATAATGTATTATAAGACAATATGTTACAAAATATTTAAATATTTTATTTTTAAATGTCAAAACTATTTCTTAATTTTACATTGTATTTAATTTTATTGTTTAACTATTTAATAATATAATATAATGCTATGGTATCAACTAAATTACATTTTGATAATAGAATTACTCCTATGCAATTAAAAATTGTATTAGAAAAAGAATTTTCTGATGTAGATATGAGTAATATAAAATTTACTAACTATACTGTATTTTCAAACGATGGAACGGGTAGAAATGCATTTGAAGGACTTTTTAGTTTTAAGTTTAACAATGAAATATTATAAAAGCAAAATTAAAGAGCAACAAATTAAATTAGATAGAGAATGTAAAATTTGGCACATGGTGAGTTTTTAAATTACATATAATGTTTTTGCAGCTAACTGAAGTGACTGCTTAAATAAAACTTCAATTTATAAACCAATGCTTGTAGCAGCCATTTTTGTTAGGTGCTGTTATAAGCTGTAAAAATTACGGAATATGAAAGTAGAAACTAAAGAAAATCAGATTATTCTGAAAGAGGTGTATACCTCAATTACACTTGAAACAATAGAAGGGAAACAATTACATATCTGTATGAGAGATATGGGATTTGAAATGAAAATTGATGATGGTGAGTGGCACTTGCTAACTGACGAATCTGATTTTCTGATTAAACCAAAAGGATTTAAATTCAGAGAACCAGACTATCCAATAGCACAAAAGTAGTAATTTTTATTGCACCTAATGGTTGGGTATATATGCAGTACCCTTGCACAAAAAATAAAAATTTAGTATAAACTTTAATAGGGTATTGCATATATACCTCGTTAGCAACAATAATATTTTATGAACGAAATTAAAATAGGAGAAAATAGATTAATTCCCAAAGGAACTAAGTTTTGGTCAATCAAAAACCAGACAAACCTCATGTTGGGTGAAGACGCTATTGTTGAAGTAAAACACACTTGCATTGGAAGTGATGTAGTTTTTGTTGAACCAAAACAGTTGATATTTAATATGATTGGACACATCCCAACATTAATAGGAAAAGGAACTGATGAATGGGAACTAAGCTATTCTAAAACATTACCTTATACTGTTCCAGAACCGCAGTTCTAATTATTGTTGCTAACTATTATATATATTCAATTAACTTTAAAATATTGATTATTAATATATTTAGTTAAAAATATTTAAAGATTCATTTTAAAATTTTGAAAAACGGAAAATACGTTTAGTGATTAAAAAAAATAATTTAATTAAACAGATAATTCTAATAAATAATATAAGAACAAAAAAATAATAATTAAAAAATAATGGATCATATTGTAAATTCATTTTATAAAATAATTGATATAGTTGAAAATGTTGATTATGGGCCAACTCCAGTTACTCAATCAAATTTTGGAAATGGATATTCTATAAAAGAATATAGTCATGACCCGTCAAGTGGATTATCTGGAACTGAAATTATTTCAGGAATTTTAATAGATAAAAACACTTTAACAGACTCTGATACTATAACTATAACATTTTTAGGAAATGTTAGTGGGTCGCCTTTATCATATTATACCACGACTTTAATAGGTACATGTCTAAAACAAGGGGTTATTTATCCACTCATGATAAAAAAGATAGTATCGTCAGACTCAGCTAAATTAAAAATAAAAGGCAATGTTAAAACTATTCCATTTGGTTTTTCTATACCCGTCATTTAAGAATATGAAAAAAAGTATAGACGAAATACAAGCTACTCATAATTAAAACAGCAGTTAACGATAAATATCGTGTAGTTTAGTGAGATGCGTATGAACTAAATATAGAGAAAGTTATATACTGAACTAAATTGGAAATTGAATCTCGATTTAGAATCGAACACCCGTGCGACGCAATATTTTTTTTGCGGGTATGAGAAGTAAAAAATACTCGTAAAAATAGACATTTTTATTTATTATACAGAGTGTTATGTACTGGGGGTTTATCAACACTAAATTTAATTTAAAAACAATGAGTAAATTCGAAATTCAAATTGGCGAAACATTTGACTTAGCAACTAACTCAAAGACGCCTAAGCAGACTCTAATTATTACACAAGACCCCCTTGCTGTGATTGAGCAATTTGCAGATCAAAGAAAAGATGCAGAACTAAATACTATTTACAAGCTAAATCAATGTGAATTTCGTATTCTTCCATACTTTGATTTCGGAGCAGTCAAGTAGCGTTGTGCATAAATGTTGATGTTACTTATAACGGTAAGTGCACATCTCTTTCAGTTATACTTTGTTAGGGGCTGATACAACACACAATACTAATATTTACATCAATTTCACAGATTTTTAAAGTGCAACCTAAACGTATACCTATTAATTTAATATTATTTTATTTTAAGACTAATCCAAATGATAAGAGAATTAGAAGCATTAAGACAAATTTCAGAGTGTAAAGGCTCCGGAAGTAATAAAATTAAACAAGAATTACTAAATAATTCTGCAACAGATATTATGAAATTTTTATTAGAAATTGCATATTATCCAACAAAATCTACTAAAGTTAATAAACTAGATAATTCACATAGTTCAGAGTATGATGACGGTGATTATCATTTTGAAGAATTTAAAAAATTGATAAATATTCTTTTTGATTCTAAAGCTGCAACAAATGATTTAAGAAGTAACTTAAGTAGTTTAGTATATGGACTTAATACGACTATCGAAAATAAAGAAATTTTAAAAAAAATTGTTACTAAATCTTTAAACATTGGAATTGGAATAAAAACTATTAATAAAGCATTTGGTTATGACTTTTTGCCAGACTTATCAGTTATGCTTGCTACAGATAAAGTATCTGAATTATTTAAATGGGATGAAATCCATGCTGAAATAAAATATGATGGGGTTAGATGCCTAGCTATTTATGATAAGAATAAAAATTATTTTAAGTTTATTACAAGAAATTTTAATGAATTAAATAATATGTGCTTACAAAATATTTCTAAAGTATTATTAGAAATTGCGGAAACTAATGATATACCACATAATTATTTTTTTGATGGTGAATTAACTGATAAAGACCGAAAAAGTGTAAGTGGCAAAATAAATAAAATTTTAAGTGATACGGCAGAACAAGATATAGATAAAGATTTTGTATTTAATATATTTGATTTTGAAGATTTTTCAATTATAGAAAATTCAAGCACTGGAAATATTCCATATTTACAGCGTAGAGAATATTTAATAAAATATTTAAGTAATATAGACTCTATTTTTTTAAAATTAAGTGAGTCTTGGCAATTAAAAACAATTGAAGAAGTTAATTCCTTATTTAAAGACGTTGTTATAAATGGAGGTGAAGGATTAATATGTAAAAACCCACACCAAGTATATATTTCAGGCCGAGATTTAGGATGGATAAAAATGAAAGAAGTAAATGACTGTGATTTAAGAATAGTTGGTTTTTATGATGGAAATGGTATTAGAGAAGGATTAATAGGAGGAGTATCATGCGAATCAGAAGATAAATTATTAAAAGTAAATGTTGGAAGCGGATTTTCGAATGAATTATTAAAGGAAATAAGTAATGATAAAATTACTTATTTAAATAAAATTGTATCAATTACATATAATGTTAAAATACAAGATAAAGACAATAATTGGAGTTTATTTTTACCAAGATTAAAAGAAATTAGAGTAGATAAAAACACAGCAAATACATTAAAAGAAATAAAATAAGTTAAGTATATATGAATAATAATGACAGTTTAATAGATAAAAGAAATTTTTTAATAAAAGAATTTTTTTCTTTAGCAAATTTATCAGTACGGCTAATAGGAGATACTTCAACCCCATCAATAATTTATAATGAAAAATGGTGTTTATCATGTCGTATTAATAATTTTAATTTAATATTTATGAATAAGCCTGAAAATGGTATTGAAATTAAAAGATTTAAATTAGAAAATAATATGAGTATAGACAATAGAGTTATTATAGATACTATTGGAGAAGCCATTCATAAAAAAATATTTAAAATAAAATTAATTAATAACGATTTATATTTATCTGGGTATAACTATATTGATAAATCTAATCAAAACACAAAATACCCAGTTTTCTCAAAATATAATGGAAAAATTTATTTTGAGAAAAAACATGCGGAAAATATAATTACTGAATATTCATTTGACTACAACTTAGAAATCGTATGAGTAAATCCTCTGTGATTAATTTATTTTATCATCCTAAAATGGCTTACTTAAATTTTGATTCTGAAAGTAAAAGCATGTTTAAATGTAAGCCTCTATATGATAACTATTTAAGCAAAGACTCAAGATTTAAACTAAATGCATTTAATAAACTACAAAAAGACTCATATCTATTAGCTCATACAAAAGATTATGCAAATAATATACTTAATCAGTCTAATACGTTTAGTGAATCAGTTGAATACCAGTGTAGCAGTTTATATAGTTCAATAGAATCAAGTATTACTACTCCAGAAATAATAGGGGTATCTCCGAGTGCCGGATTTCACCATGCTATGCCTGACCAAGGAATGGGTTTCTGCGTATTTAGTGGGCAAGTTATTGCGTCAACTTTAATATATAAAAACTATAAATTATCAGGGTCATATATAGATTTAGATGCTCACTATGGCAATTCCATTGAAGATAGCAGAAAAATGTTTCCAATTTTAAATACATATATACCAAAACTAGCTAATATAAATCCAACAGGTAAAAACTCTAAATATATACAAAATTTTAAAGATAAATTAGATATATTATCAAAGTTAATAAAGACTGATAAAATACATTATATTGTATATTGTCATGGCGCAGACTCTATAATCACTGATAATATGCATGCTGGCAAACTAACAGAGTATAATTGGTTTAAATGTACTGAAATATTTTGTGATTGGCTTTATAATTTAGAAAAAGAATTAAATAAATCTATTCCTTTATCAGTATCTCTATTTGGTGGATATAGGGATAATATTAATGAAATATGTGAATTACACTATAAAGATATTTGTTTAATGCTAAATCATTTTAAAATAAAAAATAAAATTTAGTAAAACAAATCCTATAATTTTAAATATTAATTAAAACTAAAACTGAAAAGCTATGACAAAATTCTTTGACATTTCTGAAGAAAATGAAAAATCATTTAATGAGGTACTTGATACAACATCTTTACCTAAATTTATAAAATTTAAATTATTAGCGGCTGAAAAACAAAAATACATTTATAAAATTAATAAAGCAAATAATGTATTAAATCATTTAACTGGATATGATTTTGTTATTATTATTAATGAATTAATATTTGATCAATTAGATAGAGACCAGCAGAAGTTGCTTTTTGATGAAGCAATCGCACATATTGTATATGACGGAGATAATGATAAAATAAATTTAGTTAAGCCTGATGTTATTACATTTAGTGGTATTATTTCAAAATATTCCGTGAAAGAATATCTCAGAGTTAAAGAATCAGTGGATGCATTGCTTAAACAACAAGAAGAACAAGAAAAAATAAAAAAATAAATGCCAGTTTTTATAACAAATTTAGTTAACGGACAAATTATATTTAGTAATAAATTAGAGGTAATTGGTAAAATCAGTAATATAATTTCAGGAAAAGAAATTATATTATCTACTCCATTTGATAAAGGAGCGTATGACAACTCCGAATATAAAATACTGATAAGAGATGATTTAAACTTACATAATTGGGATATATATACTGATATATCTCAAATTATTAATCCAGAATTGAAAATTAAAATACTAAATTATGAGATTTTACAGTTAAAACAAAATATAGAGGGTTTAACTATAAATTTAAACTCTTTAAATACTGTTATTAATGTGGTTAATGAATTACAAGGATGCTTTGCAACCCTATTTAGAAATTCAGGTAATTATATTGATAATAGGAATATTCCTAGTTTAGTTAATATCATGAGTGACAACTGTTTTATTAATAGTTTCACATCATTACCAATTCCATTTTTTAAAAGTGTAAAAGACAAATTAAATATTTTAATAGAAAATAATGAAACAAATGAAAAAAATTTATAAAATCTTTTTAGAAAATGAGCTAGTACAATCTAGACTTATATGTGGATCTAAGAGCTTATATAGAGAGCGACATCCAAATAATTTAGCAATATTTAATGCAAATGTTGTTACTAAGAAACTTGGTAAATGCTGGTATGGTGATCTAGATATAGACGTTGATGCTGATAAATTAATAAGTGTTGCAAAAATATTAAATGAAGATTTACATATCTTATATGAAATGGATTGTCGATTTGAAAATGAAAATGCCAAGCCTGATGACTTAATAAAAAAAGCATTAGTTGTAGTGACAATTGACGGTCAAATTATTAAAAAAATATGAAAATTACAAATAATATAGCAGTATCTAATTTAGTTGGATCGGAGATTTCAACTGAATCCGTAATAGATAGGTTATTTACTCTAGAATATGGAGTAATACCGTCAAAACTCATTACAGAAAATAATATTACTCAAAATACAAACTATTATAATTTAGCTTTATGCTTTATTAAAAAACATAAAGTGCAGCTAGACGATTATTATATAGAAAAAAATATTTATCAATCTAGTAATATATTAAGTGAGTTTAGTGAATTTGATGATAATGAAGACGACGCTTTAGCTGAAGAAACTACATATACTATAGTTATTAAATTAAAAAAATATAATATTATTATATTAGTATCAATAGATAGAATACTTATTTATTATAACAATAGTTTTTTTGTAAAAGCTATTGAATTAGAAAAAGAATTATTAAATTTATGTATTAAATTTAAAAAAATAATTACTCAAACTAATAATATTAATTTATTAATACAAAATACCCACGGGTTATCATTAAAAAAATTTAATTTAAATTTAGATAAATCCTTTAATATAGACGATAATTATAATAACGATTTTGCTGAAATCTATAATATTGCAATTAATAGACTAGAAACCCAAAATGATAAAGGTATTATATTATTTCATGGTAAACCCGGTACAGGAAAAAGTACATTATTAAAACATTTATGCTCAATAACGACAAAACGAAAAATATTCATACCTCCTGATTTAGCTCATCAAATATCTAGTCCGTCGTTTATACCGTTCTTAATTAAATATCAAAATTCTATTCTAATAATAGAAGATGGTGAAAATATAATTGAAGAGCGAAGTGGAGCAAATAATCAAGCCGTAAGTAATTTACTTAATATTAGCGATGGATTATTAAGTGATTGTCTAAAAATGCAAATTGTTTGTACATTTAATGCTGATATATCTAGAATAGATAAAGCTCTATTACGTAAGGGTAGATTAATTGCTAAATACGAATTTAAAGAATTAGAATTAAATAAAACTAATGCATTATTAAATAAACTTAATAAAAAATACACTTCATCTGACCCGCTTGTATTAACTGATATTTATAATTTAAATGAAAAAGACTTTAAAGAAGAAAAAACCCGAATTGGATTCAATATTTCAAAATGAGTTTTATAAATCAATTGAAACAATTATTGATAATGATGGCATAGCTCTTAAATTTATAGATCCATTTAATAACAATTACCTACGCAATCACCATACAATTGATGGAAAAATATTCATTAATTTAACTTGGGAATCCATTACACCTATCCAGAAAAATAAAATTTTAAAATTATTTAAAGAATTTGAAAAAATAACACTAGAATTACAAAAAATATCATGAATAAATAATAAGAAAATATTGTATATAAAAATGGGATATGTTAAATTATATGAAGAGTTTCTTTCTGAAGTATCAGTAGAAACTGAAGAAGTAAAAACAGAAGATTTAATATCAGAAGATGAATTTAAATCTCTAATTACTAAATTAGTTAAACACGAATTAAAAGAAGAACTCGATCCAGAAGAAGAAGCTAAAGAAATTTCTATGGAAGGTTTAACTAAAGAAGAACTTGAAAAAGTAAATAAATTTATTGAAACGTTATGGGCTAATGAAGAACCTAGTAAAAATGAAGTGGAAAATTCAGAAGATGTAAATGAAATTTTAGGTTTTTCTAAAGAAGAAAAAGAAGCAAGGGCTGCTAAAAAACGTAAAGACGCTCTAGATTCTATTATGCGTCATTCTACTCAACATAAAAATTACAATGAATGGTTAAAAAAAGATCCGGCAATTGCTGAAAAAATGATTACTTTTGTAATGAATAACCCCGGTATAAAATACTTTGATTATAATAAAGAAAAAGGAGATTTTGCACAAATTGGTAAGTTTAAAGTAGCATCTGGAGAAGGTACCACTGGAAAATAAGTAAATTGAGTATCAATTAGTTATATATTTTATTATAAATTTATTTTTATATATCAAATCTATTGCTTAATTTTACATTGTAATTAGTTCTTTATTATTGTTTAACAATTAAACTCTAGAAATCATGGTAGCTTTAATTATAAAAAATAAAGATGGAATAGTAAACCAATATTTATTTAGTTCAAATAATTCAGAGTTTTATCAATATATTTGTAATTATTGTTATTACAATAATTCAGTATATATTAATGACGAAATTGAGTTTGATGAATTTAAAAGTGAATATCAATTTATACTTAAGGAGTATAAAGGCCCTGGTATTTATGATAAATCTAATGGTAATAAGAACTACTATATAAAAGAACAAGAGGGTGATATTATATCATTAGACTCTAATTATTCAGAGGTTGATGAAGCTCTTATATTTAAAAACGCACATAACAATTTAGTAAAAACTGAATTAATTTATAATTAGCTATTCCAAGATTGTAGTAAAATCTTTTTAATAACGGAGACCCTTTAATTAACTAAACTTAAATAATTATGGAAAATCCAATCAAAGACAGTCGAATTGTAAAAGATAAAACCTTTGCTTTAAGACTTGTATGTTTTGCGTTAGACACAAATTGCAATGATATATGTAGTGAAGAGGAAAAGGAAAGTATGATAAGCTATTCAACCAGTTTACTTAAATACCAAATAGAAACAGCAACATCCAAAGATGAAATAGAATATTTAGATATGTGTAATGCAAAAGAAAAACTTAAAAAAGGATTAAAGTTTTTAGGTCATGTATAGTTGTCGCTAATAGTTAAAAGCGTATGTAGCTTGTAGAAACTTTCAAATACCCTTACCCTTAATATTAAACTTTTTTATACACCAAATATAATACATATTATTTTCTATATACTAATAAATAATTATGGAAAAAGTAAAAATATTTTATACAAAGTCTAGTATTAGTGATTTAGAGCATACAATAAATAATTGGCTAGATTCTACTAACGTAAGTATAACACGAGGGTTTCACCATACTGCTGGAACAAACTACAGTACGTCTATTACAATTACTATATTTTACACCTCCTAGTATTTTTATTAAAAACTTAAAAAATATAAAATATGTGTATACCTGCAAAAATTATATTTATTATAGCATTCAGTATTTCAATAATGTTAATACTAATACTATTAATGGCTTATGGCAGTAAATTTTCTAATCCTAATCCTAATTATGACTTTTATATTAATGGTAAAGGCTATTATACTCAGAAAAAATAAATAGACCATAAAGAAGTAGAAAAATATAGAATGCCCCGTGAATATAAAGGGCTCCATGGAAAATTTATATTTCGTTATGACGAATATATAGATTAAATATGCATTAACCATATAGATACTATTGAAATAAAATAGTAATATATTAAAAAAAATAATTTTAAAATATTAAAAATAAAAGATATGTGTATACTTACATTTTTATCAATTGTATTAATACTACTAACATTAATGCTGTTTAGTGATCGTATACTCGACTACATATTTAAGAATTTTCTGTATAAAAAACGAATTGTAATAGATGCAATATGTGAGCATGAATATATGTGTCATGCTAAGGGTAGTATCGTTACTCATGAATTACAGTTTGATCCAACTAAAATTATAAAATATGAAAAGAGAGATGACACATGGTACGCATTTACAAAAAATAAATGGAAGCCTTTAACATTTTATTGTCCAGAGGGTGGTGCAATGTATAGTGTAAGTATTGATGAAGACCCATATTTTTGGTCTGGCAATGCATTAATACACGAATTAACAACTAAATTTAGTAGCGCTTATACTATACCAAACTTATAAATATTAAAACCTAGGTATTAACCAAATAGGGTAGTTTATAGTTTTTTATTATAATAAAAAATGGAATACCTAATTTGTATACTGAAAACAATAGGTCAGTTGAACTTAATTGTAAGCGTATTAGTCAGATAAACCAAGAGCACTAATTTCAATAGTATACCTTTTAAGATGTTTCAAGGTATAATTTAGTTTCCTACCAACTATTTCATACTATTTATTAATAGGTAGTTAATTTTTTAAATATGAATACTAATATTTTATATTACAGGTTTACTGGTATGTGCAATACTAAATGTAAGTTTTGTTATCGCGAATATAAAGATTATGGTGATGACATTAATATAGTTAAAAAAAATCTTGAGATAGCTAAAGAATTAGGGTTTGATACAATTGGTTTTTTGGGCGGTGAAGTAACATTAAGAAAAGATTTGGATGAGATTTTAGAATTTTCAAAGAGTTTAGGTTTTAATAATTATTTAATAACTAATGGGTATAAATTAATTGAGAAATTCGATAAATTAAAAAATAATATTGATTATATCGGTTTGCCATTAGATGGATTCGATTATGATTCTGAATTTAGTATACGTAATAACGACCAATTTAATAGAACAATAGAGTGTATAAAATATATTAGAGAAAACTCAAGCATACCATATAGATTAAGTACTATGTTAAATTCTAAAAACTATTTATATTTAGATAAGATATATGATTTTATATTTAATACATTAAATGTTGCGCCTGATACATGGAGGTTATTACCATATTTGAATTTGAATAATGATGAAATAAATTTAAGTTTAACTGATAGTATGTTAAATGAAGTAACTATTTTTATTAAAAATGCAAAGTATAAAATATCTATATCTAATTCACAATATTATATTTTGAGTAAAAATAGCAAATTATATTTATCTAATAATGAAAAATTAATTTTATTGGGTAAATTTGATAGTAATTGTAATATAAATGATTTAAATAATTCATCATGGATTCATGAGGCACTACTATAGTATATAGTTTTTTTTATAAAAAAAACGATGGAATTAAATAAATTTTAATAAAAAACAAAACATAATATTATGGACGGATTATTTATCACTGGGCCAAATAGATCAGGTAAAGATACATTTGTAAAAAATTATATACAGGAATTAGGTTATGATATAAATATAATAAGATCAGTTAAACCTAATATACCATATATAATAAACGAAAAAAAATATTTAAACTTTTTATATGATTTTATTATTTATCATAAAAATACAAATCTACAATTTGCCTCAATAAGAAATCACATCGACTGCTATGTTTATGGTAAAATATATAGAAATTATAATATTTTAAATGATATATTGTCATTTGAAAATAAATTAATAGATAATAATATAAATATAGACTCCATTATATTATTACCAAATATAAATGATTTAATTAATAGAGAAGATGGTAAATCTTTATTTAATATGAATAAAGATTTACTACAAAGTGAATTAGACATATTTTCAGAATATGCAACTAAATCTAAATTAAATACATTATTAATTAATATTAATACTGAAAATACTAACGACGTATATAATTTATATAAAAAATTTAAAACTAATATAGTATAAAGCACTTATTAAAATATTTGTTTTTAGATTGTACATCCAATAATACATATTATTTTCTATATACTAAACCTACTTAAATGACTTTTAAAATTAATTGGTTATTTCCACGAGGCAAAGCCCCACCTCCATTCAATAAAAACATATTTACTAAATATGAAATAAAACATATAGACAAAAAAACAATAATTAAATAAGTTTAACAATTAAAAACAAATAAAATGCAAATAAACCTTTTAACAGCCCTAATTTATGGAATACCTTCAGTATTTGGTATTTATATCATTTTTTATATATTCTCATTAAGGAGAATTGTTCCTACAAACGTAGTCCATATTGTTCAAAGAAGTTCTAAAACGGTTTCATATGGTGTAGGTAAAGGATCAAACGTTTATTACGAATTTCCTAAATGGCTACCCAAATACGGAGTAGAAGTTAGGGAATTACCAGTTTCAAACTTTGGGGTTGATTTACCTAAGTATTCAGCGTATGACAAAGACAGAGTACCGTTTGAAGTAGATGTAAAAGCGTTCTTTCATATAGCAGATACAAATAAAGCTGCAGAAAAAGTTGCATCTTTTCAAGACCTTTTACTTCAACTAAATAATGTTGTTCAGGGAGCAGTTCGTTCTATTTTGGCAAAATCAAAATTAGAACAAATAATGGAGGAGCGCTCAATGTTTGGACAATTATTTACAGATGCAGTAAAGGAAGATTTAAAAAGTTGGGGAGTAGAACCAATAAAAAGTATTGAATTGATGGATGTTAGAGATGCACAAGGTTCAGAAGTTATTCATCAAATAATGGCTAAACGCATTTCAGCTATTGATATGGAGAGCAGAACGGAAGTCGCTAAGAATACTAAAAGTGCTGAACAAGCTGAATTAGAAGCAAGAAAAGAAGTTGCTTTAACTGCTGCTGAAACTGAACGAATCTCAGGTGAAGCTCAGGCAAAATCAGTACAAGCAATTGGAATTGCACAAGCTGAATCTGTAAAAAATAGAGGAATAGCCGAGCAAACCTCACTTTCTGAAATTGCAAAAGCTGAAAAACTAACAGCAGAGCAAAAAATGGAAGTAGTAAAAGTAAACCAAATTCGCCAAGCTGAGATAGATAAAGAAAATGCAATCATCAATACAGAGCAGAAAAAACGCCAAACAGAAATTGAGGCAGAGGCGAATAAGTTTAAAATTGAAACTGATGCTAAAGCCCAACTTGAGGCAAAAAAGAAAGAAGCAGAAGCTATAAAAAGTGTTGGAGAGGCTCAAGCTGAAGTAATTAAAGCTAAAGGTTTATCAGAAGCAGAAGCAAAGAAACAAATGGAGTTAGCTAATGTAACTGCACAAACGACTCTAGCAAAAGAAATCGGTGAAAATGAAAGCTATCAAAACTACTTGATTAAAATCCGTGAAGTTGAAATTACAGGAGAAGTAAACAAAGTGCAATACCAGTCATTAGCTACAGCGTTAAATGGAGCTGACCTTAAACTTCTTGTAAATAGCGGAGATGTTCATTCAGGACTTGGTAAATTTTCAGATATTCTTAGTTCAAAAGGTGGAGCTGCTACTAATGGACTTTTTGAAAGCTTAAAACAAACAACAGAAGGTGCCGGACTTTTAGCTTTACTTGACCGATTTACTAAAAAGAATGAAGATAAAAAATAATCGTTAAATTTAGTATAGCGTATGATTTAAGAAAGCCCTTAGAAATAAGGGCTTTCTTTTTTGTATAAATAATAAAAATACACATTAGCATTTGGCTGCTGCACAAATAAGTTTATTAAGTTCTATTAATAATTACCTTGCTCAATCAGTTGTTCAAACTGATGTTAATACTGCATTATTACAAGAGATACTAACTGCAGTATCATCTGGAGCTAAGATTGGAGTTAAAAATAAAGGTAAAAGCAAAGATACTACAGAATCTGCTACAACCCCATTAGAAGGAGTAAGTTCAGTAATATCTTCTCTTAAAGATTTACCTAAATTAACGGCCGATTTATTTTTATTTAAGTTAGCCCCAACCGGAAAATTAATTAAATTTATTAAAGATATAACTGATGCTATTACTTTAGGCGGAACTATTAAATCTACTAAATATATTGGTGATTTATTTAGCGGATTTGCCTCGGCATTTACGGCAATATCCGGAGGAATTGGGTCTTTAAGTAAAGGGCTACTATTATTTTCAATAACTTCAAAAACAACAGGGCCAGACAAATTTATTGATTTTTTGAATAAATTAATGAGTGGAAAAGATTCATTAATAAATAAAATAACTCCAGCTAATGCTAAAAAATTTCATCAAGTAACAGAGTCATTATCATTTTTAAGTTCATCTATTATTAAATTAGCACTAGGCTTAACTGCATTTATTCCATTATCTATTACAGCAATGGCTGGGGCTTGGATGTTTGGAAAGACTGTTAACATATTATTAAGTACAGTATTAGGATTTGGTAAAAAAGATAAAGAGACTTCTAAAAATTTGCAAGCATTATCTAAATTAGGCGGAAGT